ACGACTATATCACACTAATAAAGAAGTTCGTGAGCATATGTGTGGGTGTATTAACTATTTCGAAAAGTATTTTGATAAAGATAAAGAATTAATAATGGTTTATTTCAATATCAAATTACTTATTGATAGAGTTAAAGAATATAGTTTAGAAGCACTAATGCAAGATATTGACAGGTATGTAGTTGTTGGATTAAGAAGAAAGATTGATAATATGAATTGTTATAATTACATTATGGATTTATCTAATAAGAATAATGTGACTATAAATCCAAAACTACATTATTCTAACTCTCATGGTAGAGCTATCATGAAAGCTAGTTTATTGATAAATATTGTCATTCCAATTGTTACACATTTTATTTACATCAATAAGCTTACTAACACTGATGAGATATTGATGGCTGTGTATGAGGTTATCTTGAATAGAATAACCATCCAAGACGGAATTAATGTGCTTAACAAAATAAGAGAAACATCAAAACGAGCAGCAGGACAATCATTATCACAAAATCCAGATAACTGGAAGACACAAGCGATAATTGGTTATAATGTAAGTATGCACGTTGAGGCATCAGTAATCAATCTAATTGTGAATGTATTCTGTAAATATAGGTATGATTCACATTTAGTACATTTAAACCATAAAGCACTAAGAGAACTTGGTGGATGGAAAGTTAACAAAGCACCATTTGATTACAACTTTACACCAATTAACTCATATAAATCCGATGATGGAAAGACAACTGAAGCAGATAAATATGAGGGTAAGCTGGTTAAAGAAGATGAATCGATATATATTCAAACAGTAGTAAATGGTGACCAAGTAATCAAATATATTGAGAGTAAGTTTGGTCAAGTATCTGATGAGGAAGTGAATTATTACATTGAGAACATTGGAGAAATAAATATCTTCCAGAAATCATTGGTAAGTTATTTATTCTATAAATATTTCGGAGACCCACAATCGGTCAAGTTATTAAGCAATATTAATATCATTAAATTAATGGTATGTGGGAAACGAATGTTACTCCATTTAGGTTTAACAGTAATGCCTTATATAATTTCAGGTAAGATAATAAGATTTCCAAATGCAAAGAAAAATATAAGCAAGAAAGAAACTGAAAATGTTTCAAGCTCAATATATTTCAAACAGATACAAGATACATATAAATCTAAGAAAATTGAAGAACAAATTATGGGTATATTTGCCACTATATTAACCGCTGATTTCACAATAATAGATTATGATAATCAAGAGTTAACTGGAACGACTTTACCTAATATAGAATTGGCAAAGTATAAGATTTCAGATGAAATTATAACTGTAATAAACTTAATCAACATGCGATAGGAGATGATATTCAATGTTATCTCCTGATCGTCTAAGAGAAGTTCTTCAAATGACATTTCCAGTCGCTCGTATTGGTTCTGGTGGAAAAAATGTTGTAGTTAGATGTATGTATTGCGGTGATGCAGTTAATCCTAACCATGCCCATTTGGGTATTAACTTAGGATATAATGAAACACCAGTTATGTTTAATTGTTTCAAATGCGGAGCTTCAGGATTAGTAAGTAGAGATGTATTGGTATCGTGGGGAGTTTATGACCCTGAAATATTATCAGAAGTCATATCCCATAATAAGATAACTTTATCATTAGCTCAAAATCTTAAGTATAGGAGTTATAAACGATTACTCAAAAATGAATTTATTAGAAATCATGAGATATCTAAGCGGAAATTAGAATATATAAATCAACGATTAGGAGTTGATTTAGGATTTTCTGATATGCCAGCTAATAAGATTATTCTAAATCTAAAAGATTTATTACAGAGTAATTATATTACAACCTTCACTCGACATGATAATATCATTGAGCAATTAGACCAGCATTTTGTTGGATTTATTTCAAATGACAACTGTTATGTAAATTTAAGAAAGATTGATGATGAACCTGTTCACCGAAGTATTGATAATAGATATATTTTATATAATATATTCAATAACTTTGATAATACAGAAAAGTTTTACACAATACCAAGCAATGTGAATCTAGATGTTAACAAACCTGTGAGGATTAACATTTCTGAAGGAAGTTTTGATATTCTATCAGTGATGTATAATCTCAATAGTAATGATAGAGCACAATCGATTAACTCTGCTATATGTGGGAGTAGTTTTTATACACTATTTAAATTATTCCAGTGTAGATATGGGTTTATCGATATCGAATTACATACGTATAGGGACAATGACGGTAAGAGTAGGGGATTAGATTACTTATATGAAAAACTTCTCCCTTTACAAATACCTTATTATGACCATGTGAATGTATGTAATAAAGAAAAAGACTTTGGAGTGCCAAGATACAGAATTGACGAAAAAATTACTCAACTTATATAATAAGAGATATCTGCGTAGATATCTCTTTATTTTTTCTTTAAAAAGGAGGGATATCTATGGGCAAGTTAATAAATTCAACTGGTTATATTGATAGTATGAAAAACATAGTTGATGGTTATAATACTAGACTAGAAAATCCGTATTATAAATTTACAAGAGAAAAAGGTACAATAGTCACTTATTATCATATCGATAAAAATGCTTCATCATTAGATGAAAATCTTAAAATACCTGATGATGATCTTGGAGAAAATTCACCATTAAGATATAATAAGATACTTGGGTATGTTCTACATGGATTGGATGCTATTCAATTGCAATTAGAATATGATGAAACTGGACTAGTAACCGAAGCTATCCAAGGTTCATGTACTAAAGTTTTTTCAGATGGATTGGTTCCATATCCAAATGATTTTTTTAAGATAGATTATGTCCAAGGTAGTATACTATTTAGGATAATTTCAACAACTCCAGATACACTCGAAAATGGTGCTAATATGTGGAGATTGGATTATGAATTATCTAAGACAACCGATGCAACTATTGAACTACAAACTATCAATACTTTTAACTTTGTATTCGAGAATGTTGGTACAGAGAGCAATCCATTTATAAGAGATGCTGATTATACAGTTATCGCTGACTTAGATAAACAGATAGACGATCTCTACGTTATTTATCGCAATCTCTTCTTTAATGATAGGGTAGAATCATTCACTACTGATGATGGATTATATGATGAATATTTAATTGAGTTCATGATACGTAATGAGATTAGATTTGATAAACCATATCTAGCATTAGTTCAGCGTACTCTACCAGAAAGAAAGTTCAATTTAAATTACAATCGTTCAATTTTTAAATCATTAGAAGAACCTACTGGTAATTTATATAAGACTATACGAGTTATCAAGAGTGAAATTAGGGACATCATGTCTATATTTACATCAAGACAAGAAATTTATTATAGAATGTTATATTCAGAACCTGAACCTAAACTGCCGAATATGAACTATGAGTATTTAGAAGTTTTTGATGAAATATTCTATAATAATATAGAACAGCAAATATTCTATGCTCCTGATAGATTAGAGAATATCATTATTAAATATTTTAATGATTTAGGTTTGACTCAAGCTGATCTACAACTCATTAAAAACACTGATTATTATGATGGAAATGTAAAAAATTATTATTTGATACCCATTATAATCTTCATTTTGACCAATTATGGTAAGAATTTGATGGGTAAAGAGATAGCTAAAATTACATAAACCAAACATTGATATAATTAAATTAAGGAGGTATTTTTATGATAACACCATATAACGATTTGAAACGTCAAACCCTTGAAGATATAGTTTCTGAAGATGAAAGCTATTTAGTGGATAAAGATAGGAAACCTATTACTGAAGGGAATAGTGAAGATAATAATATCGAAGATGAAAGCGATATTGATGATCTTACTGATGAAGAATTAGAGGAACTTTTATCTGATAGCGGCGAAGAACCAGAATACGAAGATGACGATTGTGGTGATGACTGCGGCGATGATTGTGACGACGATGACGACTGTGGATATGTGTATCCAGATGATGACTGCGACGGGGAGGACGATTAATGAATAAGCTAGTAAATATTTTTAGTAGGACCTCAATGCCGTATTTCCAAAATAGAAGAGGTCATATTTTAAAACAAGAATGTAACGCTGGACAGATAAAAATGTCTATAACACAGGGGTATCGAGTAGAAGAAATTTTATCAAATGGAAATTTAATGCCATTGAACTTCTCGAATTATACTACAGAGTTCAAAGATGAAACTGATAGAAGTATGCTACAGGAGATGTTTGATAGATTCTCAATAATGAATTTAGATTTATATACTGTAGCTTCGAGTGAACCTTTCAAATTTTACATGACTCAATCAAGAAAGCTTTTAAACCAAATGTTATTGACTCAATGGCAGGTTAATGATGCGGCTAAAAAGTTGGAAGAAGCTTGGAGTCTTTTAGCTGAAAAAGCTGATGCATCTGAGTTAATTGAATTAATTCAAACTATCAATACTGATAATTTGCTTTCATCTTGCAAAGCAGACATTACTCGTGTTATTGATAAATTAAACAGTTGTATCGACAATGGAATATCAGAAACTGAAATTAGTGATGGTATTGTATTGATAAACGGTATAAAAGAAAAAATGAGCGAATTCATTAAGGGTAATCTTGATGAATTAACTACCATGATTAATACATTAAAAGAAGACGTTGCTGCTGAAAAATATAGTGAGCATTGCTTACCTCGTATCAATGAAGTAATTGATGCTTATGATGAGCTTGGTAAGTATATAGAGGTTCCAGCGGTTCATGTTGATGGTATTACAGGAACAGCTAAGAATGTCATTTCGAATTTATTGACAAAAGCCACAGAGGAGACAGCTATAGCTAAATATGATGAATTACAAGAATATGAAGGCACTTCTGAATTAGTTGAAGAGTATACAAATATATTCAAAACTGTAGAAGAATCTAAGTATCAAGAATTCATAACTAAAGTTAATAACTTTATTGAAGAAGCTAATTCAGGTGATCCGACTGAACTACAAGCTGTTTTAACTGAAATATCCACATTGGAATTAGGTACTACTAAAAATGAGAAGAACCTAAAAAACAAAGTTAAAGAAGCTAATACGTTATTAGAAACTAATAAGTATGCTCAAACTGCTTTAGATCAATTAACTGTCGAACTGAGAAGTTTAATGGAAAAGATTGAGAGTGCTAAAAAGTAATAAAAAAAATAAAGAGTTGGGAGCTCCTTATTTTTCTCTTTCTCTTCTTCCGTTAATTTGTGCTAAATTATCTTCAAGTTCCTTTAGTGTGTGGTAAATGTATCCAATGAAAATGAAGATATTGTCCCAAATCTAATCTTCATAATCTGTCTCGTCATACGATGGATCTAAATAGATATCATCATACTCTTCATAATCATTGTACATTTACTGTCACCTCCTCTGCTGTCAATCTAACCTGTTAGGGTAAATTGTGATTCGAAAGGAGATAAAGGGTATTTTAAGTGGGTTGTTGTTTAAATACCCTCAAATATCCAGTTCATATATATATAATATACACTTAAAAAAGCTAAATTTTGCAGTAGAAATATTAGGGTAGGTTTATAAACCTACCCTAGTTTTATTATCTCAAAATTGCATAGGTTGTAACTTCTCACTTGTGTAGGTCAAAGCATATACAGCATGTATTGCTTCATCCTTAGCTTGCCTAGAGTTTGTTCCTGTTAATCCGATTAGATATTTCTTACTATGAATGTATGAACGTATTTCTTCATTTGCCTCATCAGTATATACACCTTTTACAGTTACCTGATCACCGTCGTAATCTCCGCCAATTGGTATAAGATGAAGATTAGAGAACCGTAATGTATCAATAAACATATTTGATGTATTTGTTCCTATATCCTCTTCATTTATTATCGGATATCTACTAAACTTACCAAGTCTATCAACTATTATGGATTTCTCAGTATGTTTTGTTGAAGATATGGAAACCTTAGTTGCAAATTGTCCAAAATGTGATTCTATAGGATAACGGGTAATCGTTATATGACGATTTTTGACAGATTCTGAACAAGCCATAAAAATTATATCAATCCATAATAATTTACGGCTAATTACTCTACCATCTTCAGTTTTATAACGGATTTTTGGATGTATAATCTTACCATCTTCAGTTTCCACTGATACTGGAACCAATCGATTAGCGAATCCTTTTATGAATCTATCAAGTTCTTGCTTTAGTATGTAATCTGTAAATTGCCCATCAATACTTTTTAACCGTACAGGTTCTCCATTATACATCGCTTTATTATCTTCAAAGAATCTTCGTATAATGAGTTTCATATTAAAGATATTAAACGGATAAAAAGCAACTGCTGTGGCAGCTAAAGGTACCGATGCTGTATATAAATCACATTCTAAATCATCGACAGATTCAACGTTTACATCAGGACAAGTGATAACCAATCTAACTGCATAATCTGTAGTTTTACTCATACCAGCTCTGGCAGTAATACCACCCTTTTTAGCTAAATTAGGTTCTCTTGTAAACCAATCATATATTGCAACTAATAACGATTGTGTTCGATAGACTGTTGCACCATTCATATCCATTCCATAATCTATTAAGTCGGAAAGTGAATTGGAACTTATGATTAGTTTTGAGTAGAGTTTATTTATCTCACCAACACCGAATTTTCCATCGGCAGTATTAGCATCTCTAAAACCAGCAGGAATTACTATCCATTTATCAATAACTGCCAATTTGTCTTTAATCATTTTTTCAACGAATTTAATATTGATATCTCTCTTATTAGAATCCGTTGATTTAAATTTTATTTTATCTAAATTCTTAATAAGCCATTTGATTCCTGTGTTACCATTCTCAGCAGCTACGATATGACCGTTTTCATCAATTTTAAATGAACCTTGCTCAGCAATTATTTCATTAATTCTTCTATCCATTCTAGTCATTATGATATAAACTAGTGGATGTATAAATTGAGCTTTAAGATCGATATAAGCATATCTGTTTTTTCTGTCATTTATCGTAATTCCGAATATATCATTAGATAATAATCCATTAGGTGTCGGCAGATTATCCCTAACAAAATATACAGGATCGTAAACTTCTTTTAAATTATTTAGTTTAATGAACTTATTCGTATCAAGTAAATTAAGAACTAAATTCTTCTGATTCATACGCTTCACCTACTTTTATAATAATTTTATTATTATTATGTTGTTGGGACACGCAGATTGGGTATATTTTATTGTATTTACTGATGTATGTCATATTAGAAATAGCATTCCAAAATATATTACACTCTGATGGATTAATGATATTTATAATAAACTCAACATGATTATCATTTTCATTTACTATAACTGAATCCGCAGAGTATGTCATAATTGAATTTACAACCATTATTGATTCAAAAGTTTTTAAAATTAATGCTATCAAATCATCAGTATGAATTTTATTAACAAAATTAATCACATCCATACAACCAAACCTCTCTTTTATACATAATTAATCCACCATATGAAATGGAGAGAACTCTTACAAGTTCTCTCCAGTCATTGTTTCCTGTACTTCTTCAGCAGCTTCTCTATCTCTATTCACCGTATCTTGGAGATATTCTTCTCTATTTTTAACTAAGTTGTATAATGTGATATAATCATACTCCATAGCCTCCTTCAGAGATGTACCTTTAAAATATGGCATAAAGATCCTGATTAGGAACTTTAAGAATTGATCGTAGCCTCCATACGGTGTCTGTAAAAAACCGTACTACGCATACTCATTTCTTCCCCGATGATAGTTTTACCGCATTTAGGACACTTTGTATCAAGATATTTATAAGTAACAACTTCTTCAGAATCATCACCAATTATTTTATCTAATACAGATAATCCCTGAGTATCAAGTGAACGCACGAACTCAGAATAGGCTTTAACTTTAGAAATGTAAGTAGCCTTATCATCCTTCTCATACTTCTTGTAGTCAAGAGGGATAAGTTTTTTGGAAGCTTTATCGATTTCGTACACATCTTCAAGGAATATTATATACTGGATAGTATCATTGTAATCCTCTTTGAATTTCTCATTACCGTAGAATAACTCTATCTGAGTTTCAAATAATGATGGTTGTTTGATTTTGATAGCATACTTAGAAGATACCTGTTTAATCTTGTATTCCATTGTTGCTGCATCAGACCATGTACCGTCGTATTCTTCTAATTTCTTAAAGAAAGCATCTTTAGCTTGAGTAGTTTTGAAAACTGGGATGTCTTCACTCTGTGATGCTTCAGCAAATTCATGCAAACATTTCTCATCAGTACACTGTCTTAGTATTGGATTATCTCCCGGGAATGAACTAATATAAGTTAAATAGAATAAACTGTTTTCGTCAGTTGCTTTAATAGCACGCATCCAGTCTTCAAATTTAGGTTTATTAGCCATTACACAGTGTTTGTATATTGCTTTAAACATTTTTAGATTAGTTGCGTTATTATTCTGCATTGATGAACGAGGGTTCAATAACTCTATCTCAACAGCTTTCATTCTATCCATAGTCATGCCGAATCCACTATTTGGTAAATACCAATCAGCAGCTACGCTTGTATCCATATCAGCCATACTGTTTATAGAATCATATATGCTCTTTGGTTTATCAACAATGGTAAATTCTGTTAAATCAAGTACTTCGCCACTGTTCTGAGAATATCCTATTTTACGGAATACATCTTTCATTTCTTTCTTTAATCTATCGCCATCTGCCTCAGATACAACATCTTCGATTTCTTCGCTTAAATACTTGCTGATATCGTCATCTGATGTTTTTTCTTCATTGTCATTTACTGGTAACGCAATAGGATTTTTATACACTGGTTTTTTACCTCTATTTCTTTGGTTATAGTTCGAAGGTCTATTACCTCGTACCGGTTCATCTTCTACTTCAAGATCTGGCGTTGAATCATTTATCAAAGATTCAGTGTCCTTGGCATCTTCAACATCAGCAGCCTCTTTTTGTTTTTGAGCAAAGTATTCAGCAGCCTCATTTTCTTTCTCTGCAAGTATATCTGCAATCTGTGATTTCTTGACATCTAAGTATGATGGTGCTATTACTGCGTTAGGATCTTCCAACTCTTCTGGTTTGAGTTCTTCCCTTTGAGTTGTAACTGGTTTAATAGCATTAGGATTTTCCTTTGGTATAACTACTGATGGTACAGTTTTATTTTCATCATCACCATCGTGATTTCTTAATTCATCTAAAGATATTGACATTTATATATCCTCCATTTTATTTTTAATTTTTAAGTTCCATTAAAGTTAGAGTATCAGAAGAATCTTCTTTTTTAAATAAATACGTCTTTTTATTGACAGTAATACCAAAGTACAAAGCATGATCTTTATAAACAACTTCAACATTTGTATTCAATAATTCAGGAAGATAAGTTTGAATTTGTTTACTGATTTCTTCTTCTAATTCTTGTGTGCCGTCCATTAATGTATAACGACGTTTAGTGATTCCAATCCCCATTAACGGATGATAGATATTTTCCCCCGGATTTAGTATAATTAACCTAACTATTAAAATTGCTTTGGCGTAATCATCTTCATATCGGAGAGGTTTATTAAATTCATTTATAGACAAACTTGACTCTTTCACATGCTTCAGCCCTCACTTCTATGTATTTTATTTAAATTTATTATATCGTTTTAGATATTTAAATATTAATATTAAGTTTTTGACATATAAGTAATTGTATATAGGAGGAATGAATATGTATATTCTAAACGAAAGAATGCGAAACGCCCGTAAAGGTCGTAGATTTAAATGTAAATACTGTAATGAGAGTTTAGAAATAGCTGATTTGATAATTCATATAGATGAGGAACATGATGATTTAATTCCAAAGGATATGACTGCTGCACAGGTAGTATATAATACGGTGAACAAACGAGACCGAGGTTCTTGTTTGATATGTAAAAGGGAAACCAAATGGGATGAAGAAAAATGGAGATACGATTCATTATGTGGAAGACAGAAATGTTATGATGAATATATAGCTAGATTTAGGTCTAATATGAAACGTACTGGTAAAGATGATCAAATGAATAATCCGGAACATCAAAAGAAAATGCTCGAAGGACGCAAAATATCGGGTACTTATAAATTCGCCGATGGTGGTGTTAAATCCTATGTTGCTACTTATGAAAAACAGCTATTAGAGTTTTTAGATAAAGTATGTAATATAAATTCAAAAGATTTAGAAACTCCCGGACCTACGATTGATTATAATTACAAGGGTGAGAAGAAGTTCTGGATTACCGATTTATATTATACTCCATTTAATCTGGTATTTGACGTTAAACCGGGTGGTGATAATAAGAATACGCATCCTGATATGGAAGAAAACCGTCAAAAACAAAAAGCAAAACAAGACCAAATTATTAAAGACGGTGTATATAATTATATTGAATTAACTGATAATAATTTTGCTCAGCTATTCACTATTCTTAAAGAGATTAAACTCAATATGTTTGACAATATAAATGATAAGGTCATTAAGATATATGAGGATACTCAAATGGGTTTAAAATATTTGATTCCGTATTCAGATAATGGATATATAATTACTGGATATGCTGCTAGTAATAGTATATTGATGGAAGATCTATTCATTGAAGAGAATGGAAAGATGATAAGAAAAGATAAATCTTTTCTGGAAGATAAATCTTACACAATATATAAAGGTGATTTATATGACGGAACCACATCTACTATATTAGAAGCATTTGGGATTGAATTACCATCTGATATAAATTATCTACAAAAGATTTATGATAATAACGGGAAATATGATTTATCTGATATTCTTAAACACGAAGAATTTAAGAATAAGAATACAAACCAGATAGAATCATTAGTTGAATCAGCATTACTGAATGAAGTAAATACTAAAGAGGAAATGACAATAACTAATGATTACCCAGACAATGATGAACCAATAAATGAGTCATATATATTTAATCAGAAAGATTTATATATTAATTTTGATAAATTTGAATCTGGTCAATCTAATATGGTATTTATTACAGGATTATCTGGTGGAGGTAAATCAACTCTAGCTACTAAATTGGCAAGTAAATATAATGCAGAAGTTATAGAGTTAGATATATTCGAGCATAATGCTGGATATACCGATGAAAACCTCAATCAAGCAGGTGACGTATTTGTAGAATATTTCTTGAATAAACGCAAAGATTTGAGAGTGCCTATTAAAAAATTAGCTAATATGGATTCAAAAACATTTCGTATGGAATTCGAGAAATTCTTCAATTTTGTAATAGAATATTGTAAGAAAAATAAAGACAGGAAATTTATAATAGAAGGGGTTCAGATATACAGTAGGGACTTAAAACAAATCAAAGGAAATCCAATAATATTGGTTAATACATCAGTAAAAACTTCATTACTTCAACGTTTTAAACGTAATGATTTTGATGGTAATAAAATTGATTGGAAAGCTGAATTAAAAAATGAATTTCCTCAATTAATTTCTTGGTATATAGATAATGAGCATGAATACAGTAGATTTAAAAAAGAATTATTAGCAGAGGATGTTGGACATGAAAATTTTAGCACCTTGTATTATCTCAGTGCTGAAAAGTTGGATGATGATGAATTAATTGTTCACCCATCGAATCATCCTCCTATATATATTCATAAAAATACTTATAGTGCCCAGAAAAAGATTTTAACTTCTACTAGTGTTGAGAAACTATTGAGATTGGTACCTACTAACTTTAAAAACAGAATATTTCATATTTATGAACCTTTCTATTATCCTGATATCATATATGAAATACCATCTTCAAATCAATATGAAGATGTGCAACTGACTGATGTTGTATGGATAACTAACGATTGTAAAATGAGCTATGTTGGTGCGATACTGCTCAAGGAACCAGATTTATCAGAACCTATGGCAAGTTCGGATCATAAGGTTGGAGTATTATATGACTGGAATTGGTCATGGGAAAATAAACCTAATACTTCAGATTTAACCAATACAATCGTAGAAAATACTAATATACTCGATTCAATCAGAAAGAATGTCAATACCATTCCTCCAGTTCGTTTATCAGAATCAGAGGAAATTAATACTTATCAAGGTTTACTGGAGGATTTTACTCAATACTCTAACATATTTATTGAATAATTTTTCACAAACGCATCTAACCATATAATAAGCATTCTAATAATCTATTATTAGGAGAGCTATTATATCACTATATGCTCTAACTTGTATATTATACACTTGTACTGAGTGAGTATGTTTGTTTAATATAAAATCCATCAATTAAATCAAGCTAAGCTCAACGATAAATGATTTCTTAGGACTTTGATTATTGATATTTTTGTGTTACAAACCGTTGTAGTATACTTATGATAGTACACAAACAATTAACGCACTAGCCAATTTATCCCCCGATAAGATTTAACTATTTGAAGTTAAGTGCGTTAATTATTTTGGCAATAAGAAACTGACACCTCCGTTTCTTTTAATATAAATTGACTCCTTTTGGTTAAGACTCATTTGTTTTTAATTCTATTTGCCTCCCGGGAGTGGATTAATTTCCACTCCCACCTTTTTTCAAAAAAAAAATAAAGTATGGAATTAACCATGCTTTATGATATTATCAATAAGTGATTCACGAGATTTCATAAATTCATCAAGAGTGTTATAATCTTTCCAAAGAAACGATAAATCATTATATGATCTAGTTAATAATTTATTTATCCGTCCCTTTATCAGATAATCAGGTTTATTAAATGTATCTAATGTAAATTTCTCTAAACAGTAGCTAATCAATCCTATATTATTTACGATTATACAACTTATGAAATGCTCAGGGTTAACTCTAAATGCCTTGGTCTGTTTAACAATTTCGAATAACCTTTTAGTATTCATAGTATACAACATACCCCCGATGATATATGGGGCTACATATTCACCAATTTCCCTATTATATGATTCACTATCAATATCAATTAATTCATATAATGATTTATAGAATTTGCTGTCATAGAGTTCTATCATGTCAAAAGTTGTTATATTTGAATCTGCATATAATAGGTTTTCAAATAGGTCCTTCACACTTCTTAAATCATTGGTTACTTTAAATCGGTCTAACCAATCTGCTATATTATCGAGAGTCTTCCAGTATTCACCCATCTTAATTCCATAGCCTAGTTTAGCATTTATGAATTGAATTTTACCAGTACATTTTTTCATTATAATGCCTCCTCATCCTGAAATAGTATTTGTGAACGTTTATGTATTGATTCAATATATCCCAGTTCATTGATTACTACAACGTTTTTATTGTTATGAACGAAATAGAATGCATCTTCACGTTTTTCAAGACATATATCACACTCATTCGATGATTCGAAAGTTTCAATCACAACACATTCGTCGTATTTTGGGGAGAAGATATCTATTTCCGAACACGCATCCCGTCGTGTAATTTTTAATATCCTCCATTTATCATTATAATAAACTACTAAACAATCTTCATCATTGGTGATTGGAAATTTGATTAATGTATTCCTAAATAATGTTCCCATTATTACACCTCCCTAATTCCATATAATATATGTGATAATATTACCGTATTTGTCAATTGATAATACCTGTGTATTATCTTTCCTGAATTTAAATGAATCTTCATCTTCGGTAATCACAATTCCAGATTCAGATTGTTGATTAATCTGCTTAATCTTTTTATTTTCATCGTATTCGAAAGTTATAGTATTTATAACACTACTATTTTTATTATGTATAATTTTAACAACTGTTCCTAGTTCATTGCTTAGATATTCTACGAGAAAATCTTCAGATTTATTTACACGTACAACTATTCCATATACAGTTCTCGCATATTTCATCTCTAATCATCCTTTCTATTATCTATTCCACCATTGGTCAACTTCGTTTGAATCATCTCCAGTTTCTTCCTGACATATATTTTCATTACTATTATAGATAGTCTCTATTTGTTTTAATGAACCCATATTATCATAAAGATAATTATTTCTTTTACCATTTGAATAGTTAACATGAATCAAATTATCTTTATCATCATATTCCATCATTTCTTCATAATTGTTTGAAGTTTTTATTCTGATTAGATTATTTCGTTCGTCGTAACTGTAATTTACTTCAAATCCTTCCTCATCCCTATAATGAACCAATCTACCTTCTTCATCATATGAACTCCACTGTTGATGGTTATCTGTGTCTTTATAATAAGTGATATTATTATCCTTATTATATTCATGCCATGATTGGAATCCATTGGAATTTTTAGTATGAATTAGATTACCTTTATCGTCATACTCTTTCCACATCTCGATTCCATTTAAAAACTTGACATATACTTCCTTTCCAAAATCGTCATATCTGCGTATAGGTAGTAATTCACCTGCGATATATTTTCGTTTGCTATCAAATAATTCCAATACTCTACTCATATTTATAACCTCCTATGCCTTATTATTCAGTTATATAATATATACTTAAAATAAAAAATAAAGAGTAGGAAATTATTCCTACTCTTATAAATCATAATCCATTAATACTATTAATTTTCCCACAGTTACATCCTAGTTATTTTATAGGACAAATTCCAGCATCGCAACCATCAGTTCCTATATCTAACTCTGTTTCATAAGTTTCATATTTAGAAAGAAGTGATGTTGAGAATGGTCGCATTTCGGATATACGTTTATTATATTCTTCTTCAGTAATAGCTTCATATGGCATTAATTGGTAGAAAGTATCATCTAAAGATAAGAATGTCAATGCAACACAAATATCCCAATTATCCCATACCCACTGTTCAACACCTTCCCACTCATTTTCTCTTACGTGAACTGTTATTGAACAGTTATGGTCTACATAATGTGCCATAAACATTTTATAGTTCTCTAATTGTTGGATAGCAGATACATCATATTTAGTAACCCCTTCAGGAGCTTTACATGGAAATTCTAAAACTACTGTACTAGCTGTCTCCATAACTTGTCCAACTTCTGGGAATATTGAATAATTCAATTCCTTGCACACCTTTACTATAGGATCATGAGCATTAATACGAACTCTTCTTATATAGTAAGGGGCATGAGCGTAATGAACACCACTAGATACGGTAGGTAATTGAGATAATGTACCTTCTGGTTTAACTGTAGTTACTAATAGTGGAACATTTTCTCCTATCTGTTTAGCATATTTTTCAGACTCATCATGAGCAATATTACGCATATTATATAACAATGCAGCCTCTTGTGAACTATTGATTTTGGTAGCATTGACCATATCCTGCCATCCAGTTAATGAGCATCCAAGGAGCTTATCACGTTGTTGTACGTTATTCCATTCATTTAATTCTAATTCGATGCAAGTCATTCGATACGCAGCTCTTGCTGAAAGTTTCTGAGCTTCATATAAAGCTTCTGTATCAATTTCTCCAGTTGGAGTAACAAATGCCATAGTATTAAGAGTTGTAAGATTACACAAACCTTTGCTATCTAATAAGATTTCACCACATGGGTTTACACCATTCATGTTAGGTCTACGTTTAGATGCAGCCTCAGCATTCACCCAGCCCGGTTCTCCAGAAAATCTCATCTGTTCTATATGCCAATGTAATTGTTCTCTAGTAGGTCTTTGTTTATAATATATAGAGTTATTACTCATTGAACGATGGATTATCTCTTTATTTGGAACCCATTTACCATTTTCTTGGATATATAGGTTCTTCTTAGCATTAATACAATCATGGTCATCAGAGTCTATTAACACTACTTCACTAGTACGTCTTACTCCACCAACAACTACATTTTCTCCAATTATATTAACAATATCCATACAATCGATTGGTTTTAATTTGATTTTTGAACCCATGATCGATTGTTTTTGGATTACGTTAAGTATCTTAGTAAACATATTTTTTATTGAACCGTGACCACTAGCTGTACCGCCAAATGTTTTTAATGGTTCACCTTTAGGACGTACGTTGTTATAGTTGACAATTATCGTGTTAACTTCCTTGTAACTTGGATTGGCAACTAATTCAAAGAAGAAATTTAATGATTCAACCCAACCTTCTTTACTATCACCTATTGTTATAGTGGCAGTATCATTGTGAGCAAAAGTTAAACTTGTATTATTTTCTCGTTTACTCTTTGCTAGAGGTGAATAATCTTCATTGATTAATTTGAAATTAGTTCTAACTTTCGGTAATTTAGCAACATCATCTTTTAATATTCTTACACCAACACCAGCTCCGACCATGAGTAGATAAAATAAGTCCCCAAACGCATCAAAATTATCTATAATCTCAAACGCACAGTTAAAATTTCCAGAAGGGAAACTATATGCTACTTTAGTACCACCAACCCAGAATGTTCTACCTGATAAAAACTGTCTTAGATTGAATATATTGTCATATAATTTTTCAGCTTCTTCTTTACCTGTTGGTGCTAATGAGCAGTTATATTCAACAGCCCTTCTAACGGTTTCCCACCAATATTCTCTTCTATTTTCTTCTGGTAAATATCTTGAATATGTACGTAGATAAACGAACTTACCTAATTCTGTCATAGGTGGTTCTATGTGTTTATATTTACTGATAAATTCATCAGATAACAATCCCGATTTTTCTTCTTTTTTAGTATTACGTTTTTTATCTCTTTCATACCTGTAAACTATGTAAGTCTTAGCAGCATCTCTACGATCACTTGCCATCAATAAGTCTTCTACTAAATCTTGAATATTATCGACTTCTAATGCAAATGACAACGATTCGGCATGTTCATGTATCTTTGTTGTTATAGAATTGATAAGGTCTTCATTTATACCTGCTGGTGTTTCTTTCATAGCATTTCTGATGGCATTTTTAATTTTGTCATCTTCAAAGGTAACAGTGTTACCATTACGCTTTATAATCTGTAAGTTGCTCATATTTACCTCTCATTTTATGTATTTTTATTCATCTATTATATTGTTCTACCGGAGTTAAAAACAAAAAAAAAATAAAGGAAAATATTTTCCTTTATTGATTATTTAGCAAGACATGCGAAGTACTTTGCGTGAATAATAGCTAATGCCTCTTCTTTATTCTTACCTATAAATTCACTTTCAGAAAAACTTATTTCATCTGAGAAGTAATTAAATAATGATTCCTTAATATTGTTAATAGTGATGAAGATTTCATCTGAGTCTTTCCATGTAGCTCCCTTTATTATTTCGCAATCTGTAATCTTATCATCCATTTTATATCCCCCTAGATATTTTTATGAAAAGGTTTATTTATTACATTTATTTTTCCTTATCATATCTATAATATATATTTGAGGAAATTGACTTTTACAATAAAAAAAAAGAAGAGAGAAATTAATCTCTCTTAATTTAAAAATTGTATTATTTGTTTTGAGCACTTCTTTGTGCTGCGGCTGTAGCAAGACCCATACGTTCTATTACCGCTCTACTATACATTTACGGTTAAACCATTTATATTTATGTAGCATGAATTACATAATTATTTATGATTAGAGTATCCCTCTATTATAAGTTTTCAATTCCCTATTACAGATTGGGCAACGGTTTATATCAATGCTGTCTGACCAGTCACTGACACTCGTTCCGTCAGATATTTTAACTAAACCATGTTGAATATCTAGTTGTGCTTTATACTCGGGATAGTTATCCATATCCATTCGTAGACGTGCAAACAGTTCATAGTCTTCACCGTTTATAGTGGTTTTTATGCGGTGTTCTAATACACAATTTGTTTCACTACAGAAAGTACATTCTTTCATCCATTCATCTAACGTACCAGTAATTAAATTATACATCGGTTCGATTTCATTCTGAATATTTGACATGATCTTTTGTTCAATTCTAAACTCATCATTCTTAGAAAAATATACACCCTGACTGCGTCTATTATTAATTTCCTGATGTATTTCATCTCGAATACCTTGGTAAAGTTTACTTTCATCACATTCAGATTCAGGTGACTTTATGTTTACTTTATTTTCTGGTTGTTGTTTAGGTGCATCGGGTATTACAATGTCATTAAAATGACCGGGTTTATAATTTGTTCGTTTTATTATCAATATCGGGTCTGAGTCTAATGGTAATATTGACGGTATCATAAAACTACCACCACGGTTTCTATTAACTTTTTTATCACGTCTCATTTGTTATTTTTCTCCCTTTTCATTTAATGATGTTTCAGGGGAAATAATTTGGGGTTTCCATCTATCTCGGTGATAAAATTCGAAAGTTCGTTTGGTGTGCTTATTTAATGATTTATAATATACACTACTCGGCAAATCATTACCAATCGTTGCACCCCCATCCATGAAATAATACCCTAATTCACAGGTTATAAACTTTGATATATAGATATCTTTATCATATACCCATTGTTTACATTCTTCATAACCCATTTCAGTGAACAGGTGTTCAGCCATAAGTGTTACTATATAACGTTGCTCCATGTAATCTGGATTAGATTCGTCAACAGTAACTTCAAATAAGGCTTCAGAACCGAATGATGTTACATATAAAAACATTCCTAAATAGTTATCTGTACCAACTTCTCTTACCATTAAAATCCTGTCACTCTTGAATTCCTCATCTTTTTTCTCTTCCTTAATATCAAGAAATCCGAAGAATTTAATTCTGGAACACATATAGATAGTATAGCTAGATGACTTATCCAGATGTTTTCCAAATTTTTCTTTTGCCTCACTTAATGTTTCATGTGGTCTCTGTAATACAACCTCATAGAACTTTCCATTAATGTTTTTCATAGTTTAAATCTCCTTTTCTCTTTGTTTGATTTTTTTATCTATTGCTCTATATATAGCACTATCAACTTGTTCCCAGAAATAGTCATCATTATCGACTATATCTTTCCGTTCTTCATCAGTTAATTCAACGTCAAGAACTTTTTCTCTAACTTCTATAGCATTTATTATACCATATTTTTCATGAGATACTTCTCTTTCTCTTCGAATAAAATCAACTAAATGATTGGTGATACACTCATTTTCATCAGGACAATTAGTTATAAAATCTTCTAATTCATCAACAGTGAAATCAGTCGATTCATACTTGTAAACATTACCATCGATATCATGGTATATACCCTCAGTAGTATTAAGGGAGTTAACGTTACAACTATTTCTTAGTATTTTTTCTGGAGCTTGATTAGTCATATCGAGTCCTACTATTTGAGGTTCTCCCCCAATCGTTCTTGTTATTGCTCTTATTTTTTCCGTAAACATTTATTCTCTCCTTTCATTTTCCCATTTCAATTATATAATATATATTTGAAATTCTATTAAGTAGTCGACATTATTGTAATTATATATTTAGAGAGGGCGTTTTATGAATACAGAATTATTTTTCAGTAGTAACGATCAAACTTGGGCTACTCCTATAGATTTCTTTCTACGTTTAGATAATGAATTTGATTTTACTTTAGATCCTTGTTGTACTAAAGAGACAGCAAAATGTAGTACATATTTTACTCCAGAGACAGATGGATTACATCAATCATGGGACGGTCATTCAGTGTTTATGAATCCACCGTATGGCGATGAAATTAAATACTGGATCGAGAAAGCATATGTCGAAAGTAATAATAATAATGCCCAAGTGGTTTGTTTAATACCCTCACGCACAGATACTAAATACTGGCATGATTATTGTATGAAAGCAGATGAAATAAGATTCATTAAAGGACGATTAAAGTTCGGTAATAGTAACTCAGCAGCCCCATTTCCAAGTGCTGTGGTTATATTTAATAATTCTAATAATGTTCCAAAGATCGCATATATGAATAACAAACCTGAGTTAATCGGTCAACCTATAGATAGATCATTAACTCCTATAATTCGTAAAAAATAATGAATGTGAGGATAATTGTATGGATATAAAATTTATATGTAAAGAATGTGGACGAGAGATTAAAGAGAAAAGTAATTTCTGTCCGCATTGTGGAAAAGAATTGGAAATGGTTGAAACGACATACAAGATATCAGTCGAAATTGTTTTTACTGAGAAACCTAAAAACTGTTGTGGATGTAGATTTAGTAAAGATGAAATTGATGGATATTGTCTATTAAATCCAGATATTATATTTAAGAACTATCATAAAAATAAATACTATGGTTTTTATGGTGATAAAAATGAAAAATGTCCAATAATATTATAATAATTCAAATAAAAAAAAATAATGGAGGAAGATATGAAACGACATGAAAATTTATTTCTGACTGTAATGGAAGAATGTGATGAAGTTTCACAGGCGGTATCTAAATCTTTAAGATTTGGATTGGATAATCACCATCCAGAATCAGATACAACAAATGCATATGATATTATGAAAGAATATTATCAGTTAACTGCATTAATTACATATTTACAAAAGGTTGATTATTTACCTATTTTAGATGATGATAAAATAGAGAGTATCATGGAAGATAAAATGAAAAATGTATTTAAATACCAAGAAGTATCATTTAAAGAGGGAACTTTAGATAGTATTAAAAATTACTAAAAAATATGGAGAGTAGGTTTATAAACCTACTCTCATTTTTTCATAATAAATTACTACTTGAACCCATGCCATTAATAGCATACATATATGCATTAACTGGTCACTAACTAAATCTCCATTACCATTACATTTACGATTGTCAATTACACTATGAGCAATTGATATCAATACCAGATGCACTAAATAATTGACAAATAGCCATTCACTTTTCATGTATAATGCATAAATTAGTATTGGTAACATGGCGACAAATGTTGTTTTAAATCCATGTAATATCAATGCTATAATATAATCATATTTACATGTTTGGTTACTAGGTACATTCTCTTTCCACCATGATTTTTTCTTCATTTGTGAAATAATACCTTGATTAAAATCATCTTGGATATGTAAAAATATCATAAATAACAATATAGTTCCTTTAATCATTTTAAACCTCCAAAAGCAAAGCAGAAGGGGGTTACCCCTTCTACTAGAGTTGTTTATCCACCCCGATAACTTCATAAATTTATCCCCATTTGTAAACCGTCCGTTTCCTAGTATGTAATTATAGGTGATATTGTTATACATTTAAGTATTCATCATCATCGTCCCCACTAATAATGAATCAATATCTGATAACATTTTAAACTATTCATATCTGTTATCATATCTATAATATATATTTATAAGAATTGAATTTTACGATTGGGTATAATTAGTTGTTATTCGGGTGTGGATTCGTTATCATTTGATTGACGAATTATTCCGACATGACTAAGCATCTCAAACATTTCATCATCAGTCATATCTGTTGTTTCATTCACCACAATTAGTTCCCCGCCAAATCTCACAATTATATTATCTATATAGAGTTTGATTTCTTCAGTGAATTTTTTGGTGAATATTTCAGTATCATCCTTTATAAAGGTTTCAGGGATAATCAGATATAGGGTCTTTTCATTACTCACATATATAAAATTGACTATATCACACTCATACTCATCATTATCAATTCCTATTGATATTTCAACACCAGTTTTCAAGATAATACGAGAAGTTACAACAACTGAAGATAGTTGTATATCTCGTAAATCCTCTTCTACTGGTGTTATATTATTAGTTATAGTGCCGATATCAACTATATTACGTACAGCTGTGTTGTTACCCATCGTATGATTAACACCTTCCATAAACTTTTTAACCATACTTTCGATTATATAATTACTAGACATACCATTTTTTAAACAGAATGTATTGAATTCTTTTGCTACGTCATTATCAATATTTGTCTTAATATTGAATTTTCTTTCTAGGTCCTTCATTGCTATCTCCTTTATTGTAACATTTGTTTTACTAAATGAGTCACACCCTTTACCGTATCATCAGATACAATAGTATTGTAATGGTTAAATGGTGTAGTTGTGTAATACTCACCGAAATTAAAGTCATCTGGTAGAGCCTTAATACATCTAGTGAAATCATTTATGATATCTGTTCTCAATCTTGTGTAAGTGGATTTGTTATACTTACTAAGCATAGTTATCCTACTATTTAATTTCTTATCAACTAAATGATTCATATAGTGTAGTTTAGCCGCTTCGAATTTCAATCCTTCTTGATTGTTATCCTTTAAATAGAGCATAACCAATCTATGAGTATCTCGGTACTCCTTAACTAAATCTATATTATGATTGATAATCATATTTTTATCCTTATCAAATTCAATCATAGTTTTAGCTTCAGATAAAGGTTCTAAACTTTGTATATTACTAACTGGTATACTGTATTCATTTATGACTGTGGAACGATATGTTCCATCTTCTTTAAGAACTTGTGGGTCTGGGATAATAGAAAAATACATCATAGTTAGAGAATTAGCGTCATTCATCATCTCATTATATGTTTTATACCATTTCTCATTACCATTTGTGTTACTAGATGTAAAGACCATAATTGAATTCGCCATTTTACTATACTGGTCTACGATATCCTCTTTAATTTTTTCATATGCTTGATTACGCACATCACTACTACATAAAATAATAGGTGGATGTGCCTTTATAATATCACGATACGATTCTGCATAATAGACGTTCATTTCATTTAAGTCTGTGTATTTCACACATAATGGAAATGTATTGCTATTACCAGTTTCCAGAGTACCAGCAACTGTACAATCTAATAGTCTTGCTAGTCTATGAGCTTTATCTGATGCCATATCCATATTTTCAGCTATGACCCATATAGTTTTAGTACTCTTTTCTCCTCCGAGAACTATATCGCCACTATCAAGACATTCCGATAATTGTTGAAAATATTCTCCTTGATATTTTGTTGTTTCCTGAAATATTTGTCTATTACTCTTTCTCATTTAAAATGGTACCTCCCCAATTAGTTCTGCTGTATTCAGTCTTCTATGATAACGACGTACTGGATACGTACATCTGTTATTCAAAACTGTCATTATCTCATTATCATTTTGTTCTATGAAATAAACTAGATCATCATTTATGACTTGAGTTAAATTATCCAAAACGTAATCATCTAATATAGTGAGAACTTGATACAGTGTTTTAGAGTCTGTTACGTCTTTATAAATATTCTGTTTAATGCTGCTAATCACACTACTTGTTATATTGTTTTTAATCATATCCATACGAGTTGTTTTTGGATCGTTTACGACGTATAATGTATCATATAAAATCCAACTACTATCGAGAGCGACATATTGATTCAAATTAAGTGATAAACCAATTTCATTCTCCAATTTATTAAAATAATTATGGATACTTGTTACCAATACTGTACTTATTTTACTACTTAAATTAATTCTGTTATTGTTCATGATTAATTTCCTTTCTTATTTTATTCAATCAATTTCATAATCAATATTCAATAAATCACAAATCTCTGGTATATGAAGGGCGTCTGGTATCGTTACTCGACCATCATTGGATATATTGAATTCCTCAGTGAACTCAAGTCCGGGTTCCTCTGAGTATACTTCAATCGACACATTATATAGTTTGCACATATCCATTATTGTTGGTAGATATATATCAAAATTTCCAAATATTAAACAATGTTCAGCACTCCACGCACAATGAACTAGCATTTCAACTTCTTGATTGATTTCGTTATAATTATTCACTATTTCATCAAAAACTTCTTTAGCAGTTTTGAATGTAAATGAACGTGCAAATCTTTGTCTGTATACTGGTGATTTATACTCGGGTTGTACACGAGTATAATTAATTAAATGTATACCATATCGTGATGTAGGCATATTTATTTTAAATATACCTTCTTGTTCGATTGAAACAAACCTGTTTAAAAGATTTAAACAGTTATCTCTACTACCTTTAATCTTAAGTCGTGTTTCTGTCCAATTTGGCATTATCATTCACCTACTTATGATATCGTCTAACTAATCCAACATGACCGCACTCTTCGCATATTAATTTATTTAAATCAGATTCTGTTAATTCAATTTGTTCCCGATATGCTCCATAATATACGTATTCCTCACATGCTGGGCATATAACATATGAAGCCATATCATATGAACAGTCACGAGTTATATTACCATTATTATTTACAGATAATTCTTCAACAAACCCCATGCCGGGTTCATCAGAATAAATCTCACAAGCTACATTATACAATTTACATATGTCCATTATTGACACACAGTTTAAATCAGCCGGTGGACGATCTGAAAAGATACCACCTCCCTTGAGTACTAAACATCCCTCGACACTCCATGCACAAGCCACTATTACTTCAACACATTGATTTACTGCATCATAGGTTTCTTCTACTGCATCTCGTAATGATTTAGCAGTCTGAAATGTAAATGAACGATAAAAGAATTTTCTGAAATAGAGTTGTCTTTTTTCCATTTTTCTATCATATAATCCATTTCTACGCCATGGCATTTCTCGATAAAATATCATTGGAGTTCTCATTCCTGATTGTTCTTCAGATATAAATCTATTTAATAAATTTAAACAATCATTTTTTGATCCTTTAAGTTTTAGATACGTTTCTGTCCAGTTTGGCATTTAATTATCACTCCCATCTTTTGTTACCGAAAACTGGTATTCAGCAAGCATTTTTTCGTTTAATTTATGCACGATAATAGCTTGCTCAGCATTCATGATTGCTCCATAACGTGCAAATTCCCCACTTTCTTCATCTATAATGATCACATCACTAGTTACATCTAATCCTAATTTGTCAATCATTTCTTTAGTGTAATATTCTGGGTTTGTGATTATATTTACCTCTTTAAGTCTTATCATCTGTTACCTCCTTTAATAAAAATATTCGGGTAAGAGAAATTAATCTCTTACCCTATGTAGTATATGAATATAATTATTTATGTACTTCCTCTTCTTCACATAATGTACAACTTGTGTTAGCCTTTTTCCATTCTTCAGAATATTCTTCATACCCATCATCAAGTCCATATTTATATCGTAAAGCATTTGTGCAACGTTCACAGCTTATAGATGCTAATATTATTGCTTCGCTTAATTTGTAATCACCACTTTTTACCATGGCTAGAACTAAATCTTCACTAAATGTGGTGTGAACTGTAAATACTGAACGGGAACCATTTCCATTCCATTTCTTATCCCATCTATGAAATAAACCTTTCTTCTTAGTTTGTGAACCACCACATACGTTACATTTCCTTCCAACTATACCTTCTACCCAACCATATGTAGGTACAACGTGTTTCCTCGGATGTTTACATTTATCAACATCTTCTTGATTAAGCAACTCCACATGGTTTGTATACAATGAGTTAGGGAATCTACTTACCTGATACAAAGCCCCTTTTGGTATTCCATCATCATCAGATGTTTCTATCATATTACCATTTGCATCCTCATACCATAAAATTTTTAATTTGCTTTTATCGATTTTCATGATTACCTCCTAAAATAAAATTATTTGGGTAAGAGAACTTAATCTCTTACCCTATATGCAATTTAGAAACGTATTTCATCTAATATAGACAATACTTTTTCAAGGTCACGTCTAGTATTAGGGTGTAATATAAGTTTATTGCTTTGTTTTTCATACCATTCAGTAGCATTACCACCAAATTTAAGTCCCATAGCTTCCCAATCGTATACCATTTCTACGATAAACTGCATTGGCATTTCTTTAGCTGACTTTTTATCAATAAGGTAATGTTCAGGGTGATGACGATTTACCTTATAATGATGATCACATGCTGTTTGGAATATCACATCATTAGGGGTTTCATCTTTAATAGGATAAAATTTCTGCCTATATTGAGCAAATTCATTAGCCCCATATTTAGACAAATCATGAAGCTCTACATTCAGTTCAATGTCTTCCTTTATTTCATCTGAAATTGGAAATCTAGAACAGATTTCATTGTTATATTTAGCAGATACCTTTTGTACATTTGATACATGATTTCGAATATATGTTTTATATTCTGATTCTTTTTCAGCAATAAGGGCTGTATTATTTTTCAGCATAACGTCCAACTCCTGACAACTGTCTTGGCATCTTTAATAATTGGAAAGCTTCATCTTTAGTATAAATACCGGCAGCTTTACATTTAGGATCTTGTCTCTTATTTTCAGGACAATATCCTAATACTTTACAGTTTGGTCCAGCATTAGCAAATAAATCGGGAGCTGTATCTTTACATAACCCCATCATTTTTGTAGCTAAATCTCTTATTTCTGTTTGTGCTTTACGACATGTTCTTATTTGGAACCAGTCGAGTAAAGCGTGAGCATTCATTCCGATTAAAGCTTTAAATTCGGTTGCTTGCGGTTTCATATATCTTAATTCTTCCTCTGGAACTCCAGCAGCCGCATGGAAATTATACCATTCTTCGATTATTCCTAGTATCATATTAGTATCAAAGTCCACTCTACATTCAGTAATAGGACCATTAATCCAATCTTGTAACATCTTGCCGTTAACTAATATACGGTCTGGATCTACATCCACGGTCACACTAAGGTCCTCGATAGCTTTAGGTAGAACAACATCAAACTGTCTCTTACCACCTTTATTGTTTCTACCTGATTTAATTAGATAAGAAGCAAGTCTTTTTCTAACTAATTGTACTTCTGTTACCCTAGCAAATCCTTCAATACCAAAGACGAAATAATCAAATTCAGTAGCAGCTCTATGATTGCTATTTAGTATATTATCAACTATCTTTTTATCATAGTCAGATGCGATTAATTCATCTAAATTTCTCTCAGTTCCTACAAATCTAGCAGCAAGGTCTGTAAATACTTTACCTCCACCAGATAATAAAACAACGTTTCCTTCTCCTACATAACTTTTATTCATTTTTATCTCCCTTAATATTATTTTTTGATCTTTTTATTTCCATTGCTTTTTCAAGTGCTATGTAATCGTCATCGCTATTTGGCAGCACTGACAATTTATCCCGCTCAACTTCATAGACTTCCCAAAATGATAACTCATTATGATTATCACTCACGTGGCTTGTCTTCCTTTTTTATATTATTAATATTTATAACTTTTGATGTACCATCTTGGCTTGGCATAACAATAATATCAGGTATGATACCAGCTAACCCAAATATTGATGACAAAAATGAATTTATAAGTTTATCACTATTTTCGTGTATTTCCGCACTTCCTTCACTTGATGCACATGCTCTGCAATCACATCCAGATAATTCATCCAAGTGTACTTTTTTCTTATTAATATCTTCTAAATACTTAACTTCGATGCCCTCTGATTCAGCATAAGCGATTTCAAATGACGTGTCATCCCCAATATAGCCGTGTTTATTGATGACAAATATTGCATCAGATCTTTTAATCTTTTCCATATGTATCAATTCTAGTAAATTACGCTGATCCCTATTTAGGGTTTCTCCATTATTAAAAACGCCAACAGGAAAAACAATATTACCTTCTAATGTCAATTTTTCATAAGCCTCTTGTATTTCTTTTTTAAATCTCGTACTACCACAGATAGTAATAGTCTTGTGTGTTAAACCCATTTGTCTTCCTCCTAAAAATTATTATTATTATTCAAATATATAATATATATCTAAATTATAGTTTGAATATTGTTAAAACTATATTATAAGTATTAAATCACAAGGAGGAAGTTATGTTACCATTTTATATGCCAAATGAATTGTTAGAATATAGTGAGATATATGATAATATGCTACAAGAAGTACTATCAGAGAATCTTGGAGAAGCTTTTGAGATATGGAGGAGTGAAGTAATAAAAAATCGGGATAATAAAGTTGAATTAGAGAAACTTGGGTGGAATTATAGATATAGCCCTATCACTGAGGAAGGTATCAATAAGTCTGAATTAGTATTTAATTCTAAGCTGAATCTTAATTATGTCTTAGTAGAAGACATAAAGGATATGGTTACGACTGAATTAACACCGGTATTCATAGTTATCACTGGTAATAACTCACTGGTTGCTAAAGGAATTAAATTTGTTACTAATTCTAAGTATAGCCATGTGAGCTTATCCTTTCACGAGAATTTAGATAGATTATATAGCTTTGGTCTTGACCTAAGTGGTAAGGTCGGATTTGCCATTGAGAATTTCCAAAAGACATTTATGAAGGATAAAAAGTTCGATCCTGATTTAAAGGTTTTTTGTGTATTAGTTCCTAAGCAACAAGCTAAACAAATGAAACTTAAACTTGATACAATACTAGCTAGAAAAGATAAACTTGGGTATTCTTATATTGGTATAATGGGATATCTATTTAATAAAAACATCAATATATCAGATAAGATGTTTTGTAGCCAATTTGTAGATTCAATGTTTAAGTTTGTCGGAATTGATTTAACCCATAAACCATCCGGATTAGTTAGTCCTGATGATTTAAGTAATATTAAATCTGATAAAGACATGCATATATTTAAATTATTTGAAGGTAAAGCATCTGAATACGATTATAATAAATTAAAACTTAAAGCTGCTATTTAGAAAAAAGAATAAGGGTAGACTTATAAGTCTACCCTATATTTTTATACTGTAAACATGATTGGTATAAATTGATTACCAGCGGTAATAAATGTATCTTTTAACAACTTAACAAAATCTTTGCGGTTATTCTGAGCTTGTGCCCAATCATCCATTTTAAGATCTATATTACCACCGTATATTGATTCAAGTCCATCGAAGAACTTTAACTCTTGATATAAAAAGTCCTGTAAATCGAATAGACATAATTCCTCAAACGTTTCCATCTTCATAGGTGATATAGTTATAAGATCCTGATGTTCTACATATAGTAGTAATGTAAGAGTTTCCATACATTTAATTACATCCTGATAGTTACCGGCGGTTACTCTTATCTTATTTGGCTTAACGAATTCAATCCTTAATCCATTATTATATAAACTAGCCAAATCTGAGAATCCCTGTTGTAATCCTATATCTAATGGACTATATGAACCAATATCATTCATATAACTTCCAGTAACCCCATATGGATTTAAGGAAAATTCCTTTAGAAATCTTTCTTTTGATAAGTCTCTTAGACCAATGATATCAACTCTTCCCGGAAGCCTATGTTCATCAATATAGTAAAAGTTCGATGGTACTCCATCATCAGCTCTCGCAACTTTATCCCTACTTGGTATTAATACATATTCAATTTGGTGAGGATATAATCTACTAAATGATGGCAATGTAATAGGTTTAATACAATTATCCCACCAAGTATCTTTATTGATTTCTTTAGGTAGATTCATCAATCTAGTACCAAGACGTCTCTCCATCTTTTTTATTAAGTCACTAATGTTATTATCATACATCCTCGGTTCACCTCACTACTAAATTAAAGAGTCGTATATTTGTTTAGTCACATAATCTTCCAATCTAATTACGATTTTTTCATCATCATTAGCTATAGTCATATATTTACCATCTTTAGAAACTGTTTGAATTGGGAAAGCATATTCTAATAAGTTTGTAATTAGCTTAACTTCTTTAGATTCAGATGTAATAAATTCTTTTACAGCTGCTTCCTGTAATAGTATTAATTCACATGATTCTTTTAATGATTTCGATTCTGAAGGTGTTCCACCTAATATCTTAGTCATATAAGCTGTCTTATGACTAGGGAATACTACCCAGTCCCATGTGATTATTTTTAGATCTCTTACACATGCACCTTTTGATGTTTGTTCAAGTCCACCTAAGGCTCTCATAGAGAATGCTGGTATAAGTCCACCATACACGATTTCATTATGAAATGCTGTTCCAACAGGCATATAAGATGCTCTCACAATACCCATAACCTGCTTGCCTTGAGTCCATGTTTTGACAATTGCATGAGAAGCTCTGTCTTGAATTACTTTAGCCTGTCTAGCTAATGATGGATCATCTGGATGGGCTACTTCCCCATATAGTCCCTTTGTGTTGATTAATTCTGTTAATCTGTCATCGTTCAATGCAGGGAATAATGTTTTTTGTTCATATATTCTTCTATTTCTATTTAACCAATCAGCATCGATAAGTCCAGTTTCAATATGAACTCTATCCATACCCTTCTTATCGATACCATCATCAGCTTCCTTCAAAATTCTCATTTTTGTTTCTGGAACAAGAGAAGTTTCGTTTATTATATACATAGCATTTAATGATTTGCTCATGATTTTTCCTCCTTAAATAACATTATTAGATAGTTTAAACTATAAAAACGTACAGCGTAGCTATAATGAATTAAAAGACAAAACATCTAAATAAATGAAATAATTAGGAGGAAATATAAAATGAGTAATCCAGAATATTTAAAATTAATGACTTTCTTTGTTAAACCAAGCGTAACTCCCCTAACTAAAGAAGCTATTAGGAATCTTTTAGATACAGATAAACCATTGGATTTAAAATCTACTATAAATCATTGGAGAGAATATGACCCAGATCCAAATCTAGCATTCGGAATGTTGATGAACCGAATAAATAACGCTGATAAAGAACTTGAGAATTCATCTATAGAACAAATAGATGAAAAAACTCTAAAATATTTTAATAACATAGACCAGTTCGATATTAAAACAGCATTACGAGATACATCTTATTGGTGTGCTGAATTTGATGATGAGCTTAGTGTTGTTAAACAGGCAAAAGAAAAAATATCTGAATACCTAAAGCATCTATCAGAAGCACATATCTACAGAAGTAATAACGATAAGATGTATAAAAAACTAGATTTCTTTTCTTATACAGAAACGTACAGAATGTATGAAGACGAAGAATTTGCTTATGAAGGTATATATGCTATGGTAGAGGCTTTAGATAAATTATATTCTAAAGTACCAGTACATAACAAGATTACTTTATTTACTGAATTTGCTTTTGATTTAGTAAATAGAAAGGCTTTACCGATATCAGAAGATAAAGCAGTAGGTGTTATTAGAGAATACTTCTATCATCAGCGTAATATAAATGAAGATACAATCGAGATATACGCTAATAAAAGTTTAGTTTATAAATCACAAGATGGAGAGAATCCTGCATTTATAACACAAGCTGATGATTTAAACGATTATGACGATGATAATTTACTATTTGAAGCTGTAATTGGAATACATGAATCCAAAAAGAATATAGGTAAGTCAGCATCTCCAGCTAAAAAGAAAAATCCTTACACAACTTTAATGGAATACTTCAGTAAAGGTTCTAAGGTAACTAAAGAAGGATTAAAATCAGTACTATACAGTATTTATGGTACTAATTCCGATTCTATAATTAATGATACCCCTAATTTATTAGGTGTAGTGAGAAGGGGGTTAACTGTTGTTGGAGCAGCATCATTATCGCTTTGGTTAGTATTACCAGTATTATTGATTGATATGGCTTTTGCTAATAAAGTTGATAAAGAACAAACTGGCAAACTTTTAAAGAAAGTTCAGAAAGAACAATCTAAGGTTAAAACTCAATTAAATGACAGCAAAATTTCTGATAAGAAAAAAGAAAATCTAAAAGAATACCAGAAAGTTCTAAAACAACAAGAAGAACGTATTAGATCTCATAGAACTCAAACTATGAGTGAAAGGGAAAATGATAAAGAGTTGTATGATAACACTGATACTGATGACGAATTTGATTTTGACCTAGATGAAATGTGTTCACCTGAAGATGACAGATTGATTCCAGTTCAGGAAGAAGCTGAAATCATTTTAGAATATTGTGATATGGACTTAATGACAATGGTCGTTGCTGTTGCTGAAGCTACTGATGAACCTACAGAGGTTTTTCTAGAAAAAGCTAAAATCGTTGTTAAGAAAACCAAAGAAAATATGCAGAAAAGAACTTTTGCAGATAAAATAAAAGATAAAAAAGATGAAGCCTTAAAGAATATGGATGAAAATAAACGTAAGGCTTACATTAAATCTAAAGAAATGAAAACTGGTACAAAATTAGTTGCTAATCAAATAGCAACTAAAACTAAATCTATAACTGAGAAGGAAAAAGAGCTATCTAGAAAACTTGATGACCAAGTTGATTTAACGATGATGAAAGTTAAAAAAGGATTGGAAAATAATAGAAGAGATGCTGTTATTAAAGGTTCTATCGTCCCATCGTTCAGTAAAACTGTAAAGCTGGGGATAGTATTAGCCGGGATTGCTGCTATTGACCCAGTATTAGGTGTGATAGGGGCAGTTGGTGGATTATTAGCTTCTAAGAAGTTAAACGACCGTCAGAAGTTTTTATTATTAGATGAAATAGAAATTCATCTTAAAGTTACAGAAGAAAAAATAGAGAAAGCTAAATCTAGTGGAGACACTAAAGCTTTAACTGACTTATATAGAATTCAAGCCAAATTAAGACGTGAAAAAAATAGAATTAATTATGGTAAACGTGGAAACTATATAAGAACTATGGATGACGGTAAAGACGAAGATTAAAAAAAAAATAAATCAGGGTATGCGTTATGCATACCCTAATCTTTTTTAAAAATTTATTTATTGATAATCTTTGTTTTTGCAAAGAATTGGTCAATCCTTTCACATGTTGAAATAATATTCGAAGCACAGAGAGAAAACTCTTGTTCTGTTGTTTCTAATTGATTCATCAATGCAAATTGTCTTAATGATGAATTTAATATGTACTTAAAGTAATTCCATGTATTAGAATCTCTCCTGTTTATTAAATCTTCGATATTGATCAAGTTCATTGCTTGAGTTAAGAATATTCCGTAATTGTTATAAGGGATTTCTTTCCCCTTAGCTAACACATTTGCATATGTCAGTAAATCTGTTTGTACTAACGTACGGATAATTCCCGGAACATGACCAGTATTACACTGACCAATGTTTTCCACATACTTATTTTCTGGTATTACTGCCACTCCATTTAATTCTTTTAACTTTGCCATTATAATCCTCCTAATTGTTTGTCTAACGACATTTCTTGTTGTTCCCCTCTGGGAACTCTTGAGCTTACTTTAGTCATAATATCTGATTGAGAATTACTTCTCATATCTGTATTGAGTCTTATTCTCTTAATCACATTAGGTTTCCCTATATAATTAATCATTATTTGTGCTGATTGGAACATGTTAAATCCATCTATGTAATACTTAAATCCCATAAATGAACTCACTGATAAATCTATGAAAGTTAATTTACCTCCTAAATTTATCCTAATCCCTTCAACCCTTCTATCAAATTCATCCACAATACATGGAGTAAATTCTAAGATAATATTATTAAAAGTTTTTAACTGTAATGGTTGTAAATTTTGCATATATACAGTTAATTCTTTTTGTTTATTATATACAAAAAGATTCTTATATTTAGTATCTAAGAACCATTTCATACAATTATCTAAAACCATTCTTAATGGTATCATATCATTTGCTGTAATTTGAATCCATGGTTTTTGACCATCATATTTAAGCATTTCTATTGTTAAATATGATTGAAAGTTTCTCTTTAATGAAATTAAATCACCAGCATTGTTATACTTATCTCCATCATAAACATATTCAGTATGATAATGATTTCGATTATTTGATTTATCTTTTCTAGCTAATGATACATTAAATCGCAATAATGCATTATTCCCTAAGAAACATACATCATCACTAATTTTTTCATACTGAATGTTATCCATTACAAACTCCTTAAATCATATTACATTATAGTTTTACCAAATATAAAATATGATTTTAGGGCTATTTATTATGGATAAGTTCCACGGGTTCTGTTTTATATGCAACTAATAAAGGTTCATTAAGTTTCTTAATTTTGTCCTTATATACAAGTTCCATTTTCTCTATGATATCTAATTTATATCTAGATATCATTTCTTCAAGGGATAATGTTGGTAATTCATTGAAGGTTATTTTACCTAAATAAAATCTATTAAGATGACCTTTAACTATTACAACAAATCCATAATATTCATCCCATACTTTAACAGATACATTTTTGTCATCAACGATGTCTGGGGTGAGTTCACAGTTAGTTAAAAAATGCGATATTATTGTATCATCCTTAAAATAATTATTAACTAGATTAACTGCTTGAATGTAATTCTTTATTACTTCTTTTGTGATTTTCGTTTTCATATTTTTATTGTCTCCCTTTCTATCTCCTTCGTTATTTTAATATTTCAATTATTTCCTTATTAAATTTAATCCATATGATTGGAAACCATCTATATGCAAATTTATCTGCATATAATTCATTATATAAATTGTGATATCTAATCACTGAATTTAATTTAGGTTTTGTTCCGCTTAACATTAATCCTGTTGCGTTTGAAATCATAGTAGCCTGAAATGGATTTTTAAATAATGTACATTGGTCGACGTGACCAAATTCATGTAATGTACTAAATAAATAGTATGCAGAATAATGTAATTCTAATGATATTTTCATATCATTAAAATAATCAGATAATCCAAAATGTTTATTATCCATCAATTCTGATTTATCACCCTTACTGAATTCAGTTTTATCATACAATTCTATTATATGATGATTATTGGTTGAGCTAGTAGATACAACAAATCTGCTTCCATATTCATAATCAATATTCATTGAATCTAATTTTATTATTTTTTGTATTTCAGTTACCAAATTAATGATTTGTTTCCGTTGTGTAATATTAAGAGTTTTCAATTTTTTCTCCTTTATTATAAATTTCATTCTATTCATAGCTATAATATATACTTATTCTAGGATTTATTTACAGGTAGTAAAAACATTAATATAATGAAAATCAACCTAGATATAAGGAGGTTTTAAGAATGGGTTTAAGTAGATTAAATGATCTCGAGATACTTGGTCAATTGTATGTGCGGGAGTTTATGAATAAAGCAACACTTACTACAGAAGGTGTGGTACAGTTAACAAGTGATTTAAACAATGTCAGCGAAACTTTAGCTCTAACAGCTAAGGGAGCAAAGGTATTAAATGATGCAATTAATGACAGAGTTAAAAAAGCTGGAGATACTATGACAGGAGTTCTGTCATTATTTAGTGGTGCAAATTTATTACACGCTACAAATAAAATGAGTATCAATGCTCAAGATTCTGCCATCGGTAATATCAATCAATTGATATTTAGTAATCATGCAACCAGTGTTTCTGGAATGGGTATATTATTCCTAAAAACTGATAAAATCGCAGGTAGTACTAATGTTGCTGATTATGATAAGATGCGAATACACAATTCAATCCCATATTTTAATGACTTTGAATTAATATACCAGAATCCTGTAAGTAAAGATACAAGTTATTACACGAAAACTGGAACCGATAATGCAATTACTGCTGCTTTAGCTCAACTTGTTGATGGTTCTCAAGAGACATTAAATACGTTAAAAGAATTAGCAGATGCTATTGGTAATGACCCTGATTTTGCTGCTAATATAGCTACTGAAGTTGCTAAAAAATTACCTAAAGCCGGTGGTACAATGACCGGTGATATAATTTTAGAGAATGCAGTTAAATTAATTTTTCAGGATATTGATTCATTTATACATAAGTACAATAATGATACCATTTTGTATAGTACTACTGGGGCTGGCGGTCATCTATTTAATAATAATGTGAGTGTCGAAGGTGATATTTATACACTTAAAACTGTTGATGGAAATGTGATTAAATCAAAAGTATGGACAGTCGACACATTCAATCCAAGTGAATATTTCAAAAAGAGTGACGATTTTGAAATCACTGGTCCAATTATAAATAATGGAGTTGCTGGTGTAAGTAATACAATATTAGATTTTGGTTCACATACACCAACTGTTCCAGAGACAGATTATTACTGGAATATAAATTATTTAGGTGCTAATTCTGGAGTAGCTGGTAATCAATTTGAACTTAAATCAAATATCGGTGCATCATTATTATTTGACCATCAGGGTGATTTAAGAGTTTCTAGGGATATATATACAAACGGTGACAGAAAAGTATGGGATTCTGAATCATGGAAACCAGATGCTTATCTTGGAGCTATTAGTATTATTCAATTAGGTCAATATATTTCTTTAGGAGACCATACAGGTGCTGGACCATCAGATTTTGGTATAGTTGATTTGAGTGGTGAAATCCAATCAAAATTACTTATACACAATGTACCTACAGGTGAAACCGCCAAATTACTTTCTATGGAATTATCCACTAATAGTGGAACCCTATTTACTGAAATGATGACATTACTCCAAAACGGGTTATTGAAAATTAAGGGTGGTGTTGAAACAACAGAATATAAGTTTTCTGAAAGTAATAGTAAGATTGCTTATAATAAGGTAACAAACTGCTTGGAATTTATAGTTAAGAGGTGATAAAACAATGAGTCTGTTAAACTATTATCCGTTAAACGGAAATGGCAATGATGTAGCTATGAACTATGGATTCTATATAGATCCAGATTCGCTAACTTACGTTGATTTTGGTATTGGCAAAGGTGTAAATAGTGATATGATAATCGGGGAGCCACAAAGTCAATATAATATCAATATTAATGAATTTTGTATTTCATTCCTCTATAAATTTCCAAGCGATATACCAGTAGATGGCGGACAAATATTTTTTAGTGGTAATGTTGGTATAGTTTGTTATCCTGATAAAATTGAAGTTTATAAAGGATTCGAATACGAGCATGGTTCTGAGAATACCCCATTTACAAAAATGGAATACACAGGTATATCATTGAGTGATTCTATTCAATTTTTTACAGTTGGATATGATGAAGATAATGTGCATTTATTCATGAATGGTAAGCACATACAGAGTATGCCTAATACAATAAAAAGTGAACCCATAAGATTATTCGGGTTTATAAATATTGGGGTGGTGAGTAATATTTGGACATATGATGAATTTCCGTCTGATAAAATTATTATGGAGATGTATAAAAATAAACTTTTCCAGTATGATTTTGATGTGAATTTAAATATGTATCCAAATATGTTAAATAAAGTAAAAAATGGTAATACTGAACGAGGAATTTTATATTGGGAATGTGGGATTGATAATATATTAGAAGAATCTTATATTAACCATGGAAATCAATCCATTAAGTTCTTTAAGTTGTCCAGAGATATAGGAACTGGGGTTTCTATGAAACAAACAGTAACTGATTTGGATTCTTTAAAGAGTTACTGGTTAACTTATAATGAATTCGATTCAAATGCGAATATCATCGTTCATAGAGAAATTCTTATAAGCAATGTATCAACATATGATGTTATTATAACATCAGAAAACAGTGAATTGCTTATAAATGAGATTATGGTTAATGAGATGCAATCCATTCCATATATATCATATATACCAGCCGAATATGTTACAAACGAGATACAAGTACGCCCATGTGATATTAGTCAAATTGAATCACAAATTCAATTAACACCGAATGTACCTATATGGGATAAAAAAGGATTTTATGGTGATGGCTCCTTAAAATTAGAAAATTCAAAAATTATATTTCCAACTGGATTACAATTATTGGGTGGAAGTTATATAATCAAATCGACATGTATGTTTACTAAATTTGCAACTAATACACCGTTGATGTTATTTCATTTAGGAGATGCTATTCCGATATCATTATCAATTGTATCAGGTAATTTAATGCTAGGTGATGTAAATTTGAATCATACTCTGGATTTAAATGTTTGGTATTCATTCACGATAGTAGTCATAAATGCAGCAGAGATGAAACTCTACATTAATGATATGCTTATCGGTACATATGCATTTCCTATGTCATGTTTCAGAATAAAAAATTTCGGATTTAATGATGAACCAGATTGTACTGGATTAATAGATGAAATATCAATGTATTATCATCACAAACTATTATCCGAAGCTGAGATTAATGAGATGTATTTGGATAGTGAATTGGTGGCAGTAATCGATAATAATGGCGGCATATGGGCAAAGGGGTTTACTCAACAAAGAGGTAATATTGGAGATGTGAAGTTAGCTGTAGATGCTGATAAACGAATTCTAAACCTACCTCAATTACGTGAAGTTGGTAGAAACAGTCGTTATATTAGGGTAATATGTGATGATACTGTTGATACTATAACGCCTAGATTTATGGAAATTAGTAAAATTGAATGTGTGGTTGATGGTAATATAATAAAGACTATTTACGGTACTCATATTTCAAATGAATCTGGAGAATTGATACTAGAATTTGATTTGGGTGCAGTTTATAACGTGGAAATATTTAGAGTTTACTTCAATGCATATACCAACACAACTGAATATGTCAATAAAAGATTTTCTGTAAGTGTTGATAATGATAAATGGAGCTCCAATTATTATCCACATGATACTAAATCTAAAACCGAACAAGTTAATGTTCCAACAGAATTCCTAATGTATGATAACATAGTACATGTTGATGGAGATTCAAATATAACAAATGCTTATAAAGTTTATAAATTGTAAAAAAAAAATAGAGTAGACTTATAAGTCTACTCTAAATTTAATTCATATTTTTTCATCATCTCTTGATTTACCACATCAACTGAAGCAGCTGAGTCCATCTTCACAAATCCAAATTTTTCAACAATCTCATCATCTAAATAAGTAAAATAAATTATTGACTTAGCTTGTATTGTTGATAAAGTTTCTTTAATAAACTTTTTAACAACTGCACAATCTTCATCAGTTAATTCATCCATGAGTGTATAGTTAAATACTAATTTGCCATCATGGTTTTTACCGATGAATATGTCTCCAAGATATTTTTTATTTATACCATTTTGGTCAACTTCCATGATACCATACATATACGTGTATTGTGAATCATCACCTGTTTGATTATTTAATTCATTTTTAATTACAGCTATCATTATTATTCCTCCTTATTTAAAATAATATTAAAGGGAAGAAATTTAATCTTCCCTCAATATATTGTTTACCGGGTATTAATTTTTGTAACTAGCCGATTGAACCTGTTCTTATCTTATGATATTTCACAAGGAAATCAGGGTTATTATCAGCAAATACTGCCATTTGATGATTTAATAAGAGATAGATTATATCTGTATAGATTGCATCTATTTCTTCTGCTGTTAATTTTTCAGCACCATCCCATGAATAAACACGGTCTTCTGTGAATCCATCATAAAGCTTGGATAGTTCCTCAAATGTACGACCATGTTGGTTAACGCAGTATACAACAAACATAGATGCCGCAACACCTAAATCTGGACAGTCAAGAGCTTCTCTCTTTTTACGTATAGCGATTAAATATGGTTTATATTTTTCTATAAACTGTGCTTTCGTCATTTTCATAAACAATTCCTCCTTAGGATTTAATTACAATAATGTTGAAAATAATAACTATATATTTGATATCTTTATATTAAGTTAAACTATAATATAATGATTTCGATATAGGAGGAAATATGATATGAAACATTTAGTTATATTGGATTCTAGTTTTGGTATGAATACGGTTGGTCATCAAAGTCCAGAACTAGAAGATGGTAGACGCATTAAAGAAAATACATTTAATAGAAGTGTAGTAAGAAAAATTGATGCCATATTAGAGCATTATCAGGATATAGACGTAGTGATATTAAATGGCGAGAAAACAGAAATCACTAACGAAGAAAAACGGTCTAGAGCTAATCTGGTTATAAATTCATTTGAAAGAAATCATGGGTTTACTGGAAAACAGGTACTAGTATCAGTAACTACTGGTATTACCAATTCATTATTATGGACAAATGAAGGTGGAACATTGATTAAATATTTTGGTAACCCAACTGGATTTCCAGAATTGATGCATGACTCGTTACACCATTACACTCAATTGGAAGATAAAGGATTAATTACAATAACTAATTCACCGTTATTGCACCTTAAACCTTCCGGAGTAATATGTCAATGTGCTTACATAGACAATAAAAAAGAATTGAATCTGATACTTAGTGACACCTTCAAAGCACAGTGTGCCGAAGGTATGGTAGATGCAATTTTGAAATACTTCGAGATTGAGAAGACTCATCCACTCACAATCGAAAGAGATCTATATAAGGCTCCGGTAGTTGAACCACCTAAAGTTGACACAAAGGTTAACCTAGAAGTGACACCTACTAATACTTATATAATGAGTGGTGATCCACTATTATTATCTATGGAATTGATTAATTCTAAAATATCTAGATTAGAATACAAAAATGCTGTTAACGGTGTTAGCGAACGAGTTGTTGCTAGTGAAAATAAGATTAACCAGATTTATCAAAACGATATACTTGTAATTGACGGAAAGGTTATAAATAATCAAGCTGCAAATTTTAGCAAATTTGGTTCTCCACAAGGAGTATTTGTAATCTATAATTCAGGTCTTATCGAGTTGAAACGTTATAAACGTGCTGAAGAAATAGTAAACCTAGCTGATGTTAGATTAGCTGTTGGTGGTGTTAGTTTAGTGAATAGATTTGATAATAGATTCAAGTTTAATCCAAGTTTAGAGGGATATAAGATCGGAATTGCTAGAGATACCGGAGAAGAAGTTGATACTACTGGTATATTAAAATCTGGTAAGAAAACTATTCTTGGATACAATAAAAAGAAAAATCTTATTTATCTAATTTGTAAAGCTGACATAGCCATCACAAGTGAAAATAAAGACGACGTTACTTTATCAAAACTGGCTTTAGATTACGGTTGTGATATAGCTATAGCTGTAGGTAATGCTGGATTTATGATAAATAACGGTAATTTTGTTTTTAAATCTGATGACCAAGATATAGAAACAGGTAATGTATTAGTATTTAAATAAAAAAGAAGAGTAGGAATTAATTCCTACTCTGTATTTTATTTCTTGTCAAAAATTCAAGTAACAGTTTATTTAACTCAAAGTTTACTGCTGAAAGGGTATCTTTTATTAGAACTGATTTTTGCGGTACACCATTTAACATGATTTCATTATTATATCTATCCACTCGTTTTATTGCAATGGAATTACCATTAAAGTGTATCACCTCGGCGGTACGGCTATCAAGCATTGCAAACTGATGTAATATATCTTTCGATATCCTTATCAATAAGCCAAATTTATCTGCTTTATCGTCATCCTCATCAGTTAATTCATCTGCATTCTCTAATAATACGACTTTATCTTCTGTCTTTGATGTCACGGGTTGAATATCATTTCCTGAACCTATCAACCATTCATTGATAACTACAGGATCATTCTTATAATTTCCGCTCACATTCATAAATTGTATCAAACAATTATCAGTAATATTTGACAATATAAACATAGCTATTCTGCCCATAACAATATCGAGTGTACATTTTTCACCATCGGTTTTCAAATCACCCACAATAAATTGTGGTTCCAGTGTTCTTTTAACCCCCAGTGTTTCTATTTTTGACTCACTTGCAATACCAATTGCTGTCTGTTTATCTAATCCAATAATACTGTATATTTCTTTCAAATAATTTAGTATCTCTTGTAATTGTTTTATCATTTATCGATTTCTCCTCTATTTATTTCTATAACTGTGCTCTTTCTTCCATCAGCTACTATTATATATGGGTCTTCTGGATATTCATATATCACCGTATCCTCATTTTTCATCACAATACGAACCGCATGAATGTTATTCATTACGTTTGAAATTAAGAATAGAGAAACTCTACTATATATATTATCATGTATAGAGCTTGAATCATTAATATCATCATCAATGAAAAAGTATCCATCTACATGTTTTGTTATTTTCATTTCTTTAGTGATGAAATTGGATTTATTATCGTACATTACCTGTACAAAAATAGATTTATTAGGTTCTATATCATCCATAGTAGAACTTAATTTTGATATAATATCATATGTTTTAATTGTTATCATAAATGCCTCCTAAAGTTAATTTAAATCCATGAAGTAAGCCCAATATTCTGCTCAGGTTCTTTCGATCTATACTTTCTAAGCAAGAATAATTGACGTGGAACATTGTTTGGATTACTATGTGGTTCAATAAACCAATACGATAAATCCATCTTTGAATCGCTAACTTCTCGTTGTGTACTAAGAACTACAGAATAGCTGCGTAATTCAAAAATGTTTCTAATCATAAATAATGACGCTTGTGCAATTACCCCAGATTTAGTATATTCTATATTATTGATTTTATATAAATCGTCAGTTTCTTTGAATACTGAAAACCCAATAATTTCTTCTGGTGTCATCGATTTAATTGTAATATCCATAGTAGCACCATTCATAATTGTTTCTATGTTATCCCCTACTGCTACTACTATTTTTTGTATTTGATCTAGATGTGCCATTTAATTTCTCCTTATGAAAATTAGATACTCATATTAAATTCATCGGATTCATCAAATACAAATGTCTCCATTATTGTATTTAGAATTCGTTTCTTAATATCCCAATCATCGAGAACTTCTTCCCAATCATCGACAGTAAATCCATCCGGACATGTTTTTTGGATGTATAATATAGTTTCACCGACACTACTCTTTACTGTAAATTTGACAGTTTCGTTGATATTCATATCAGCAAGTGTTTGGTGTAATTCATACATACCTTCCACTAATGCCTTCCCTCGATTGATAATTAGTGATTGAGTTATATCTGATACTGGAACATCTTCATTTCCATCTTGCGGTGAACATATAAATTTCCATTCAGATATACTATCAATTGGGCGTCGTGTTAATAATCGTATGAATATTTCACACTCAGTTTTTTGGATTTTAATATAGGAATGTATAAATTCATTTATTTTATCCTGCAATTCAACACTGAATACTCCATGATCTAAATCACCAAAATTTATTGTAAATGTATCGGTATTCAATTTACAAATATCCATATAACCCTTAACCATATTTGGATTACCTATAGTTAATGTCACTTCTTTACGATTTGCCATATTTTTTAAATATTCATTAACTTGTTCTATAATTTCTTTAATTTTTTCTTCCATTTTATTTCCTCCTATTGATAGATGTCAAATCTCATCCAATTATTGTATTTGTAACCAAAATTACATCTCAATTTTTTACCCTTAAATAAATAAGAGTTATTAAAGTATTCTCTAATAGCGTCGACTAATTTAAAGAAGTCAATTTCATCCTTATCCTTTATCTTAAAGGATATTGTTAATAATTTAGGATTACTAGTTAGTTTATAAAACTTAATTCTAGCATTTAAAATATTAGAATCGAATTCCTGTATTTTAGACTGTTCAATATCTAATAATACATAAGTTGGATTATCAATAACATCTGATTTACCCATATGACCGTTCATATATTTCCAAAATCCGGCTTTAATATTATAGACATCTTGTTTGGATATCTTCATCTGTTGGTCCATTATTTCCTCCTTACTTCTCACAGCATCATAGCTAATAGACATTAGTGAGTTATTATTCTATCTGAAGAATAATATCAAATACAATTATTTTATCTATCATAGTTATAATATATACTTAAAATTTTCTAGTTTTACAAAGAAAAGAGTAGAAATTAATCTACTCTTATTTATGATCAAATATAATAGTAACTGTATTGTCTGGATGAATTTTAATCGTGATAAATAATCTTGTTTGTTCATTAATGATCATACCTGTACCATCATCAAGTGTTTTCATTATGCATTGTGAGAATTTTATTTCATTATGCTCAGTTATTTTTGCCATTAAATCATCTCTCTGCATTATATCCCTAATCTCAACATCCGAACACCCTAAAGCATATAACCAGTCAGGTTCTACCTGAATAATTTGTGTCCATGCTGTGATATTCGGTAAAAGTTCAGCTCTAAGGATTCCCCCAGAATTTTTATAGGTCACTGAATGAACCCTGTGTGAGAAATTCATTTCCTTTGCAACCTCAACTGGTACCTTTATAGTATCTGGTAACATTAAGAATTTATTAACGTTATCAAAATACTTTGATAACATAATTCCTATTAATGGTATAGGAATATATTCTTGAATACGATAGAATGCAAATAGATTTTTAATAACAAAATCTCTATTAATTTCGTGCCCGTCAATAATCATCATAACTTCTTCATTATCTAATATAGCTATTGTATTTATTTTGTCATTATCAAAATATGTCACATGAAGTCTTAATTTATGATCGTAACCAATACGTATATCATAATTATCCACAATATGATTATCTCTTGTATTTATTATAAATTGCACTGGTGATGACATAAGTGCTCTTTTCTTTATATCATACCATTTTTTCTTCTCATAAACCGCATAAACAACATGCATTGTGCTCAATAATGAACTACCGAATATTTGTTTATACATCTCAGATAGAACTGATTCAACAAATCTGTATGCATTAATTTCCATTAGATTCATTTCATCGCCAATATTCATTAACAAAGCTTGTTTATGATGCGAATCTTTTAACGTTTTAGTTATAAGAATCATTTTAAGACGCATTGATGGTGATTTTATGTAATACATATTAGTGAATTCGTGAAAATCCACGTAACTAAACTTTTCACAACGGTGCTGTCTCAATAAATTATTTGCGAATTCTGGATCGATTTCTGTATAACTTAAATCAAATCCTATGTTTTTAATTTTACACTCCTCATATCTCGGTGTTATGTATATTGCAGCCATAGTTATTCTCCCTTTATCTATTTTTTGTTTGTGTAACCTCAATCTTGATATTTTTTATAATCACATAAGTTATTACTGCGAGTATAACTGCGATAATTACTGAAGGTAGTAGAGCGTGTAATCTACCTAATTTCATAATCAAAAACTCAACACTAAATGATAATATCACATTTGCGAATATTAACGTTGTAATGAATACCAATAACCTGTTTCTTTCTTTATTCATTTTCTTTTTTCTATTATTTCCCATAGTTTTAATCTCCTCAATTACACTCGTATTTGATATTTTTATTTGTACCATAAACATGTAAATATTTTACCATAGTTTTAACAAATAATTGAAAATCTTCTTTAGTATATACAATAAATAATTGGTCTTCATCATATAAACCGTCTCGTGATGTATTCATATCAATTACTGGTATATTAATAGATGAGTCTTTTGTCATCCCGTTTAATATATCATATCGTTCGCCAGAATCATCAAAATTTGGCTCAAATGTACAACTATTTACTACCCAATCAATACCATTTATATTTTCACAATTAATGGATAATTCTCCTTCAGTATTACCAAATTTGTCACATTTGATATACATAAATGGAGTTGGTAATTTTAAAAATTCGTTTCGCTTAACTATTTTCATTTATTTCCCTCCCTATATTATTCTCATATTTATGATATATACTTATAACGGATTTTTAAGGATGACAAATATTATTTTTGACTTTTTTCTTTTTTGGCTGCATTTTCTTTCGTATCCACGAATTTTCATATAGTCTTTCGATAGTATAAACAATTTCTGTATTAACCTGTTTTGGAGACATTGGCATAACTACATAAAAATCATCACCGAGAAGAAACCTAGTTAATTCATTGAGTGCTACTTGGGCATCCATAGGTGGACTACATATACCATAATCAAAATCTTGATTTTCTGTAAGAGACAAAATTCTTTCAGCCGTTTCATCTTTCATTTTTAATTCCTCACTTTTTATATATAATAAACTTTAATATTCATATTTGTATCACTAAATACCTTATGAATAAGTTTTCTAACTCTATTCCAATTTAATTTATCTAATCTACAACCAATCTTTGGCATAGCGATATCGGTAATACCAAAATGGTTACAGAGTATTTTCATTTTATATAAAGATTCTTCTAAAGTTTTGTAGGTAGGTTTATGAAAATATTTGTCTTTAGTGACCAGATTTATTATCCTTCCAACTATAAGGCAGTTTGGGAAAACACCGTATTGAGACTGATATCTAGATAACAATATCTCTTTTATATGAAATTTATTCTCTATATCAAGTGCTATGCCTGCACCAAGTTTATAATCAGATGATATACAATGGGCTATAAAGTAACTATCAAGGCAAGTAAATAAATCTTTATTAATCTCCTCATATATCATATAACCGCACCTCCTATTCAATAGAGTGTTTTCGAAAAATTAGAAAATAAAAATAAGAGAGCTAATTAAAGCTCTCTCGAATTTAACCACGTTGCAATACTATGTAGTGATTTAAATGTCTTTCCACCATTCTTCTTGACCATTTCCCCAACTTTTTTAAGTGATTTTAATTGACCTTCATCAAAGGTCTTATCACCATCACTCTCAAGCACGCAGAATAAAGCCTTTTCTGGACGTTTATTACTATCATCAACTATTTCGGCAATAGAATAAACCCCAGTCATTTTAGGTGTAATTACGTATAATACATAATCACATACTTCTCTTTGATGAAGTTCTTCTTTATAAGCTTTATCATCCCAATTTTCTACAACTGGATTGAAATAATTAATCTTTAATAGTGGTATTAATTCATCTCTCCAAGTGGACTCATTACATGTTCCACCCAAAAACACTTTACTCATTTTGAGACCTCCTTATTCTTATTTTGAATATAGGTCTCGCCCTGAATTACATAACCTAATATTTCGTAGCGTTTCTTATGTTGACTCTCGATAAATTCTTGTGCCTTTTTAACTTTCTCAGCGGGGAATCTATCTTCATCATATATTATACCTTCTGGATCATCTCTGCAATCCAATATTCCATCAAGTTTTTGATTTCCATCATCATCAATTTTAACTGCTAATGCCAATCCTAATGGATGTAAAAATGTTCTATTAAGTTCTACTAATAGACCCATCTCTCGGAATTCTTTAATGTCTATTTTCTTAGTTTCATTATCCATTAATATTCCCTCCTATGGATATTATTTTATTTCCATAAAGGGTTATCCTGAATTCTCATTGCTATGATCATATTTCTAACCATATCTTTAGTCATATCGATAGTGCCATCAGTGTTTCCTTTGATTATCCCTCTATCAACAGCTTTCTGTATTTCGTCCTGATAGAACTTATCAAATTCGTCAATTTTCTTATATCTTTTATTTTCCTGCTCAAGTGTTGCTACTTTTTCTGCAAGTTCCTTAACTTGTTTAAGTAATTCATCCATAATAACCTCCATGTTATATATTGTTCCGACTTTTAAAGATGCGATATCATGATACACTAGTGGATTTATCCATACATTAGATGTATTTCTAATACCATAATGAAGATGAGAGCCAAAACTGTAACCAGTATTACCCATAATTCCTATAGGCTGTCCAACTTTAACAATAGTGCCAACCTTTACCAATCTTGATGATAGGTGGCAGAAATAATGCTTGTGTTTATCAGGGGATTCTATTGCAACATAATTACCCCATTGCCAAGTGATGTTACCTCTATCTGTAATCATTTGGCTGGAGACTACTTTACCAGATACTGGAGATAACACGGTTATATCTCCAACCCCTACAAAATCTACTCCATGATGATAACTACTGTCACCATTTTCTAAAATACGTGGACCAAATTTACTAGTTATTTTAAATTTCTTAAATAACATTCCTGATACACCTCCTTAATTTATATTTATCAATAAATTAATATTGATTTTCATATTGATGATATAATTCAGCCAACTTAATATCAACTTTTTGCCTTTCGGTCAATTTGTCGCTATTAAATCGTTCCTCAGATATCAGTTGCCCATTTCCATCTTTGTTTTGAATAGTGAAATAAGCTTTAACATTAGTATTACACATATTCTCAACAATAATTTGGTGCTTATTAAAATAACCAGAAATAATATACTCTGTCATCAGATTTATATATTGGTCTCTTATAATATTATAATCAGCACTCACAAATCCAAATTCAATTCGTTTAAACCCCAGATTAATTAGATTAGTTATACCTTCTTTTAAATATCCAATATTGAGTCTATTAATTGTAAAGTGGGCGATAGGATTACGCCCACTCTTAACGAAATTATTGATATTATCAACAATATAATCATAAGACCCTTTCCCTGTTCTCATGATACGATTACTATTATGAGAAACTTTATTACCATCAATCGATATACATAGCAATATGTTATACTTCTCAATGATGTCAATAACCCTATCTGAGTAAATAGTACCGTTAGTTGATGTGATGAATCTAAATTTATGATTTGGATAATTTGTCACAATATATTCACAAATATTTTCCAATCGATTTATAAACAGAAATGGCTCACCACCCAAAAATTCGACTGTAATTGTTCCAGCTGATGTCTTTTGCATACTGGTTTCAAACGTCTGTATCATTTCTTCAAGTGTGATATCTAATAGATTATTCTCATCTTCTACGTTATTGTACACATAACAATATTTACATCGCATATTACACAACTTAGTTATATACAACGTTATATGACGAAGTTTATCCATTAAAACTTTCCCTTCTGTATATTAAATTTCTTTGCTATGTTTTCATAACCAAGTTCATTTATATATCTTTCAGATGCTTTATAAAAAATTTTCAGAGCTTTACATACACCATCGATTGGTTCGCATATATCCCTTTTACCTTGTTCCATTATGGCTGCAAAACATTGTCCATAACAAACCTTATAAAGTTCACAATTTCGGCATTTTGGAGATATATCATGGGTGAAATTTTTATAAATATTAGCTACATTATGATTCTCATCAATAGTAGTAAAAATGCTTCCCATCTTAGTACGCTCTAACCGACTATTAAAGAATCTTTGACATGGATATATATCACCGTTTGGTGCTATAGCAAGTATAGTTGACCCAGCGGTACAAAAATGCATTCTTTTCTCTCTTCTAGTATTGTAAGGAAGTAATAATCCATTATCATTAAATGCTTCATTAGAATTAAATTTTTCTATTAAAAATGAAACATATTCATCATAAAATTTCTCTAGTCTTGCTAGATCATCATCAGACCATTCACAATCTCTTACAATACTTAAATTAGTTCGTCGAAATCCATCATTTATAGAATCACGAATTCCATCCATGAGATAATCAATATTATCGGGTGCAATCATAGATTTAAAAATACGAGATCTAAGTGGAACATTATTTACCTTACAGTATGTTTTTATTGCTTTTAGACAGTCATCATAACTTCCTTTACCATTACTATAAACCCTACAACGGTCATGAGTAGTACGACCTCCATCTAATGACATACTGATTCGTATATCTTTATCTCTTAAATATATTAATTTCTCTTCATCTAACAAAGTTAAATTTGAGGTGGTCGCAATGGATATATTTACATTTGGATGTAAACTTTGTACCATATTAATTTTATCAACAATTCTACAGAATTTATCCCATTCTAAAGTTGCTTCACCACCAAATAGATTAATATAAAAATATTCTAAATTATTTTTAACGATGATATCATTAAAAAATGTTGGAAGTTGTTCAATAACATCATCAGTTATTGTTACGCCATTTTCCTTATCTACATAACAGTATTTACATCTTAAGTTACATTTTTCAGTAACTATAATAAGTATACTTTCAATCTTCATTACATTCTCCTTATTTTGTTAATCAATAATGAACATGGTAGCCTACCATGTTTAAGGTGTTAACTACACCCAACCCAATCTCAGGTGCATGTGCAGCAATCGCAATCACATGCACATCGATCACAAGTACATGCACATCGATCACAGTCACAGTCACAGTCATTACAATTACATGAACAATAGTTATTATATATCGCAGTAGCAGCAGTTTGTGCTGCCGAAAAAATAGCTGGATAAATCAGTTTACCTGCTTCAAAGTTTATTAATGTACTTAAATCAGCTTTCGGATTGACATATGCATTAGCATTTGCTGCTGTTAAATTATTCTTAATTGATAAAAATAATGCTGACATAACTTTCTGATTAGCTACAGCTGCCGTAGTATCAGCAGCTTGACCAACTCGTGTTCTGGCATTATTAACAGCAGTAACAACAGCAGTTCCATCAGCCGCCAATATCGCTGTACCTTTAGTTAACGCCATTTACACCACTCTCTTTCATAATAAAATCGATACTTTCATACACCATATCACTAATCGTAAACTTATAAATTCCATGTGAAATATTAGTGATATTCTTTATGATATTATCTCCAATTATAATTTTAACTGCCTCTACTGGTTTTTCCCTATAATATTGATTTAGCACTTCTCCATTGATTCCTGCTAATTCATTAATAAGTCTAACTTGAACCACATCACTACTAAGGTTCATGAAAAATCCGATACCGTATGCCTTTTCGATTATGACATCTTCATCTTGATATTCGATTTTGATTTTTATATTGTCCATATTATTGGTCTCCTTTCAATGTGGAATTTACTAGTTTAGTATTAGAGAGAAACATTCTTTCATCAGAGTGATCCCTAAAATAATATATTGCATAACTTATACTCTTGATATCATGTATTTCATCATATACCAACCCAGCATCATCTAATAATTTTACGGATATATTTTTATTATTTAATACTGCATTTTCAAGCATATCGAACTTATCACTAAATCCTATAGTGGTGATATTTTTAATTGCTAGGGAATTTATTATCATTTCAGTTAAAGTCTTAGCAGTTTCTAGTGTTTCTTTTTTAAAATAAACACCTAATACTGCCGGAAATGATGGAAGTGTTGATTCTGATAAACCTACTTCAGATATAACATCGAATACTATTACTTCAACATCATCAATCAGAATTTTGATCTTTGTCATGACAGTTACACTCTCTTTCATTCATCATAAGTGAGAATTTTTCAGTCAATAACACTTCTTGTAACTCTAACAAATGTTGTAATGTCACGATTTGTCCTTCTGTAAAATTCTCACTCAGTAATCTTCCCATTTCCTGTAAAATAACAATAGAGTTTTTGTCAGGTTTATTTATTTTTCCGAATAATTCCTCATAAACATAAATTGACAATTCTTTCTCAATTTCTAAGAGTTTACAATTTTTTGGAAAACCATATGCAATGTTTCCATTATGATTATAATTAATAGCCATACAACTTCTACAATTATAATTATCACAGTCCGAACAAGCTTTATATCCAATCATATATTTTCTATACAATTCTTCATATTGCACACATTTTGATTTATCAACCCCATCAAATACTGAACCGATTTTAGTATCTGGATCGGTTAAAAATCCATGACATGGATACACATCACCATTAGGGGTAATAGTGCAATATGATACTCCGGCACCACAGGATTTATCAGCACGTTTATCTTTATATTGTAATGATGTAAATACATCATGTTCTTGAATACCATTAGTATTGCAATCGATGATAATATCATTTGCGATTTTTGTATATTCTCGTCTAAAGATATCGTAGTCACTATCATCCCAGTCTTCTTCATGTAATGCCATGAACCATATTTTTTTAAATCCTAATTCATCTTTGAAAAATTTGTATGTCTTATGTGCGTATGGTAATGTGGCTTTTGTTACAACACTATGCACTGATATTTTATTTTGCGGTACATTAATTCTATTAAATAAATCCCTTATCTTCTTTATAGAATTAATTATATTATTAGAAGAACCTTTTCCATTTAAATCAATTCTTTGTAGGTCATTAATTTCAGGGATAGAATCAAATGAGATTTGAATAGAAAAACTTTCAGGGCTATTTGTCCACCAATTAATCAAGAATTGTTCATATTCATCACTATATAGAACTCCATTAGTGATTAATCCAGATGTGTATACCAGATTATTTTCCTTTGTTTTCATCATAGCATAATTAAATATGTGGTTCATCACCTCAACATTTATAGTCGGTTCTCCACCAAAATATGTAATATCAATACCTTTCTTTTCATTCTCTAAAGCTTCATTAATCAAAAAATCAACAGCTTTTTCGGCTATTTCTTTTGTCATAAAGATTCCTTTACCTGTTCCCTTTTCAAAACAATAAGTACAATTTAAATTACAAGCATCTGTTAACATCACTGATGCACTTGTTAATCCTGACATTGTTTTCCTCCTTTATTTCAAGGTCTACACCTTGTATTCTTATAAAAATGTTTCAATTTGTTTTAAATAAAAGAATGGGTTGGTATTATACCAACCCCTATCTATTCATTATGAGAATCTCTATTAATTCTATTTCATCAGTAGTCTTATTTTGTAGAGATTTACCTACAATAGTACCGGGAATATTTTCTATCGATTTCATTCCTACACCTTCTATATCGGATGAAGTAATTAAATCTCCAATTTCTATCTTTCCAGTAATATATACTTTCAATCTACCAGCCAAACCAATAGGGATATAATTTTTCAAATTATCTTCATTTGATACGTCTTTATCCCCACCTAATAAGAATCCATAATTGTCAGAAACAACACCTACTATCTTTTTAGAATTAGCTGATGATGAATAACAATATGTATTAGTGTCTGGTTCTAACTCGATAATATGATTAGGTTCGTAAGTGACATCTGGTTTATGTTTCTTAAATAACTCAGCGTAGTCATTCCATACAGCATTAGTTATTAAATCCCCTTCAATCCAGACTTTTTTCATTACAGCACCCATTGACCAACCACCAACAGCTAATGCATTACTCTTGTTTAACCCAAAATTTAATGCATATGCACCCGCTCGGTGAAATGATATAAAGGCGGCTGATGCACTGTCTGAACGTATTTCTAGACCACCAGCTGCATATGCTGGTGAATAACTAACATCGGCACCACCAACAATTGCAGCTGTGAATAATCTACTACTAAGCGTTCCACCAGCAATGCCGTCTCTCCATAATGATTTATTTTTAAATCTGATATCAGTATTACCATTAGTTATTGATAATCCTACTGCTGGGAAATCACTACTACCTTGTGCAACACCCCAAACGTTATTTGGGTCTGTGTAAATACCCCAAGCCTGAGTTTCTATTCCCTGAATATCAGCTGTTGGGGTTAATCCCATGAGAATATCAGTCCAACCACCACTACTACTTTTAGATATTCTAATTCCTTCCTGATAATTATTTTCAGAAGGTTTAAGTATTAATCGTTTAAGATATGAATTACCATTAACATTTAAGCTTCCATTTACAATAGTTGAATTTAACCTACCCAATATTAAACACCTCCCGTCTCTATATTATAAATATTTATATTATTTAGCAGTTCATAATCAATACATTGATCTTTTTTATATCTTCATTTAAATCAGTATCTAAGGCTTTAGCAATTATGGTTCCCTTAGGATTATCCAATTCCGATTTCATTCCTACACCTTCTATATGTGAAGATGTTATTAAATCTCCAGCCTCTATAGGTCCTATTACCCAAAGCTCAACTCTCCCTGCTAAACCAACGGGAATATATGTTTTTAAATTTTTCTCAGTAGATTGTTCTTCTCCACCAAGTAAGAATCCGTAACTATTTGATACAATACCTACTGCTAACTTAGAATTTGGAGTTGAAGAATATTTATACGTTTTGCTTTTTGGTTCTACTTCAATAATATGATGTGCTTCATAATTAACAGATGGATCGTGTTTCTTAAATAACTCGGCATAGTCATTCCACACAGCATTGGTTATCATATCACCAGCTAACCACGCACGTTTATTATATGATGGACCAGCAAGAATATCACCAGTTACATACAGTGGTTTATTTGTATGAAATCCAACGGTTGCATCAGTAACAAAATGACAATAACTTGTGTTTTCAGCACCAAAAGATGATGTACGACCACTTTTTAGTGATACTAGGTTGCCTTTTGATTCTACATTACTATTTCCTGTTATTTTACCAGCGACGATGTTTGCAGTACCAGTAGCACCACCAAACGTAAATTCGATTGGAATAGGTTTACTATCCTTAGCCCTATAGCCAAAACGAATAGTACTCGCATTATTACTTCCACCAAAATTTATTTCATTATTATTTTCAATATATAATTTTACATTACCTACAACACCCTCACCTGCCATTAATCCGTTTTTGCTATATAAAGCCCCATTCACATTTACATCACTACTTAAATGAGTCTTTCCGCTAACGTTTAAACTCCCATTTATAACAGTTGAATTTAATCTACCCAATATTAAACACCTCTTTTCGAGCTGAAATGATAGATTTTATCTATATTTTATCCAGCCATAATTAAAACATTTACTTTCTTTATATCTTCATTTGGATTGGTTTCTAAGGCTTTTCCTATTATCGTTCCTTTAATCTTTAACTCTGATTTCATTCCCACACCTTCTATATCTGATGAAGTAATTAAATCTCCAGCACGTATTGGTCCGGTTACCCATACTTTAACTCTTCCAGCTAAGCCTATAGGGATAAAATTTTCTAAGTTCTCTTCATTGGTTTTGTTTTCTTCTCCACCAAGTAAGAATCCATAGTTATCAGAAACCACTCCTACTAATAATTCCGAATTAGCTTTGGAAGAATATTTATATGTATTAGTATGAGGATCTAGCTCGATGATATAACCAGCCTCATAATCCTTATTATCATGTTTTTCAAATAACTCAGCATAGTCGTTCCATACTGCATTAGTTATCAAATCACCAGCCAACCATACACGCTTACTTGATTGAGCATATATATCGCCCTTAACAAATAATCTACCAGTATTTGAACCCAATGTCATCATTGTGACTGGATTATCAGCACCAGCATTACTACGTGATTCCCATGACCATCCATACCCTGTTGAATTTTCTACAATCTGTCTTATAGCCCATGATGATACATCACCTAAAGCTACACCAGCACCACCACCCGGGGCAGCACCAGTGATTGGTAACATAAATATTCGCCAAGTTTTTTCATAACCGGCACTATAGAATCTAATTCCGCTGGCTGCTCCTCCTGCATTAAAACTTAAACCACCAACGAGTGTAGCATTGTTTGCAATTAACCCAGCACTTCCACCTGAACCACCGAATACAAAGGAGCTAGGGATAGGTTTACTATCCTTAGCTCTATATCCAAAATAAATAGTACTTAAGGCATTACTCCCGCCAAAATTAACTTCAGAATTAAATTCAGGATATATTTTCATCAATTCATTGTATCCCGGCTGGTCAGTAGTAAATCCACTATTTCCATGCACTGTGCCTGATACATCTAAATTATTTCTTATATATGCCTTACCATTAACAGTTAGAGTTCCATTTATAATGGTTGAGTTTAATCTACCCATATTATCACTTCCTTAATTTTCAATAATCTGCTTACAATATACGTATCCGTCATTGGTAAATATGGATTCTTTAGGATTAAGATAAAAATCCTTTCCGTCAGGGGGTTCTACATATTCCCCTTCTATATCTGAATCAAAAATAGTAATCCAGTCAACCCCATTCGTTGATACTTCTAACTTATTTTTGTAATAACTGCGTGTATCATGACCATAATGGTTTAGATTTATTCTGGTTATTGTAGCTATATAACCTATATCAACCTGAATATAACAGTGCTCATTAGTTGTAGTATCAATATAACCGAGAGAACCATCTCTAACATTCATACACGGTAATGCTAACATACCGCCATATAATATATTTGGATCAAATGGAACAGCGACTGTCCTCATGGTAGCAGCATTAGTTGTACAAACTTTCCCCGTTAATATTTCTTCTTCAGTTTCGTTATAAGCCCTTAATCCAAACCAGTGATTATTTGGTCCAGTTGTGTTACCGGCAATCCAGTTTCTTATATATCTAATAGGCATTCCACCAGCAATTACTTCAGATGCATCTAAAATACCTTTATCAGAAACATTTCCTCCAGAATTAAATGGCATTATCATATTTTGTGGAAAGGTTATATTTTTAAATGTCATACCACCAAATCTCCATGGTTTATATCCCGGTCCATAACCAGCAAATATTCCAACCCTTACATATTTGGTTCCTACCCAGAAATTACCTATTTTTGGATTGAATTTAAATGAGTATTTAGTCCATTGTTGAGGTATTGAACCACTGAATGGGTAAATATATGTGCCACCATCATAATCGTTAGATACTTTCGTTCCAGCCTTAATTAATCCACGACTCCATGGATTTAATAGTGTGATAACATTTCCTTCTACCTTAAGATAATAATCATCTATTCTAGCTACTTCATAATTCCTATATTCAGGTCTATCAAATATACCTATTTTCTTATCGTATCGTCTGACACCCGGTTCAAGATTGTTCCAATTGACTCCAGATGTTAACTGTACTGTAGTATCACCATCTTTTAAATCAGCAGCCAAAGTAGTTCTAGTATTTCCAACATTAGACACCATAGAAACACTTATAGGTTTCATCTCTCGATCATAACAAGCAACACACATATATCCCAGAGATAGTTCAGTAGTTGTACTACGTAACCACATATTGAATTCATAAACGCCATTATCATTATTAATCGGAATCAATGTATCATCAAAAACTTCACCATATCCCGGGAAATCTATACAACCATTACCAAATACACCATCTGTAGCAATAAAAGTCCCAGTGATTGGAGCAAAAATCCCGTGTCCAGAATTTTGAAACCCCCTTATCGACTTATCTTCCAATCTACCATTCCAAACTAAGTTGTCGTCATCATTTTCAACTATTTCTTCACAAAATAAACTTCCTTTATCATCAATGAATGCACGTGTCTCATAAACTTCTTTAACATCTTGTGCACTAAGTGCATTAGCATATATTCTCACATCGTCAATAACTCCATTGAAATGTCTACTTGGTGATGTACCTTGCTGTTCCCCACCTATATATATTTCACCTGTATTAGTAAAATATCCAGTATTTACAACAGTGTGTTTTAATTCTCCATTTATATAGAACTTCAAATTATCCGATTCCCAAACGAGTGTTAACATACTCCATTGATTTAACGGAATTACCTGTCCAGTATAATCGTGATATCCGGGTGTAACTTTACCATATGCATGTGCTGATAAATATCCATCTTTATTAATTGTAAGATATATTCCTTTGTATCTCAAAATCATATCCCTATCACTAATTATTTGTCTCGCTATTGGGTATACCCAAGTTGTTAATGTAGCCGTTTGATACACTAATATATTTGGTTGTACTTTTACTAATCCTTGAGTATCCATAAATCTCATAGCATTACTACCAACTTTAGTATTAGATGAAATGATAGATGGAGAAAATATTGATAGAGTTTCTGATATATCCTCATGAAAATCACTACTATCAGTTATAATAGCATGTCTTATTCCATTGACAAATGGTGTAACATGGTCTTTAGCTTCCAATTGTGGAGCACAAAACCAAGTTCTTTGAGATTCACCATTTGGATTTCCAAAAAAGAATTCAAAACTTAACGATTTAGATTGACTGTCCATTGGATTTAAAAATGGTTGCCAAATTATTCTATGCCATTCATCATCGCCCGGAACATTTATGTATTCACTATTATATCTACCAACTTCAGAATTATCAGCTGTATAGAATTTAATTCTAAAGTTAGAGTCTCTTGTTTTCACATATAACGAACAAGTGTATGTTTTTCCGGGTTCTTGTGGAGCATAATCTCCATAGCTATACCAATAACATTCTGCTGCGGAACTTCTATAGAAACTAACTACTGGAGAACTTATACCTTTAGGTGGTTCTATATCATTCCATATTATTCCGGTGCAATAAGTTTTACTCCAACCAACATCTAAGTCAGTATTAATAATCACATTTTGTGTAGATTCTTCATATGGATTGTCAAACTTATAATGAGCGATTTTAGTTCTATAAAGATCTCTAACTTCCTTTTGTGATAGCGTGTGATTGTATACTCTTATATCGTTCATTCTTATGGGAAGAACGGCATTTGGACCATTTCCAGCATATACGGTAGGTAAGTTAATGAAAAAATTTGATATATATCGAGTATTAGTGGTTGATGGTTTTATACTAGTTAATTTTTGTGAATTTATTAAATTTCCATCGAGAAAGACGGATATTGTTTGATTAAGTTTATCATAGGTTACATATACATGAACCCATTTATTATAAGGAATTATTTCACTTATAGTGATTCCATATGACGCATCTGAGCGTACTGTTGCCAGTAATGATATATCAATTTTATTTGATACCCATGTTAATGCCAATCCACCATAAGCATTATAACCTAATAATGTTCCAGTAGGGGTTGTAGATATGGTATCTGTGACTATAGTTGATAAATGAGCTTTACATTCGGTTTCATCGAAATAAAGCCATCCACCGAATGAACAGTCAGTTTTAAATAAACCCCATTCCTCATATTTAATACCAGTATCTATAGAATATGGAATTTTCATACAAGTCCCTAGCATACCATTATTAATTTTAGTACCTCCAGTTACTGGTGTATTTTTGTTTCTTATTATATCAATTGTGTCCTGTGTAAACGGATAATGTGCTATCAATCCCATATCTTCTCACTTCCTTAATTTTCAACAATTTGTTTACAATATAGATATCCATCATTGGTTAATATAGCTTCCTTAGGATTGAGATAAAACTCTCTTCCACTACTAGTTTCTGCATATTCTCCATCCGCATTTGAATCAAATATTGTAGTCCAATTAACTCCATCAGTCGACACTTCTAATTTATTTCCGTGATAAGTTCGACCGTCGGAATAATAATGCCATAATTTTATTTTGTTTATTGATGTAATGTATCCTATATCTACAGTAAGATATGGAACTGCCTCAACATAATTATTTGTATTTAAATTTCCATTACATAATGCTGAACGAGGTCCTCCATATATAGGATAAAATAATCCAGCAATACCAGCATGTGCCACGGGAGTTTCTATTGTTAATTTGCCCAAAATGATATTCTCATCAACTTCATTATATGCTTCCATTTGAACCCAATGATTTCCACCATTAGCTGTGCTACCATTAATATGATTTCGTATATATCTAACGGGCATACCACATGTAACAACTTCAGATGTATTTAAAATACCTTTTTCAGAAAGATCGCCACCATAGTTAAATGGAATTATTTTATTTTGAGGTGACGTTAAATTCTTCACAACTATTCCGCCAAATCTCCATGGAGTATACACTGAATTTACAGGTCTTGAGCTAATACCGAATAAAACATATTTAGTACCTGCACGAAAACTATTATAACCGGGACCATATTTAGCCGAATAATTAGTCCATACTTGTGGATAATTTGGGATATGCGGGTATGAATATGTGCTACCACTAAAACAGTTAGCAACATAGGTTCCAGCTTTAATTAATCCTCCATTCCATGGTTGAGTTAAAATAATTGTATTTCCTTCGACTCTGAAAAAATAAGCATTTAAACGTGACACTTCGTAGTTTCTGAATTCTGAATGATCAAATATACCAATCTGCTTAGTATGGTGTTGAAGTGTTGGATCAGTGTTAACCCAGCTTGCACTAGAAGTAAGCTGTACGATGGTATCTCCGTCTTTTAAATCAGCAGCAAGTGTTGTTCTTGTAGCTGCATAATGCATAGTTCGGTCATGTGTAAGAAACCTTTTATCTTTATCAAAACAAATAATAGAAACATATCCAGACGCCAATTCAGCACTCATACTACGTAGCCAAATATCAAATTGATAAACATCGTTTGTATTAATAGGAATAAGATAGTTTATATAATTCGAAATAGTACCATGACCTTGAAAATCCATGCATCCGTTACCAAATACACTATCAGTTGAAATAAATTGTCCACTTGTATCGGTACTAGTGGATTCAAATCGACCAAACCCCTTATTAGATTTATCTTCGAATCGACCATTCCAAACTAAATTATCGTCGTATTCTTCAATTATCTCTTCACAAAATAAAGCTCCTTTATCATCGATAAATGCACGAGTTTCATAAAGTTCTTTAATATCTTCTACGGTAAGTTGATTAGCATATATTCTAAAATCATCAATAAACCCATTCATATCCCAACCTGAATGATAGTTGTTGATAAACAAATAAGCCCATGCGGATAGATTTACTCCCAATAAAGTATACAAATGCCATTTACCGTCATTAACTGGTGCATAGCCTACATTTCCATCTATAAAAATCATAATAGCACCAGCAGCACTATGATAGAAATTACCAACTCCTTCAGCAGTAGCCATTATATAATTAGAACCATTTCCATAATCTAGACCAGTTCCATTCATGAATAACCAATTAGTTAATACATCTGAATTTTTAAACCAGAAACTTATGGTACCATTAATAAGAGCAGTTTTAACTATATCTGGTATTCTAATTGATTGATGTGTTTTAGCAAATCTAAGAGCACCACTACCAATTTTAGAATCGTTAGTAATGGTAATTGGATTAAACAAAAGCGTTCCATCATTATGAAAATCACTACTATCAGATATAACAGCATTTCGTATACCATTTACATATGGAGTATAATGATCTTTCTTCTCAAGTTGCACATCTCGAACCAAAATGAATGTATTGGTATTAGGTATAGACATCAATACATAAAATCTATAATATGAATTAACTTCAGCTACGAATGTTTTACTAAATTGCCGTTCTTTAACGTTATGAGTTTTTGAATCAAATAAATTTACATCAGCACCATCTTTATATAGACCGAGATGTAATAGAATATTATCATTACTTTGTATTTTCAGTGAAACTGTATATGTAACACCAGCTACTAATCCCGTATAATCTTGATACATTCCCGGAGTAGAAGAAGCTTGGTTAGATTTACATTTAATATAATCTATCCCATCTATTGTTTCCTTTGATAAAGTCACATTCTGATTAGGTTTCCATGATGCTAAATTTTCGCCATTTACAAATAGATTCTCAGTAGATTCTTCATATAGATTATCAAATTTATAATGACATATCTTAGTCTTGTAAATATCTTTAGCTTCTTTCTGTGATAGAGTATGGTCATAAACTCTCACATCATTATAAAGTCCAGTAGTAGTATAGCTATTATAATTTACACTCCATTGATTTATCTGTAATGGCTGTTCAGTAAACTTAACTTTTATGGATGGTATAAACGAATTAGTTAACACACCATTTACATAAAAACATATTTTATTTTCTTGTAAGTTATAAGTTAATATGATATGATACCATTCATTCAGATTTATTATTGGTCCAAGAAATTCATCCCAACTCCTATTTCCATTTATATATCCAACGGATGCTGATAATCTATTACCTGCTAGATTAATTCCAATATTTGATGTATTTACATAATTATGCATAGTTAATATAGCTGTGGGACTAGTTGAATATGCGGTTAGTTTAACCCACAAACAAAAACTTTGATCCCCATTTAAATAGAAATTTCTATTAGATGAAGCATATGCACCAATAACTGATGCTGTATAACACTTACCTAGTTTTCCGTTACTATCAATATTAAATCCATTATATCCAATTAAATGGTTATCATTTCCAGTATAATCTAGTAAATTTTCCATTAGTGGGTAATGGGCTAATAAACTCATATTCCTCACCTCCATTGTAATTTAAGCAAAATAAATGTAGGAAGATATAATACCTTCCTACATTATTAATTATATGTCTTTTTAAATAATTATAAGTCAGAAGCTAATAACATAGACGGTACTGGTCTCATATTAGCACCACTACTTGGTCTTTGGAATACTCCGCCGTTACCATCTGGAACTCTATATTGAGTAGAACCACCACTATCTAATCCAAGGATTAATATACAACCTAAATCTCTCATATGTTGTATACACTCTTGTCTTTCGAATTGGTAATGTCTAGCTAATATAATATATCCATCATGGGTTACACCAATGCTTGTATGGTCAGTCATTCTCAATACATCTCCATATATACCAGAGAAACCTTCTTCTGCTGGATTGAATACTGGATATAATCCTATACCACCAATAGCCCAGAAGTATGGTTTAGTAATTTCAGACACATTCTTGATCAATTCGATATTAAATGTTCCATCTTGATACGCTACTAAAGTTCTTTGAGGATACCATTTTGATACAGGCTCCCAAGGAACAGCATGAGATGCATACTCACATAATATTTCGTCTTCTACTGCCAATATCCCTGCATGTGCCCATATAGGAGCAGTATTATTGGTATTAGGTATTAGTCTCTTACTTTCATAACCAAAGAATGTTCCATTCATACCAAATTTATTGATTTGCTCAATTGTATAAGCCTGTTTGATATTTGGTTCAAATCCCATTCCTTTTTCTGGACCTTCCCATATAGCAAAGTTTGCAGGATGCATTTTAATGTATCTAACTCCTTCATTATAAGGACTAACCCCATGGATAGTTTTTATTGTGGATTTGTTTATAAACTCATAAATATTACCAGTAGGAGTAGTTGTTTTTGTTATCCTATTAGTCGGCTCTGGTGTAATATTTAACATTTTGCATCCAAAAGCATATAAATCACACCATCTGACATTAGATTCCATCTCCTGTTTATCTAATGTAATTCCATGTTGTTGTAATGCATTAAAATATCTGTCTCCCCAATGTTGGTCTAACATATTAAATCACCTCTTTCATTAATTTTCAATAATTTGATTACTAAATATATTTCCATATTGATCTATGGATATATCATCCATTCCTGATAAAAATAAGCTTGAATGTTCTGTACAAGCGATTAATTCTTCTAAGCTTGGTTCTGAACCATCACAAACTTCAAACCTAGGTCTATAAAAATAAGCCATTTCGTCTAATGATGTAGAATAATACATATATGCTCTTATAGTATTTGTTGTAGCAGTTGATAACCATTTAAAATCATTGGCAATATTGAATCGCTTTCTACCTGTTATATCGTATAGTCCAGACTTGTCATCATTTACTGTTCCGGTAAAATCATATGGATGAATATGGGCAACCCATAAAAACCATTCATCACCTGTGTCAAGTGAATGATGAAAATACGGATTAGATACAGCTACAGTTGAACCTAATAACGATATTGCGTTATTGGCACATCCGAGATATAATCTTCCATTAACGGGATTTTCTCTTCTCATCCACATGGATACCCGATATTTTTTAGTTTTATCTATACCCACATAACTATGGTCGAATCCACCGTCAGCATCACTTCCAATATCATTTCCCGGTGCCATCCACATATAATCTGGTTCACCGTATGGATTACCTGCGATTAGGCGTTCATTTTCGTCCGCCGCACCATTCATGATCCATGGACCAATACTTCCCTTTCCTAACTGGTTCCAAATACTGTAATCAACCAGTGTAGGTTTATAAGGTTTAACTTCGATGAGTTCACTACATGATATTTGTGATTTGATATTTATATCTGGTTCTTTATATTCAACAATTTTAGAATCATATGAATAATATACATAATCGCCAGTATGATAATATGTAGAAACTTTCTTAACCGATTTACCAGCTTGTGAAACACCCCGTAGTCTAATCCATCTCTTATATACACTGGTTATCAAAAAATGATCCTGCGTACTGTCGGAGTATGTTATAACCAATCCTCCCGGGATGTTACCATTATAATAACAAGTATTATATACAATTATATCAAATAAATACCGAGTATTTGGTTTAAAATTATTAACCATATTTATCTGATTTGGTGCAACATTACCTATGTCAACATCAACCTTATAAAATACAGCAGCACCTATACCAACACATGGAACCCCAAATATAGTTGCTCTATTACAAAATCCGTGTATATTTAATCTTTTTCCATATTCATATATATAATCTAAATCAAATAAATTTTGATTTTCTATCACTTCACCTACAAAAATATTATTTTTATCAGTATCAACTGTTAATTTAGTTTCGTAAAGTTCTTTGATGTCTTCCACATTTAATGGAGTAGCATATATACTGATATCATCTATCAATCCATAAAAAGGAGAATCTTCTCCACCAGTAGTATATCCAATGGTCATTACACCTCCAAAACTACCAACAACTCTTCCTTGTAAATCTAACGTATAATCCAAAACTCCATTTACATAACCTTTTAGTGTTGTTTTATCATATACCATAACTACATTATACCATATATTTGATAATAGTGTAGTTGAACCAGTTCCAAATGTCCACGTTCCATTAGCATAAATACTCCATCGCATTTTAGATGAAACTATTCTAACAAAATATGATGGATTTGCAGAAAATATATTTTGTGGTTTTGTTATATCATAGGATTTAAACCACGCTGCGAATGTGATACCATCAACTAAATTTGCTACTGGTGGTGTCTTTATATATTCAGTAAGGTAATTAAAAGAGAGAGCTCCAGAACCTAGTTTTGAATCATTACTCCACTTTGGTATATGATTAGCTGCTGGAAGACTGTGATTACCATATCCACTTGAATCTGCGATGATATTATCACTTTCATTAAAAATATCTGAACAGAATTGAGATTGTTCTAATCTAGCTTTTGACACATATATTTTATAACCCGGTTTTACAAATATTCCTACTAAATCATTAGTGCCATCTTGAGATATTCCTTCACATTTACATAAAAAGAATCCATCTCTTAAATATTCAATAGATGTCCACATATCTAATGGAACACCACCGTTTCTACCATTCCAAGCTGGAAAACAAATCTTTTCATCTGGATAAGATAACAATGTGCTATCATCAACTTTTATAATCGCTTGAAGACTTCTATATCCTCCGGGATATTCAGGTGCTTGGTAAAATAAATATTCACCGGTTCCACTGGCAGCATTGGCTACCCAATGGGAATACATTTGATCTCCATAAATATACTTTCTATCTATATTCTGTCCATGTGTTCCAATCGAACCAGTTCGACCCCAATGACTCCATCCGCCCTCGCCAACTACTGTTTCAAAAGTTGGATAAGTAAATTCATTGGGTAACAATTGTACTTTTTCATCAAAAGTGTAGTGAAGTATCTTAGTTTTATATACTTCTTTAATTTCAGAAAGAGATAAGGCGTGATCATAAAACTTTGCATCATTTATTAAACCTTTAAATATCTTATTTCCAGCATTATGTTCCCTTCCTATCTCAATCCCAGTGTATTCAGTATGAATTTTTGTCACAGAACGGCTACATTCTTCAATACCATCTATATATAACTTCACTACAGAACCATCGTAAGTCATTGCTATATGGTGGAAAACATTATCGTTACATTTCTTAGTTGAAAGTAAACTCGGATACGATACACCATCATACCACCAACAATATATTGTACCAGCCGGTGTCATTGTTATAATTGGGGAATATCCAAATCCAATTATTCCTACATTATAAGTAAAGGTTTCACCAGTCTTCATCCAGCAACACATAGAAAATTTACTATTACTTTTCAATAATTTAATTTCATTATTTATATAACTAGTTGTGCCGTTAAAACTATAACATTTTCCTATCTTACCATTATCACTTATAACAGCATTATAATTTACGGCATGGTTAGCGTTTCCACTATAATCTAATGTATCCCCATTAAGGGGAAAATGGCATATAATGCTCATAACGTTCCCCCTATTTTATTATACAAATTTAAATTTAAGTGCTTTAAGTGTAGGATCATATGCTAAAGTGCAATCTCCTATACGGACATCACCTTGTGAATAAATACCAAGATTTGGAATTTTGTTTCTTGTTACAATACTGTAGTCATTACTAACTCCGAGCTTAGATACTAGAATTCCTTGTGCACCATTATCTGCGGCATTACCGTAAAATCCAACTAGATCTGTATTCATGATACTATTTATCTTTGGTTCAAACAGAGACTTGTTTTTTAAAGTCTGTTCTCCCTCCAATGTAACAGCAATAGCTTTATCCAGAACATTCAGATATGTTTGTATAGCGGATAAATCATTACAAAATCTCATAACTCCATTAGCATTAGTTCTGAATGCAATTGCTCCAGAAATTGTACTTTGATCTTCATAGGTACTTATAAAACATCTAGCTCGTAAATCACCATTACCATCTCTACGAGCTATGGTATTAGTAGTTTCTGTGCTATCGATTTTATATGTGCTATCTTTTAATAATCTACCAGAGTTACCATCAAACACAGCAACGGCTCCATCAGTAGAAGAAGCTGGTCCTATAACAGCACCATCAAGATTTGTTTGTATAGGATTCCAATTAGCAGGAGTATCACTAAGAGTATTATCTTGGACACATATAAGCATATCTCCTGTTTCTACTTTATAACCACCAATAATACCACTAGAAGTTACTTTATATGTATCACCACAATTTGCAGCAGGTAATGTAGCTCCAGCGGCGATACCACCTTTATATTGCATAGCGTCATTAGCTGCTAATACTGAATTGATTTCAGCTTTAACGAATGCCGTACTTGCTACTTGATTAGTATTGGTACCAATACTAGCAGTAGGTGCAATTGGCATACCAGTAAATTCGGCATCTTTGATAGTAGTTTTAACTGGTGTTATAAATATCATATCTTTACCTAGAATCAAATCACCACCAGTTGGATTAATTCTAAGCTCGTATCCTAAAGTACCATTTTTACTATCTATAATACCTTTGTTAACTTCTAATGATGAATCGACGATAATCTTGGTAAATTTTCCGAGAGGTGATATGATTCCCGTATTATCAATGAGAGTATTATTCACTTTAATACCACCATTAGCAAAAATCATATCACTGATATATAATCGACCATTAATTTCAGTCGTTTGTAATTGAGCCATGTATCATCATTCCTTTCTATTTATATTTCATTAAATGCAGTTGATTTTAATTTTCCGTAATCAAATAATTTGACATTAGGAACAGTTTCTTCTTCAATCATACAATTGGTAACAATTCCTTTATTTACATTAAAGTTACCTTCAATTTCTTCAGTAATGTATGATCCATGACTGATATATAATAATGATTCATCATTATTTATTACCATCACCTTATTAATTGGTTTAGATGATGTAAGTTTTATCTCTTCCCAATTATTCGTTTGTGGTATAATATCTTCAGTGCTGGTATCTGTATATGAGATACGTAGTCCATTTTTGTTTAATGGGGAAACACTCTTTATTTTAATAAAAAAAATATATTGCTTATCTGGTTTAAATGATGCTATTAATGTTTCTTGAGATATCTGGGATGGTAAAAATGACACACACCAAATATCATCAATCTTATCATTTAAATTAATCGATGCTGTATACGAATAACTTAACAGATTGATAGGCTCAATAATCTTAGAACAATACAACTTATTTGTATCATCAATCTTAATCCTATTACTATATAAATCTCGTATATCATCATCAGATAAATTAATTGCATACACACGTATATCATCTATCCCAAAAATGGTAGCTTCACCAACTATTGTGATCTCACCATTAATAATAGAAATTTTATTGTAGGAATGATCATCGGTTAGAATTGTATTTACTAAAATACTATCGTCACTACGGATAACTACAAATTCCCAATTATTATCATTATTTTTATCAAGCCAATAGCTTATAGTATACGCCTCTATCATAATTAATCCTCGCTTTAATCATTATTTCATATCAATTTATTATCCTTACTAATACTTCTTCATCTTTTGCTGCATTAGATTTTACAATACCTATATCATAAATACCGATACCAGTTACATCAGGATTTATAAATAAATTCAAGACATATTTGTATACCTTCATAACATAGGAAATATTTGTTCCTGATATTGAATATATTTTAGCCCAACCTGTAAAATTACCAACTAATATTAAAACATTGTCGTCAATAGAAAGGGCAATGGAGGCAACACTATTATTCAATAGTGTACCTATATTATCTGCATATATATCTAATCTATAAGTAAGGGCTGTTCCTGATACTGAATATACCTTAGCCCTACCTGTAAAAGATCCACCTAATATTAGGGTATTACCGTCAGGTGAGAATGTAGAAGCATAAACGGTAGAATTGAGAGCTGTACCTATATTATCTGCATATATATCTGATATATAAGTAAGGGCTGTTCCTGATACTGAATATACCTTAGCCATACCTGTAAACCCTCCACCTAATATTAAGACATTTCCATTAGGAGAGAATGTACAAGATTCGATACCATTATCTAAAATTGTATTATTATTATCTGCATATATATCTGATACATAAGTGATAACATTTCCTGATACTGAATATACCTTAGCCCTACCTGTAAAAAACCCGCCTAATACTAATATATTTCCATTTGGGGAGAATGTACACCTTCTAACCTCATTATATATAGGAGTGACACCATTATCTGCATATATATCCGATACATAAGTAATAACGTTTCCTGATACTGAATATACCTTAGCATAACCTGTAAAAAACCCACTTAATACTAAGACAGCTCCATCGGGGGAAAATACACAACTTCTGACTTCCTTATCTAAAACTGTACTATTATTATCTGCATATATATCTGATATATATATAATTTTTGCTCCTGATACTGAATATACCTTAGCTTTACCTCCAAAAAATCCACCTAATATTAGGGTATTACCGTCAGGTGAGAATGTAGAAGCATAAACGGTAGAATTGAGAGCTGTACCTATATTATCTGCATATATATCTGATATATAGGTAAGAGTGGTCCCTAATACTGAAAATAACTTAGCCCCACCCGTAAAAGCTCCACCCAATATCAAAATAGACTTATCAGGAGAAAGAGTGCAAAAATTAATATTATTATTTAAACCAGTAGTACCATTATCAGAATATATATCTGATACATAAGTAATGGCTGTTCCTGATACTGAATAGATTTTAGCTTTACTAGCAAAACCCCCACCTATTACTAGCGTTTTATTATCAGGAGAAAATGCATGAGTTCTAACAACATTATCTAAAATTGTATTATCATTATCTGCATATATATCTGATATATAAGTAAGGGATGTTCCTGATACTGAATATACCTTAGCCATACCTGTAAAAATCCCACCTAATACTAAGACAGCTCCATTAGGGGAAAATTCACAAGAGTAAACAACATTATCTAAAATTATATTATTATTATCTGCATATATATCTGATACATAAGTGATAACATTTCCTGATACTGAATATACCTTAGCCCTACCTGTAAAAACCCCACCTAATACTAAGATAGCTCCATTAGGGGAAAATGTACAAAAATTAACATTAGAACTTAAACCAGTAGTATCATTATCTGCATATATATCTGATATATAAGTAAGAGATGTTCCTGATACTGAATATACCTTAGCATAACCCGTAAATCCTCCACCTAATATTAAGGTCTTACTATCAGGAGAAAATGCACAGGATATGCTACTACTACTCAAAACGGTATTATCATTATCTGCATATATATCTGATATATAAGTAAGGGATGTTTCCGATACTGAATATACCTTAGCCCTACCTGTAAAAATCCCACCTAATACTAAGACAGCTCCATTAGGGGAAAATTCAGAGAAGTTAACAGTGTTACTCAAAACTGTACCTATATTATCTGCATATATATCTGATATATAGGTAAGGGATGTTTCCGATACTGAATATATTTTGGCTTTACCTGTAAAAGTCCCACCTACTATTAAAATTTTACCATCAGGTGAGAATGTGAAGGTCAGAATATTACCACCTAATATACTACCTATATTATCTGCATATATATCTGATATATAAGTAAGGGCTGTTCCTGATATTGAATAGATTTTAGCTCTACCTGCAAAAGATCCACCTAATACTAAACTTTTACCATTAGGGGAGAATACACAAGAATAAGGAACGGTATTAAATGGACTGAGATATGGTTTATCTCTTACTTCGCCTTTAATAGTATATACTATATCTCCTATTTTTAAGGATTCACCAGCTATATACGTTACATCTCTTCCATCTATCTCTTTCCCACCACTTTGCCCTGTTAAAATTGCATTTGCCATCTATTACGCCCCCTTTATCTGTATATTGATTGCAGTAACTGGTTTTTCTTCAAAACAAGTAACTGTAATTTTGTCTTCAGCAGTTTCGATTTTAGATATGAGATTCCAAGCCTTTTTCTCTAATAAAGCTGTAGCTAAATCTAAGCTATATATAGGAGATATAACAGGTACATCATCAGCAGTTATTCCACCTACAATAATATCCTGTGTATAAGGAGCCACATCATTATTCCAATTGGTTGTTATTGTAGCCGTTTCATGAAATGATAATTTCATAATCTGATCTCTATGATCGATAAGCGTACTTTCAAGTAAATTGTAATCTTCTGTAGTAAATAGATATTGGGTTAGTTCTTCTTTTAGGGTATCCATTTCCAATATCTGTAATTCTGTTTTATTAGGATTTAAATAAAGTTGTTGATACTGTTTATATTTATTTATAGCAATTTCCGTTTGTGGTAAATTATATTTCATATTAACCTCCTATAGTCCAAAGACAGATAATCCTAATGGACGTTCATAATACACATCATCACCAAAAACTTGCTCGATGAATATTCCTGTCTTAATTACATTTCCTGTCTTTAATTTACATGCTCCAGTACCTATCTTACCGTTTGTTGTTATTTCAGGCGAAGATATGGTTGATAGAACTAAATAATTATTTTTGAATCCACTAGAATCTAAAATAACTCCATCTCGTCTTCCATTAACAAATGGAGTTGGGTGGTCTTTAATTTCTATTTGTGGTTGGTATGCTATAAAATCTAGAGAATAGAATGCCAATCTCGTCATTATACCAAAAGTTAACGAACGAGAACCGTCTCCAACAGCTATTAGACTGACATCTTTGATTTCTCCGGGTAATACATATACTCTTTGACCAAAATTGTTATCTATTACTACCTCATATTGTCCTATATTTTTTATTTTTATACTATAACAATATGTAACACCAGCTACTGATAATCCAATATCTGCAACTGTTTTTAATATTATATTGCCACCAGTAGCAACTTGGATTCTTTCGGCATTATTAGTTTTCCATTCTGGTACTGTAATATTTTTCGTAACTGTAACAACTGCTCCCATAAATGGTTCCCACCCACTTAAAACTTGTTTCTCAGGTGGGATTAGATTTTCTGTTGGTTCTTCATGAGGACTGTCAAATGTATAATGTAACAATTTTGTCCTATAAACGTCTTTAATTTCTTTCAAAGATAAAGCATGATCGTAAATTCGTACATCATTTATTTTACCATTAAAATTCTTTACAGAACCCTCACTACCAATTGTTAATGGTGCAGTACTAGTAAAATCTACGTTAGAATTAGATATAGTATCAATAACTGGTATAATCTTCATACCATTAATATATACACTATATATATCATTATTTCTTGTTATAATTAGGTGTACCCATTTTTCATCGGCATCCATATCAAAAATTAAGTATCTATCGAAACCTTCCTTATCGGTAGAGAACATCCATCGGCTTGAAATGCCACCATATTCAAATAAACTCCACTGTCCGATTCCAGCATATACACCTTTAGCAATTATTGTTTGATTTGGATTATATATTGATGTGGATTTTCTGATCCATAAAGAAATAGAGAAATCACCCTGTCCGAAATTTGCGATATCTCCACAATCAATATAATCATCAATACCGTCAAAACTATAACATTTTCCTATCTTACCATTGTAATCTATACTAGCACCATGATTAGTAGGATGTATTTTATTTCCACTATAATCTAATATATTTCCATTAAGAGGGTAGTGACAAACAAGCATAATATTATACCTCCATTATTGGAAACTAAAATCTATACAACCATCGATTTCATTGTATTTAATTCTAGCAGATTTTAGTTTTACTTCTCCAGATTGTGACTCTACGCTTCCTAAAGCAGAAACATCACCACTGTTTTTGACATCTAATAATTTTCTATATGTATCTGGAGCTCCAATACTTGTAGCCTCAAATGCAAACGATGATTCAACATCATCTACTATAGAAAACTTTTGTTTAAGTTCACCGTTATTTTGATGGATAGCACCAAAATCCCCAGTACCTAATGTAATTATTTCACCAAGAGCAGTTGGTTTATAATCGATTTTCATAAATCCAGATGCATTTATTCCAGCTAATGTGTCAGCATCCAACCCACTACCTGCTCCATCATTACCACTATGCCATAATTTAAATTCAGTTCCATCCTTTTTCTGAATAAAGGCATCACCATCTGTTGCTCTTAAGAATGTATCTTTGGTTATATCCTCAGTATGTTTAAATAATAAACCATGTCCCATTACATCTGATTTAATTACCTCTATGCCATTAGCACCAATAATACTAGTACCATTTAATGACAGCCCTACTTTGCTGAATGCAACACCAGCATTCGGAATTGTAATCATTATACCTTTGCCTGCTTTAATATATTCCTCGGCACGTATATCCCCATATATTATCACATCATGTAGTGTATTATACATTATTATTCTCCTTTCTTTGTGAAAGATTTTTAATTATTAAAATGTTCAATAATACCGTCAAATCACAAAAAATAAAGCACTGACGATTAAGCCAGTGCCCGGCTTCCAAATTATTTATATAATCCCGAGTATATCTTATAATTTGGATTCCTCTCCTAATGGTAACTCTCTACTCATTAGGATAGTTTGTTACACACTGATTTCTCCCACTAAACCAGTGTCTATTAACCTGCTAAGTATAACAATTTATCATACACGTAAAAAGTATAATATTTACTATTTCGTTATATATGATATCTGATACACCAATGTATACCTAATCGATAATGTGACATTGATATACCAACTATTTATAAAGTTATATCATCTTTCTCCTAAAGTGATAGATAACTCTGTTCCGGTTTTGTTATACTCATGCAGTCTTATCTCATGTAAGTAAACCATGAAACAAAATTTTCCCCGAATCACAATTTCTAAATGCGTACCCCATACACATTCAGTAAATTCCCTAGCTTAATTTCACGTCGATTAGATATATTTCTTACGCTTCGACATTTAATTAAACCGTACACGTCCTCCCTTTTATGTATTTACTTTAGTTTCCCACACTAAAGTATCAGAATGACGATCAATATTACATTTATATCATCATTCAAATCTATAATATATATTTGAAATATTTCAATTTTACACTAAAAAAGAAGAGTAGAAATTAATCTACTCTCGATATTATTTTTCTTTGTTTATATTAAATATATCCTCATCATTAACGATAAGATTTATAACATTCCCGTCAACTCTGGTAACAATTATTTTATCATGACCATCCATATGAATATCCATAGATACACTCATTATTTATTTCTCCTTATTGGTATTATTCGCCTATCGATTCCCTTTGGCAACATAGGTAATTCACCAATCAATAAATTATTAGATTTTTTAAGAGCTTCTTGACCTTTAAAATACACATCATCATCATTAAGTCTGAATTCAGTACAAGATTTAGCCAATCTTGTGTATATAGGCTTTCTATATCTATAATAATCATTGATTGCTTTAAATCCTAAATCAATTAAATCGTAATATTCAGTATCCATTCCTCTAGTACGACCAAAGGATTGTTCTGCTAATATTTTTGATTTAAATGGTTCAGCAATATTATTTACAGATTGTAAGTCCTTAACGTCACTTGCTGTACCTAAAGACTTTGTTGTAGATAATATAATTCTTTTATCAAGTTGCTCCAATTTTATTCCTTTTGGAGTATATGTAGTGTAAATGCCTAGCTGGTCTTCTATTAATGGGAATGTGTTAATCAAGTAGTCGTACACTACCAGTATAGCGGCATTTGTGGCTATATAAAATATGTTCTTCTTACCATTATGGAGTGCTTTATATAGTAATATATTTAGCATATTATAAAAAGAAGGTTCTTTTACGATATACATAGAGTAAGCGTTTTTATCAAACCCATATACATTCTTACATCTTGATATAACAGTCGGTGTTGGTCTTGAATTATATATCAAAGCTTTATAATGAGTATGTGGATCATTTTCTTCATCGTAAAGTGATATAGACGGAACATTCTTAAAATATAACTGAAATATCTTATTTGCTCTATCATCAGACTTACCCGGAGTTGCTGTTACATAAAATGTCTTATATGTATTAGTATAGAAATCAATCTTACATACGTTATCAAAGTTAAGATGTGCTTCATCATATACTTTAATACCAATTTTCATATATCGGAATAATTCAGTTATTTTATCCCATCCTCTGGTATCTCCATATGATTTAATAGTATCATGTGATGCTATAATATACTTTATATCACTGATATCTTTTCTATGAAATAATCTGTCGATACTACCAGCACCTTGGATAAAATAAACGCCTTGTGGTCTGGTATCAGTATAATCATAAACGCATTTCTTCCACTGTGTCATCCAGTCATTATAAGACATAATGATTATACTTCTAAGCTGTAATTTAGCTATAGAAGTGATTGTACAATATGTCTTACCTTTACCTGTTTTTAAATTGATTGATAACTGCGATTTACGTTGATTATTAGGATATTTGCCCTCACCACACATGAAATCAATCGTTTCTAGTTGAACGTCATTACGTGGTTTATACCTAACCTTAATCTGGTCTACTTTATCCTTTGGATCACCATTATAAACAACGTTAGCATTGGTATTGAATAACCTTTCTAGATAGAGAATATCAATACCCCTTGGAATAATAAGTCGTTTTTCTTTTTCAATATATTCCATACACATCTCGATGTGTTTATGAGTTAACGGGTCCCATAATTTAAAGTTATATTCTAGCTGTTTACAATCGCCAAGATTGTAATCATTAATAACAATTTTGGTACTATAAACATCAATTTTAGCCATACTATACCTCTTTACGTTTCTTTTTTAATAATTTTTTATAGGTCTCTTTAGTTTCATAGATTACACCATATACACATAAACCAATTATATATATAATAACAAGGACTACACTGATTTTTGGATATTTGAAGAATAAAATAATAATAAATATAATCGCAACCATTTTAACCAATGCTATCATAAAAGCCTGTACCATCAGCCAATTTATTCTTTTAAATTTTGTCATAAATATCCTCCTCCAATACTTTAATTTCACTTATGTGATATAACCTTTCTAGAACCCGAATATCTCCTGTCCCCTTTTAATACTTATATTCGTATTCTTAAATTTTTCCTTGAGCTCATCCAATTCAATATCCATGTTATTTGGATTATAAATCACGATTGTCGTGTAATCATGTTCCTTAAATTTATCAGTGATTACAAGTCTTTTACTTTTCATATCTAGTTCAAATCCAACACCATTTTTGGTTATTGCTCTTATTTGAGTCATCATACCATATAAAAATTCTATATTTGTAGAACCAAGATGACCGTATATATAAACCTTTTCACCTAAATGAAGTGTTTCATGTCTTGTTCTATTCCAATAATTCTTCATTTTGTATTCTTTCTTATCAGTTAATTCTTCAACCAAGAAAGGATATTGGCTCATATCAAAAGCATTAGCTTCTTCCATAGTATCAAACTCAATCTCAGCATAATACCATTTATTATCAACATGAGCACATATTATTTTATCACCAGAAGGTAATATATATGCACGACACGTCTTTTTAATGAATGGAGCCTTAATCAATGATTTAATTCCCTTATAAAAGTCCTCTGAAATCTCGTCTTCTATTTCATCCCTAATTATAGTACCAGAGGATTTAATAGTCAGTTTGTATGTAAGTTCACCATTAACTGTAAGTTTTTGCTGAATTCTTTCTTCAATATCTCCTGTAAAAAGATATCCTTGCTCCCCGAAAGATTGACTAATCGGTTCAAACCCAAATTCTTCTAAAAATCCGTTAATTAAAAACTTTCTCTCAATTTCTTTATTTTTCATTTACTCATCCCTCTTCCTAAATTCAAATTTTATGTCTGCATTATTATTCGCATAATCTATAAATAATCCAATTAATCCACTTATGACATTACCATCAACTGAAACAGTCATACCATCAGGTATTCTATCAACTGCTTGTTTAATATATTCAGCCCCAAAGTTTTTTTGCATTGGTATTACAGGTCTTTCCGGAACTTCAAATTGATCATATTTATTTTTCATACTTCCTCCTCGTTATACAAAAAATAAGGTTGTTTAAACAACCTTACATACTTCGTCATCTCTATCATCTAAATATTTAAATGTGTTGAGTAACTCATTATCACTTAATTTAGGTAACATGTTATACATACCCATAACAATACGATATGCATTAGTTTTTTCATATTCTAATTTGGCTTCTAAGTCAAAAACTCTATCAAAATCTCTACCAAATAAATTATCTCTTATTTCTTCCTCTAGTTCACCAATTGTATCATTAGTAAATACTGCACTGTATAATGATATCAGAAACTCACTGAGTAAGTATTCGTTCTTGTTAAACATCAAAAATATCATTTCTAAGAACTTGTTATTTTTAAGTTCATACGATAATAAAATATCCAATTTTTCCAATAGGAATGTGGAATCTATCATCTTGATATTATTCTCCTGTGCAATCTTGCGGATTCTAATCTCATCATCCAATATAACGTTTTCTGACTTAAATACCACAACTAACTCTGATTTAAGTACATACAAATCGTCTGATATAATTAGATTACCATACACAGTTCTTGTTGCTGAAGGTTTATATCCTAAACTTTTTAATTTTTCTATAACCTTCTCATATTCTTTTTCACGACCCTTAATATTTCCGATCAAATTTGCTTCTCTCATAATATATATTTCCTCCCATATGTAATCAATAAAAAATATAATGACATAACAAACAAATGTTATGTCATTATTCTTTTTTGTCACCATCCCTTCTATATATCATTTCAAGAATTCTAATGGTAAACAATATTGGCTTCACATATATTATATATATTTGAAATACATATTACTTTAAAATGTTATCATCGAAAATCGAATCCACCTTAGGTACGCCACGAATATCTGCTGATAAATTATGAAGTCCACAGATAATCATTTGACGAATTCGTCCTCTTATACATTCAAGAATTTTTCCTAAACGATTATCACCAACTCCATTGCATGTACCCCAATAAATATCATTATGAAAATTTTCTTCAATAATATCATCAAGTCCAGTAGATAACAATACTTTTGCAAACCTTTGATTTTGAGTAAACTTAATCAAACAGATTTCATACATTATAGAATCTTTAATAGCATCCCAATTTTTTATCTTTTTAACTTTATATCCTAAGCGTTTAGCTTCAACTGGATCTGTAAGTTCAGTGAATTGAAGTTTATCTTCTTCGTTAGCACACTTCTGAGCTTGATAGGCTGCTTCTGCGTTATGAAAAGTTAAACCCTTATAAGTGATTTCGCACGGGTGCATATTTGAAAAACATGAATATTTCCCTCTAAATCTCATTACCGTTCACATCCTTTATGTTTCTTATTATTGGTGGTTCTCCATTTTGCATCCAAATATATTGACTACCTGTTCTGGATACGCATGAAAATGTCCTAGTCAAATTGATAATCAGTTCCTGATAATATTTTTTATCCACTGATTTATCAAAAAACTCGGCTTCAAATGTAGCAGCATCAATTTCAGCTTCTTCATCATTCATATCACAACAATTTATATGTTGCCATACATGTCTTATTTCATGTGCCAAGCCGGTAATAAAGTTATAAAAGAATAATGGAGACCACACAGAATATTTTCTATCATATCGCTCCAAAAATCCTGATATATTTACATTTATATCATATATTATATCATAATGCATAAAGTGATCAAACTCGTTATACTGAATTATTGAGCTTATACATTTCCAATTCCACATTGGTGTTCCATTATTTAATATCGTATCACTATATAAATGATCTTTGATATTAGTGATAGATATCAACCCATAACAATCTAATCCAAGACGTTCCATAATCTTTGGATAGAATATATAAATTAGTCGTTGACACATTTCTTTGTGATAGTATTTATCATCTGGTGTATTCCATTTATATCTAAGCATACGTCAATCTCTCCTCGGTCCATTTACCTAAATTCTTCATCAACTGATTTAAATCAGTATAACAGCCTATATCAAATATAAGTATACCATAGGCTTTAGCTATTCTAAGTGCTTGACCTGTACCACCTTGACCTTTACCGTCTTTTGTATAACAAATAACAAAATTTGATGGTCTATCTAAGTTCATACCTAATACCTGATGGACATTTCTAGCATGAAGTTTTCTAGCTCCTTGGGTTAATTTATTCCATGCTGGGTGATACTTCTTAGCAATATCAAATGCTTCCTTTTTAGATACAATCAATTTTGATTGGGATTCATTAAATCCTTTCCATGGTAAATATATTTCTTTTTCACCATTACCAGCATCACAGCCAAATTCAAAATTTAAATCAGAACCATCAGCACCACCCGACCGTAATACACAACCTTTCATAGCTAAGTCCGTGGCAATATATCTAACTATTTCTTTATAAACATCAGGGATTTCCCTTGAACCAATCCCAGTGTAATAAATTTTATCATTCATCAGATTCACTTCCTTCAATTGTAAATCTAGTTATGGTTTCAATTGGGAAATGAATTGTTTCTCCACCCGGAAGACGTGATAATTCATGCTTCAAAGATTTAGTCTCTATTCCGGAATTTTCTTTATTGCGATTTGCATGATATAATAACATTTGGTCAGTGCTACTATAATATGCTTTATTTTCACCACTCTTAATTATAACATTCGCACCACCTGTTAAATTTATTGATGCAAGTCTAGTATAATATTTGTCGATTAATTTTCCTTTCATATTATCTACCTCAATTCTTGGACATCTAGTCCACAATTATTTAATTCATCTCTTACAATGAATCTATGACAATATTCCTTTTCAAATTGATATGTTTCTGGTGATTCATGACATAGTAACACTACATCCTTATCTTTTGCTAAATCGCATAGTTTTTTACATAACGCTGATTTATTTATATGATTAAGTCTTTGAGATTTATATTGATTTCTATATTCCTCCCAAGCCTTACTATCCTTATTAGACTTTTTCCATTCATTAATTATACTCCAATAAGGAAATAATTCTCGAATGAATATATCTGGAGTAAACCAGTCTGGCTTACCAGATGATATTTGGATAAATACATATCTATCCTTGTCTAAATTCTTCACTTTATTATAATAACTAGTATAAATTTTACCCATTATCTTTCTCCTCGTATTGAGTAAATTTTGAAAAATCAAATGTTGCTCTTAATGAACGTTCTTCTATCAAGAATCCACGGGAATAACATCTCATTTTTTGAGCCTCATCTAACTTATAACGATATACAATTATATCTTGTTTTTCTGAGAGTTTACTTAACTTATTCATCAAATGTTCTTTATTAATAAAGTATTCAGGTAACCTTTCCTCTTCAACGGTTATCTCATTCCATAAACGATTTTCGCCACATATTAATTCCCAATCTGGAAATAAATCAGATATATTTCTTATCTGACGTACATTAGTAGTTTCATTTATATAATAGAATTTACCTTTTGGTAATCTTTTCTCATAATCTCGAAACGTTCTAAACACTTCTGAAATCATATTTACTTTGTCTAGTGGCGATAGTATATCTAATATATACTGTAATTCTCCATTTAATAATATTTGTGATTCTCTTTCATTCATTCTATTATCCCCCTATAACTAACTTATCAATCTAATATTGGTTGTGAATGGTAACTGATCTTCTCTTACAGTAATAATACTACCATCTTGTCTTCTAATTGAAACTAGTGCTTTAGGTAGATATATCGGTTTTGGTATCCATCCACCTTGACATACTGTTATAATCATCGTTTCGTAATATTTTACTTCAGTATATTTACCGTTCATCTCTATTTCATCTCCATTACGTCTTTATAAATCTTATTTAATGAAGCTTCTCTACGAGTTTTTGGTCTTAGAGTATATTCTGACATAAATCCAAGCATGTCATCTCCATCTACTGTTACTATTTTTCCATTAGCATGGATGATTACTTTCTCACTCAAATCATCATTATATTGTATTCTGCAATTTTTTCCTTCGAATGTTTGCATTTCATTACCTCCATATAAAATAAATAAAAAACTGGGAAGAATTTAATCTTCCCAAGCCTGTTTCGTTTTGCCGTTTATGACTTGTATTTCTTCCTTTAGATACACCTGTGGTTGTTCCATAAAGAATGTATCCATAAAGGAAGATTTACTCTTTCTAAATGTCAGTGGATTATATAATTGTGGTTTTAATGTTCCCGCTGACATTGCTACAAATATATTCGGGTTATTATTGAGTGAAGTCGATAAAGTTATTAATTTGTATGGTTCATCTTTGAATTCCCATTCAGGTTTTAATAATTCATCCTCTATACTTCTAATCTGATTCGCTAATATCATCTCCATGTGGATGTTATCAAGTGATATACCACCTTTAAATGAAGTTTCCAAGAAGTCAGCTATTATACTTGATAAAGTATGTTTTGTAGTAACCTCATTCAAATCTATGATATGTTTTAAATCATTGAGTGTCTTAGATAAATCATCATTTTTAATCTTAATCAAAACTAATCCTCTACCAATTAACTCTTCACAATTGATAACAATTGCTCTATTAACTGGATATGCATTAAGTCTGATTATTGTATTAAGTTCATTAGTAATATACAATCTATCTAACTCTGCTGTCATTATTGCTAACTTTTCTCCATTTGGAAATAGTATAAAGAACCTATCTATAGATTCATTATAAGTTGCATTATCGAACTCATTTTCTAATGATATTGATTCAGGTTCTATAACAAATTTACATCCAGTAAAATCAATCTTTGGATTAAGAAATACTATATTACCATCCATAGCTATTAAATGAGCTGAACTAGCATCCCAAACTATTTCTTGTGCTATTGTGTCAAGTACGTGTTTAGCACCGATAAGTTTTTGTGTAAGTCCTGATGATAATGCTTTAACCGCAAATGAACCTGCGTTTATGAGTTTATTTGTTATAGCTAACTTACCATAACATCTATGACAAACCTTATTATCTTTTGCTGCACTAGAACATGTCATAGGGCTTCTAAGATATATTGTTTGACCAATTAAATGAAGATCTTTTTTGTAATCTATATCAATACAATATTCCATTCCCTTTGGATTAAATCGATAATATCGCATCTTGAATGCTGATAATACTTCCTCATTACTTATATGCACTGGAATAAAATTCTCACTATCACATACATAATTAGGATCTTCATGTAATATTAAATCTGAATTATTGAGTGCTAATCTTCTAGCAAAGTCCCCAGCATCTCCAACGTTCTTTGATTTGATTATATCAGCCAAACGACCACCTGTATAATCAACGAAGTTGTATGCTATTGTCGATAATCCACCATTGATGTATGAATTGTCTACTGTTATCGGTAAAACCCCACCTTTACCATCTGGTGATGTTCCTATATTAACTGCATATGGTCTATATTGTTTCGGATTGATTATCTCACCTGTTTTGAATACAGAAGATAATCCATGCCAAGGATTTTCCTTTATCTTATTGATTAATTTATTTGTAATTTCTTGTCCTCTACGCTTTATTTCTGGTATTGGATATTGAGCAAGTTTTGTATGGAAATAATCGTAAACTTCTGGGTCAGATTCCATTAACGCTATATCATCAGTTAATGATATCGTATTAGATAAATAGAACCCAAAGAATCTTATGAATTTAAAGCAGTCTAATAAGTCAGCACAAATGATATTCATCTGTGTATTATCAATTTGCTCACGGAATCTTATAACCACATGCTTATCTATATAATTCTTCAATTCTTTCTTTGTTAAATTTTCTGGAAAGAATAGCTCTGTTTTTAGTATCGGGTATCTTAAAGTGATTAACGGATACCACATGATTATATTAATGATATAATCAAACAATGTCAAACGTACACTTTCTCCATCAGCAAATTCGACTTCAATGAAAGTATTCTGAGCATAGTCTTTTTCAATATGATCTTTTAAATAATCTAATACGTAATTATAATCGTTTTGCCAATTTTCTGGTGTAAAATCTTTCGTTTTAATTACTGTCATCTTATTATTCATTCTTGTCTATCTCCCTTTTTCAGTTTAACTCCTATACTTATGTCGCATATAGGATAAATATTTACAATTCTATAATATATACTTAAAAAAGAAAATAGAATTAGGAGTACAAATTAATGTACTCCTACCTGCAAAGTCTTTGTTAATCATTAGGTTTTTTATGGTATTTACTTGCAAATCCTCTATTACGATATTTTGTAATAGCATCTGATTTAGCCTGTTGCTTATCAGTGAATGTAGGAGTTTTTGCAAATTGTTTCTGAGCTTTAATTGCGATTCTCTGTGCTTGGTTAAGTAATGATGTATTTTTTCTAATCTTAGCTTCAAGGGCTCTTTCCTTTTCTCTAAGAAGGTCAAGTTTCATAACATCTCTATTGCCTAATTTTCTTCCAAGTATCAATGCCGCATTTCCAGTTCTTCTAGTTAAATCATCCTGTTTATTGAATTTAACCAAAGTCTTTCTTCTGAATTTAGCAGCCTCTTCTAAAGCTTGTATGTCAGCCTGTTCTAGCATAAAATCCAATTCCTCTTGGCTCTCAGCTAAAAACATTGCCTCTTCAGCAAACATCTCCGCCATCACGTCTTCATCATCTTCATTCAATATATCTTCAGATAATTGTTCTTTACTGAAATTAATCATAGTATTAAGTCCTCCTTAATTTTTAATATAAGTATTATTAATATGTACGATTTATAATTAAAATATCGACTCCAAACATCATTTTAGCTATATATTATATCAGTGAGAATAATAAAGGAGATATTAATATGAATAAAAACCTAGAAAAAAATGTAAAATTATTAGCGGCAAAGTATAAAGAGTTTGTTGCACCAATGCTACAATATTCATTTCCAAATATTGATATGAAAGAAATCTATGATGCTGTGGATTATTCAATCGTAAAGAGAGTAAAGAATGCTCCAGCAAAATTAGTTAATAATTATAAGAATAAAACCATCAATACTACACTTTTAGATGTAGCTGATTATATACTTAGTAAAGAACCAATTATCACAGGATACGGAGTTATGTTTAATAAGCATGATTCAGGTATTCCAAACCCAATCATGGATATGGTTACCGTATTCTTAAATAACAGAGATGTTGATAAAAAGAAGATGTTTCAATATCCAAAAGGTAGTGAGTTATATAATAAATACAATCTTCTTCAATTACTTGATAAACTTGATGCTAACGGTATTTATGGTGTACTTGGTGCTCCATCAAGTATATATTTCAATGTGTTTATCGCTGGTAGTATTACTATGGAAGGTCGTAATATTATATCAACATCACTCATTTTCTTTGAGTCATTCCTAGCAAATAATATTTATTTCAAGAATCTAAATGAATTAATCGGTTATATTAGAAATATCGTATGCGAAAAAGGTGATAGACAATTTAATGACATGATATATATCAATCATACACCATCAGTAGCAGACGTATTTGATCATATAATTCAGAAATCTGGATTTGGATATATACCTAATACCGAAGACTTAGATATCATATGGGATATATTATGTGAATTAGAACAGGAAGATTTAACAAGATTGTTCTATAAAAATAATTTATTCGCTTTTATGAGTAATGATATGCCTATGGGTATGGTATCAGATATGTTACATTCTCTTGACATACCATTCTTAACCCCTAATACAGTTCCTTCATGTATAGAAGAAAAACTCCATACATTTAAAAATGTATTAGGTGAGTACGTTGTGTATAATCATCCTTATATTGATAAACTTGAACTAAATAGACATGGTCCTAAGATAGCGACGATTGTATCTGATACAGATAGTTGTATAGTAAACTTAGACCCTTGGTATCAATTCATCTTAGAGAAAACTAAAGATGTTCCTATAATGGTTAGAGGAATGGCTGTATCACCAATACTTAGGATTAAGAAAAATGATTTTGGTGAATATGTATATCCAGACCCTATCCATCGTCCAGAGGAAATATTCAAATATGATGATGAGAGAGATGTAATATACACTGAAAAGATGTATAGCAAACTTATAGCTCCATTATCACAAGACCCACTTAGATATAGTATAATTAATATAATTGCATATTGTTTGGAGCATTATGTAAATGATGTATTAATGGAAATGACAAAACATTCTAATTCATTTAGTGAAGACAGAAAGTGTTTAATTAAAATGAAGAATGAATTTCTATTCAAACGTTTAATAGCAGCGTTAGTAGCTAAATCATATGCTTCTAAACTAGAACTTCAAGAAGGTAAAAGAGTTCCAGTAGAAGAATCATTAGAAATTAAAGGTTTACGTTTAAAGAAATCTACTTTAGCTGCTGAACCAAAAAGGGTGATGCAAAAACTATTGGTAGAGGAAATACTTTCATCACCGGAAATCAAACCAATAAATATCATCAACCAATTGATGATACTAGAAAAACAAATAATAGCATCTATCAAAGCAGGTGAGAATAAATATCTAACTCCATCAGTTATAAAGAATATTAGTAATTATCCAGACCCGATGTCACTCGGACAGGTTAAGGCTGCTTATGTATGGAATTGTTTATCAGATTCAAATAAGTTTGATTTTGAAACTAGAAATTCTATGTATTTAGTAAAAACAATTCTAAATGCTAAATCTATAGAAAAAATCAAAGATAAATATCCAGAAGAATATATGAGACTAAAAGAAATATTTGCAGGGAATGTAGATTTTGGTAATAGTAAAGGATATAAAGTAAAAGAAATCAATTCAATTGCCGTACCAAAAGATGTTAGTGTACCAGATTGGATATTTGAATTCGTGGACTTCGAGGAAATCGTAAGTAGTAATATTAAAGCATTCACACCATTACTTGATGCTATTGGTATACAATCATTTGAACGTAAGGATGTGTATTACTCAAATATTATAAGTATATAAATGAAAGGATGATTTATAATGAAATTAAAATTAGTGGAATATATTAAAAATAATCAAAATTGGGAAAGGGATCTTCAATTAGATCCTTTTTATTTAACTATTACTAAAATGAAAAAATTTACTTTATTTTATTATAATCAAATTAAATCAGAGTTTAATAATGATATAGTAAGAGAATGTAGAGGTTTAATATTAGATAACGAATTTAATCCTGTATGTGTACCTTTCTTTAAATTTGGTAATTATGGAGAGTCTTATAATGAACCTTTAGATTGGACTTCTACAAAAATTCAAGAAAAGATTGATGGTAGTATAATTAAAGTATGGAATTATAATAATACATGGAATATCTCGACTTCAAAAACAATATGTGCGGCAAATGCTATATTATTAAAAAATAATGATAACAAATTTCCGTATAAATCATTTGAAGATTTATTTATGAAAGCCATAGAAATATATAATTTAAACTTTGATACACTAAATACAAATTATACATATATATTTGAATTATGCTCACCATATAATAGAGTTGTTGTTCCTCATAATGAAATAAAATTGTTTCATATAGGAACAAGAGACAATAAATCTTTACAAGAACTGAATATTGATATAGGAATTCCTAAACCAAAAGAATTTGAATTTAAAAATATTGATGAGATTATTAATAGTACCAATTCTTTAGATTTTAATCATGAAGGTTATGTTGTAGTAGATAAATATTTTCATAGAGCTAAAATTAAATCAAAACTTTATGTATCTATACATCATTTGATAACTAATAAAGATGATCCAAATTTAGAAAGACTAATAAATGTAGTTAGACAGGGAGAATTGAGTGAGGTTAGTATCTATTTTCCAGAACTAAATAAACAGTTAGTTTCACTTCAAGAACGAATTAATTATATTAAAGTATCAATGAATACATCAATACATGATGCTAAACAGACTGTATTTTTAAATCGAAAAGATTTTGCAGAATATGCAAATAAGACAGTGTATCCGCCATTGATGTTTGCATGGTATGATAACAAAATACAAACTGCTAATGAATTTATTGATAATTTATCAGCATATAAATTAGCAAAACTATTAGAAGTATGCAATCATTAAGCTAGATTTCTATAAACCACAAATTAAATGACATACTAGGAGGAATGCAAATGAGTATAATTATTAACGGAATAGATACACAAAAAGCGTATTATGAACAGATAACATGTCAGCGAGATGATATCTGCTTAAATTATCCAACGGAGTGCATTTCATGTAAATTTTCAAATAAAAATGCAACATCGACTCTCGATTTATTTAACCCAAAGAAAATCCCAAAAATTAAATAATAACTAGATTGATGAATAATATGAACGGAAAGAGTAGCTTAATTGCTACTCTTTTATTTTTTGTCTCATTCCTCTTATTTTCAACATACTGGTAATAATACCTAAAAAGGAGGTATAATAATATGCTCATTCCTGCTAATGGATTTGGGGATCAAATACCAATTTCCACCCAAGGTCCAGTGCCTATTAAAAACAGTGGTCCCACTATCTATTATCAATTAAATACAAAGAATCAATCGTTTCTTGATATGCATTATTATCTGAGAGATATCGGTGTACAGAATAACCTGTTTATGCTCGCATTGTTAGACCCAGATTTGAAGGATGTAGATCCTCATGATAAAAATCTAAGTCCAATAATGAAAACAAAAGTATTTAATGAAGTTCAACGAAATTTCTGGTATTTTGCTAGAGAAGTAGTTAGAATCCCTATGGAGGGTGCTACTACTGCTGATATGCCTAGATATGAACTTCATAGAGGTAACTTAGCACTCAACTATTGTTTTTTACTAAATTTGAATATATTCCTAGAATTACCTCGTCAGAACTTTAAGACCATGTCTGCCGAAGTTTGGTATTTATGGGTATTTAACTTTGCCACTTCTAAATCTAAAATGGGATTCTTCCATAAAGACCATAGCGGTTCAAAGCAGAACTTAAAAGAGTTAAAAGAATTAAGAGAAGCATTACCAGATTATCTTAAAATGGATAAGATTTTTTCAACAGACCAGAAAGGACCATTAAAGAAGAAATCTACAGTAGAAACATTAGAGCACTTAGTTAATGGAAACGGTATCGTAACATTTGCATCTGCTAGAACTAAAGCAGCAGCTATGACAGCAGCCAGAGGTATGCACGTTCCTATGTTATGGTATGATGAGTTTGCGTTTATTTCACATATAAAAATTATTTATGATACAGCCGTTCCTGCTATATCAAAAGCTTCTGAGAATGCTAGACGATTTGGTAAACCATACGGTACACTGGTTACTACAACACCGGGTTTGTTAACAACTGACGAAGGAATCTTCGCATATGCTGCTAAAGAAAATGCTACTAAATTTAATGAACGTATGTATGATATGCCTCTTAATGAATTATATACATTCTTAAGAAAGAATAACCGTTCATCATTCATGTATATTAAATTTAACTATAAAGAACTCGGTAGAGGCGAAGCTTATATTTCACATATGGCTAGAGAATATGGTGGTAGCTGGACAGCATTCAGACGAGAAATTCTCCTTGAGTGGACTGAAGTATCTGATAAATCTCCATTTGAACCTGCTGAACTTGACTTAGTTAAGAGATTGGTAAAACAGCCTATATATAAGATACCTTTAATGAAAGGACAATTTGAATTAGAAGTATTCGAAAAATTAGATAATAGTGCAAAATATCCTCCAATAATGGGTGTCGACGTTTCCGGAGGTATCAAACGTGACTCATCTACTATAACTATCATAAATTCTGAAACCACTAGGGTTGCTGCGGTATTTAATAGTAACTTTATTTCTCAGGGTGATTTAGCTAGAGTTATATACGAAATAGTCAAGGTCTGGTTACCTAATGCATTAATCGTAGTAGAAGAGAATGGTGGATTCGGTCGAGCTGTAATAGCCGAATTAATGAAGACTGAGCTACGTAAAAATCTTTACAAGGAGCTTAGGGAAAGAGTTACTGAAGAAAGATTTAGTGGTATGGGTAAGTCTACCAAAACAAAATCATTCCAATATGTGTATGGTATTACAAGTAATAAACAGTTAAGAGAAGAAATGATGGAACTTCTTAGAGAAAGAATGGAATTACATAAAGACAAATTCGTTTCTCAGATTATATATGATGAATTAGCTGGACTTGAAGTATCTGCTAGAGGGAAAGTTGACCATAGTAGTAACACACATGATGACCAGATAATTAGTATGCTTCTTGCATTATATGTGTGGTATTATGGACAAGATTTACGTAGTCGATATGGTATCAATAAGAAAACATTGCAGACAGACCAAAATGTAGAAATAATTAATGAAGATATCGGTTCACCTCAAGCTAATATAACTGAAGAACTTAATACAGAACCAGATGAAAAGATAAGCAATCTTCAACAAGTTTTGAATACAATGTATGATAAACGTTTGACTGAAGAACAATTCTTCCAAAAAATGCGTAATGATGACCATAAAGCATGGGTTGATTATATTAATTCTCCTTATGGTAAATTTGATGCAACTTATGGAACGAATGGTGTTATATTAGTCAATTCAGAAGATTTGCAAAACGGTCGTATTCCTCAATCGGTATTTACCGATTTTTATAACTAATTACAATGGTATTTACTATATATTAAAAATTGCGTTAGTTAAAGGAGAATAATATGATCCCAAGTAATCATTTAAATAACAATGATTTCGAAGCTGCTAATAAATATCTAGCAACAAATGTGATGCAACATTTTTCGCCTGAGTTTATAACTTCTATCATTGACGAAAAGTTTGCAACTAGAGATAAACTTGATTATGGTTTTAGTAATAATGCCATTGAACTTTTGGAGGCGAATTATATTTCTGTATTACAGCAAACAAATAGTGCTGAATTAGCAGAAAACAGGATTCAAACTTATAAGAATATCATCAATAAGATCGCTGATTATAATAAGATTAATATCAATCAGATTTTATTAAATGATCCGGATACAGATTTGTATGCTATAGCCAAGTTACTATACGAACTATTAGTGCTTGGCTATAGAGATTATCTATTAATATTCATGACTAATTTCATCATGAATGAAATAAATAATCTATATAACATAGCTGAATTGTCAGAGTGTAAAAAGAATAAGGATGTAACAACTGTTAGTCTTAAAAAACAATATAGCGGTAAGAAACTTCCATATATTGTCGCTAATCTTGATAAGATTATCCAGTGTATACCATATAATTACACACTGACATTATCATCAATAATCAGCTATATCATGCCAGAACGTGGTGACGTTTTAAATACACTCAATGAGTTAATCGATAATGATAATAATTTCTTTGTTAATAATTACGTTAACTCAATGCTTTATGGGAACTTTAAGGTTGATATTCTGGTAGGTTTGAAACTAGAGTTAAATAACAAAATCAATTTAATTGAGAATAATACAATAAAGGAGAACTAATAACAATGGAAGAAAAAGAAAAGGTATCTAAAAAGTCAGTGACAACTATGAAAGACATAGAGGATGCTGTAACTGATACAGTTAAAAGTTATGATGGGGATATGAAAATAATTCACTTTGATGGTGATGACAAAGTAGCAGTATTAATCCCAAGCGATAACACAAGTGACACTGTTTCATTACCATACATTCCAAATCCAGCTGACAAAAAAGCAACAATATTACCATTTATACCACAGCCAGAAAGTGAATTGGAGGAATTGTCCATTCAAGCAAGTGACGAACCTGAATTAACTGAAGAGAATAGTCACTTTACGAAACTTCAGGAGAAATTCGGTCTTAATGATAATGAATTATTACAATTGATGGAATTTACCATCGACTTAAAAGATCATGATATAACTGATAAATATTACCAGAGATTACCTCAGGGATTAAAATCAAAGATTGATATCATTTGTATGAAGGCTAGTCACGATGTTGGTGCTAAAGTTTCCAATAAGAACATGATGGAAATCAAAAATAAGATAGCTAAAGAGTTAATCGATGATTTAAAGGAAATGATGTTCCATGATAAAGCTTTTGATGAATATGAAGCTGAATACAAAGAACTTATGCAGGAAATAGAAAATGAACCAGACGTATTTGAAAAATACATGCAGGCATCTTCTAATAAATTCAAGGATACTATTCTTAAAACTGCTGAAAAATATAAGGAATCTGACCCAGCTAAATATGAAAGAATCATGAAATTATCAGATATATATCAAGAGGGATTCAATCTTAAATATCTGGTTGAAGCTTATGAATCTTCTAATAAAATAAGAAGACAATCGCAGCGTAATATAAACAATATGAAGAAAATGACGGATACATTTAACTTCCTATTTAAACGTGAAGGTGCTATTGGTCCGGGTAAAAACATTGTTAGGATATACAAAGCGATGTCAAGTAATAATACATTACCATTTACTCAATATCAGAAGGATAGATTCTTCTCAGTTTTATATGAAACAGTTAAAGGATATGATATGACAAACTTCACTGAATATTCTAAATTATTCTTCACGCTTGAGAATATCGAGGCTGTTTCTATATCTAATATGAGTAAAACTAGCAACGTAAATCTAGCGAGATTCATGGATAACATGAGGATAGTTATAGATTATATTATGTAGAATTATTTCGGGTAGATTTATTTCTACCCGGGTTATTTTTTGTTCAATTTACATAGTAATAATGGAGGAGGTAATGGAAATGAATATGTATGATAAAATTGCAAAATATATAAAATTCGAAAATAATAGGCTCATATTCACTGGAGATGAAATGGTTGCATACATTCCAAGTTTCTTCTTTGACGGTTCTACAGAATATGCGTTATTTGAGGGTGAATATATAAAACTACTTGGAATATTTAATTATTCAATATTTGATAAGGGTAAATCTGTTACCGGTTTAGGAACATTTAAAGTTCCGACTGTAATGCTTACCAAACCTTCAAAAATCGAAAAGGAGGAATTAACGTTATTATCTACATCTAAAAAACAAATGTATCATCTACTTAAATACTATAAAGGTGATATGATTATTGTAGATACAAGAATTCCACAAGACATTGGTAACGTAGAAATGTTCTTTAAATTATTTACATCAGGTAATTTACCTAATACAATACCATATGATGATATACAGAATCTATTCTTAGATAATGCTAAAGCTAATGGGTTTAGCTATCCAATATCAAATCATATACTTGGTATTATTATCAGGGAATTATCCAAATCTCAATCAGATTTACAGAAACCATATGCTCTTACTAAATTCAATGACACAAAGACTAATTATCAACCTATCAATATTAAAGATAATCCAAGGTATATTTCACCATTTACAGCATTCACAAGTGAAGATTTTAATGCTAGTATTCCACTAGCAATCATGAATGATAAACCGATTGATGCTCCACTCGAGAAGCTATTAATCGAATCTCTATATGCTGGAGACTATCAAACGATGGTAAACACATTAATAGAGTCTCTTCTCATAGAAACATATATATAAATTAATTTAAGGAGGTAATCTCAAATGGCTACTATTAACGTTAAAGGATATCCAGCTCTAACTCAATATGTAACTGATGAAAGTGCTATCCAAGAAAGCATAAATATGCTCGAAGGTGGTCCGATTATATTAGCTGCATGTGCAACTGATAGAGGTCGTGAAGATATGTACTTGTGTAACGATGTTAATCAATTTATAGCTGAGCATGGACCAATAAACTTTAAAAAATACGGTCAAGTTCAAAAACAAATAGAAAAAAATTTAGCTGCCGGAGGAAGGGTTTTATTTAAGAGAATCGTAGCACCAGCTGCTACTTTAGCTAATATAGTCGTAGTTGCTACAGTTACTAACGACGAAATTGGAGATAAAGTCACAATTAAATATACTATTGAAACTATTCCAAATGCTAAAACAATCGCTGATGTGGAAACTGGCATAACAGCATTATCAGTAACTGTAGATGGTGCACCTAAATCTTATCCGATTTTTGCTATTGCAGAAGTTGGCAGAGGTGCGTCTGTTAAGAGAATCAAAATCAAACCGGATTATGATGGAAGTGAAGCGTTAGCATACATGCAATACGCAATGGAAATCGAAACTGAATTGGCAACAAAGATTGTTAAATTTGGTTTAGATCCTGACAGATTCGATGTAATAAATAGAGGTATAAGATCTAGAGGTAATGCATCTGGTATTATAAAAGTTGCTAATACTGATAGATATCTTAAAGGATTTTTACAAGATACTGCTGCTGAAATGAAAGTTACTGACATCAATATTTATGATTTACTTTGCGGTAAAGATAAAGAAGGTGAAGTAGATGAGCACATAGCATTAGATGCTACATCAATTTCATTATCACCTGAGTTTGGTCTAGCAATGGCTAGTGGTAATGCAGGTGAGTTTGAAGGTGATGTATATGTACCAGAAGTTGCAGCTTTTGAAACAGGCTTAACAGCTTTCTATACAGGTACTACTACTCCAGAAATCTGGAATACTACTAAGTATAAAATTGCTCTTGTATTCGGTGCTAATTTCTCTAAACCAGTTAACCAAGCAATTGTTGATTTGGTTAAATGGAGAGAAGATGCAACTTTCATCAAAGACTTTGGATTAAATTTAAGGACATTAGAAGAAATCGATGCAGCTGTTAAAGCTGATGGTGTTGATACTCCATATGTTGTAAATTATCCTATATCATATGATATAATTGATCCAAATTCAGGAGTTCAGGAAACAGTTACAGCTAACTATGATTTAGCTAGTGGACTTGTAAGAAGATTAATCAATGGACCTCATGTACCATTTGCTGGTGCTAGAAATGGGGCTGTATTGGAGTCAGCAATCGAAGGAACATTAAACTTCGAACCAATTGATACTCCACACATTCAACAAAAGAAAGCTATGAAGAAATTAAGAGCAAACTATGCTTCTTTCATAGATGGCATTCTTACTGTAGAAACATTGTGGACTAGTCAAAAGGCTTATACTCAGTTATCATTCTCAAATAACGTATTTGAGTTACAAGATATCATGAGAGATACTGTTAAAGTTGCTCTAACTAACAGATATTCATTTACTAATCCATCTGATCTTGATAATTACAAGAAAGATATTAATGATAATATCATCAGTAAGCATACGGGCAGATTGAAGAAGCTTGAGTTTAAATACGCTTCTGATACTATTCTTGAAAATCAGAAAGTATACTATGGTGTGTACACAATCATACCATGGAATTTCAATCAGGAAGAAGCATTTGAATATCTCATCAAAAATGATGAGGCAAATTAGGAAGGAGATGAGTGATTATGGCGAGAATAGAAGGCGAAGGCTTATTTAGAGGTCAGGTCGGTACATTAGACTTAACCCAACATTCAGGTTTTGCATATAACCAATTGGACTTCGGTCAACCGGCTCAATTCAACGTTGATCTTAGTGGTTATCCATTCCTTCACGTATTGAAGATTCCTACATTTTTACAAAAGTTGAAAAAGGATGATTCATACGCAAACCTTATAAATAATGCTATATGGGTTTTAGAAAACAAGTTTAAAGGTCTTGATGGTATCGACGATATCACAACTGACACATATACTATAGATAACGGTTTTGAACAAGTTAACTTAATTGGTAAGACAATTAGACCTACTGCTTCAACAATCACTATGGAATATGATGAAATGACCGGCGGACTTTTAACTAAATTCACTGAACTTTATTTAGAAGGCTTACAGGGAACAAGAAACCATTACGTTCACTATTATAATAAAGATTCAGACAATGTTGCTCCTACAATAGATGTATCAGATGAAATATTTGAATTCTTATATTATTTAACAGATGCAACTGGTATTAATATTAAGAAAGCATTTATTATAGGATTAGGTCAATTCACTAAAGTTCCTTATTCTACAATGTATAACGACAAACGTGGCGATAGAGACAAGAAAACAATATCACTTGATTTAAATGGTGTTCCATTTACAGATGTTGATATCACAGCTCTGGCTCAAAGACACGTTCAAGTTATCAATAAGTTGAGGAATGATGGTGGAAAATCTGCATACAGTGTTCCATCTAATATTAATCTTAATAAAGGTTATATAATTGATGGTGGTGGAATAAAGAACACGTATCCGGGACAGTAATGAAAAATTGATAAAATAATCCCCTCTAGGACTCAAATCCTAGAGGGAATTTTTATTGTTCTTCTCCTACTTTTTTAGATGTTTTATATTCCATTGCAGCAAGTTCTTTTGCTTTAGTAGAATAATCCCATCCTATTGTGTTTGGCATTAAGTGCTTAAACATGAATCGCTTATAAGCGGCAATTTCTTTAGGATCATCTGCCTCATTATATTCAACGACAGCCATCGTATCAATCATCTGCTGTGTACTCTGGAAAGCGTCAAGCATAATCTGTAATGTCAAATATGCAGGTGACGATATCTTAACAGATAATCTAACATAATCTTCTGGATGATACGTTTTGTATATTTTATTAATCCATTTTTCATACTGCTTAGCAAACTTACTTTGTAATGAAGTAACCCATCTAAAGAATTTAATGTTTGTCATACCTAATCTTCTAGAAAACTCTACTTGCTGTCTAATGGAAACCATCTCTGGTGGTACACCAGTAGGCATAAGGGCTAAGTTTTCTAATATATCAAGTAAATCTGACTTAATGTCTATATTCTGACCAGAAACGATTTCCATTTCAATAGGTCTTTGTCCACCCGGATTAACAGGTATAACCATATCATTGAATCTACCCGGAATGTTAATAACGTTATCAATGTTATTAAATTCTCTCATTCCAAAATTACCACGTTTGATTTGATTGATAACATTAATCATTGTTTCTGATACGTTATTTTCGACTTCATTCATCACGTAATAAGCACGTTTATCAAAGCCCCTAGTGAGAACCCCTATAACACTTGCTATATATAATGATGTATATAACTTACCCGGAACTATGGATTTTTCTAATAGTGATATACCTCTATTAGTCACAGTATCTTTCTTAAAGAAAAAATGTTGGACGTTTTGTGGCTTTATGTATGTGATTTTTAAACTATTTATCCCTGTTGTAGCAGATAATGATGTATTATTATCAGCATTAAATTTGAGTAACAGGTATAACTCCTTAGCTAAATTTTTATTGTTATTGATAAATTTAACATCTATCTCCTTTGTTAATTTATCAGCCATTTTTCTAAAGATTAAATTCTTATTCTGTTCATTGGTTCTTTGAATGTTATCGTTTAACTGTTTATTTGTGTTAGTTCTATTTAGAATGGATGTAAATCCATTGAAGGTATCTTCAATAAATGGGTCATTCTTTGGTTCAATATAAATAACTCCATTAAATATATCATTTTCTAAATATAATGGAATTGTACGATAACGTTCAAGACGTTTTACATAACAACCAGTTACATTCAATTTACTTTCTGTATCACCTAAAGCTAAACCTGTGCTAGTATCAATTAATGCATCCTCATCCAATAGTTGTTGTTTTAGATTTCCATAATCAGCAGCTTCATTTATAACTAAATCACCGAACTCATCAAATGTTGATGATTCCATTAGTTTTACTATAGGACTAGATATAACATCGCCGTATCCCTCACAAAATTCTACATCTAAAGTATACTCTTCTTTCAAATTCTTTACACTAGGAGCATCTGGTAATTCAGATTTTTTAATTTCGATTTTACGAGTAGTGGATGTATTACGTAAGAACTGTCCCATATCCTTATAATCAAATTTAGCCAGAAAATCTTCACCATATGTTATCATATTATGTAAAGTTGTTTCTGCCATTTCCTCTGTATTATGGATGTCTTCGATTATATTTATCTTTTTATTATCATCATCGTCATCCATATTTTCAGGAGTAATTGTTATCGCTGTCTGAGTTTCATTGTCAACTGATAATATATTATTTTTAATCGTATCAACTGCATCAGCTAATGCTGGCATATAGTGTAGTATAGTATCTACTTCTCTATCTGCCTCTTTTATAAACTTATTAGCATTATATATAGAAATCAATTGAGCCATATCATCAGAATCGAAGATTTTCTCAAAACTATCCTTATTCATTGGTCCGACATCTTTGTTTATCTGGTCGAACAAGGATGATATATCAACGTCACCATCATTTCTTCTGGAATTAGATATAGTTCTATTTATTTCTTGGGACATTTTTAAATGTAGAACCTCTAATTCTTTCTTATGTGAATCGTTTTGTTTATAGGTATTTCTATATATACTGCCTAAAATATCATTATTTTTAGCCATTATAATAACCTCCGTTATTTATTTACAATAATGTTGAGGCAGAGGAAATTAATCCTCTACCGTTTTAGCTGTTATTCATATGAATCGTGTTATCATTCATTTCACATACGACCCGGTACCCATAACCCCTATACTATAGTAATCAATGGACATTTTTCTGATTTTTCACCATAACATACATAAACATGCAGAAGGTCACATGAGCCTAAATTATTATCTCCAGTTGGTGAAGCAAATAAACAGCTACCACATTTTTCAGGTATTTTTGTAACAACAACTTTCATTCCTTCTGATTTACTTTCGATATTGGATTTAATCACTTTCTCTTCTTTTCTTTTTAAAAATTTCATCATTTCTTTAAACACCTCATCATCCTATGAATTTGAATTTTTTCTTTAACCTTATTTATCACAATTTCAATTATCATAGAAGCCTCAGTATCTATATAAATATTGATACAGGCGTCATCACCCTTGTTGAGTTTCTTAAATAAAAACTTACTAAGGAATATTCTATATGGACCAATTTTGGATAAGGTCTCTGTATATACATTGGGGTCCATTATCCTCTGAATATACTCTTGGTCATTAAACGTATACACTGAATTTAGTGTATTCTTAGTTTCGTTTATTCTGAAACTTCTAACTAATAAATGTCGGTATTCCTCTGGAGGTTGAGTCATATTATCAACGTTTATATTATCACCAAATTCTCCAATTATATTTGGTAATATATATCCCTCAACTCCAAAATCTTTATTAAGATTTATTACGTCTAGATATCCTCCACTTCCATAAGGAGAAATAATCATATCATTCTTGATGTATATAAAAGTATTATCTTTTACCAAATTAATTACTTTACTTAAATATTTATCTTGAAATGTTGTCATTGGTCATTTCTCCTTAAAAATCTTTGTATAGGTTTATTTATAACTCTTAAAATAGGAGTTTTGTATCTTGATATAGGTAAATTCTTACTATTTCTACGAATAAAATTTAAGTCAATATTATACTTTAATAAGAAATATTCTTTAATATCACCAAGTAGTTCTTTATAAGATGGGAAATGTAACCATCTATGAGCAAATTCTAACCAATTACCACTTCTCATATCATCTATAAAATAACCACCATTATTATAATCGTGACTACCAAATCTATTTTGTCCTACAAAGATATGGTCGTCATCTATTATTAATCTTGATATCATTGTCATTGGTGACATATTATTTTCCCTCAATGCATTTGGGTACTCTGACTTGATATCGAAGTCGTCACTATTATTATACACTGTCGTTGGTTGACCTAATATCTTCATTCCACATGGTTTTAATAATTTTGGATTGGCTACTAATGCACCCGGATAACCATCGTCATCTTTCTTCATAAGGTGGTTTATATTATTACCAAGGACTTGGTTATTATTCTTTGAGAACTCCATTTCTCCCCTGTTCTGAGAATAAACAGTTTGTCTATACGATTTCTCTAGTCTAGTAGCATTCATATATGACTTAGCGAAGAGTGTTTCTATATCACCAGTTTTATTTTCTACACATATCTGTGCAACTGTATCCATGATATTGTATAGGATATATACCTCAAAATCCTTATATGGTAATTCCAATAAATCATGTGTGATGTGACTATAATCTAATTTATGAATATCACATGTGATATTAGCTATAACGTCAAGTTTATAACTATCCAACTGTGCTTGTCCTGCACGTTTGGAAGCGAACTGAATCATTTGGTCAATCCAAACCATTTTAGTTGATATCGTAGCATAATCTCCACGTTTATGAAAATCAGAATGGAGAGTATCCTCAAAATACCAACAAACTTTTTTTGAGAATTCCGGGTCACAGATAATAACTGCTGGGTCTAATCCCTTCTTTTTAAGACGCTCAATTATAAATTGTATATCGAATGCTATATTCCACGCCATCAATACATCTGGACTAATTGTATTAGCTATATAAAAGAAATCTTTAAGTAAATCTATTTCGTTATCATAAAACAACAAGTTGTATTTAAAATCCGTTAATCCAAATTTCTTATAGAATTTCTGTCCCTTTACACCTTGTTTTATGATAAAATCTTTTATGTAGTCGCTAATACCGTCATTACCCAATGATGCCATTTTATTCTCAAATTCTCGACAATTTTTAGAATATATTTCATTAAGCATCTGTCCGGGTAATTTTCTTAATGGAACGTTACTATAATCCTTGTCTGGATACACGGTATCAACAGGGTGATTCGGGTTCCTTAAGATTAACGTGAATACGTTCTTAGTGCTATCTGACACCAACGTGATTACAGATACTGGAGAATTACCTTCTCTATCAATATCCCCAACATACTTTATAGCATCAGTTTCTATGTCGAAATATGCTCTATCTGCTGTAGTATTTGAAGATGGATAAGTTTCTTGAAATCTAATCCTATAGTGGTCATGTATATCTCTATCAGTACCAAACAGTCTTTTATCAGCATTAATATTTTTAAGAGCTTTATAATTAGCAGTTCTCATACATTCATTATAGAATTTCATTTCATCACAAATCTTACACAATTCATATGTGAGATTTTTATATGGTACAATATATTCATCTACCTTATCTCTCTCAATAGATAACATATTATATTCTGGATATATACCCTCTTTACACATATAAAATCTATAATCTGGATTTTTGATTTCTTCTATGTGTTTCTTTCCTGTCTTATTATCTCTATATATTATATCTAATTGGTCATAATCAATACCATTCTTTTTATCCATTCTATGATAAATTGTATTTATTAGCATTAAATCTGAACCCGGTTCGTAATTTCCCACACGTACCATTTTATGTACCTCCAAGCAATGAGTCGATTATATAGATGTTGAAATCAGGTTAAATAATTATGTAGTGCAACTATATGGTAAATAATACTATTTAAAGGAGCTAATTATGAATTTTCCTATAGCAAGAAGTAACGATACAAAGAAAGAAAGTATAGACGTTCCAACAAAAAATCCATTAAATTTTAGTATGAAAAATATTAACTTTAATAAGATTGAAACTGTACCAGAAGGCGTTGTCGTACCAGCCACTAAAGCCGACGCTGAAAAACAGGCAGAAAGAAAAAAACTTAAAGCTGAGAAACAAGAAAAAAAGGCTGTGAATGAGTTTAAAGAAAGTTATAGAGATAACGAAAACTTGTTAAAAGAAGTTATCTTAGAAACTGACTTATTCACAAGAGACTTAAAAGACCAGATGGACTTAGTAAAAAATAGTAAGACTCTTAAAAATAAGCATATGATTTATGGCGAATTGCAGGCTAATATTACTAGTCTTATTGGGACTAAATTAAGTGCTGTTAAGGAACTTAATAGTATCATTCATAATAGTCAAAATATGGGACTTAAGAAGGCTAAAGACAATGCTGAATTAACAAACAGCAATAATGAAGATAAATTGATTATGGACTTATATAGAGCTATGATGGAAGGTAAAGGTGGTATGACTAACAATGCATCTATCGTAATGCCAACCTATGACCAGATAAATGCAATTCCGGCAGCTTTTGTTGGTTTACCAACAAATAACTCTATGGATGATGGTTACAATAATTATATAAATAACAGATCAGCAGCTCAATTGGGAATGATAATGGACTCAAATCCTAATATACAAACTGTAGTTAGATATAATCCAAATAACGGATTAAAGAAATTCGATGTTGTTGATATATCTACCGGACAATCATTACCTAAGTTCGAGCGTCCAGATGCTATGTTCTTAGATGATACAATCATAGATAGCAACACATGGACAGCAAAAAATAATAATATGAATATGATTTACGATGTAATGGTTGACTATAACTTATTCTAAGAAAAAAAAATGAGTGTAGCGTCAAGCTACACTTATATTTTTTATTCTTTCTTTTAATTGGTATCGACTTCTAAATGAACCAGATTTATTATACATTAATTCAAGAGCTTTCTTGGCTATTGCCCTTGATGTTGCTGCCATAGCAAATTGATCAGCTTGAAATTCAAATGATATATCATAATTCTCCATCTTCGATAAATGATCAAAAACTAAATGCCCTTGTTCATGAGCAAGCACAAACTTTCTAATATCATCATCAAATTTATCAAACCTATCATCAATCACTATCACAGGACAATCACCAAAGATGGTCTGGTTATTCTTTAGCATCGAATATTTAAATTTATATTGGATTATTGCTAATGGGTCTTTATAAATAGGAATATTATTAAATTCCCCAATTCTAATACTACCACCTTGTTTACCTTGAGTTTTGAAGCCAACTTTATATCCATACATGAATTCAGATATACTATTTAATAATATTTTTAACATAGGTTTCTCCCCACTTTATTACGTCTCACTAATATAACCTAATACATTAGATTGACAAATAGAATTTGTAATAAGATTTCATTTTTTTTTCTATTCATATTTATAATATATATTTGAAAAAAATAAATTTTGCATAAAAAGAAGGTTAGGATTAACCTAACCTCTTTTTTTGTCCGCCATAACTTTTTTTATATCTGTAAATCCAACTCTAGATATATCTTTTTGTTGTTCGATAATCTTTTTTGGATCGTTTATTTGAATATTGATTATCTGTGTTTCTTTATTAACTTTAGTCATAATTGTCACCTCATTTTCCTATGTCTAAGTTTTGCCATTTGGTTATTTGTTCCCTCGGAACATTAAACAATTTCGATAGTTCAGTTTGGGAAATATTACATTCCGTTGATACTTTAATACTTTTAGCTAATTCATCTAATTTTATGTCTATATACTTTTCAATTTCTAATTTATGCCTCAACATGAAGTCACCTAGCTCCAAAGGTGTGTCATTAATAAATTTAACACCAAATTGTTCTAATGCTACGAAAATTTGAAATTCTGAAATCTTAATATATTTAGATAGAATCGATAGTTTATAACCCTCATTAATATATTTATCTAATATAAAATTAAGTTCAGGTTTTGCTATTTCAATTCTATTAAATAATTTAAGAATTGAACTTATTCCTTCATAACACTTTTCAAAATCATCACTAGATGCTGTCACACGTTTATATATCTCTCTATTATCAAGATTCTTATATAATCCATATCTAAACATTTTTTGTTGTTTAATTAGATTTATATCAGCTAGACGAACTATTCTTTCCATCGTTGTATTAGATATCGTACATTCTTTACATATGCAATTAGGTGGATAACATACAAGTCGTAATTTAATTACATTAAACAATTTACTTGGTTCCATTTCAAATCGTTCACGACAACTTCCATTATGAACCTTCGTTAATAGTAACTTATATTTATCTATTAAAGTTAATTCAGGATTACCAAGACATTTATCAACAGCTTGATTATAGGTGATACCTGCGTCTTCCATAATCTTTATTACTAATTTGTATAGATTTTCCTCAATATTATACCTATTTGGAAGTATATCATTCTTTTGAAATAAATATCTAAATGCTGATAATTTTATTTTGTACTTTTTTGCAATTTCTTCAATGCTTTTATTTGGGCAATGATAGTATTCTTTTATTGCTTCTAGAAGATTACTGATGTCTTTATTATCCATCTTCTCGATTGTAGTTTTTGCACGGGATGGTTTAATATTATTATCCCGTAATACTCTATAAATATAAGATTCGGATACCTTATATTTATTTCTGATATAACTTAGTGGTTTATTCTCCCGATAATCTCTCACAATGAATTCATCATTATAATTACTCATACATGCAGCCATAATAATTTCTCCTTATAGATCAAAATAACTCCAAATGACATTCCCCTGTAGTCTATCCCCTTTATGTGATAGTTCAATAATAGCTCCGTCATCAGTGTTATACTCAGTATTATGAGATATTACAAAAAGCTGTTCTACTCCAAGAATATCCATTTCTCTGTTTATTACTTCAATAAGGTTACGTCTATTATAACTATCTAACTCTGCATCTACTTCATCCATTCCAATGATATTATATTTAGATGATGAATGGTGCATTAACGCAAATGACATCGTTGAGCCAATAATAGCTCTTTGACCCGATGACATATGTGAGACATCATCTATTAATAACCCAGAGCCTATACATGGTATTTTGAATTCATTTTCATTAACAATGCATTTTTGTAATGAATATTCCCCATCTAGTACATACTGAAGTAATTCGTTACACATGGATATAACCTTATGCATATATAATTCTATGAATGCAACCTGAATACCATCCTTAGAGGGATTACTGTATTTCTTAAATGTCTCTAATTTTGAATACTTAGCCATGAATTCTGAGTACTGTAATTCATACTCAGCCTTTGACTGTAAAGCATGATTTATTTTGTATATATTATTATCTAAAGTAGTCAGCATATTACGCAAATTATTGTTTGTATTCAGAATATGATTGATTTGAGCATCATAATCTGATATCTGTAGGAATTCAGTTTCCATCAATTTGCGTTTATTTGATAACTCCTCGATGTCTCTATTGTTGTTGTTAATTATAGTCAAACTGTCTAGAGCCTGCGTATTAAATGAGATATCAAAATTTAATTTTTGTTCCTTATTTTTATTAAATTTCAATTCATCTGTTCTTTGATTGAATAATATAGTTTGATTTCTAATATCAGTTTCTAAATCAGTAATCATCTGTTCATTATAGCTCATAGATTGCATTTTGGATACATAATCATCATAAGCTATCTTCTTTGAATTGAATTCATCTATCAATGATGAAATATCAATTACACGCTGGATTGCATCTGTATAAGTGATATGATTACGCATATATCCTATAGCATCATAGATTGTTTCAATACATTTTAATCCAAATGCTGGTAAATCACGACTATTCATATACATAGCTCTAAATATGTCGTGTAACATCTGTTGAGCTTTCATATAGGTATATGATTGCTCCCTTTGTTGTTCTATATTAAAATACTGGGACTCCAATTGTTTATAAATACCAATATATCTCTGTATTTCATTAGTTGGTAAATTAACCTTAGAGAGTTTCAATATAAATGGACACGATAGCTTACAATCTTTTGGCTTCTCATTTAATAATTCTAATTTAGCTTCCAATTCCTCTAATGAATATGGAATATTAGCTTTATCATTTTCATATTGGGATATCAATTTATCTATGCTAAAATCCTTCTCAGGATTGTTAAATAATTCTTCCATGAGGTTTACTGAAAATGATGAATTGAATACATCTATCCTATTATCAATATCTAAGAATATATTATATAACCCGATTAATTTATCTGTATCCATACGACTATTATAATCATAGCCGACAGATTCGAATATTGATATTGTATCATTTATCCATTCAGTCAATTTGTCCATGTTATTTCTCATATCAACTAAACTCTCATCAGAGTTTAACATCTTTTGACTGTTCAAACTGTTTAACATTTCTTGTTTACTATCTATAATACTTTTAATTCGGATTGTTTCCTGTGTAAGTTCATTTAATAATGATTGAGTTTGTGTTAACTCTATAGTCATTATGCCAATATTTTCAGCGATAGAACCTACATTTACATTCTTTAATCCACTTATTGATTTAAGTTTTTCATCATTAATATTATTCAAGAATAATATCTTATTAGCGATTTCTTGATATTTTTGTTTCGTTTCATAAGCATTAAGACTATCTATCTTTGATTTTATCTCTCCGAGTGTGATAGCATTGGTTTCAATCTTTTTATTGATATCATCCTTCTCTAACATATAACGTTTTAAATCAGCTTCTAATAACTCTGGATTCCCAAGATGTTGTAATTTTAATGATATTTGATTTAGCATTGAATTATAATTTGAGCTACGCTTTACGAATGTTTTCTGCATAGTGTTATAATCAGCAACTTCATCTATTATAAAGGATACGTATCGTTTTCTTTCACTAGGGGTTTTAACTACCATACCTTTGTCTTCACATGATAATCTACATAAGGCTTCAAAATTACTATCGAGGTTAAACTCTAATGCCACTAATTCTTTATACGATGTCACATTACCATTTGCATTCAGTTCTACACCATTTTTTACAAAATATGCTTTAGTGTTATCTCTGTCACCATTCCCTCTTACGAGGTATAGAATACGAATGTTGTATACATCATTTCCATCAATTATTCGCAACTGTTTTTCACCATCGCATTTTTCAATGAAATTATTCTTATCATCTAATAACGGCGATAAAGCATTCAATAACGTTGATTTACCAGAACCATTATCTCCACGTATAAATATCATTCGTTTCCCATGTCTATCTATATTATCAATCTTTACTTCTCTAAGTCCCATACCATTATAAAATGGAATAAAATTCTTCATATAAAAATCAGTAATTCTCATAATAATCCTCCACCTCTACTGTAATGTCGCCATAAGATTGAAAAAATAAAAAGATAGAGATGGGGTTAATCCCATCTCTTTATTCTATAATCTCAACATCCTGATATTTCATCTTACTTGGATAACCAGATGCTACCACAATAGAATCTTGATTAATGAAATCTAAATCGTAACGTTTTTCAGTAAAATTTCTAGTCTTACCTTTATGCACAACCCAACCAGCTTTATAAATACGACCCATGCTCTTTTCTAGTGTACTACGGCTATTGAATTGGGTTGCTGAATATATGAAATACGTTAACTTTTCTTCCTGATTATTCATCATTAACACTCCCGTTTATAATTGTATAGTAGAAAAAATAAAGGAGAATTATCTCCTTTATTTCTGTTCAATATTAGATTCCTTTGATAGTTCTTCATTAGTTCTATTTAATGCTGATTCCTTAACAAACTGAGTGATTTTTGATATATGATAATTACTACCTACGCCACCACATCCAACTATCAATATTTTTCTGTTGTGCGATTTATCTATATCATTATTCTGACTCATGTGTCTCTTCCATATATTCAGGTCTCTTAATCGGTTTACCATATGATGGAATCTCAACATTTTTGTACATACGAGTTACTGGTATCAGAGTTCGTTCAACTCCATAGTGCTCATCGAGTAGATGGTTCCATTCATCATAGAATAATGAATCCAACCTGACTCCCACTTTAGTGTCATCCCTAAACGGATTTGGTTCGGTTTTTATTGAATCGAAATATTTGGATAATAAATCTTCCATATTTTCAAACCAAAAGTTTGGTTCTTTATATGAAGCAAACCTACTCAAATCTATCATTGGAGTTAATGTACCTTGAATACCCGGAGTTTGATTATTAGTATTAGCCAAACCCAGTACACCCAAATGTGATGCCTTAAGTTGTTTGTATTTATCTGGTATCTTAGAACCCTTAGTAGAGCTATCAAGTCCTCCCGGTCCTTTAAATGAATACTTAGCACCTAAGAATGTATCATGGTCATTTGAAATATTTTTATAGTTAATAATCGAACAGGTCTTTATTTCTCCTAATAGGAAGTCTGGTCGTATATTAATATATTTCTTAATGTCATACATCGTTATAGCATTCTTCATGTCAGCAATCTTTCTTACATTTGTTGATAGCTTAACACCATACATCTGTGCTATATACTCTTCGCATCTAAGTTTCTTAGTCGCTAAATCTAAGTTATCCTTAATCATCAGCTCACTGAATTCATATACAAGCCATCTAAGAATACAGTATATATTCTTTTTATACTCATATGGTAAATTACAAGCATCATAGATAGTTTTATCATACATACCCTCTAAAGACTCCAATACTTTCAAACCTTTTTCGAAAGTATATTTTTGTGAGAAGTCTTTACCTAAGTTATCAACCCAGTTTTCTATTTTGAATAAATCATTATATTTAATTCCAGATTTAATTATACTGGCAATAAACGATTGTAATTGTGGGTTATTGATAAATAGGTATATTGGTACTATGACATAATATCCCTTTGCCTTAAATGAATAAAAGTTTACTTTATCCGCATGAGGTTCATCCGATAACACGAATGTTCCCTCTAGTCCTAAAAACTTAAGGGTATTTTGATACCCTATCTTAGCAAGAATGTAATTAAATGGATAAGCATCTTTACTAAATATATTCGATGTGAATAATGTAGTTTCAATTTGTTCTCCATTTGAATTAAGTTTACATTTTGTTCTGGTCATTATGAGTTTCATGAACGTACACTTGAGAATAACCACATCGTCTTTATCTTTCTTTGACATATTGTATGTGGTGTTCTCTATTATTTGAAATGAAGGAGCATAATATTTTCCCTTAATTCTGAAATAATATTTACTCACAAATGTAGGTATGATAACATACGATGTATGTCGATCTCTCTCATCATTCCATTTATCATTACCAACACCGTATGTGTAATTAAGTGCTAATAATATCATATCTGTTGATTGTATATCATTATAATTGTAGATGTTGGTAAACATCTTTCGTTTAGCTTCATTTTTGATAAGCTTATCTTCATAATTAAACAATATACGATTTATGGTATCCAAATTATCAATGATAGAAAAACTATCCAAATGTAAATAAAATGAACATTGTCTCTCGCATGATTTCACTAGGTTAATAATATATCTTATGATATTATACTCACTCTTATTGAATATCGTATCATTGAATACATCACAATTTTGTAATGTATACTCTTTCATCATCTCAAATTGATTAATTGTCATTTCTAACAACTCCTTATACTATGCGTCTACTAATTGATACACCATTACCCATCGGATTGGCAATATCGCCTTCTTTATCTGATAGTGTTATCTCTACTTGCAAATCAAACACATCACACCATGTTATTAAACGTTTAAGCGTAACATCGTCATCTTGTACGATAGAACGTTTATGATTGTTATATTTACCTTCCTCAAATCTATCCTGATAGCTGTCAAGAACAATTTGCTTTCTGTTTAGTGCTTCCCTGAATAGAGCCATAGTTGCGGTCGTATTCTGATTTATTTCACCAGCAAATACGTCACCAGAATCATTAGCTATTCTTATTTTTTGTTCTTCTGCAATTACATTTGTATTTTGTATAAAGTCTCTAATTGCGTAATCACTAAAGTTTACCACATTTTTCTTATGATATATCTCTTCGTCTTTTTTACTCGGTAAAATAGGTCTAAATACTGGTCCAGAACGATATATACCCGGTTGTTTACTATCAGGTGAAACAATGGGTAGAATTAAGTCTCCATATTCTATACATATAGGTCTAGATGTATATTTATCAACTTCAGTAATATCAACAACATCAAATACTTGACCGACATCGTTGATATTTAATATTGCCTTCTTCATCTTGTTTCCTCCTAAAAAATAATATAATAGGATATAGCCATAACAGCTATATCCTAGTAATTATTTATTTTTCATTCGCTTTGTCATCTTTAAGCAGTCTTTTGATATCTGCATCAACTTCAAATGCGAATACCTTTTCATCATTTTCTATTGCTACTCTAGCAGTAAAGAATCCTGCTAACTCTAATGCTGCTGTGTCTTTCTTATCAGCATTCTTGTCCAACCATTTGTAAATTGTTTTGATTAATGTAATTGTAAGTGATCTAACAGCTGCAACTCCGTCGAATGAGAAATTACCAACTGTGTTTGCATTCATGCACATAACTTCTGTGAATAGGTCATCTCTATGGCTGATTACTAAATCGCCATCGTCGATATCCTTTTCATCTGTCAAGAACTCAACATTGATGTTATCGCTTACTTCATTTTCATCAAAGAATATTCTAGCTCCAAGTAAGAACTGTTCTTTGATGTTATCAAATCTTAATACTACCGGCTGCTTCTTATTTTTCTTATTTTGTAGGAATGATACTATTGATACGAATAATGTCTTTGCCATGTCCTCGCATAAATTGATATCATTCTCAATTCCTTGATATCCAGAAGCCATTAAAGCTGCTAGGTAATCTTGTGACATTGAACTTTCATTAAATTTTGTTACAACCATTTTGTTGTTTCCTCCTAAAATTTTAATATTTTGTAAGTATATTTATTTCATGATTCATAAGTATAATATATACTTATAATCATTTTTAATTCTATATGGATGTCCTATTGATATTAATAAAAAATAAATATAGGGATGATTAACTCATCCCTATGTATTTATGCACTTACATACTGCACTAATTTAACTATAGCATTGTGATTATATTGCCAATCACGGTCACCTTTTCGTTCTCTGAAGTTGAGTTCTACTATATCATTAATCAACTTATTAGAATCGGAACACGCTTTGTATATCTTTCGCAACACAACAAACAATTTGTTATTCTTGTTATCGATAATATTATCAAGTGCATTTCCGGTATAGAATTTAACATCACGTAACCTTAGTATACACTCACTTTCTTCTGGTGTTAATGTAACATAACCAAATATTTCTTTAACTTGTGAACGTAACAATTGGTGTTGTGATTTACCATTTGTAACAACCACTGGTTCAGGTTCTTTTGTTTCTTTCTCTTGAGTTGGCTGTTCTGTTTTTGGATCACTGGTTAATGTTTTTATATACAACTTCATTTCTCTTTCGAGATTGCCAACTATAATGCTGTAAAGCTGTTTGAACTCATCATTGCTGATTGAAGTTTTCAACTCCTTTACCTCAACAAAGAATGCCTGAATAGTTTCTATTGTCTCATCATCAGACATGTCAGAGTCGTATACATTACTCAAGAATGCTTTTACTATTGGAATAAGTGTAGTCACCAATTCAAAAACATTTTCAAATTCCGAATGATTATAGATTACACCCTCTTTAATCTTACCGTTAGCATATCCTTGTATTTGATTAAGGATAGTTTTATAAGTTCCGGAGAATTTATTCTTTGACATGCTGTTTGAAAGTTTAGTGAATGTTGATCTGATATAATCAATCAATTCATTTTGAACCATCTGTGTATCATCTAAGTCAATCTGTGAAATCTGTTCTATTGCAGATTTTATAGGATTTAGAATTTCTTCGGTTTCCACTTCCGTTAAAGCAAGCGACTCGATATACTTAATTATCATCGGTAACCCTTTGTTTATAAAATCACTGTATTGAGCTCTAAATGAATTTTGATCACCTTCTGGAATCAGTAATGCTCGTTTACCATTCTCAATGACTTCTACATCATCTTCTGATAATACTTCCACATCGTCAGATGACTCAGACTCTTCTGTTTTGTAATCCGACATGCTATTGAAGACTCTTGTGACATCTTCTTTAATTAACACCTCTGGTAATTTACTACTATATTTGTCTTTCATAACGCCAATCAGTTCATTAAGAGATGACGTGAATTCGTTTTCATCTCTCAAAATTTCTAATGCGTCATCATTGTTTGCATATGACGATACAGCCTTCTCGATATCTTTACCCATTAACCATCGAGCTGAATCAATCTTTGCATCTGTTGTTAAATAATGTCCCTTAACACAGAATTCAAATAAGAACATGTCAACACTACGTCCAGTGCGTTTTATAATATCAATACACTGTAACAATACTACGTATTGTTTTTGTCCATATTGGTCAATCCAATTTACATCATCACCAGTAAATCCTCTTCTAGTCAAGAATTCTTTAATCTGAACAACACTTTCCTTTGTAAATTTCAGATTCTTTTCCAGCATTATACCTAATCCTCTAATACTTCTATAACCTTTTTTATTTTCGCTCATTTTTTCCTCCTATGAGAATCCTGCTTCTTATACGAAGAATAGCTATGCAGGTTGATGCATCCAACTAAGGATGCATCATAGATTTTTTATATTTTTTGCTATTCATAATTATAATATATACTTGAAATCATCAATTTTTACAGTATCTCAAATAACCTCTTTGTTTTGATGCCATACTTCTTGGCATCCTGTTCCTTACTGGATGGCTTACCATCGTTAGTACCAACAACTAACAAACTAGTTGATTTAGTTACATTGCTGTCTTCTTCATATGTATCGCCAAGTTTGTTCATAACAATTTTCTTCATACTTGATGATACGTTTGTGAATACAACTTTCTTCTTACTACTATCTGCTGCACCTTTAGTGAATACTACTTTTAATATCATTAAAGTATCTCTTATCATTTCGGAGTTCTCTTTAAAGAAATTAATAATATTCATTGCGGTTTTAGGACCTATACCTGATATGCTATTCATTTCCTCAAGTAATTCAGCAACAGGTCTATCTAATATTTCCCTAGGTGTAAGTTTCATGAATACTGGTCTCAAAGTCTTATTACTAGCTCCATCAATTCCTAGACTTCCGAACAACATGTAATCGTTATGAGTTTCATTTTTGAATATTTTGATTTGTTCAAGAATCATGTTAGATGTCTTCTCTTGATATCCGGCATCTATCAGTTTCTGTTTAGTTAACAATATTAATTCTTTTATTGATTTAATCTTTAATTTTTCTGCTGTAGCATCTGCCATATTCTCAAATCCCAATTTTGCCATCATATTAGAGATTCGTTTTACTATACGTCCTTCGCAAGCTACGTTAGTGCAATATAACATCTTACCACTATCACCAATTACTAACGGTAAATGGCAGGATGGGCATTCTATAGGTAAACTCATTACCGGTGTTTCATTATTGAATGCTGATAGTTGCTCATTGCGTCCTAGTACTGCTGGCATAACATAGTTTGTGTATTCTATGTCAATAATGTCTCCTTCTCGTAATCCTAATTCTTGTATCTTAGCTAAACTGGCACCACTTGCTTGGTCATATTTATGACCATAGAAGTATGTTTCACTAAATTTAATCATAGGAGTAATTTGACCGTTTTTACCAACTGTCAAGTCATACCCTAAGAATTTAGCTTGTTTAACTATATTAGGAAATTTTAATGCTACTGAAAACTCATTGGTATTATTTATTCTACCAAGTTGAGCTTCAAGTTTTTTATCATTAAATGAGATAACTAGACCATCATATAAAAATTCTGTTTGATCCATTCCATCGAATGTTTCTTGATATATGATTTCTAGTTTCTGGAGTACATCTTCTAAATTACCTCTTAAAGATACTGGTAACTTAGAGCCAATAACACCAAAGTTTTCATCAATCCATTCAATTTCTTTAAGTCTTGTCTCAAAGATGTCTAGGTCAGTACGAATTGGTGCTAGAGTTATAAATTCTCTTAATTGAGGTCCAGTGATACTAGTCACTATAGAAGTAATCGCTGTCCTACAATTTGCATACTCTTTACCAGTTCTAATTCTATACCTTAATAAATTTTCTCTATTCATTAAGATTTCGAATTGCATTCCATATTTCATGGTATCCGGTAATAGTGATGTTCCAGTTTTTCTAAATGGTAAGAACTTGATTAGATTTGATATATCATTAGTTACCCCTAACTCTTTATCTCCTCTAGTACGTGCCTCAATTGGTGATGTGCCAACCATTCTAGCTTCTGTAGCTACACCATCATATTTGTATTCAACAATCAAATCTATATCATCTGGATTGACTAGTCCGGTTGATATATGTTTTCTTAACCATGTATCAACTCCTTGTTCATCGCCAACTCCTCTGATAACCTTAACCTTTGTTAAAGTTCCACTCAAATCATCATTAAGTGCTGTAGCTTTTTCTAATGAATTTACTGGAAGAAATTCATCTTTTCTAGATGCTAGATTCTGTTGTTTAGAACGACTTATAGGTTCTGGCATCTCTTTTCTGAATACCGGACCATAATTCTTTGGTAATTTTGGTATATCCATTTGTTGAGGTATAAACAAATCATTTATATTTGCTTTATTTGTTATCTGATTATATTTATCTCTCAGTGTTTGATATGTCCAATCGTCTATCAAACTACCAGCAGCATCATAGGTAAATGCATCATTTAATACCTTAATTGTATCACCTAACAATGTTACAATTTCATCTGGCACTTTCATAATAGATGTGAATTTAGCTAATATTTCAATGCCTAGTTTTTTCATAAATTGATGCTTATATACATCGATACGTTCTCTTTGATTTTTAATACCTGATTTAACTTCCAATAACAGACTGTAGATATGGTATAAGTCATCTAAGTCTTGCGGAACCTTAACTGGTGGTGAATTAAAATATTCGTTAGTGAAATTATTATCAATAAGGAAATCACTCACTAACACAAATGCACTGTATGCATCTCTATAAAAATCTTCAACCAAAATATTTCCAGCTAATCTTGGATTTAAAAATGTTTCTCTATCTTGTGGCATTAATGGCTGATCGTTAATCAGTTTTCGTATAATAACAATACGTTCAAAATTCATAATATATTCTCCTTTCATGTCATAGTATTATAAAACTATTATGAATTCTATAATACAAATAGAATTGTATATGACTTTTTAAATTATTTTTATTCTATTCAAATCTATAATATATACTTATAATTTCTTATTATTACAAAAAAAAGAAAGTTAGATTTACTCTAACTTACTTTGAATATTCTGTTGAATTTTAACCCCATAGCAGGCACAGAATAGACTATGCAGGCATTTTCATTATTACTGCACATATTAATTATAGTATCGATGGATTTGCGACGGGCTTCAGTCATATACTGTAATTCGCTCTTATACAGGCATATTACTACCTTTTCACCATTATCAATATCTTTAATGATATTTTCTACATCTTCTTTAAGATTTTTACTTTGATATGATATAATATGAGCAATTGCGTAATATTTGTTTCTGTTGATATTTTCTTCTTCACCATTCTTTTCGCTAAACACTTGTATTTGGTCATGTAATGATTTATGTATATTTACACCCCAGTACATAAATTGTGTATTCTTATCTCTTAATAATAATTGCATGATTTGTCCCCTCCAAAATAAAATGATGGGGTATGAAATTATTCATACCCCGAATAAATAGTTATTTGTCTTTTACTAATCTAATTTCATAATTATTATGTCTAGCAATTGGGTTTTGTGGTGTCCTATTTATAGGAGAAAAATTGAATTCTCTATAAACAGGTGTTCCTATTCCATAATATCCATTAGGTCGAGTTATACTTCGTCTATGTATCGGACAAGGTAATGTACGTTTTAGTTTCTTTTCAAATATTAGTTTTAATCCCATACTCTTAAAGAATACATTAAGAATTTCAATAACACGACTTCTAGCATCATCTGGAACATCAATGGATATATTATATGGGTCACCATTTAATAATGCCGAACATGCTCGTCTTGCTATTGGAGCTGTAGAATACGTCATCAAATTCAGAGCTGTTAATACTGAACCTAGGTGTTCGTATTCAGCACTCTCCATCTCACCGAATTGTATTGGTGTGCTGGCATATGGTAGTTTGTGACCTTTCTTATTAATTTTAGCGGCAGCTGGTAATCCTTTAATGTTGGTTGTGGATAATGTTGTAGAACTAAATTTATGCTCAGCGATTTGCTTTAACCTGTATATATACATATATCCCGGATAAAACTTTCTCAATGATTGCACATATCTAATTTTCCCATCTGAACCCTCAATAGGCACCATTAAATAATCACCCAAATCTCTCGGACTCATCCCAAGTTCTCTAATAAGAGCCGCAAAAAGATCTAATGTCATAATATTTGTTGGATTAGATACTTTATATAAGCCAACATCGATAAGTGAATCTAAGAATGATTTCTTAATTTGATTCGATGATTTATACAATTTCTTCTTAATAAACATCGCATAATCTTCATCCACATATCTCATATAAATATAAATCTTTTTCAATGTTTCCTCAATATTACCATTAATCTTGTAATCTTTGATAATTATATCAGATACATTATTAAGTTCGGTTTCAAATAATTGACCCGGATTCTTTCTACCAACAACGCCGCCTAGGTCTAATACCATATCAACTGGGCGTCCTTTATACATTGGCATCTTTTCTTTTGGATATATCTCAGATACAATTCCTTTACCACCGAATCTATTGGTTAGCTTATCTCCAACGCTTAATATAGATTTATCTATTACAGTAAATTTAAGAACAGTATTAGAAAATGGTTTTCCATTGTTTAGCCATTCTTTTCCATCCATAACGTCCTTATGAATCTTATAAAACCTCTTTAAATCTGTACTACAATCATTATGTGGATCTTCAATAAGGGGTTTTAAATAACCAACAACCTTTCTTGAATATTCCATACTATCTAGATAGTACTGATATAATTGAGAATAATATTGATTCTCAGCAAGTAATGTTGGGTTATTACAGTATATAGATACATCTATAACTATACCTTTGGTATAATAAGTTGTATCCGATGGCAGCATTTGTGATAATCTGGAATAAGCATGAGTATATAAAATCTCATCCTTGTTTTCTCTTCTAGTTACCATAATAATGCCTTCTACTTCCTCACCAATATTCGGGAATGCTTTATACTCAGTATCATTTCCAAATAAATTAAGTGGAATGTCATTATCGTTAAGGGTAACATCGAACATATCAAACACTGGTGAAGCTAATTTAGTTTCAGCTATATCTTGATTTATAAGTATAGCATCTTCTGATGTTTCTAATGGTGACATAAATGCAACCAATAAGTTAGTTCCATCTAGTCTGTTATTGAAGTTATCGTAATTTGTGCTTTTCTTGATTACGGTTTCTTTTGGAATAGTTTGACCTATCTTTAATGAATCGAGATAGTCATTATTCCATAAAAATCCATACGTCTCAGTATTATATTGACAACTATCTCTAGTTATAATATCATACATTTTATTTTCTTCATTATATACAACGAGTACATAATCAACATACTTACTCGCTGAAACATGATCATATTTCATGATTTTATGAAGAATTCTGAGACTGGTCGGAGTCTTTATAAATGAGGATGTATATTCACCTCCCATAATATCAAACCCCGTAGATAACATTGCTATTTCAGGTTCCATTAGACTGATTTTTTGATCAAATTGTGCATCAAACATCATCTTTCTATTAGCTGAATTAACAAAGGTAAATGGCTGATTTAACTCACTTGAGAGTATCTCAGCCATATTTTTTATTGATTTCGAAGTCTGGTTAATTTCGTTAATAATCCCTAAATTGTCTGTTGACATCTTGTTATCTCCTTTGTTTTATCTTTCACTAATATAATATATATTTATTTATCCTATTAAGCTTAGTAAAGACATTGTGTCGCTAACTGGTGGTGAAGCTATTTCTAAACTTTCATTCTCTTTTATGTATGGTCTCAATATAGTTAAAGCTTCCTCAATAGCAATCCTTTGTAATACAGGATCAGTTCGGAATTTATTCTTAAAGTCTTTTTGGGAAAATGTGACTTCTTTACGGTCTCCTATATAGAAACTCCTACCACCACCATTAAGAACCTTATTCTTTTTAAATAAGGTAAGTAATGACATCTCATAATCAAATCCAATTTCTTGATTAAATAGCAATGGAACCGATTTACCTGATTTATTAGTCCTCGTTTTGACAATCTCAAAGTCGGCTACGTTACCATCTATATCATAGTTGCCTTCACCTTTCGATTCTCCTTCAACCAATTTACCACCGTCATTAATCCTGAACATATTTGATGCTGAATAATTAGCAGTTCTACCACCCGGTAATGTCTCACCCGGTTTTAAATAAGGTAATGAGGCTTTTTTAGGAGTTGCTGATATATCCTCAAGTATATGATTAATTAGTATTAGTATTATATTAGCTTTCTTACATACCGGAATCACTCTCTTAAATATACCTGTATTAGTTTTAGCCGCTGATGTAGCTGCATAACCACCTGTTAAATCATCTTCGCTTGCGAAATTCTCAGGTAACAAATAGGCTAGACTATCAAGTATATAAACTGTAGGTACATACTTAATTATAGGATTACCCATTCTATCAAAATGACCAGTATCATATTGAAATTTATCTGGATTGGATATTTTTAAATTTGCTATAGTTTTTAAACGAGTAAAAAAGTTTTCTGCTGTTATACCTTCATTTCGTCCTCGATAACAACTGTCAAATGTATCCATATCAAATTTAAGTAATTCAATCTTTCTCTCAGTAAGCATACCGACTTCAACTAAATCCTCTAATATTAATCCACCTTTATCTATAAATGGTCTAATAATATTGCCAGCAATCTGTGTTGCTAGAGTTGATTTACCGCATCCACTTCGACCTATAATAATATTAGTAGAGCCATCTGCTATACCTAAAATATTATAATTGTACAATTCTCCATTTGGTTTAAGACCAGTAGCTTGTCTTCCATTTCTGAAGTCAATTGCTAAAAATCCTGTGGGATATCCAATATCACTACTAAGATATAATGGATCTCCTATCTTCTTCAATTCCTTCTTATATGATTCACTTAAATCATGCATAATAACACCCTCCTGATAATCTTATCTCACTATAATGTTCCGCTATACATAAAAAAGAAAAAAAAAGAAGTCGAAGGGGGACTTACGGCTTCTTTTTTATAAATATAATTTATGGGGTAAATTAGAAGTAAGGGGTGGAATTAGTCAATCATCCTGTATGATGATTGATTTATATTACCACTTCTAATTCATATTTATAATATATATTTGAAAATCTTTTTAAAGGGACAAAAAAGAAAGAGAAATTAATCTCTTTCTATTAAAATAACTGTACTCCATAGTCATAAAATACTTTCACCTTTATATTTATAAGTCTATCGAATCCACTTGGTGCAACTGACAGTGTTTGTTGCATTCTATTATCAATTAGATACTTATAATAACTCACAAAGATTTTTTCAATTTGCTGTGTGGTTAAATTAAATGTCATCATCTCAAGTATCATCATATAAATCTCTTTATCTAAAACAGCACCCATAGTCATCATACCAATAAATACTGGTTTAAAGGTATTGAATATAATTGATACTATATCTTTGCAATACTGTTTGAGATTATTGACTTTTATATAATTTAATATAGCTTGTGCTAAAGCAATGTCAGAATAGCTCCTTTGTAATTTTATCAGTCCTATAGCATCATCTTCTGATATCCCTAGCCAAGTGAAATTAGCTATATCCGATTTAGTGATAGTTTCTGACATAATATCCGAAGCTATGTTATTGAACTTGAATTGAGCCGAATTGATTAATTCACTTATCTTTGTCTGGATGCTAAATTCGAAGTTAGGAAAGTTAAATCTGATATATTCAGCGATATCTTTATCATTGATGATATTATAAGCCATATCAGAATTCAATGCTTTCTCATAACAGTTATTGAACATTTGAATCTTTTCATCTCCTGTCATTACATCCATATTATTGATTAAATAATTTAACGCTTCATTCGGTCTCAATGCATATGATAAATCTAAATTATTAATAGGCTGAGGTATAATTTTATTACATACCTCAGATATATATGCTTCGCTTTTATCATCCAACATCTTAAACTTTGAATATTGATGTGGAGTTTGTCCATTTCCATATCTTTTTACTTTTGGTGAAAAAGCTCCATGTGGATCGAATGGAGCTAAAATCTTTCTTACTTGGTCTTTTGATGCTCTTCTTGGTTTTGTCCCTTTTTGTTGTCCCATTGGTACTTCTCCTTATTTTAAATTAGCGAAAAAGTCACCGTCTGTGTCTTTGCCTTTCTCACTATTGTGCATACCTCCCATATCAAATGAATCATCATCTGTTTCAAGCATATTTATTTCGCTAAAGAATGTATCCTTTGCTTTATTTATTTTTTCCATCTTGGCAAGATACTCTTCATGGGTATCCTTAATACTCTTAAATGGTAACTTCATTCCGGAAAACATCATACAAACATAGTCGCAGTCTCCAACATTCTGAACATGACTAAATACTTCATATGGTTCTCCTATTTTTTGTCTAACAACGGTATTCTTGTAGTCTATACAATCTTTAATCTTTTCAGATGTAAGATTATATATGATACTTAATCTTGGTATATCAAAGTTGTCAGACGGTATTGATTTGCTGCTGTCAATCATATCAGCAATAGCATCGTCAAAATCATTTCTATTGTTGATACTTTTTAATATCTTCTTTTCTATATTTTGATAGCCCGGTGTATTAACTGATTTATACAAGTCAAATTCATCAATATTTGTATCACCGCTGATGATACCAATACCTAAAATGATTGCAACTCTATTCACAATATTTAAGTTACAGTCTTCCTCGGCTTTAAGTATATTATTACTTCTATCCAAGAATTTCTCGTTACATATTATCTGAATAGTATAGTTATCCTGCAAATGTTTGAAGAATTCTACATAGTTCTTTTGACCTCTTGGATCTAATCCAAATCCTTTAACAGCAATGATTGTTACATTAACATTCATCTGGTCTCTAAAGAATTTAGCTATTACCGGTGTTGCTCCTGAACCTGTACCACCTTCAGTTGATGTCAATAAAATGACTCCATCATACGTACCTGTGTTGTATACCTCACGTAAATCTAATGTTTTTTGTTTCATTGCATCTATAACTATATTTCTTGCTCTCGATGGTTCTTTACCTGCACCACCTATACCTGAACCTATTTTGATAGATAAATCTTCAAATCCAGCCGGAATATCTTCCATAGTTGTATTAATTAACGCAAAATCAGTTCTATCTAAATCCAAATCATTTAGAACCCTTATTGCCATTTTGTTTCCTGCTGCACCTATCCCAATTATTTTCTTCATCTTGTTTATCTCCTTTATTTTATTATTTCATATCTATAATATATATTTATATTATTTTATGTTTCGCAAAAATACCTTTCTAAAGAATCTTTTTATACTATAACCAATACTATCTCTGGTCAATCTATATTGTTTTGATTCAATAGATTTTATTAGTTTTTCAGGGTATTTATTACCATTTTTAAATGCATGAGCAAACAATTCCATTTGTTCTTGCCTACTTAAAAACGCCCAACCTCCATTCTCATTAACGGTTGTTACTACAAGATTATAAATCCCATGATCATGTAATGCCTCTTTATTTGTAAAGATTTTTTCAAAAAATTCATTTATCTTATTTATAAACTTATTTTTGGTTAATGTATGTAATTTCAATTCAACCAATTCTATTAACTCTAAGCGGGATTTATTTCCATTCTTAAATGCATATGCAAATAAAATTAATTCTCCTTTACAACTTAAATCCATCCAACCATTATGGCTGTTAACGGTTTTTACCACAAGATTATAAACGTCATTTGGATTTAACCTTTTAGGACTCATGATCTATTAGACCTATATTCTCTAGTTAGTTTATCGATATTGGTATTTCCATATTGAATTAGAGTATTATTTACTCTTTCATGGTATGTACGTCCAATATCATTTCCTGAATATAAAGTTAAAGCCATATCTACATCACCATTATTACTTTTCAGTAAATAATCTATATATGCAATAATCATTTCAATATTCAATTCACCATCGAATGCCATATTGTGGTTATATCCAGAACGACCAAGCATTTTAGTGTACAACATATTACCTGTTGAACCTAAGATTTGACCATATCCACGAGCTGTTGAACGAGAGTTTGTCGCATCTCTATCAAACCCTGACTCTAACTTCATCATTGCTAATGGTAAATGTGGATTTATACCTTTTTCACTTGACCATTCAACTAACTTTTTTAATTCTTTATATGTAAGATCAGTACGCTTAGTTGATGTCTTCATCAATGCGTATTCATATTCGTCAAACAAATATTCACGTTGTTGGAACTCTGCTAATAAAGTAGCAGATTGTTCATTAACAACGGATAGCTCCTCATTGAGAGCTATCACCGTATTTAATTCATTGCTTGTTTCTTGAATAGTTTCATCCTGCTGCTGCATAATACTAGCTGATTTGTCAACAACTTTATTCAGCGTTTCAATCTCATTATTCATAAAATAAATGATTGTGCTTAGTAAAATTATTAGCATTACACCTAATGTAGTTACAGCTCCAAGAACAAACTGTTTCACTAGAAGTTTCTTAACTCCCTCTGTGGTGTAAGTCTTGTTATATCTAGCATCAATGTATACAGATTTTTCCTGCACCTTTGGAAGAGCAGCCTCTGATTTATTATTTACCTTAGATACATCCATTGTAGCTTCCATTTCATTTGTCTCCTTTTTACTATGTATTTGCTTTCCTATTTCCCTGTTGAATTTTAAATCATCATTTGTCATACTACTCATATTGATGACCTCCTCTAAAGTTTTATAGTATTCAAATATATAATATATACTTGAAAATAAAAATAAGGGAGGTATTCAAACCTCCCTTAAACGTTCTACAAGAAACTTATTTATCCTTGGCTTGTGTTGCGTTCTTTATTGTTTCTTTCTCTTCATCATCCTTTGCAGGATTAAAACCAAGCCCTAAGTCCCCATCTTCATTTAGTGTACCGTACGCAATCTCTTTTTCGTCCATCAATATCATCTCCCTATTTTCTTTTTTATCATAATCCAAATAAAAATAATTTATATTCTTTACATAAAACACGTTTGAAATATTACTTGGAGTTACCCAATATGAGGCTTTTATATTTGGATTTTTTAGTTTCAATAATGTTTGTAGATTATCTTCTGGTATGACAATTCTCATAAAATTGTCCTCTATAGATAAAATTCTACCAAATAAATCATTAAGCGGTATTCCTTTATAATGTATGTCATTTACACATTTATTTAAGATATATGCTACTTTTTCTGGTATCATTTTTTCTTTCCAGAAATTTAATGCTTTATTTTTTGATTCTGGTATGACATACTTACAATTATTGATATAATTTGTAGAATTATATGGTAAATGTACTAAGATGTCATTGTCAAAGGACTGTATCAACTGATAATACAATAATGATACTACATGATGGTCAGTGTATGCGAATATTGGTTTAAGCCTGTCACCATATTGTACTCTATCACTACTATTATTCAATATACATGAAACATGTCCTAATTCGGGATGGAAATCTACTACCGTTCCAACGTATTCCATTTCTCCATCTAATATACGAATTATATCTTTGTTTATTTTTAGATTATTAAATTTACATCTATCATGTAATAATATCTCTTCTTCAGTTATTTTATTTTCAAAATCAAATAATATTGGAATTATAACCTCTGGCATTTTATTATTTCCTCTTATCTTTATTATATTCTCTTATATAATAGTAATAACAATTATGAAAAATTATTTATTCTCTTGCTCTAGTGTGTATGGTAGTATATAATCATCAGCTTTAAGGTTTGATTTAAGCCCAGCCCCTACCAAATAAGCATCTATGATACCAGTAGCTAACGACTCAGATTTTCTCATATTAAGTTCAGCTTGTGTTACTCTACCTGTAGTCCCGATGATATTATACATATCATTTTTACTATCCATATTATCTGCCCTTGGATAACCGAATTCTCTATATGTATACTCAAGTCCGTTAACTATTAATGATTCATTTTCTCTATCGGTCATTTTACCATTTTTATCTTCACCTAATAATAATCCAGTATTCATATCTCTACTAGCGATATCTGTAGACATAGCATTTTTCTTTGATGTCATTTGAGATTCACGTTTCATATGTAGATATATAACAGCACAATTCTTAGAGGTTAAAACTTTACCTTCTTCCTGATATACTGCTGGATCATAGATTTTTTCTATATATGGAACCTTGATGAATTTGAGTGCATCAAGAATATCCTCCATCATTATATTTGTTTTATATAATGACAAATATAATACTATTGGATATGGCTTTTGTGCCCATTTATAGAATTCATCATCACTGAGTGATGCAAAGAATTTTTTATATTTTTCAGTATTCATTCCTGATTTATCGTAAATATCTAATGCAGAATAAATATGTTTTTCAACCTTAGCCCTAGTAGCTTTGGATACTTTAGCCATCTTGTTGTACCTCCTAACATTTATTATTATTATGTCAAAATAAGAAAAAATAAAGGAAGGTATTAACCCTCCTTAAAATCCAAAATTTATAACTAATCCCTCTTCTATTTCAAATTTTCCAGTAACGTAACCTATAATATTTCGATTTGCTGATATCTTAACCCTAAGTTCTTTTTCGGCTTTAGATATATACCCATATTTAGGATTCTTGCCAGATACTGCGATAAACAATGAATCAGAAATTAAATTAATCAAATCATTAACTGGTTCCGATAAACGAAATATAAGAACATATCCATCTACATCACTTGGTGATTCAATTCCTCTAGGTGATATATCTTCCCGAATCAATTTAACATATTTAGTTAATATGACAAATAATTCTTCATCAGATTTTTTTGATAATTTAGATTTGAGTTTTTTATTTATGCTATCTATTTTTTCTGCTTTAATATCAGATTCTGCCTTTAGATTAATATCAAATTCTATCTTTAATTCTTCTAAGCATTTCATATCATTCTCCCACAATGTATTATCCGAATACCACACGTAATCTCATGGCTATTTCATAAACTCCAGTGAGCCACCCAAATGAATCTTTCTCTCCGGGATATATACGCACATTGTAATCTTCTTCAGCCTTAAATTTATTGGCATAATTAACTCCACCACCTGATGTTATGAATAAACGGTCACACAAACTGGTTATGAATGTATCGAGTAAATCAGGTATGTTCCATATCCACTTACTCTTATTATCTTCATCATAATAATGTTTCTTAAAGGCATTACCAGCTTCAAAATCCTCACGAATCAATTTGGTATATTTTTCTAACAATTCAAATTGTTGTGATTCCTCGTTAACTTCTTCCAATTTCCCATATAACCATTCTTTTTGGGAATCTTCGTCTCCCTCTGGGATTTCAAACTCTTTTATTAGTTCCTCTATACATTTCATGCTTATGCCCCTCCTATCTTATATTAGTAATAGAATTCGTTTGGATTCCATTTAACATCATCAATTTTGTTGATATCATTTTAAATTTCTCATTACTGTCTTGACAAGAATCTAAGAATTCTCCATCAGCTTCTCTACAATATGAGTTATATCTGTTACGTGTTTGTTGAATCATTTGATTTTGTTCATCACATATTCTAGCTTTCTGTGATTCATATTCTTGTTGTACTAAATGCCTTTCTATCTCGACTTTCGGTACTGGTGCTGAATATATTTTTTGCATAAGGATTCCTCCTACCTATCACGTTTCACCATGTAATCTAATACATAAGTTCCGCAAATAAGAATATGTAATAGGATTTTTTATTATTTTTATTCTCATTCATAGTTATAATATATACTTGAAATGAGTAAGTTTTACACTTTTTAGAAAGAGAAAGGGAGTACGATTTAGATCGTACTCTTAATAAACATTCTTAGCATTATTCTGTATAAATAAAGTAAAATACTTTAATGTAGCCTTTATATATTCATTTCTTGTACCTTCTCTACTGGTTTGCCTAAACTTAGCCGAGTTCGTTTCTATTAAAGATATGAGTATCTCTTTAATTCTTATAACAGCATCGTTCTTTGTATTAGACTTAGTAGCTAAAGTATATGATAAGAAATTCAATGATGTACAATCCGGTGTTTTACTATTAGCATAGTAATCCACTACTATGAGAGTCACAAGTTCCTTAATCAATCCATTATTGGATCTATTACTGATAATCCCACTCATTATATTTTTAAATTCATTAGTCTTAATTTTTTCTCCAGAACAGGTCAATATCAAGTTGTAATCCATCCCTATTGAATTTAAACTATTGATTGTTTTTTCAATTAATCTTCCGGCAGCTTTAGTATTACTATCAGATATGTGATAAGAATCAACTTCAAAACTATCACCATCATACGTCATATAAAGCTCATTATCATAAGCATCATAGAATAATTTAGCTATATTAACAACAAATCCTCCGATACGGGTACGCATCTGTTGTAGGATATATACAATATCATCATCTTGAAAATCCTTGAGCATCTTCTCATAGGTAGTAAAACACACTAATCCTCTAGATTTAAGTACACCTATAACCGTACCTTCAGTTTTTAAATCATATTTTTCAGTGAGCATTTTATTAACTACATAATCCATAACGTGTCTATTCTTATTAGGTTCGATTTTGAATGAATTGTAATGGATAGATGGATACATTCTACAAGCTAAGAATATGATGGATAACTCATAAAGTTTATCATCTTTCTTTTTAAATTTAAAGAATCTAATGATACACATCATTATTAATGACGTTGAATCTGTTATACTCGCTGTTTCCCAATCTTTGTTCGCATAATAGGTTTCTTTTATTAAACCTGCAATGAATTCATCAGTCAATTCAACTATTGACAATAATTCATCTATTTCTCTACGGGTAAATGGTATTCTATCACACGGAGCACTGTCGTATAATGATTCCCTTCGTTCTTGAATATATCTCGATATAAGTTTCTTATATTTATCTATCGTTGAACTAGAAGAAAACTTTTTCTCTATTAATGGATATAATTTGGTTATAAATACTTTGGATGTATCAACACTCATTTTATAAATATACCTCCTTCAGTGTAATTATAATTATGTCAAAGTTATTCATCATATTTAGACTGGATATAGTGAATCAGCACTCCAAAAACTGAATAAACGATAGTTATCAAAATCATGTCCATCACATTCAACACTTCCTTATTTTGTTATTTATCCAATGGTTGTATAAATTAAGAAAAAATAAAATAGAGCTATACAGCTCTATTCATTTTCCTTTCTTTTTCCACTTCCTCTATGTATATCAATTCTTCTTCTTGGTTCATTCTATCACGTTCTGTTTCTATTTCAACGAATTCTTTATATTCATCAATACCATCTCTAACTAATTCAATCATTCCTTTTACAAAGAAATATGCTGCTATAATGATTGAAATAACAAAAAGTATTTTCATTTATATTCCCTCCTCTTCACAATTAAAAACAAAGTTCACTGAATGAGATTTAATCAATCCACGGTGTTTACACACTAAATGCACTACGGGTGCATTTATATCTTCTGATGTAATCTCTATCTCATAAAACACCATTGCATATAATCTAAACATTGCATCCCCATTTGAACGTTCATGGTCTACAACTAACTTAAGTGCTTCATACAATTCATCGTGTTCATTTTTCATAGCTTTTGTTTGTCTGTACCTTGAATGAACTCTTAAAAACTTATCCATCTTTTTGCATATTTTGTCTTTTTCTGTAAATATTGTCATTTGTAAATCCTCCGTGCCATCTAATGAATGAGATTGTGATGGACTTTAGATTATTTTATTTTCTCATTCATATCTATAATATACATTTGAAAATCTTAACTTTTACAGTAAAAAATAATGAGTGAATTTTTCACTCATTATTACCTTCATTTTGAATTCATTGCCACCCTACTTTTAGCATCAGAGATCATTTCTTTATCAATTGGTATGTATTCGATTTGCTTAATATTCTTATTTCTTTCAAAAATAATAATTGGTTGTTCTACCCAATCGGCATCATTGTCATCGATAGTCCCATCATAACCACGTTCTTTAAGTTCTGTAAAATATATACTTCTATTATAATCAGATGTAACTAAAGATGATATAAAAGATATATATGACTCATTACTTATCTTTTTAGTAGACCTATTCTCCCATTCTCTAAGAAATTTATCTGAATCATTTCTATACTTTAATACCGAAATATCTTTAGCTACTTTATTAACATCTGCTTTTTCAACAGAACTGATAAATGCTTCGACACGCTCTTTATGATTTGGTATTTTTATATCGTGTATAACCTTCAGTATAACTTTATATCCTCTGTTACCCCATTCGATTAAATATTTATCATTATCTAATGCAAGTTGTGAAACATACACGTGACGTTCGTTATTTACTTCGTTCTTATTTAAAGTAAGGCGTTGTAACAATGTTCCCTTTTTTAGTATTAGTGAATCGTTATTGAATTTAATATTGTAGATCATATTCATCACCTCATTTTTATATTAAACTACAGTTGAAAAAAATAAAGAGAGAATATTCTCTCTTTACCATGATGGGCATATACCTTTACATCCAATGGTTGTATTACCATCATATGTATATACTGCATCAGCTACACAGTACAATTTATCTGAATAACCAAATAAATGTGCATAAGCTTTAGCATACATTGCTGATACAATATAGATATCGTATCCTTCAGGAAGTGGATCACAATTTACCACTTCTTTATCGAATACTGGGATACCACCTTGTTCAGTAACTCCATTAAAAGTAGTGTTAATGGTAGCATTTAATTTTCCATCAGATGGTAGGCAGGCTACTACTTTGGGCTTTAAATCACGTACAATCATTTTCCTTCTAACGCCATCATATACTGCATTTTCTATAACAACTACTTTATGTGGCACTCCCACATAAATTTTACCTGTTATTTTGTTCATATATAATCACCTCACCTATTTGTATTCTATACAAACGGATTTTAAATAGGATTTCGAATTATTTATCCGTTCATAGTTATAATATATATTTATAATTCCTAATTTTTACAAAGAAAAACTGGGTTAGGAATTAACCTAACCCATTATTGTGCAATCAAGTAATATAACACCCTTAGATGGAATCAATTTTGTTCCTTTAGAAATACTACTACCAATTTTTATAGTATCTATAGGTACGCCAATCTCACACTCAGTCGTTTTATAACCAAATGTCTGACACGGATTTTTATAGGCTAATACTTTGAATATTTCATCACCATCGCCTAACTTAATAAAATTAGCACCAACATTCGCTCTCTTACCATGTTTGATTGATTCAATGTCCAGTCTATTAACGTAACCTTTTCTAGTCACAATCAATACACCTTGAGTATCTGCATCCTTAGATATACTTACTCCTTGCATACCAGTACTATTACCCATAGAACGAACACCTTTTGAATGACGTCTTTGTAATGGTATTTCAGTAGCATTCATAGCCAATCCTTTTTCCCTATCATATATAAATATGATGTCAGAATCTTTAATGAAATCTACATCAACCAGATAGTCATCATTCTCTAGATTAATGGCATACATTCCAGCCTTGGAAACATTCATGAAGTCTTTTACATTAACCTTCTTAATATTACCATTATAGGTAAGAAGTAATATATAATTCTTACGAACTTTCTTAGCCAGCTCATTTATTACTGAGTCTGTTGTAACATACATAACTTCCGATGTTAAATTCTTAGATATAAATCTTAAATCAACGCCAGTAGTATTTGGGTCCATCATAGGCATTGTACTAAGTGGAATACTGAATATACTTCCATTCTTACAGAATAATATAATACTATCTCTATTATCTATAAGGGTGGTGAACTTCGGTGCATCGTTATTAGCAAATGCTCCTAATCCTAGATTTTGATCTATTTTCTTTATAAAGTTATTTTTGGTAATAACCATTTGCATCATACCACCACTAACTGCTACAGTTGCTGGATCAGGTATTACTTTACTTCTTCTAGGTCTACCATATTTAACTTTGAATCCATTGAGTTCATTTTTGATCTCGTCAAACAGTAGTTTCTCATTATCTAACTTCATCTTTATATTTTCAATTTGAGATGATAGTTCGATTTGATCCACCTTATACCTATCTAATCTGGTCGGAGATAGATATTTGAGAGGTGCATTAATTATAAATAATGCCTGATGTTCAGTTATCTTAATCTCTTTAATCAAGAACTCAACTAATTCTAAATCATCCTGCTTTGTTCCTTTACGAATCTTTTGGATTATATAATCAATATAACCAGATTCCATTACAGTAATAAACCCAGCTTTCTCATGTCGATTTGTTGATAACATTTGAAGTTTATTGGTATATAATCTATGCTTAGTCATTAATCTAAAGTCAATCCATTTCAATAAATATCCTTTATAAGAGTATCTATCTAATTTCAATCCATCAAGTAACTGCATATTAACTGTGTATGTCATCTGTAAATCCGTATGTTTATATAGGATTTCTCTATTGTATTCTGGGTCAGCACCTTTTTTAAGTTCTAACCATAGATCTACGTCACGCTCCCCAGATTGATCCTTATAATCTACAACTTGTAGCTTTTTAGCATCTATGAGACCAACAATTCTTTCTAAGATATTATTTAACGTTCTCATATCTGGAGTTGATTTAATGACCAAAAACGTTTTTTCTTTCTTGGTATCTCTCACAATTTCAATTTTTCCTCGAACACGAAAACTTCCGTGACCAGTATTTGATATTGATTTGAAATTTGATTCTATTATATCAGAACCTAATAATTGGTCTGGAGTCAACACTATTGGTGCTGATGGATCATCTATTAATTTAAGTGTAGCATTTATAACCTCATTTAGATTATGGGCTGGTATATATACTTGTAATCCATATCCTATACCAAAGTGCCCATTAATCAATAATACCGGAGCTGCTGACGCAAATGCTTCCGGTTCTTGATAATCCCTATTATACGTTTCAATATAATCTAAAACATTTTTATTGACATCGACATCTCGTACAAACATGTCGATAGCAAATTCAGATAACCGCATCTCTGTATATCTTGGAGCGGCTTCTTCATCTCCCTGTGAATTACCCCAGTTACCTTGACCAGTAAATAGTGGATAATTTATATTGAAATCAGTCATGGAGTTAACTACCGCACTTTGTAATCCTTGATCACCATGTGGGTGGGATATCTCCATCGTTTTACCTATTACTGATTGAGTCTTAATAAACTTCTCTCGTTTCATATGATAAATTAAACTACCAAGTAATCGTCGTACAGATACTTTTAATCCGTCTCTATAGTCTGGAGTAATCCTGTCAAAGTTAACAGATGTTGTATATATCTCTGCATCACGTTCATATGAATTTAAAAGATTTTGTTCAATTATTTTGTCCATTTGTTGTTCCTCCTATAAATCAAATCGGCTAACTGAAACAATTCTTTTAGCTAATATAGATTTCTCACTATTCAGTTTATGAATACCATCAATATCCCTCTTAAAGTCATCTGATGTGTATTTAATGATAGTTCTAGTATTGATATCAACAGCTGATTCAAATAATCTCTGACCATCCATCTCACCTAAGCCTTTATAACGCTGAAGTGCTGGTATGGATTTATCAAAGATTGTCATCAATTTAAATAATGTAACTGGTTGATCATTAATGATATAATTGATTTGTTTATCATTAACTTCGTTGATTAAATGGTCCATGTTTTCACAGAACTTTAAGAATCTTTCATTCATTACTATGAATTGCTGGGTTAAATCAACTTCACCTGTGATCATCACATTACCTGAATCAAGTTTTGAAACTGTGATGAATCTATATTCATTTTCTATAGCCTTTTTAAATTTATTGTATGGAAATTTGTAATTTAATATTATACTTTCTAATAATCGTGGATTAACTGCGAAATTCTTATTCATCTTAGTCACTTCTGAGACGTAATCTATATTACGTGATAATAAGTCGAGTAATCCAGCATTAGAAAGCTTTTTACCATGAATATCAGTAACAACATTCTTCTTTATAAAAGAGTTGTTTACAAAATCCTGATATTCTGTTTTGTTGATAAAATATTCATATTTTCCTTTTTTCTGTTCTATTCCATATAATGGTGGCATACCAATATATATAAGTCCTGCTTCTAATAGTGGTCTCAAATATACTGCTATAAACATGATGATCAATGTTCGTATATGTGCACCATCACTATCAGCATCGGTCATAATTATGATCTTCTTAAACCTACATTTTGCTGGATTACAATCTTTGAGAACTGTATTAGGATTATATCCAAACAATCTAATCATTCCAGATATTTCTGCATTGTCTAAGAATTTATGTTTTGGGGTACTTAGAGCATTAGGTATTTTACCCCTAAGTGGGAATACACCTTGATGAACTTTATCTCTAAAGCTTTTGATACCACCTTTAGCTGAATTTCCTTCAACTATAAATAACTCTAAGTCCTTATTACCAGTTGGTCTAACATACTTAGATGGTAATCCTCCAGATAAACTATTTGTTTCATATTTATCTGCAATCCTCAATGTTTCTGTAGCTAATTTAGCTCTCATATCAGATATATCTTTTAAATATCTACAAATTTTGTTTATTTCTTTTGGATTTTTTGTTACCCATTCTCCAAAACTACTTTGTACTAAATCAGAAACAAATTTCTTCATGTCAGAGTTAGATAATTCATCTTTTGCCTGACCAACAAAGTTTGGTTCTAAGTGAGCTACAGATACAACAGCCCTCAATGTATATAATATATCTTCTCTCTCTATCTTACGTTTAGCGTTAGCTGGTAAGAATACTGTATTCATATATTTTTTCAGAAACTTCACTATACCATCTTTAAATCCTTCTATATGCGTACCCTTTGATGTAGGTGTCATATTACTATATGACCGTTCAATAAAATCTGGAGTTCCTCCAGCATCATAACTAAATACAACGTAAGCTTGCATGAATCCTGTATCAGCAAAGAATTCTATTGGTACAGTAAGTGAATTAGCTGTTATTTCTTCAAATTTAGCAGCAACACCTTTCCTATTATCATACACTTCTGATGTCGTACTACCATCTTTGTTATAACAAGTTATATATATCTTATTTACATCACTCCTTGGAGTAAGTATAAATAAACTTCCTGTAAGATATCTAATATCCTGACTAGTCAATGTTAGTTGTCCAAGTATTGAGAGTAATGGTTTAAATTTAACAATTGAACCTTGCATCTTTTGAGGATTCTTGATATCTTCAATTTTTTGAAGTCTTCCATCGATTAATGTCATCCTCTTTGCTTCACCGAGTCTATAAGATTCAACTATAAAATATTCTGATAAGGCATTAACTACTTTTGCTCCTACTCCATTTAATCCAGATGAATATTCAAATGGTTTCTTTTCATAGTTTGAGCCTGTATGTTGTGCAGTAAGCATTGACTCCATTTTATCGAATGGAAATCCTCTTCCGTTATCCTCTATAATAACCTCAAATGTTGCTTCATTATAGATAACCCTTATTGTATCACACGGTGATGCTTGTTTAACCATTTCGTCTATGGCGTTTTGAAGTATCTCCCTGAACATCTGAAGCATACCTCTATCTTCTAATGGTCCTAAATACATGCCCGGACGTTTTCTAACCGCTTCAACAAAGTCCTTTAAAGTCTTAATTTCATTACTATAATTCTTAATGTTTTCTATCATCTCTTTCGAGAGTTGATGCTTTTCTGCCATTTGTGATGCTCCTTCCAATAAAAAATCAATTAAGTGTTCACAATAAAAACTAGATGTAAGTCGTTAAACTTACACCCAGTTTAATTTGTATTAGTCTTCAAATGCTTTTTTATTTGCTGCAACGCCATTATTAGCAGGTGCTGCCTGTTGGTTTCTCATATTGAATCCGTTATTCGCTGTTTGAAAATTGTTTTGCATTGGATCAGCAGCGAATGGTGTATCATAACCGCCCATACCCATATTCATCATATTTGGATTTTGGTTAGCTCCGAATTGAACTCCACCTTGTGGCATTCCTTGTGGCATTCCGAATTGAACTCCACCTTGTGGCATTCCCCAATTCTGGTTCATAGCTGGGTTTTGATTAGCACCGTAATTCATATTCATTGCCGGATTAGCTCCCATGCCGAAATTGTAGTTTCCGCCTAGTATGCCCTGTAACATAGCAAAGTTGTTGTTATTTGAATGTATATTTGTATTCATTGAACTAAATTTACTGAAGCTGTTTATTGCAACTTCATATACTTTAGGTAACTTCTTGATGTATGGTATCATCTGAGCATACACACTCAAGAAGTCTCCTGCTAAATCAACTCCGAAGAATTTGATATTTTGAAGCAGGAACACAGCTTTATTCACGATATTTTGTACATCTTCTAAGCTGAGATTTTCCCAAATTGGAAACTGTTCTTTACACCAATTACAGAAGTAAACTGGGAATCCATTCTCATCTACTTTGCCTGTAGCTTCAACAATAAAATTTTGTGCATTTTTGTGTGTACATAAAGCAGCAGCCGCTTCCACGTCAGTTACTTCGAATACACCTCTTGATGTTCCTTTTAATAATTCTGCATTCTTTCCTTCCATGGCAGGATTTTCCATAGTTGGTTTTTGAAACACTGGTGGTGTTGTAACTCCACTATTAAACATAAATCCTGCATTATTGCCAAAATAACTCATTTTGTTATTTCCTCCTAAAATTTTATTTGGTTTTTATTTCACATTTATAATATATATTTATAAAGTGTTTTAATACAATGCCAATATAGCTGTTTTATCATCTTGTTCGTTCACTGGTATTTTATTAATAAAGCTATTCAAATGGTCTTTATTAGAAAAATACTTTTGAACGTATTGAACCACTTCGAAATGAAAAATTTCACATACGACTGGAAATATCGTTATATCTGAGCCTTTATTACTCAATTTATAATGATATATCAATTCATTAGTCCAATCAATGATTAGCTTTGAACCTTCAAAGTTACCATATGCAACTCTTTCGTTATCCATATATAGTGCAAATGGGGCTGTTTCTCCCTCAATCTGAGTGTATATATTCTGGAATGTAACTTTATCCATTAAACAAGTCCTCCTAATTCGAATTAAATTATTTAATGGTTACATAATATATAATTATAAAACAGCTTTGAATTCTTTGATTTGATTTGTCAATATTAATAACGGTTCAACAGTACGTGTATCTTTAACTTTATTGAATGCCTGAATAATAAAAGTGTAAGCTTGTAACTTCTGCTCTAACTCTGCTATATAGCTATTCATTTGTGTTAATGATATTTGATCAGTTGGCGGTTGTGTTATCATAAGAAGTCTCAATCCCTCATAATACAACCTGTTTCTTTGATATCTTTCATTAGCGGCTGCAATACATGGAACTAATAACAAATCACTTGTAAGATAGTTCACATATTCATTTGGAGCCACTGACCCATAGGCTATGTCTTTAAATAACCTATCACTTTCTCTCATTATTGTATCCTGACTTTTCTGTACTAGAAAATTAGGACCGAATTTTTTGATTGCATCTGAAATATAATTTTTTGCATTCATCTTGTTTCTCCCTTTCTTATTTATTCTTCTTCTTCAGTGTCGTCATCGTCTTCATCATTATAAAAGTCAATATCAAACTCTTTCTTAAAATCAGACGAAGCTTCTTCACAAAATTCACGGAGAGTCATCTTTTCATCGAAACCTCTATCGCCTCTCCATACGATTGATTCTTCTAATGTTTCTTCAACCATATATTCTTTATATTCCTCAATATATTCTTTAAGGAAATTAAAGGCATTTTCATAACCTGTTACTAATTCCCATTCTGGCATTTTATCGCCTTCATAATCATACAATGCGAAGCAGAATAAGAACTCAACATTTTCTGGATTAGTTGCTAATCCATCAACTCTACTCACCAGCTTCATAGGATCTCTGCTAATTGGTGACTTCGATAAATCCCTACTGATTGGTGAATTGAGTTTAGTTTCTTGATACTGTGATTTATTTTGGTTCAAAAATTCCATTATAACTTTAGCCACCAACGAATCTACATTCATATTGTTCTTCTTTGCAATAATCGTTAGATTATTATATATGGCTAATGGTAAAATTTGTTTAATATCTGCCATTTTTATTCTCCCATTTTTGTATTTTTAATATCCGTAAAAATTCTTAGTACCACGTAACAATTTTTCATTGTATTTATCTTTCAATTGCTGAAGTTCTTGTTTCTTTATTTCCTTAATTTCTAATCTTAATTTTTTACATTCCAAACCCAATTCGAATTTAGTCTGTTTGTCTTTACAGTGCTTTCTTTTATACTCCAGTTGATTTAACCGTAGTTCTTTTCTTTCAATTAAACTTTTCATTTGAAGAACCCCCGTATATCTGGGAATGGGAAATATGCTTCATGTGAACGCATACGCCGATCCATGATATTATTCTTTATACTTCGAATTTCATTCTTTAATGCGGTGCATTTCTTAGATATTTCCGTAATATCTTTACCTTTAAATCTCATTCCGTCACGCTGGCGTTCAAGTCTTCTTAATTTAATTTCAAGTCTTTGTAAAGTTTTATTCATGTATCCGTCCTCCTTCATCATTATAATATATATTTATTATAACTTTTAAAAGTATTTACGTTTCTTTTTAACAAGTATCAATCCATTCTTGAATCTAGTGATACCAGTATACATAAACCTATTACGTAGGTCTCCACCCATATCTTCTTCAAAGAAGATTCCACTATTATACTCACTACCTTGAGCCATATGACAAGTAATAGCGTAACCGAATTCTAATTTCTCCCCAGTTTGATATTTATCAAATTTTAAGAATTTTCTTTCATTATGAGGAGCCAGTAAATATTTATAATCACATGGCAAATCATAAAATACCTGCTCAAATTTATCTGGTTGAAAATCCACCATAAAGTTACCATCTCTCATGTCAACTGGATTTGGACTATTAACGATTGTGCCCCTTAATCCATTAGCTATATTGATTCCATCACATTCTATAGTCCAGTTATTCTTTCTGAATACAACTTTCTCGCCGTATACTGGAAGTTCATTATTGATATGCAATAAGTCATGACGGATTTTATTCGTTAACTTATCCCTCATTCTATTAGTACCACATATGATAACTCCAGCCTTTTTGAGTATTTCATCAGTGATTTCATCCTCATCTACGACTATACAGTCTTTATAATTACCATATTGTAATGGTAACCCAGCTAAGGCTCTTTGACCTAAATACAGTATACCTGAACCCTCTTTTTGACGAATGATGGTCCTTAGTCTTGTTATTTTTTCTGGATCAGTTAAATATGCTGGTTCATCCATCACTGGTGGTAGTTGGTCTATGTCTCCAGATACTATTATTTTCTTACCATGCTTCTCTATATCAGCTTTATTTCTAAGTGGAACTGATCCACCCTCATCAATAATCATAGCATCAATAGCAGATAAATCCTTATCTACTGTAACAAATTTAACTTTAGGGCGATTATAATATTCATCAACCTCATCTAAAACTTCTTTGGTCTCATAGATACTAGAATGTATAGTCTTAGCATTGGGTAATCCCTTTAAACGCATATTTATTGCTGCTTGACCTATATATGCCATGGATAATACTTTTAATGGATTGAGATTTAGTCTCTCTAAAATCCCCAGTAAAACTGTTGTTTTACCAGTACCCGGTCCACCACTAAATTCGTAAACTTGCCTATTTGGGTCTTTATAAAATTCATAAGCTTCATTGATTACTTTAAGCTGGTCTTCATTGTATATCATTTAATCAACTCCTAAAAAAGAAATAGATTTCTCTATTTCTTCTATTCATGAATATCTATTTTGGAATGTCATAATTATCCATCATTTTCTTTAGATGATCGTCTATTAAACAGATTTCTTCAGATTTGATTGTAATAGGCATATGTCTATCCGTATAAAAATCAATTTTTTTCTGTGTAATAAATTTTTGCATTTTTTCTAAAAATTCATTACGCATATCTATAAATGATTTGGCATTCATAAAATTTGGTAATTTCATTACGATAAGTGAATCGTCTTTTATATTATCCTGTTTCATCATTTTGCGTATTTTATGAACATACATTTTATATTTTTTCTTAGCCTTAATATATTTATTCATATCCAACCTCTCATACAATATTGTAGATATATATGAATACCCATTAAGAATAGAATAAATAACCATTCAATCATTTTTCTTGATAATGGTTTACTATAACTATTATATTCATTATATTTCTTCATATTCATCTACCCTGAATATCTTTCAATGTCATATCGACATTATTCATTCTAAAGCTTTCTCCATTAAGCATGAATATCAAATCTATATAACCAATCAATTGATTGAAATATGGATATGATGTCAATCTACGTCCATCACTAAAACGTATTTCCCCTACAGTTCTATAATCACTTAGAGTTACTTGATAGAATGATGAAACCTCATCACCGGTATTTACTGAATATATACTGATAGCCATTGCTAGTAATATATTAACCAATTTTGAATTATGAGTAATATCGAATGGAGTTTCAACGTTATTGTTCACAATCTCATTATAATCACCATTCTCATCCTTTGTTACTCTTTTTACCAACTTCTTATTTACTAAAATCAATTCCCCGTACTCATCATATAGAATATCATTTACAAACTGAAGTCCTAATGTGAGAATTAATTCATATTCTAATTCACTTTCATTTATTATCATTCTTGGTCTTTTTATTGGATACATCCCAGTACCTCCTTTCTTATTCATATCTATAATATATATTTCAAACATTTTTACATTAATATAAAGAGGTGATTAAATATGGCAGAATATAATTATAAAAATATACTATCACAAGTTTTAGAATGCACAACATTGGATTATTTCACATTTGGGGCAACTTGTACAGTGCCATTTCATATCCCATTATTATTGCCATTAACTAACTCAAAAACGTGGAGTGGTGGTTCTATAGGTCATAGTCAAGTTATTAATGATATACCAGAAAAAATAACCGGTATTTCAAATACTGGTCATATAATGATAAAAATTCCATTTTATATGACTGAGGATTTAGTAAATCGTCCATATTCATCAAGTAAAGGAATGACATTCTATATGACATTCGTAAATGCAGACATCAAAAAACCAATCATATTAAGAAGAGGAGATGACACATTCTAATGAAACCACATTTAACGTATAGTGTCGGAGATTTTATTGCCAGTAGTGACCAAGCCCCTATATATCTTAAGGATTTTCTGGAATGGTCTCAAATAGGTGATGTTCAATACCCTACATATAATGCCTTGCATGAGTATAGGGATATATTATCAAAATATGCAGTAAGATTAGCCCTCACCGAAGAAGAGTACCAGAGATTTATATATAAACCAGAATTATTAGCCTTTGAATTATATGGTTATACTGATTTATATTTTGTTTTGCTATTCATGAATAATATCTATAATAACAAGGATTTTAAGTTTAGAGAGCTTAATGTTCTTTTACGTGACCATATTCCACTATTAGCAAAATTAAAATTAAGGTAGTTTTATAAAACTACCTTTATCTTTTTACTCTATGTACTGGTATACATTTGGTCACAAACTCACCCTCAGTAATATCATACCTCGTAAGAATACTATTATCATATGCAGGAGATTTCTTAAAGGTCAATTCATAGATACTTTCTTTCGAAGGTGATGTTATAGGGGATTGTTCACTCATTATTTCATCAATACTTCTTCTTGACTGGAAAATACTATCCATTGTCGGTGCTTCCATACGTTCCATTTGTTCCATTAATGTGGTTTTAAATAATGGATAATTCCAAGATACATCTTGCTTACAGCCTATACCACACTCCTGAATAGGTTGATAGAACATCTCCAATGTGAGTTTTGCATACCTAAGTTTAATACATTTAAACCCTTGATACCATTCGCCATTCAATGTCATATCTTTCTTGATAATACATCCAAAGTCAATATTTTGCATAATTGAATAAGACTCTGCTATATGAGTTTCATTTAAATATTTGATTACATCTATTTTACCAACATTCGTAACGTTTTCTATTACAGCCTTAGCGTCCTTATTTAACTGAGACGCACATATTACTGGTATATCTCTTAATATTGCAACAGTCTTTAATTCATTAACAACTGCACCTAATTCTAATCTTAAATCTTTGTATCTCTCAACACTTCTTATTCTAAATAAATAGTCATGTATAAAAGCTATACATTCCATCCCTTTATCTTCTAATTCATCCAATAATTCGTATACATATGATGTATCTATAGAACCATTTGGCTTAAATTTGATTATGATATTTATAGGGCTATCATCAGATAGACACATCTCACCTTGAGTTTGTAATATTCTTATAGCTTCTTCAACATCGTAATCGTTAATTTGTTTGTTACTATTTGTACTCATGCTGAATAATCTACATACAGACTCTCTAACAGAGTTCTCTTGAGTTAATAACACAACACATGGTCTCTTAGTTGGGTCTTTAGTTGTTACATATGGATTATATTTCTTGATTTGCTCCATTATATCAAGTAATAGATTTGATTTACCTGTGCCCGGCAATCCGAAATAACAATATATTCTACCTGACTCATATCCACCGGCAGTCATTTCGTTCATTCCACGCATTCCGGTTATTAATCTAGATGATGGGTTACTAAGGTATGTATGTACACCTCTGATATATTCGTCCATATATCCACTCTCTAATGAGAACATCGTGTCATCTACACCGTTACTAGATTTATTTACTCTAAATTCATTTTGTAATTGCTTTAGTAACTCTTCTGTTTGGAATATGGTATGTTCCATATTATTGAACATATCAGTCTTTAATTTGGTTCCGATATCAATAAACTTGTCCGCCTGATTAAATAAAAAGTAGTAGTTTAATGTGCTAGCTACCCTCGAAACGATATGTTCAACTTCACCATTACCAAGCTCACTGATGTTGCTGAAATCGAAATCTAATGAACCTAAACTACTTTGTATAAAATCTATGAGTATAACAGGGTTAACGATATCATTCGTTAATCTTCCCTCTAAACCCTTGGAAATAATCCTGAGATATTTCATCTTTTCAGGTTCATTCATATATGTATCTAAATTAATAATACCCATTAATGATTTGAGCATTATTAAATTTCCACGCTTTATTTTTGTATTCTTTGAAAATATCAAACTACAAAACATATTGAGTGTATTTATATCAAAATTTATACCCTCTGCCTTAGGCTCTAAATTATTTACTTTACCATATTTTTTGGTTCTAACCTGTTGTATACTCATAACAATTATAACTCCCCGCTCAAGTATTTATTAAGTTCATCAACTGTTGTGTATTCGCTTCCCATTTTCTGATTAACAAATTTAACAAATTTCTCTTTATAATCTAATGAAGAGTCTAGTAAGAATGCGTATTCATCCCCTAATAATTCTTCATCTACAACCAATTTAGATTCATTTTTAAAATTGCTTCTGTCAATTTTTATAAGTGTGTTGCCCCTAAAGTGATTAATTAAAAATTGCATATTAGTCCTAGTTAGGTCATTTACGTGAGCCTTTATGGTAAGCCGTAAATAATCTATATTATTATCACTTTTGTATGTATTGATATATGAAATTATTTCTTCTATTGGGGTCTCCATTATTGTATCAAGCTCTATTGTTTTATAAACCTTGGAAATAATAGGTTCCATATGTGCATAATGCGTATTATTATCAAGGTCAGAGAAAACAATTAAAAATCCCTTTGTGTGGTCATCAGCATACGTCCAAGCATATGGCGAACCCACATAATACATATATTTCTCTAGACACATTGGAGTATGTATGTGACCACCGATAATCACATTTCTACAATTGCAAAAATCTGTTATACGAAATACTGGTCTTGATGAATGTAATCCTTGTGACTCTAAATCAGCTATATACATTGCACCTGATATCACACCATGTAATAGACAAATATCATAACCACCACTATAAAAAAGAGACTGTTCATATACTTCTTTAGGTACATCATATAATTCTGGTATACACAGAATTCTAGCCCCTCTAAAATCAATAAATTTTATAGTTTCAACAATTGCTATATTTAAGCTTTGTTTATTTAGGTAATGATAGAATAATTTCAATTGATTAGAATCGTGAGAACTTGTCCCTTTAAGTATAACAACTAAAGCATTTTTTGATAAAGCATCCTGAATAGCTTCATCAACAAACATAAGCCCGTACATAACTGGATCAGATTCAGACATAAATTTATGGTCAAAAATATCTCCACATATATTTAATACGTCATACTCAAACGGTTGTATTTTTTCTAGAAATTGTTTTTTTAAATATAAATATTGTTCCTTAGGAGCAAAAGCTCCAAAATGTAAATCTGCTAAATTAACGGTTTTTAATATTCCTCGGTTTTTAAATTTATTATACCTAATAATAGGTGGTCTAACGTCCATTTTCCCATGCCTCCATATTTCCGTATGCCTAGTAATATGTCCCATACGAAATAGAAAATAAAAATCCCATATCAAAAAATGATATGGGAGAAATTTACACGTTTTTAATGCATTCAGTGTAGTAAACTTTAATAGCATCCATAATAAGATTATTAACAGAATCATGGAATTCACTTCCATATATAGAAGCGTTTTGAAAGTATTCCTTTGTTTGAAAACTATTCGAGTCAGTGAATATCACTTTAATATGATTTCTATCAATGGTCATAGTTATTGTTATATAACCCCTATATTCTATCTTTACTGTTTTGAATATATTTGTTATAATTCTAATCTCGCCATTGTAAATTTCATCATTTTTAGTGATTTCAGCATGACGTTTCAAATCTTTCACATATGAAATAATTTCTGATGATTCTGATATAGATTTTGATATGGATTGCTGATATTTTCTATAATTAAAGAATACCAGTAGAGAGTAAAATTTCTTATATTTTATTTTCAATTTTTTTAAATGGAAATACCAATCATATAAATCTCTCATAATATTTCACCTTCTTGTATTCACTTTTAATTAATTGTTTTAATGAAAATCCTTCTAGTAAAATATTAAAAGTTTCAGTAGCTTTTTTGAATAAATATTGATGATCAATATTAGTAAATGAGTATACATTCATATTATATTTTTGAGAATGCTTATCGAGTTGTAATATAAAACAACCATCTGGTTGTATACCTTTAGTCTCTTTTAACCCTTGGATATAACCAGCTACCTGTAGTATGTATCTATATGACAGAGAATTAGATGTTTTGAAGTCGCCAATATAAATTTTACCATCTATTTCCAAAATAATATCACAAGTACCTTGATATTTATCAGTTTCAAAATGTTCTTCAGATGATATAATTCGAACGGTGTGAAATTTATTTAGGTTATTCCACCATAATATAAAACTCTGATATCCATACACAACTTCTTGATACTGATCATCTGGTATATCGTATTCGCCTTGATTAGAGTTCAATTTATCCTCTATCATACCATGCACCAATGAACCAATGCAAGCTGCCCTATCTCTAACTACATCATATCGCTGTCTTTTAAATCCTAAACTATTAGCCCATTTCATCAAGTATTCTTCATATATCATATCTGATAAAACCTCAGTCACTCTCGGTAATAAATTCGTATTCATCTAATGTTTATCCCCCTTAAAATGTGGTATTATACTACTATGTAAACATATTAATAAAATTTTCAGATGAGCTTGAAAGGAGCTATAACTATGAGTAAAAATACAATTAAAATGATAAATGAAACCTTTCTATACAAGTTAAATCAATCAAGAAATGATGCCGCAATTAAGACATACTTAACTAACGCACCACGTATTGATAGAAACACAGAAGGGTTTAAGGAATTTGAAACAATCGTGAATAGTTATATAAATTCGAAAACTATTATCGATTCAACATTAAATGCTGACCAAGTAGTTTTCACAATGGGCGAAACTCCTATGTCATTTACTGTCCTTACAGCTAAGGATATTCTAAAAGACAATAAGCATAAAATATTTGTTTCATTATTACCATATGTGAGATATGAGACTAAAGATAGTAACGTCGAAGGTGGTTTAAGCGTCTCAAACAGAGATATTGATAAATTGATATCTAGATTATATTCAGTTATCAATCATCAGGTATATTATTCTCAATATAAAAAATTGAGTCTTGATAGCACTATACTTGAGACTGGTGCTGAAATATTTGCATCATTATATGGATACATCTTTAATTATCTATATAAGATCAACCAAAATGATATCATGTTTGCTAAGGTTAAATACTTGGCTGCTAGATATTATTTAGAGGGAATTCTTAATATAGAAAGAGAGAATATCCATAAATATGCGTTATCAATTTCTAAACTTACTGAACGTCAGGCTAACGTAATTGATATTTCCAAGACAAAAGATAATACGTTTAGTGATCTACAAATGTTCACTAAAGCTGTAGCTGACGTAACTGGTATCGATGTTAAATTGGATGCATTCATAGAAAAATGGTCTTATGTATTTTCAAGTACGACATTCTATGCTTTAGAATCATTCACTCATTTTGCTGATTTAGTATCAAACGTTTATGTTGGTGCATATGCTAATAACCAGAAAACAATTGAAAAAATCTGCGGCATAGAAATGATTAAAGAATTTACCTTGGCTATACATAAACTAAATAGAGAAAGATTATCATAATCCTTCCTCTATTAAATAAAGGAGGGAATAAAAATGTATGAACCAGTTTTATGGTATGATTTTAGTGAATTGATACAAGGTACCATTAGTATTACCGATAAATCGAATAATGGACATAATGGAAGTATTTCTGGAAATTATGCAGTAGGTGATGGGTTTATTATACCTAATCAAGATATGGTAATTTCCCATGATAATTTTCTATTCAATACTATAAATCAACCATGGTCGATAAGTCTTCATTGTCTGATTAATACTCTTCCTAATGATAAACCGATACTCGATATATTTGACGGGATTTATTTATCATTACTTGACCGTGGAGTAATTAATATAAATAAATTTTTCTTTGCCGAATTTGCATACATTAATTCCAAAATCATCACACTTTGTTATGATGGGGTTGCAAGTTTCAAAATATTCGTTGATGGGTTCAAATTACCTATTAATATAAATGACTCTGAAATTAATCTAAATGGATTAATTATAAATCCATCGGTTAAATTGATGAATTTGGGTTCTGGAAATTTGTTTTCATATAAATTATATGATTCATATCTTCCAGATTACATAATCGTCGGAGAGCATAAAGGAATAATCGTTCAGAATAACTTTGTTGAACCAACTGAACTTGGTACTGAAAAGTTATTTCTAAGTGATGAATTAAAAGGGATGATTGATAATATCAAATCATCCTTTAATGATACCTATATATCAAGACACAATGCTCAGTATCTACCTAAACTTGCAACTACGTTTATTAGATTGGGAGATGAGTTTAAATATGAAGGTAAAAAATATAAAACAACTAAACCTTACCTATATACAGTAGAAAATACAGCTCTATTCAAAAAAGAGGATAAGATATCTAAATTTAGGAAAACACACCAAGAATTATTAAATCTTGGTGTTAAATTAGCTGATATACTCGTTATCAGTGATGGTGAAATATTTCCTATGAGTAATGCTAATCTTATATTTACATACGATGGTAAATATCTCTATGTAGAATCAGATATCAAAATGGATCAATGGTTATTGTTTTATAATAAAAACTTTTCTTTAAGCAATATCATTGAGCCTAATAGCATAAAGGTAGGTAGTAAATATCTTGTACTCAATGACATCACAGTTAGAGAAATACATAGTGATGTGTATATGATGGAAAAATATGATAATATAGAGGAAAATAGTTTCTATTATCTTAATCCAACAACTGGTATATTTGAATATGCTAAACCTGAAAAGTTTCAAAGTGGTATAAATGTATTTTTCAAGTTCTTTAAAGTTGGCGATACAATATTATTATTAACACCAAAATATCCTGAAGTATCTAACGTCAACAAGAAATTTGATTTACTTAACATTCCACAAATCAGATTACCTAATATGAATTACATCAATTCTGATGGAACTAAAATCAATATACCATTATCAGAATTAGACAAATCCAAACGAGAATTATGGTTTATACATCATATTCTTAAATCCAATTTAAGATTATTGGAAGATTATCAATTAGAAGATGTCAATGTGAAGTATTCTCGTGTATCTGGAAATAGAATAAAGACCTTAGCTAAAAACAATAAATATACATTTATTCCACCTATTGTTAAAGATAAGAAAAGCTACGTCTTAGTATTTAGAAATGGATTGTATGATACGTCGATTATTAAAGATAAGAATAAATTTATCATAGATACAACAACAGTTAACTTATCTGACAATTTCGATATAATGACATTTGAATATCTTGATACAAGACGGACATCGATTATTTATGATCATTCAATTGGTATTAATAAGACGTTATTAGACGGTAAGATAAGAATATTTGCTAGAAGTGATAGAACTGGTGTCTATAATAGAACCTTAGATTATCATCTATTCGAGATATTCTATGATGATAGTAATGTTGATAAAATATTCTTATCACCATTGTATGATGGCGATGAAATAATAATTACGACTGATAGATACTTTAATCATCATCAATTCACTATTGATAGTAATGACAGTTGTGTACTAACATGGAACTCCGACGAACATCTTGGACATAAATTGAAAACGTTGTTATTTATAAATGGAGTATGGATACCTCACTCACAATATGAAATAACCAATCCAACCGATTACAATTTAACAACCAGATCATACTTAACAATTTATGGATTTCCTAAGAGCACTACTGGAATTTTCAAAATAGATTTATTTTGTACTCCCGTATCATTTATTCCATTAGTAGAAAATGAAACACTAGATGTGAATAATTTACTATATACAAGGAGTTCATTATTCACTCTACCATTTAATATTCAAAAAAATATCATATTTGCTGATGGTAAAATTATATCTGAAGAGTTAGTAACTCATATATCGTCTGATATAATTCATATAGATAATAATGATACTAATAATCTCTTTATGATTGGTATAGATTATGATAGAGATGAATTCATAACTAATCTGTCTGAAATCATCGATAATATATGGGATACAACTGTAAGAACTTATTCCGAAAATGATATAATGACAATATTCAATCTTAAATATAAACCTGATATTAATAAGGAAGGTATATTATACAAACTGAATAAACGCTTAGTTGATTTAGCTAACGTTTTTAAATTCGGATTAAGAAATATGACTGGAACAATAAATGTTGGGGAAATTCAGCAGTTACCGGGATTCAATTATGCTAAGACTGCTAAGGGGGAACTCTATCTAGATAGCAATTTAGACTTATATGAGGACCCACAAATACCAAATTATGCAACAGAAAGTGAGGTGTGATAAATGTTTAATAAATTATTACAGATGATAATACCCAATCCTTCAACAAGATTAGTTTTTAATGATTTAGCATATAGTGTTGAAAATATAAACAAAGCAAAACCGGGTGAACGTTTAATTGACTATGAAAATGGTCATATCTATATAAAGAAACTTGACGGTATTGGAATAGTTTGTAAGACACTTGAAATGGAAACTAGAGTGGGAATGATCGATGTTGATGCTGAAGGTAATCTCACATATAAAGACCATATTGTATGGCACGCAGGAATCTTCAACCCAGATGATTATTTAAAACGTTCTGGTAATGTGATGACTGGTGCTATTGAATTTGTACCAGAAAGTGATGTCGATTTTACATTTATGAAATTAACATCTGCTATCGGAGACAGTTGGAAATTTGATTATCTGGATACTGCTAAAGGTAATTCAATAAAAATAACATCAATAGATACAAATAAATCTCTCGAATTGAGTCACAATGGTATATTGAGTGCTGATGAACTAAAAACTAATCTATCTAAGGTTTGGTTTGGTTCTAATAGATTTGAATACAATTATACTGATAATTTGATGGAATTGTTTATTGGTGATAGTAATACTGGTAAGGTTCGATACGCTAAAGAAAGTGAAATTTTACATGCTGATACTGTAATATTATCCCCATCTGGAGATAATAAATTGAATGTTGGTGTGAAGAATACTCTTAATAAAATTTTTATTGGTCATACACCAATTTCTGGATACAATAATCCATCTATATATAGTTTTGGCGATGGAACGGTATTCAGAGATATAGAAGCTGGAAATGTAAAGTCATACGGTAATATCAATATCGTTGGTCTAGGTAATCACATGTTTTTACCTAATAATTCCTTTATCAAAGGTTCATTAAATGATGGTAGTATGTCGATATCATTGATTGGAATGAATATAGATAATAAGGTGACAATTAGTGATTCAGAGGCTGAAATATTTTTTAATAGCAACATGTTGTCATTACCAGTAGCAGGGGTTACTTCTCTATCGAAGAATACGACAAATATCGAAATTAGTGATAATGATACTCTTGTAGATATTAAAAACAATGACGTCAGTATGGCTAAATTTAATAAAACAGGTATTATGGATGTTTTATCTGGTATTAATTTTAACGGTATTCTTATTAAGAAAAATACCAGTGAAAATACTTTGGATATTATATTCCAACCAATACCTATAAATTGATAAGGAGAGATTTCTCCTTATCATTTTTTTAGGAGGAAATAAATATGAATACGCAACTAAGAAATGGGTTAGTATGTTGGTATGATTTTGTTCGAGATCGTACTGGACGTAGTGATATATATGATTTCAGCGGTAATGGACATGATTTAATCATTGAAAATCCACAGAATGTTGTATGGCTTGGTAATGATAATATAGTAATCACTGATGATGGTGCGTTATCTTCTGAATTTAATATACCGCTAACTGCTATGTCTACGTTCACAATAAGTTATAGGGTTTATTCAGATGCGAACCCTTATGATGTTTTTGGTATACAGATAAAGGGGATAGATGATGAAGTCGTATCTACATTCAATTATATGAAAATTAGCGAAATGCATTATGTTGCATTTTCATTTGACCTATCCACCGAAACAGGTAAAGCTTATTTAAATGGCTCTTTGAAGAGGACGTACGCAGTACCTCAGAGTGTGTATGTTGGTAAAACACTATCGAAATTACTAATTGCAGGGGGACCATCACCCACTCAAATCACATATGGTGATATAAGAATATATGACAGACAATTATCAGATGAAGAAATATATAATTTAGTTTATAGAAAAAGTTTTATTGATGAGAGTGGTCGGGTTTATTCTAAATCATTTAATACTGACCAAGTTATTACACCAAAAATAAAAGAAACTGGTTTGGATTATCCTATTTTCGATGGAACCAAATTAGGTGTAAATCTCTCTGAAACAACACTGGGGTGTAATGATATCGAGGGCATATAAAGTATTAAACACAATTATAATCTAAGGAAAGGAGAATGATTGAATGACTAATGAAATCATTTCGGCACTATTCCAAGCTATAATGACAGGACTTGTTGGACTAGTAATAGCTTGGGTAATAAAAAGACCGATGGATAAATATCTAGCTAAAAGGGATCAAAAAGATATAGCGTTCTCTAAATATATAGCTACCTATTATTCATCCATTCTCAATAAAGTAGATACCTTGGGTGAGATTGTTATAATACAAGCATGTGCCACCAGTTGTGATAATGCAGAGATTATGAAATTGGTATCTGAATACAAACAACTGGACAAAGAATTTAGAGAAGATACTGCTAAAAAGATGGCAAGTTTTTCTCAGTTTGACTATAATTAAAACAAAAATAAAATATTTGGGTAACTCAATCGAGTTACCCAGTTATTTTTTGTTATTTTATTTCTTCAACTTCTACATCTTTAGATATAATCTCAGCAGCATCAGTACCTTCCATCGCTGGATCTTGATAACCAGCCATCGATGCATCAAGTTGTAATTTAATTTCTTCTTCAACTATATCTACATTTTTGTAAGTCTGCTCAAACATTGGCTTGCTTATAAGTGGTTTATTTTTACATAAATCAACAAATAGGAACTCATCATCGGCAAGTTTAGTGTCAATATGATGTGCTATTGAATTATATAAACCTCTGTATTCAGCGATTTTATCTAAAGCTGTATTTAATGCTTCAATAGAACTATTTTCGCCGGATTTCATATTATTATAACTGAATTCGATTTCATTAACCAAAGTGTACAACTTAGATATATTACTTTCGTCAGTCATTTTTTCATTTATCAATGGCATATAGCTATATATAGTTTTATCCAATTTCTTGCCATCTTTATATACATCGCCACATCTATCAATTAAAACTGTCTTTGTACTAATAACATTAGCGATAGCCGCATTCATTATGTAATTCAAGCTCACAACCATTTCACTTCCATTACTGATTCGATTAAGAACCATTTTGCCTTCATTATATGAAGCTATTGAATAGAGAATATCATTCACATATATGTATTTATTCTCATCTGGGTTGATTAAATATGGAAGTATTGCACCAACAGCATCATCATATTTAGATAAATCGCTTATCAATATTGAATCATCAACAATACCTTCATACAGTGTATTCAAGATATTTAATCTAGGACTCAATGGAGATAATCTCACATATAGTGAAGCGGACTTAAACCTTCTACCACTTCTTATTATAGTTTTTATCTCTTTTTCAAATAGTGGATAATGTTTGATACATTCATAATCACCTTCGAGTATTGCCGGAATAGCATCAACAATATCAAAAAGAATGATATCTGAACCATCAGGACGTTTTCTTACATTTATAAGAACAAACTGGCGTGTTATTTCTTTAATAAAAACAGCCTCCTGATTTCTAAATACTGTAATCATATTCAGTGTGTCATGGTGTTTCGTGAATGTGATTACATCATCCTGTTTTAAGTTCAGCATTGTATCAGACCCAATACTAACCATTAGATTTTTAAATTCATCAGGATTAATTTGAATTACTAAAACATCTTTCCCATTGATGTTTTTCTTTTCTAAACCAACCAAACTATTTAGACTTACTATTCCTTCAGTCCTTAATTGATCAAGAATTCTTGTATCAGCGTTTTGAACTTTGTTATCCATTTATAATTCTCCTTTTTATACAAATCTCAATTCTTTCATTTTCTTTAATGCTAATTTAGTTTCATATTGATTTAATCCAACAGCATTGTTTAATCCACTTTTGTTAACCCCTTTTTCATATGAGTTAATAATATGATTTCCACTATGCTTATGCATTATATCAATAACGTGAACGTATCCGTATTCAGATATAATTTTTTCATAACATGCACCAAATTCATTTTCCTTGACTTTGATAAATCCAATTTCCTCAAATTTTTCATCAGTGGTTTTAAATATCTTCATTTTGACCGCTCCTTTACTTTATTGTATTGTTGTATGGGTGATATTTTTTAACTATAAGATAAGGAGGTGTTATTTATGTCAAAATTCATGAAGACATTTTTAACAGACGATGATGGAGTGACTGCTATCGATTTCCTTACAGCGGTGATATTTTTTCTATATGTAATAGCAAAAGTATTTCATATCATAGTTATATTCAATTATAGACAAGATTTGGTATTTATTGATTTAATTGACGATGTACTATTAGATATCACTGTATTTATGGAAATGATAATTAAATTCTATTTCGCAATAAAGGGTACCTCTATAGTAGCCAGCTATTTCCTAACAAAGAAAACTGGCAAACCGCAAATCATAACCTATGATAATGCTACAAACAAAAATGAAGGAGGAAATATTTAATGAATAATGAGCAAGTAATTATGATGATTCTTTTTGGAATCATATTGGTAGCTAGTATGGTGGTTACCGTGATGAAAACGAACAAATCCAACCAAACGAAGGAAAGTAAAATTCAGTCTATTATAGTTGAATTCTCCGAAACTATTATTCGCTTAGCTAAATCTGTAATCGATTCTTTAGAAATCGATCCAGAAGACTATGCTTCAGACCAATTATATAAGAGGGCTCTTGCAGAATTAGTGGCTCGGGATTTTAGAATATTCTTAGAAGATACTTTACCAAAAGAGGAATATGAATCTATACTCAATCTTCTAGATGAAACCACACTTATTAATATGATAACCCTAATTTTAAATTTACAGGTACCTACGCAGACGGAAGTCAAACAGGAAATTCCTCCAGATTCAACAAAAGAAAATGAGGATAGCGAATAATCGCTATCCTTACTTTTTAACTTTTAATTACATCAATGGCATCATGTATATATTTACTATTAGCGTAAATGAATATTTCTGATGTATGTGTCGCCGCTATACCGTCAATACTCATTTCATTTGTCACCCAATCTATCATCACTGGTAGATATGTACCATTATTATGGAATTTAATATCTATATACATTTCAGGTGGAAATGCTTCTCTATGTTTTAATAATTCAACTATATCTGGTAATTTACCTATTAAATCTAGTACAGGTATTCCAGAAATATTTTTAGTTAAATCTTCCTCAAAATACTGATGGCTAGTAAGTATATTCCATCCATTTTCATTTATTTTTGGTACCTGCACATGATACAATGTGATTACATAATTCATGATTGACTTCAAATATAAATCAGATAATGCCTCGAACTGTGGTAATATTTGAGGGAATTCTGAATGATACATATATGAATGAGGAGCGTTCATATACACTTTAAACATGCAGTCTATATTGAAATTGTCGTTTAATGAGCCTTTTCTTTCTCCATCATCTGGATTTGTTTTATCAGTCATATCAATTCTAACTTGTACTCCCGGAAATATAAATCCATATGTAGAATAACCAACATGAGTGTTATATTTACAAACGAATTTAAGGAAGGAATGTGAATTAAGATATGATAACATAGCTACATCATCTTTAACATGATCTACCCCATGAATATCTTGTTTTAACTCAAATGATAAATCTTTAGCAATTTGTACAATGAAATCATTTGATATAGGGTATTCGATATCTTTATATAGAATTATATTGTGTCCCATTCTGAAAGCATTATTAATGTAATTATGATATTCCATTTGTTGTGAACGGGATTCAACTCTAAAACGCACACCAATATCTGCTTTAATTTCGACGAATCTAGATACACTTAAAAATATATTATTTTCATAATCCCTTAATACTGGCTCACCCTCTCCATCAGGTAAATGCATCATATTAATACCAAATGGATTATCAGAAAAAGGATCTCCATCATAATCAAAATCATATTTTGGAGAAGCCAATAACATTGGTTTATTCTTCTTTAGTATATCTTTAAAGTTAAACTCTCTATACCCAAATAATGGATGTGATTCATTGATTGCTATTGTTGGAAAGAAATCTTTTGGGAATTTCTCTAATATCGTATCCATGACAACACCAAACATTTGGCTATACGAGTGAAATCTTGAAGCCATTTGTATTGATGAATATAATTGTTTACTTTCCAATTTTCATAACCACCTTTCATAATAAAAAAAAAAGAAACAGACATCACATCTGTTTCATTATTAAATTGTTTTAATCTATAGGTATGTTTTTGTTTATACAGGTTTCATAAAGTGATTTAAAATGACTTGAACCGTATTCTTTATTTGCATAAAGAGTCCACAATTTAACATCATCTTTTTCATATTTATCTGTACAATCACCTGTTATATCATAAATTCTGCCCGCATAATGATACACAAAATGATTTGATACTGGAATATAACAGACTTCACCAAGAGCAAATCTATCATCTAACATCTGTGCAAAATGATAACAATATCCGTTTGAAAAACAATCTTCTATTTCTTTACCAGTACCAAACTTTTTAAAATCACTTATAAATTCTTCTATAGTAATCTCTCGAAATTTCATATTCTTAATCCTCTCTCGGAAAATGTCTTATACTCTCTTGGATTAGGACCCCTATAAAAACACTAAACAACATTCTCATCCATCCAATATCATAAGCAATTCCTATATGACTTAAAATGATGGATATACATAATAATCCCATAATAATACAATGCGTTACATAACTACTCATATACTTCACCTCTATGCATTTACTTTATTATAGAATTCAATTAATGAACGTTTGTATTCTGGATCATATTTATCTCTACCCAAATTGATAAAGTTGTTTAAGTTAACTAATGTATTCTTTGTTGGTAGGTAGTTAACGTATAACAATCCATCATTTCTGTTTATAATCATAGCTCTTCTTGGATTATAAACTAATAATGCTGTTTGATAGAACTTGTCGTTGATTATCAACTTAACGTTTAATACGTCACCGTCAAAGTCTGCTTGTAGTGATGGCAATATATCAAGTGGAACACCCATTGTGAAATTATAGCATATTCCAATAACATGCATTTGAATCATACTACCATATTCCAATGTAGGATTTCTGTTTATCATTACTGGAATTCCAAATGGGTATGAGTTGATAATACTATTAATGATACTTATCAATTCATAATTCTCTTTAAGTCTTCCAACACTCCATATCATGTAAGCATCATTAATACTGATACTTCTTCTATGTGCAATTATATTTATAATTTTCTGTTGCAACAAATCACACAATGTATAATATGATAGAGTTATTTGGTCAACCTTAAGTGAAGCATCTGGTTTGATAACATTTCTTGCTGTAAAGTTATATTTACCACCATATGCTCTCCTTATCAATCCAGTTTTACCTGACAAAATTTCTTCAATATCTGCATATACGTTCATGAACTCATCTTGAAGTTTTTGAAGATATTCAGGTATTGATGTTTTATATAGAGTTAATTTATTCCTGTTTATTCTAGCTGTATACATAGCCATATTATTAAAATTACCATTGATATCATAATATTCTAATTGTATACCAGAGGTTTTTAATAATCTTAATAATGTAGTATAAACAGGTATACAGCTTGTAAATATTAAGTCTCTATTCTTTATGATTTCTTCATATGCATCCTGTTTACTTTGGGTATTAGCCATTTTCTTATAAAATGTAATTATTTCATCGAATCGATTGATGAATTCATATATCCCGATTCTAAAGAATGGTTCTTTATCTGGATCTGGAGTCTCTACCGGAATCTCAATTCCATCTGAGTTAAAGTTTTCATCTAGATTCATCATATTATTAAATGCTTTTTGACCAATAAAACTTTGTATAGTCTTATACATTATTGGATGAATTACTTTATATCCATGCTGTATTACCAACCATCCCGTATAAGCAAAATTATCGTCAACAAATTTAACTTTAGTTTTACATTTCGGGCACAGTATTCCTTCATTACTACGTGAACGTAAATTACCACATTCACATTTGTGTCGATCGCCATTTGGACTAATATCATCAACACCTCTACCATATCGACTAGAGAATATTCCATCTGGGTCTTTTAATGCTTTTTTGATACCTTGGGCACCAGTAATTATAAATCCGTTGTCTGTTTCTAAGTCTCGTTTACATTCTTCTTCAAAATTGATTTTTACCAATCTAGATTGGTATTCAATTTCGTTACTATGTCCGTAATCATTATACATCTTGTCTCTTCTCCCTATATTTATATTTTTAAGTCTCTTTACCTTAACATATAGTTTTTACTCTTTTAATTTTCTATTATTATAATATATATTTGTAAAACAAATTATTAATGGTAAAGGAGGGAGTTATTAATGATATTCAAAAAATACAAAATAACATGTCCATTTGGACCACGTTCAATAAAGGTGAATGGTAAAGTTGATAATAGAAACCATAATGGTATTGATTTTGTAGCTATTGGAGATACAACCGTTTATTCCCCAATATCTGGTAAAGTGATAACCAGTCAATACATTACAGATAAGAATAATAGTCTATGGCAATATGGAAATTATGTATGCATTCAAAGTGCCGATAATCATGTTCACTATTTCGCACATCTAGCATCGAGATATGTTAGGGTTGGCGATTTTGTTCAGCAAGGTCAAAGTATAGGAGTTATGGGTAATACTGGATATAGTACTGGTGCCCATACACATTACGGTATAAAAAGTCCAGTTTCAAATAAATTTATCAATCCAATTGATTATTACAATACAGTTCGACAAGCTCAATCGATGGGTTCTGCATCACAAGGTAATTCAGGTGGATTAGATGTATTTGGATATAATAAACTAGAAAAAGGTATCCAAGATATAATGGCTATTTCAATAGAGCAAGCACTTAATCAAAGACTTAAAAAATAAAGGAGTAGACTTATAAGTCTACTCCCATTTTTATTTACCAAATTTTAGTCACATCAACGTCAAATATTCTTATTGTAGAGTCATGGAATTTTTTCATATTTTTCTGCATTATCGTATTAGGGTATCCAACTGTTGTCATACCTATTTTAGTAATTCCTATACGTTTAAATAATGTAGAAGAACATGTTTGACATATACCATCCTTACATTCACACATAGAACTATAACGCATTTTGACTTTCTTCCCAATATATTTATTCATATTGTCGGTTGTTAATTCTACTAGTTTAGTTCCTTCGATTATATATCCATAAATCCAACCTCTAATATTTCCATCAGTCAGTGCTACATCAATATACCTGTCCGTGTGACAATCATTAGTTTCAGATTGCACAACATGTTGTAGAGCCCTTATGAATAACTTAACCCAGTATCCACCAATAGCAGTATTGTTTGATTTCGCATATACCCCTGCTACAAGTGAGTTACCAAATAAGACATATTCATCTTTAGAGATTCCATCCATATATGAGCTAACCCCAACATCGAAACCTTTAACTGGATCTATATTTTTAATAGCACCCTTCATTATGTAAATATTCTTGAAATGGTTATCAATAGAACCTTTTGCACCAGATTTAAATTGTTCCAGTCCCTCATCATTTGGACCTAGGATATTTATAGCTTCATTAGTTAACTCTTTTTCAATCTTGTCTGATACCTTAAAGTCGCCTTTTTCTAAAGCTTCTTTATTCTCCTTGATAAGTTTCTTCTTCTTGGTTCTAATTTTATCAGAAACTCTAAAGAAGTTCTCAGAATAATGAGAAGATAGAACAAAAATAAATGATAAGAAAAATTGATATTTATCTTCATATCTAACGAGTTGTTCAGCTGTGATTTTATCCTCATTTAGTGCAAATGATAGTTTTTCATCAAGTTTCTCATATAATTTCTGAGTTAATGGTTCATTGATATATCCCAAAACATTACTCACATCTTCGATAAAGTATTTATTAAATACCCATATCCCGAGTGTGGTCTTACATGGTTTGGTATTCTTTTTAACTTTCCCATACTTTCCAGCAGGTATAATGATAGTGTCCTGTGGATCATATTTGCGAACTTCATTTAAGAATCCAAAGTTTTTAATAATGAATGTTCTAGTTACATCTTTTTCTTCAATATTTAAGAAGTAATTTAGAGTAGTTTTATCAGTTATCATTTTCGCCATAACTATCACTCCTTAATTAGAAGAATAACTGATAAATTATATCCAGTGCTTTACCATCTTCTATAAGGAATTCAGTCATGAAGTGAACTAATGTAACTGGTCTAATTCTAGTATATTTAGCACCAGTTGGAGTCGTCTCTTTTAATGCACTACATAAATGCATAGAACTAACCATACAATCCAAAGGTCTACCAATTAAATTGAAATGTTCCTTGAAATCGTCAACAGTAACTGACATTATCAATTCGCTATATGTATCAATCGGTTTAGTGGTTGGCTCGTATAACGTAGTAAGAACTGTATTGTCAGATATTCTTCTAAATTGTGGAATATCATCAAATTCTTTAAAATAATACTTATCCAATCCGTCAATAGTTTTCTTTCCTGTGTATTTAGAATCAATACTTGTTCCAGTAGGAACACATCTAAACGGTAACAAATCAGCTGGTGCGATTCTTGAATTATACTCAGTTTTCTTACGAGCATTCGCAGCATTATCGCATCCAGTATTTGCCATACAGAATAAATATACTTTTTCAGCTGCTGTTATTTCTGTACTAGGAATAGTACCCTTATCATTTAAATTTAGGTCTAAATCGTAGTAAACTAAACTAGCTGCTGGTGGTACATAACCTAACCATTTTTCTGCATTGAACATACTTCCATTAATATTTACAATATTGGTTGTTTCGTGTTCATCAACAATCTTACCATTCTTTTTACTTTTAAATAATACCTTGTTTTGACGATACCTAACTTCATCACCAGAACCAACACCGTTGATTTGATAATCGTCATTTAGTTTTAATATATCTCTTTGTAATAAAATCTTTTTAGACATTTATCCTCACCTCATCTATATAAAAATTATCTCTTGGTCTTACATTATCCTTAAATATTAACTTTGAAACAACGATTGGGTTTTCTTCATACATACTAGTTTTGTCGTGGTCTTTAAACGTAAGGCTTCCATGAATACCAGCAATCTTATCATATATTTTAACTTGATTTTCCGTTTTATCTTTAAATATATACATATTAGAGATATTGGAAATATCAATCATATACGATTTGAAGAATGAAAGTATCTCGTATATATATCTAGAAATAGGATATATAGTTATAACTGGGATTGAATGCGATACGTATTTGAAATGACCTTCTTTTAGTAGCTCCTCGATAGCAAAAATGATATTTACGGATGCTTCATTTAGAATAGATTTAACCTCCTCAATATCTTTATCAATCACTTGATTAACAACTTCATACAATAGTGGGTCATTATATTGAATGAATTCACTATACGTATTTGCTATTCTACCTAGTTCATCAATATAAAAAACCTCTTTGTTTACTTTTGTATACATCAATGCATCATGTATTTGTTTATATAGTTGATAGGTTCTGTGATCACTTGTGTTTTCCATGACACTAACCAAATGATTATAAACCTTTTCATTACTTAAATACACATCCATGACTTCGTTAAATGATAAAAATCTATCTTTAGGAATAATAAAATTATCTAGCATGAAATCAGCATTAGTAAACCCATTATCCCTTATTATTTGACTTAACTCGGTTAAATCTGCTTCAAAGTTAAATCCTTTGATTTGTAATATATCTGCCGTATCTGTAAAAATAGTATCAACAATTCCATATTTAGCGTATATTGTATAAAATAGGAATGATACTAAATCTATAATACGAAATTCGTGACCAGCACCTATTTCTGGAACTCTACAAGTTAAAGTTTCCACTAAATGCCCACTATTGACAATAGTATTGAATAAATAACAAAATTCAAATTCCAACACATTCATATCATATAATGTATTGATACTGATGTATTTAGATAGGTCAATGTTAAATTCCTGCTCTAATATTTTTTGTTTTATTACAGCTGGGTCTTCTCCACCTGTCCAATAGTAGTCTGAGCTGGTTACAGATTCATAACTTTCTAAAGACTTTTTATCGAAGATATATTCATTGATATCTTTACCTACCTGAACTTTAAGAAATTCAAGTGAATAGTTTTTATCATAATCTTCTTTAGTTTCTCCGGTTTCTGGATCTTGAATATATTCTAAGACGAAATTACCACTTTCATCAAGTTTCCTATTACGAATTAGATAATATTGGAAAACCTTGATATTCTCAAATCCAAATAAGTTACATACATCTATTACGTTTGTATTAGATGATTTATACTTGATAAATCTATTTAGATTCTGCATCATTAATCTACGATATTTACTTGGTATTGTATTAAAAGACGGTAACCCGTTAGAGGCAAATATTTCATTCATTGTCTCTCTATCAAAGAAATCTTGTCTAATAAACATTTCCGGTAAATCGAGTATGACTTCATTCATTGTCTGTATTTTGATAAACATTTCGATGAATTCATCATAATAAACAGAACTCAACTTTAATGCTTCAGAATAAACAGCCTTTAATGTATAGTGAATTTGCTGTTTTAATTTTTCTAAGTATAAGTTCCTAATATTCTCCATCTCAATGGTAGGAACAAATAGGATGTCAAGCTTTTTAGCCTTTCTAGCAGTATAATATGATATTGATTTCGAACCTAAATAATTTAAATACTTTTCATCTGGATTCAATGCTATAAGATTTTTGATAACTCCTATTTTTTCTAATGTATCATATTGAGCTACATTTAATTGATGAAAAAATAAATTGTTATCAACTAAATCTCCACTGTAATAATCTCCGACTAATATTCCATCTTCACCAATGGGAGGAATACCATGGAGCATTCTATAATATGGATTTAAATCTTGGTAATTCTTTATCATATATAGACGCATTTCTTCAACTAAGATATTTCGTTTGAGTGGTGGAATTTTATTCTTATCAGCTATACATTCGTCAATTAATGGACCATCATCAAGTATTTTTAGTAATACCTCTCTAGGATACACATCCCATGTATTAAAATTTACTTTAAATTCATTCCATGTGATAAATTTATCGCCCTCACGGATACTATCAACCGTTTCGTTGTTTATTGCCTTATCTTTATTTTTAAGAACAGTTCCAAATACCAGAATTTTTAGATTATGGACAATATTATCCATGACACTATTACTGGTATAAATCTTATTAATATCCATATTCCTCTCCTTTCATTGTATTTTTGCTTATATATATGTTTTCTTAAACATTTCTATAATACCATAGGGAGGGTTTGAATATGGAAGAATTAAATCAAATAATGAAACAAGAACCTATTAATGATAATCCGTTTTTGTATTCACCAGAAGATGATATATCGATATTTTTTGCACAAACAAGAGAGACACTATACAATAGTGAATTATACAATAACTTCGTAAATAATGCTGTAAAAGTATTCAGAAGTTCAAAAACTTACAAGAATTATAAGAGTTATTTAATGGAAATGGGATTGAATAGATGTCAGCATTTTAGTAATATAATTGCTGATGAAATGGCTGAGGTAGAATTACATCACAATATGCTTACATTACACGATATAGCTCTTATCATTTGTGAGCATGTTCTTAATACTATAGGTCAAATAACAACTTTCCAGTTACGTCAATTAATTAAAGAGGAACATAAGCAAAATCATGTGCAGATAGTAATGCTATCAAAAACGCCACATCAGATGTATACTAATACTGACCAAATGTTTTACCATCCAGATAATACATTCGGAGATTGGGAATCATTCGTATTCAGATATAGATATGGAATTACATTTGATATAGCTAATAAACTTATTGCTTATATTGGATTAATACAGTCAGAAAAGAATTCATATGATAATAATGCTTTAAAATTAAGAGATGAGATATTGTCATTTGCTTATCAAAACGCAGAAATATAAAAAAAAAAATAAAGTGGAACTCGTTTGAGTTCCACCATTTTATTCTTGATTTGCATTTATTAAGGTAACCTTTGTTTGACTCACAAATTTATTGTGTTTATTTATACAATCACCCAATTGAAGTCTAATCTTTGGGGTTAGAATCAAATGTATATTTTCCTCATTATATACAATACTTATTCTATGTAAGAGTACAGGTGATATATTATTTACGATTTGGGTTTTAACCTCATCCAATATTTCAACTTCCTGTTCATCCTTAATAACTGCTCGGTTATAATATATGAAGAGAAATTCTTCAATCGTTTCTCTTATAAAAGCATTGAATAAAAGTATATCATCACCAACGCCTTCATAATTAAACTGGGCTAATTCATGATCTCTTTGTAATGAAGCAATTCTAAATTTGTTAATCTGATTTACGTACAATATAGCCACTATCAATAAACCGACGAGTGTAACCCATATTATGCATAATAAAGTTAAAATTAAATTCATACTATCACATCCTATTTACGTATTTTACACCATAATACAATTACATAAATGATTGAAACTAAAACTACACAAACCGTAAATATCACCGAAAACATACCATACAATACCAATGGTTCTAAACCACTACCAACAATAAGTTCCGATGTTAATTGGTATTGTGCACTTGCCATTGCAACACATGTTGATACAAAGCCAAGTACCACAGAAATCCACATCATTGCATTAATCTTAGATGCTGCATATCTGTATTTAATATTGTTAGATTCTTTATCTGAATAAGTATTAACTGTCTTACAATTTTCTTTTTGGGTCAACGATGGTAATTCTATATTACCTGTTGATTCTGATAGTAACTCATTTATTCCATTTAGCATACTATCATAAGCAGCTCTTAAACTGTTATAGTCTTCCACTGATACATATTTTTGTACTTTAACGTTTTCTTGTTCAACTGAACTCATTTTAAACCTCCAAATTACACCTCACTTCTTTATAGAAGAATAGTTACGTGAGTTATATATCCAACCAAGGATATATTTCGATTATATTATTTACTATTCAATTCTATAATATATATTTAAAAATACTAATTTTTACATCTGTTATAATTATGGGTATGGACTCAATCTTGGTGGACGCATGTTTGGCTTGCATAATGGTTCACCATATTGATTATTGATTATAGTTTTAAGTGCCTTAATTTGTCCTTCATAATATGCCTTCATAGCATTATATTCTTCAAGTGTTACAGTTTTAGTTTGTCTGTTTTTAGATTTAAATCCCTGTGTGTTTATCATAACTTTATCTATTTCTTCTTGTAAACTAGGAATTGCTGGTTCATTAAACATATCCATTCTTCCTCTCTAATAATATATTTTTGACAGAAACTTATTTAATTCTGTTAGTATCTTCTTATTATAACCAATTTTAATATTATTAACATCATCGCAAGTATTTACACCATACTTGTTATATATATTAAATTTGCTGGTATGATTAAGTTCTCTATAATAATTCACATTCAAACTTCTATTACTATATTGCTGATAAAAGAATCGTGAATTGACTATAGCTTGTGCTACATTACCCGTCATCACTAAGTAATATATATGACATATAAAATCTAACATATAATCTTTATGTAATTCGAGAAATGTATCTTTTATACCCTTGATATCAAGTTTTTCTGTATCAGCCATAATATCATATTGATAATACGTCTCTAATGCTCCAATCCTATTAAATAGATTATATCTGTTTTTCTCAATAAAATTAATGTTATCGAATTGTGTAACCATAGGTTTTCGATTTACCAGAAACACAGCATCATTCTTTACCGATAGTATGTCATCAGGTAGTATGTTATTTATTGAAATGAAGTTATCAACTACTTCTGTAAATCCACTTGACAATGCTTCTGATAGCTCCTTATTATTTTGAATCAATAAACCAACCTTACGATTACGTTCTTCTTTGGGTAATATCTTTAATGCATCATACAAATTATCTTCTATCAATCCATATCGTTTCATTACATTGATATTACCTTGTTGTATATCATATTCATAAATAAATTTATTAACAATGAATTCATAATTTGGATTAATATAAAATTTGCCCATTATACTCGCCTTTCATCAGCCACACTAATATCAATACCATGAGATCTACATATTTTACTAAGGCATATATAAGACATAAAACTGTGTATATCGTTTTCAACGATAATAGCCCTTTGATCTTTGATTAAATCATCAATAGTGTATGATATACAATCCCAGATACTTTGGTTTCGTCTTTCATAAACTATTAATTCTCCCGTGGTACTGGAAATTATTGCCCCTAGAACTATAGCCATTTTCATTTGATTCTGAAATTTAATATCATCATCAACCGACGGTTTTACAATTATATCAAATATTTCCCTAGAAAATAAATAATCGTCATCTGTTATGCAATTATCTAATATCCTAATAAATTTCTCAGTATCTAAGTCATAAATTTCCGAGTCGTTTGATAATATAATTCTTAGACTAGACATAATAAATCTCCTCTGAAATCACATAAGACATAATCAGTTATTCTAGATACTTTCAATGCACCAATAAATTGTGTTAGTATCATATACAGTGGTGATGATATATTAAAATTATAAGGGATAAATATATCAAACCCTCTATTATAAAAATGTAATATTTCCATCATAGGTAAGTGAATTTCGAAATTATCTATAACATGATCGACAAGGTTTGATACCTTATTACCTGATTTATTATAGTCAAATACACTCATCAACTCATTAGATAGACGTTGAGATGATTGAAATTCCTCACCAATTTTAATAAGTCCCCTCATCAAATGCTGTTTATTTTTTAATTTAAATATTTCAAAACTTTCTTTATCAACATTCGTTGTATAGTATATATAAATCATCTTATTGTCTCCTTTTTAAATAAAAATAAAAGGTATACTAAATAGTATACCTATCTTCTTATATTCGACATCATCATTTCTCTTATGTCTTTATCAAGAACTTCTAGATATGGAGCAGCTATCTCTAGTTCTTTTATACCATCATAATCATCCATGCAGTTTATTTCTGTATAGTTTGTATTATATCTATCAGTAATAAATCCTATAATTTCATATAACAAAATACCTTTTACGGTATATTTATTGTTACATACAATATATACATCTATACCATTATAAATATAATACGAAAAAGCACTGAATAGAAATAACAGTGTACATCTAGCATGTGGATTACTGAATGGTGCTGTTAAGCTTTCTAAATATTGTCTACTGTACGCTGATATATCATTTTGTTTGTTACGTGAGACACAAGGTTGTATCCCAAAGACCATTTCCGCCAGACTCTCACCATCAGGTACAATTGATTTTTCATTTGTACTAGGTTGTATTAAACTCTGGTCATTTACTATATATAACATTTTGGTTATATCCTCCTTAATATTGGCACTTGTGAAGCTGTTTTGATGTCATTTACTTGATAGTTAACCTGCTTACACGCTAACTCAAATTGTGGGTTATCAATAACCTGATTGATGTAACCAAATCTACGTACTGCTTCAATATACATTGATGGACTTATATCTCCTATTGCATAAGAAGATTCTAACATACGCAATCCAGCATATTTACCACCCTGATAATCTACATTCATTGAAGGTATACCAAGAATAATATCGAAATTCTCTCGTATATAATTGTGTAGTATCTCCAAGTAACCCATGTCAAATTCATCCTGAGTTACATAAATAAATATTGGTTCACTAGAACCTAATAATCTAACTAAAAATGGTTTAGCATCATCAAGTTGCTTTCTGAATAATCTATTAGCTTCAACAGCATTATCTTCTATTATAGCTGTTACGGCATCGACCATTGGTATTAGACAAGCTAAATCTGGTAATATAGTTACATTAGGGTGAGTCATTGTTATCGACTCATACCCTAATGCATATGCAACACTACCTACTGGTAGACTATTTAGATTCGTTATTATATTTATCATTTTGTTCCTCTTTCTTTAAATTCTTAACGAATATTGAGTTTGGATCATTAGCCATGTTTTGCAGACGGTCCATTAATGATTCATCCTCATTGAGAGTTGGATTAATTGTATCCTGAATTTTTTGATAATCTTCATCTAATTCTACTGGAACAATATCATCGTCTTCATCGTCATCATTTTCTATAGATACGCAATTAAATGTATCTCCCTCGAAACTGTTAACAAATTCTTCTACCGACTCCTTTTTAAGTTTATTATCCATAATTGTATAAATCGATTCATCAACATTTGAATCAGCCTTAATTTCTTCCGGTGTTTCCTTAATAATTTCACTACCTAAAATCTTACCAGTTGATGTATCAATTGTTGCACGTATTGTGATTCCATCACTTACAGCAGCTTTATCTTCTGCTTTTATTTTGATTTCATCCTTAGCAACAACCAGTTTGGAAAAATCTACTTTATCACCCTTATCGATGACATTGTTATCTATAGGTTTCAAACTAATTTCATCTTTCATTCTTACCATTTCATTGTCTGCTACTAGTTTCAATTTAGTTCCAACAACATCTTTCAACTTTGGAACTGAATCATACTCTTCCTGAGTAACAACTTTATCCTCTATTACAATCACTTTTTTTAGAGGAGTTATTTCTTCTTTTTTGGCAATAAATGATTGGTAATTTTTATTTACCTTTGGTTCCACTTCTAATAATCTAAATCCTTTTCCCTCATTTACTGTTTTTGTTTCTACATCATATTTATGAGGAACTGGTCCATCAACTTTAGGTGCTACTAATTTGCTTATATCAATTTTGTCAACACCATCATCTAATTGGTTACTCTTTTCTCCGCCAACTTCCTTTATGATTTGGTCTCCACATCTCAAAATTATTCTTTCATTTGATTTCATTATTTTGTTTCCTCCTATTATTTTTATGGAATCTGTTTTAATACTTAAATCTCTTGCATTATATCTTCTTCCGCATTTATCACATATCAATTCATTAAATCCATCGTCATAACCAATATGTCCCATACACGGTGTTCTCGATGGATCTTCTCTTTTGACATGGGTACAAAATACTTTTCCACCATCCATTGGATAAACATATGGAAAATCTATTATACCCGGTCCTCTTTTGAATACAGCCCAATTCATAAAATAATTGGTTCCAAAGTCTGCCATAACATATTTACCGATAAAGTAATTTGTTATTATATCATATACATCAGATGCTATGTTTAAGAACTCCTGAGTATGAGTTATAGGTCGACCACGTTCTGCTGACAGCATAGTACCTTCAGGTGCTACTTCAAATATTTTCGAACAGAATGGTTTTAACATCTGTTGATTAATAAATTCAGCTGGATTATCTGTCAACGCTGTATGATCGACTGGAACTTTTACTATTATATCATTAAATTCGATTGGTCTATATATAACTCTGTTTGTTCCAGATGCAAATTTAACAAATCCCCTCGCTGTCATTATCTTATCAATTGCATCTTTCTTTTTCTTGAGCTTACCTGAATATCTAATTGATGAAGCAATATCATGTAAATTTACAAAGTCATTTGTACTAAATGCTTGAAATATACTAAATGATGGTTTTAATTCATCAAATTCTACTTCTGAAGGTAATTTAACCTTATTGTATATTCTATCTAGCAACACAATCAACCCTCCCTTCTAGGTGGTATGGTATCTTCAATTCTTATTGTACCCTTACCATCATACTTTCTAGCAAGTTCTGCTTCAAAATTAATATCATTCAAAATATTCATTGGAATATTATCAGCTTTAATCGAATTAATAAATCTGTTCTTCTGTTCGAATGTTGCCATAGATGGTGCTGGTATTCTTACTTCAATATCATCTAGGTTAATATCTTCACCTCGTTCGATTGCTTCTATGATATTACCATATTGATCTCTATGACCGTACATATAACCTAGTTTCTTATAAAGTCCTCTATTATATTGACTATTTATGTCAAACCTAAGTTTATTACTTCTATCCATCATTAATTGCTCATCATACATATCACCAAGCACTCTTAACATTTCTGCTTTACATGAGCATTTCTTTAACACTTCATTTTGTTTATCTCTTGATGCTTGTAACATTTTTGTCATATAACTTGTGTCATATGCGTCATTAACTCCAGCCCTCAATACATAATCAGTTTTATTCTGTCCAAGTTTTATTTTTGCTTCTTCTGGACTTGTAAATAATTTAGGTTTGTCGGCTTCCATAACTTTCTTTAAATTTTTGAGAGCCTCTTCCCTTAATTCAGCTGAAGTTTTTCTAATTCCTTTATTTGCGTATTCATGTCCTATTCTAACACTCTCCAACATAATAGCACTCTGGTTATGCATATCAATTGCTTGTTGTTGGTGAGGTGGCATCCACGGATTCTTCTCTAATAAATCCATGATTGTCTTAGGTCTTTGTGGTTGTTGATTCGGAAACATCATTGGACTATTCATCTGTGGATTTTGTATTCCATCAATTCTATCCATCTGTTCCTTAATTCTTAAGTGATGACGTCTCTCATCATCACTCAATCGAATCTCATTAATCACTTCAATTTGAGGTTCACTTGGATTCTTCATCTGTTCCTTCTCAAGTTGAATCTCTTTATATCTATCTTCCATATCACTAACCACATCTTTTAAACCTCTGTAAATAGGTCTTCCGAGATTTGGCTTAGTTTCAATACCACGTATTTCATTAAAGTCTTTACGGTTTAATAATATATTATTTGTAGCACTATAATATGTCATTCCTACATTTGCATTAGGGAATCTATTTTCAAATGCAAACTTACTCGCCATTGGATTCCCAACAAAATCTGGCTGTCTACCAAAGTTTGTATTTATTGTAGGAAATCTCATACCGGTATTAGGATAATAATTATTTGCGTACATATAATTCTGTTGTTCTGGAGCATATCCTCCAATGCTAATATTGTTATCATAATTATAAGTCTCTGGTATATATACATTGTCATGTGGCATCGTTTCATATATGGCTTCATCACCGTATACCTGACGATTATACATCGGGTTCATTCTATCTGTTATATATTGATCGAATGCACTATCATCATATATTTCATCAGTTTGAAATCGACTCAACTTCACGCACTCTTCATTGTTCTGCATAACTTCTTCAATCGATGGTCTCTGAACAAAACTAGTTGGTCCCATATCAGGTTGATAATCATTGGGTTCTAATTTATTTAAGTAAAATCTGTTCTCGTTTGGATCATAGTAATTTTGCAACATCTTGTTGTTCTCCCTCTTATTATTTTATTTCCAACTCCGTTTTACAATATGGACATGTAAATATCTTTACGTTACCCATTTGTATCACTTTAGTTTCCCATCCATTTTTAAATATTATATGATTGCACATAGGGCATCGTTTAGATTTAGTTATAGATGTATACACAATAAGTCTCGCTTGTGATATATCTATTTTATTTAATTTCATTTGATTTAGTTCTTCTCCTAAACCTGTTACGTCTTCTTCTTCTTGTTCTATTTCTTTTTTCTTAAATATACCTGTAAAGAATTTCTTTACAAGATAGCTATAATATATTATATGGTCTAACATTTGTTGTCCTCCTTCAATATTATTACTATAATATATACTTATTCACTATATTAAATAGTTTTTCAAATATTAATATTAAAATTTCTGGCATAGAAAAATGGGATAACTAATTAAAGTTATCCCAATTGATTTTATTATATACAAAAATAAGATAATGCTTCCTTAACTTCATCCGGTAAATTTGGCGGATAAGAGAAAAACATTCTATCTTTATTTACTACTATACCTAAATTTGGTTTATATTCGGGCAACCCGAATAACCAGCTTCCTAATGTATTTACAGATACTTCATTACTGTCGTATTGTATCACAATTGGTTCATCAGTTTCAATTTTGGCGAAATAGATTTTGTTAAACTTTTTCTTAAAAACCTTTCTAATGTTCACCATTGTTTTTACATAGTTATCCTTAACAAACTCTGGTTTAATTTCTTTTCTGGAAGTTTGTTTAGATAAACCCCTCAAACAAATACTCTCTGTCATATATAACGCTCCTTACTAATCAATTTAATATAGTTTTCGACGATTTCCTTTTTCATGCTGTTATGAGAATCTGTTCTATCAGAACTATACTTATTATTCATATTGTCCTCGATAAGCAGATTTCTGGTAATTTTATCTATTTTATCGTTAAAATAAGAAATCTCTTTAATAAAATTAATATCTGTTATGTTTTGTTTATTTGATTTGTTGAATACATTTCTAGCATTCTCTAATGATGAATCACTCTGCTTCACATGACCTTTTTGATGGTAAAATCTTAAATCTAAACCACTATCTAGTATTAATTTCATACAGTATATAAGTTTTTCTTGATTTTTAACAATCCCATTACCACCATAGAAGTTTCCATCTTTAAATCTCCAATTATGTACCCATTCTCTCAAGCTATTTATACAAATTAATGAATCAGAAAAAATATTAAATTTGGTAGTACCATACGTATTATGAAAGTTTTTTGCTATTTTGATACCCAAAATTATTCCTTCTAGTTCCCCTCTGTTATTTGTTGTGTCTGAAATCACTTTGCCAAAAGCATTAGTGTATTCTTTTGATTTTATAATAGCTCCTGCACATGAATATGTAGTACCCTTATATATTCTCACTGAGGCGTCGGTAAAAATATTTACCCTGTTTTCGTAATCTAATTTCATTTTGTTGTCCTCCTAAAATATTATCGAATATATAATATATACTTCTAATATGTTTTATTCAGTACATAAATTGATATTTAAACTTTGTTTCAAAAATAAAGCTTGATTAAGAATCTGGTTGAAATTAGTCATTTCATTTAGATCGTTGCATTCTTCGATCACTGATTCTTTTGGAAGTAAAACGTAAATGTTCTCAGGCTCAATATTATGATATTCTAAAAGTTGTGATACGCAATAGTCAATGTTCATATTTTGGTGCTCATTGATATAATTGTGTAATATTTCTCCCGGTATTATATATACATATCCCGGGTCATTCCCCAAATGAGTTTCTACTATTGGAATATTCTCTTCACTGTATATAAAAGTAGACACTTTAGATTCATCAGTGTTTAGACCATTACATATCTGAGAAGCTACTTCACTTAATGAAAGTCCAGTATTTCTAGATACCAACATCGCCGTTGTGTGATCTATATCCACGATGCTTGAAAAGTCTTCTTTTAATGAAGAAACAAAAGATATATCATTAAATACGTCTTTACCATTCCAAAACGGAATATTATAAGATTCATCAAGATATTGTTTCTTTATCGTTTCTATAACAGATGAATTTTCTCCAATAATTCCATTTATCAAATATTCAGTTTGTTTTAAATCATCCATATTATTTGTTGTCATCCTCCTTTTTTATTCTTATTATAGGACATGTGTTCATTAATTGCCCATACATTGAGTTTTGCGTAATTAATTTTCGTTCCTCTAATGTTTCTAGTAGATTATCGTATGAAGAAACTTTATTCAACTCATGTTCCACATATAAATAATCCGTATCAAGGATATTATTATGCGGTGCTGAATGTGCCAAATACATAGCATCATAAGATTTTTTCATGATGTATCTTTCCATAGCACTATCAGGAACATAAGCTCCATAAATTCTTAAAAATTCTTCATAGTTTCCCCTAACACTTGACATCGGGATCTGATAAAACTGATTATGAACTAATTCATGAGGAGTTTCTGATAATGGTATCAACCCTACCAATCCAATATAATGTAAATACGTAACTTCCATAGCAATCATTTCAACTTCACAATTTTGACCTGAAGCTAAACGTTTATTATAGACTGTTTCAGATATATCATATAATGTAAATGGCTCATGATGAACGTGTATTTTAATTTTCCTGTTTTCCAGACAAGAAACATTTTGAAATATTGCACATCTATGGAACCCTTTATATTTCTTAAGAAATTCTATTATTTGTCTATATTCAAATGAATTTCTACATACATATTCTATATCTTTAATAAATTTATCATATTGATTTGGTTCAGTTAAATCATAATCTATTTTGTCAAACTCCGGTATATTCTCGAGTTTTAAGGTACTAACTGCATGATTGGTATCAATACTTTTCTTTGCTACATATTTCATATTAAATCATACCTTTCGTTTTAGCACCAACATAGATTATACCTATTGATAATAATCCTGACAATAAGCTATTAAGAATCTCTCCTAGCATACTTAACTCCTTTCTTTATATCATAATTATTGTGCCCTGAGTTATATTTTATTTTATTGCTTTATCTGTATGTTAAAACTTACCCATGTATGCATATCTAAAGAAAAAAAATAAAGAGGGAAGTTATTCCCCCTTTTTATTTAATGATTATGGTTACATCCACACGATTGTTCACCAGTATGAACATGACCGCAATTACAGTCACGAGGTTCTCTAGTCTGAATTTGTGGATTTCTTATAATCGGACTACCTCCAATAATGTAATTAATATATGTGGTTGTAAATAACAAAGTTGGATGATCATTACCACCCACAGTCAAAGTCATTTTTGTCATAAGATCATTTTCATCAAATTCATATTGGATATGTTTAGCCCCTGTAACAGATTCTTCCAGCACTTGACCTAAATCATTATCACGATATATCATGTGCGAAAGTTCATTACCATCTTCACCGATAACTATTTCACTCTTTTTGTTTGGTGAATTTGGATAAAACTCGCCTGTTACCTTAAACCCATCAATTTCAAATGAATATTTATCACCATCGATTTTAATATCATATAACGTTTCAATCAAAGCTTCTTTATTTTCTGAATCTTGAGAATCTACCGAATGTTTAATCATTCTTATTGGTCTTTCTAATTCATTGAATTCAGTATCCATATAATTTAAATAAAGACTACCACTTCTAGTTGTTTCAGTAAATTTGCTTTTTGTAAGTTTGTTATTTTCGTCATAAAAATTTTCTGTTATAGAACTCGGTTCAATTTTTCTAATTATTTTATCAGTATCTTGTAAATAACTAATTGTTTTTTGATTACCTACATAAATAGACGTTTCATCATTAATACGAACAATTCTTCCGAGTTCATCAGTAAACATCAATGCGTGAAAGCATTCTCCTTCGTTTACAACCTTTCTTGTCACTAATATCTTTTTATTTGCTAAATTTTCATTCATTTTATTACCCTTTCTTTGCCTCATTTTAGGATAAGATATGAGGTCTTACACATTATTTTCTTATCCATATCTATAATATACATTTGAAATAAGTTATATTTACATGGGGAGTGAATATTCACTCCCATTATTTTTAATTAAAAATTCGGTTATAAAATGTAGTGGTGGTTTCTTCTGTATTATTATCTTTATGAGACACTTTCTTAGTTAATAATCCATTTTCGTCATATGTATATTTAGTTAACTTTCCATATTGACATGTTGAGTACCATTGATTTAATGGATTATCAATGTAAAAATTATGTATAACAACAGTATCTGTTTTTATTACCGTTGCTTTATATTCTTTCTTACGTGAAGAATTTGGGAAATAAGTAAAGTCCAATTTTCTGCCATTTATGATAAAAGTGTATGTATCATTAACTATAGTAGCATCCATGATTGTTTTTTCCTTTTTGGGATCTATATCACCAAAAATAGAATCAGTACTACCCTTAGTGATCTGTATTATTCTCCCTAACTCATCATATGAAAATATCCATATAAAAAGGTTTACACCATCTACGTCTTTTGTATACTCCCTACCTACTTCCAATTTACCGTTTTCATCATAGACATATTCGCCACACATTGTAGAACTTATTTTAATGATTTTGTCAGTATCATTGAAGTATTCGATATTTTCTGACGATCTCGTATACTTCTTTTCCCTCCTTACAATTCTACCGAGTCTATCGGTAAACATCAGTGAATGAAATTGTTCCTCACCATTATTCTTTCTCTTTGTTACCAAAATTACTTTCTTTTCCAAATTTTTGTTCATCTTGTTTATTCTCCTTTTTAGGTTTTTAAATAAAAATCTATGTTTTTATTCATATCTATAATATATACTTGAAAAAATAACTAGAGAAAAAAGAAGGAGGATGAAATTAATCATCCTCCATTATTATTTACTTTCCAGTTGAGCCAAAGCCCTTCTCACCACGAGATGATGGGGATAATTGTTTTTTAATTACCAGCTTATCAGGTTTAATTCCAGTAGATATAACTAGTTGAGCGATTCTATCACCGATAGAAACTATATATTCACTTTCACCTAAATTGAATAATACTACCTGAATTTCTCCTCGATAAGATTCATCTATTGTTCCCGGACTATTAAGAACAAATAAATCATGCTTACGAGCTAGTCCACTTCTACTACGAACATCGGCGTATAATTCTTCCCAAGGGTTTAATCTGATATTAATAGACGATAAATCAATCCAAGTTCCAGTTGGTATGATTCGTTTTGATTTAGGTGGAATAGTAACATTTATAGTGCTTTGTAAATCCATTCCTATAGAACCTTCATCTTCGAATTTAGGTAAGAATTTTTCATCTGTAACCTTTACATCCATTGTGATTTTTGGTATATTTGGTAGTGCTGACAGTGTACCAGTAAAACACATTTCTGAATTAACTATTAAATTATCCATTATAAACTCCTATTTATTATATTTGATTTTATCTTATAGTTGATCATAAAGATTTTTTTAAATTTGTGGGAATAGTACGATATCTCTATATTGGGTCAAAATCAAAAATTCCCTTATAGCCCTCACATGTCCTAGTTCCTCAATCCCATCTGTAATTAAAGTAAAATCCTTTTGTAATGTCTCTAACCTACTTATTATTAGATCATAATCATCTGCTGTTGAGCTACGAGTATTATAAATGAATGCATCTAATATACCGAACAATTCCGTTCGTTTATTATCACAATCTTCATTTATGAGAGGTAGACTTTGTTCTGGTGTGAGGTTTAATGAAACTTTAATTAATTCTACCTCTTGTTTAATTGCTAAGTCGCATGAAGCTAATTCAGTCTCTATTGATAGCTTAAGATCAGGTGATAAAGTTGTATCACTATAATTACTAAGTATTTCTTTTAATTCATCATTCTTTTTAATCAATGATCTTAAATTATTAAAACTAATTTTTTCATATATCATAATATATTACCTCCAATATTGGTTAATTAGAATAGTGTCATAAAAAAGAAAGAGAGGGAATCCCCTCCTTTCATTAAAAATATTGATACGAATCAATATAATCAGTGGTAGATAATGAAACTAATCTTTGAACCCCATCTTCAAATTTATCACTATATATTGGAGTGAAGAGTTTAATCTTACCAAAATTATCAATGTAAGATAATAGTGAACCGAATTTGTCATAGATATATGTATCTACAGCATCTTCTTTATTTGGTTCAGATACGATTAAATATTTCTTTGTTCTACCTGTTGATAGAGTCTCATATCTGTATAATTGAGTAATATTAGTTTTTAAATCTCTTTCTTTCGTAATTCTTCTGTTCTCGTCATAATCATAATCTATTGAAACAAATCCTCTCTGATTTATTAATAGATCACCATCATCATATGTATATTTAGAGATCATTCTACCTAAGTCATCGCACTCCTCTATTAATAAACAAGGATCATTATTGTCATATTTATAGAAGATTTCGTGTATCTTATTTTTTATACTATTTGTTGAATGTATAAGCCTTTGTAGTTCATCATAATAACTTTCTTTAATAACGTTTAAATTATTTTTAAAGTTAACTGCTGTGACAGATTTTGTATTATTATCAGAAAAAACTGTCATTTGTTCCCACTCTGGTTTAGCTGTAGGGTTCTTAAAACTCTGCATCCTAATTACCTCATTTTCTCCATTGTAGAATACCTTATCTACTGAATTATTTGAATACTTTCTTGTTACGATTTTTGTAACTTGGTTTTTGTTAATCATTTTGTTTGTCTCCCTTTATATTTTATTTTTAATAGAATATGATTCTATTATTACTTCTAAACGTATAATATCTGTTTTATGTAATTGCTGGATTTAATCTCAATTAATTGATTGTTTCTGGTATAATATAATTTATATGAGTCCTTAAATACCGTTTTATCGTCTTCGATTATTTCTGTAAATATTCTATCACCTTTATCATTAAATTCAGTAAAAGTAATATCAGTTATGCGTTTATTTTGTTCATTCTTATATTGCATAAATTCTTTATTTGTAGCTTCCTTACCATTTTCATGATATGTGTATTCAGTAACATGAATTTTATCTGCATCATTATCATATGTATGAGTTATAGATTTAATCTGGTTCTCATCATTGTAATAATAATCAGTAACAATACCATTTTTGTGATTTATGTATCGTGTCAAATCATTTCTGATATTATAATAGTATGATGATAATATTCTACCATTCTCATCACATATCTCACTTATCATATCACTGTTTTCAAAATACTTCATTATCACAATATTATCATCTGAAACTAATTCTGATAATAATCCACTTCCATTATATTTATATAATGTGATTTTAGGTACACCAGTTTTGATATCAAAATCAAATGTACTAATTATCTTACCAGACAAATCATATTCTGACTTAGATAATACAACTCCATTAGTATTATACTTAGTTTCAATAATTCTAGTATTACTATGAGTAAAAACTGTTCTAAGTTCTTTAATAAGTTTACCCTTAGTATTAACCTCTTTCTCATATAGAGATTGACCTGAGTCATTAAACATCTCAAGTCCAATTTTAGAAATCTTACCTTCTCCATCATTAAATTTAGTTGTAACTATCTTAGTTACCTTATTTGAATTCATCATTCGAATTCCCCCTGTTATTAAGATTATTAATTCTATCCTATATTAGATTAGAATCAATTTCATAAATATAATATATACTTATAAGTGTTTTTATGGAATTGAAATGATTAAGTGATTTAATTGGGTAGAAGAATTTTTTACCCTTCTCTTCTCCTTTCCCCCCTTAAACCCCCCTTTCCTCATCTCATCCCATTCACCCCTCTCCCTTATAATCTAGATTTAAATTATATTTATTTATTCTTTATTATTCTACCATCAATTCCATTATTCTTTATTTATCTTTAATTTTATTTATTTTTCTTCTTTCTCTTTATTTCTTTTCTTTATTCTTCCTGAGCTTCATCCATGAACCCCAATCTCGCTTCGCTCGTTCATTGGGTTCATGTCTCTACGAGACATTTTAGAGTCCAAAGCCCCCTATAGAAAACACCCGGTAGTAAAAAACTACCGAATGCGGGGGCTTGGACATAGTTACAACGCTCGACAATATTAGTATCAACTTTTGTGATTATCCTATTGTTATTCGTAAATATTTTTTATAAATTTTATAGTCCTTCAACAATACTATAAATAATCCTTAGGAGGATATAAATAAATGAATATAAAAAATAAGATTAGGTTATTCTTTCATAAATATAATTTAGATAATATATTTCTATTCTTTAATAATGATATAGATTTAGAAACTAAAACGACCATTCTGAGTGAGGAAGAAATATTAAGCAATCCTTTAGCTAGTTTATGTCAGCACCCATTTTATTCTATTATAGATATAAGCTTTGTTAATCAAAAAATAGTAATCAGTCTAGAGTCAATTATAACTCTAACCATATTACATGATTGTATTCAGAATATTTATAATAGAACGTCTGACTATATATTCACATTTGACATCACACGGTCTTATAAGATAGATAAGCTCGTAATCGATGTGGAAATACAATTCAGTACGACTCAGCAGGCTTATAAGTATTTACTCCTTTTACTGACTGACCTTAACCTAGAACTTATAGAAAGTGTAACTGTAGAACCTAAAAATATTTACGAGCATGATGATCTACTAAAATATTTCAATTCATATCAAGTAAATTATGAATCATATATACGATATTTGGATTCTAGTAAAACTAAACCTCAAATCAAATATATTATTGATGTACTTCATAATCATAATGATATGATTAAAAATATTCGTGATTTAATACATTAGAAAAAAAAATAAACCTCTAGGACTTTAATCCTAGAGGTATCTTTATTTTCTATAAATCCGTATATATTTCTTCTAATAGATTTCCATCCATATCATAAATTTTTCTATGCTTTTGATACTTATCAAATCTTACAGCTTCCTTATTCCATTTAGAATAAATAAACTCTTTAAAATGACATTCTATATCATTATAAATGAAATCTCTTTCCATCATCAACTTAGAGAAGTTTCCATCATGGAAATATATACTTCCACCATCAGGCATGATGATATTTTTGTATTCATAGTCGTCGATTTTTTCTGTTACCATTACTACATCATGTGGTAACGATTCTATAGTAACGGTGTGCCCCTGATTAGCAGCTACTATTGTGTAAGAACTAGGACGTCTTTGAAGTACCTCAAAATTATCAGTTGGTTTTAATAATATCTTATCCCTAATTTTACTATAATTGATCTTACCATAAACTGATGAAACTAAATCTCTGAATGAAGAGTAATTACCATCTGTTAAAATAGATGTACCGTTCTCAGTGATATTAGCTAATAAGCCACTCTTGCTATAGAAATATTTAAACTCTTTCTTAGCTGGTATTATGACTATCATTCGTTCCACATCGTGACGATATGATGTGTATGAATATATCATATGAGATACAGTACGTTGGTCGTTTAAACCTAAAACGCTTTTAACTAACAACAATTTGGTATCCATATTATTATAAATGCTTATTGTTGCCTTACCAGTAACTTCATCATATATTATAACAGTATTACCATATTGCACTCCCTTTATTTCACGTTTAGTAACTTCGCCAGTAACAAGATTTGTCGTCCTATGTATTTGGTGTGGTAAATCTTCACGCAGACTCATGTATTCAACATTTAATTCAGTTGATGCTACAAAGTCAGTCTTTGTCTTTATTCCACCATAGTTATTATAAATCTCTTCCTTTAGAAGTTTACCCTGAGACTCTTCGGTCCCCTGTTCATAAAGATATGTATGTCGTAACTTTGATTGTCCATCTACTAATGCATATACTTTCCTTAATTCATTTTTTCCTTCCATTTGTATCCTCCTTATATAACCTTTTAACTTATCGTTTATATAATATATACCCATATCAAATTTTGAAAATAAAAGGGAGGAGTGAAATTAATCACTCCCAACAAGATGATTTTTATTACTTTACTTATAACCGAGACTTATGATATAGTTATATATATTTAGAAAAAAAAATATCGGGTAGGAAATCAATCCTACCCATTAGGCATGTGTAAAAGTAATTGATTTATATGAATTAAAAAAGGAACGTTGTTGATGGAAAACAAATTTTAGGAGTTATACATAACAAATTGTCTTCACATGCCTATTTTATTTAACTGAAATTTTCTTATTCAATTACCTTATTGTTATTACCCTATTAATTATTATTACGTTGAATTGGTATAATATTATGAGTAAATTTGAATAGTAATTGTTCAGACTCTTCCACCATCAATGCCTCTAGTATGAATTTCTTTTCATTAATTGTCATAGTTTATTTTTCCTTTATTATGTATTCTAAATTATTCAGTTTAAGTTTATTAGCATAACTAAATAATTCAGTGGCAAATATATCATCACATTGTTTATGCCAATTTATTTTTTCTTCATCTGTCATTTCCAACAGCGTACAAAATTCATCATATCTATCTATATATAGATATACCTTAGATTTATTATCCCATACATCCAATGTTTTATCTAATCTCACTTTACGAACAATAAATCGTGCCAGTGTTTTTAATACATTGATATATAATTCTTTATTGAAACGTCCTGATTCTTCAAATAACTGAAATACATTTACAGTAAATTTATTGTATCTAATTCTATCAAGACTAATATATCCACTGTATATATATTTAAATAAATCGTATCGCTCATTTATCTGTATTGGATAACTAAAATTATTCATATTAATATTGTGAGTACATTTCGATACCCAATCATTAAATTTCTTTGAATTAATATTAGTATGTAATATCTCAGTTACCGTATAACTAGGTTGTATATTGATGAAATTACTTAATGGTATTTCATCTACACAATTCACAGGAACATAGGAATTTGCTCGGTTATTATTATAACAGACGTAATACTTAAGAGCCATAGGTTCATATTTAATGAGTAATCGTTCAATAGCCTCCTGTATCTCACAGCTTTGAACTATATCCCTAGAACCAAATTCTTTTTTGATTTTTCCAGAGATAGTATAAACTAATGAAACGTCCTCTAGATATTTTTTAGGATTGCAAGCCACCAAAACTGAATTTAAAATAATATTGAGTTTTTCTTTATTAAATGGTTCTACCGCCCCGTTCCGTTTAATAATTAAAGTAATCATATTGTAAGTCTCCCTTCTAATGCCTATTAATTAAATTATCTTTATGTTTGTTTTTTCGTTAAATATTCTACAGTTACATAAATCAATATCTCCGTGAAATTTATTATTTTATACCATTGCAACATTATAATAGTTGTGGAAGACTAAAGGAGAATATGATGATGGAAAATAAAATAGATGTACAAGGATATAAGTATTATTCAATAGAAGATAATATTATTAGAATCTCTAAAGATAAAAATGTTATTAATGATAAGTGGACTAAACTGAAAATGGATGCATTAATGGCTTTTCATATAATATCGAATGATGATGGAGCCAAATATATTATGGTTGCTATGTACAATAATGGTGACTATAAAAATCCTGTTCTGATATTTGTTTCAAATTTTATAAATGAATGGGACGCAAATATTGGTAATAGAATACTAGGGAAAACATTCAACAGGTATACTGGAATTGATGAAAATTTATTTAAGGTTATAAAAATAGAATATTCCGAATATGTTGCTATATATAAGGAAGATTCATTTAAAAATATTTATGACCAACTTATTAATAAAGATAAGTTTAATGAAGTCCTTAAAGCATTTAATTCTGCTTTTATAGAAATGGGTAATCTTAATATATCTCTACCTGATAATCTTTATGATTATATGAAACACGGTGCATTTGATTATGACTACGATAATGAATTAGGCATTGAGCAACTTGAATTTGACCTTGAAATAGATAATGAGAGACTAATCAACCAATTAGACTTAGAAACATTTCTCGGTCATAAATTAATTCAACCTGTTATAGTCAAATATAATCGAATTATAGTTTTAGAAGATATCAAAAAAGACTATGGATTATTCCGTGACGCCACTGATACATTATATCTAGTTACGTTTATTCGTGGAGATATAATAGATGATGAAAACCTAGATTTAATCGAGTGGAATAAGAGCTTTGGAGTGAGGTAATAAAATATATTATAAATATATATTATAACAATGAATTAAACAAATTTAAAATTTTAGGAGGAACAACAAAGATGGATATGGATAATACATTCATGAACCCAAACCAAGTGAATCAAAAGGAAATAAAGGATTACGAAGCAGAATTCGATACTCCAATTACATTAAGTGAGCCGATGAGATTTTATATCGAGACCACTACACGTTTAGGTATGGAGATATTAAAGAAGTATACTCCAATTTTCGGCGACTTAATCGGTACGTTTATTACGGTTAATACCAAAGGCGATCTTGAAGTATCATTACAGTTTGAGAAAAAAGGTGCTGGCAATGTTGTAGACTTATTCAACAACAGTGACTTCAACCAAAGAATTACAGCGTTCAATACGCTTAACACAACAAACAGAATCTTCGATTTAGATGATACTGTTAAAGGAACTTTCCAAAGATTCTTAATCAAAGCTAATCCAATGCAGAAAATTGATTGGAATCAATATATCAGACAAATAACAATCAACAACAACACTATGAGTGGAAAGCACACAATTCTTGAATTGGCTCACATTTCACTTGATAGATTGCTGCCTGAATTAATATTTGTTGGAGAAGATGCTAAGAAAAAACGCACTACTCAGATTAAGACTATTATAACTGGTTCTGTAAATCCAGCTTCACCATTATCAAAAAATTGGTTCGTGAAGATAGATATGCTGGATCAAGCTACTGTTGATTTCGTATCTAAAGAAGCAGGAATTGTTACAAGCACTTACGGCTTGGATATGATAACACTCTAATATAGCAGAGGGTATACATTATGTATACCCTTTAATTTTTCTCTATGGAGGTACACTAATGGCTTTCGAAGACAAACTCGAATATGACATAGAACAAGAATTAGGTGTATTTGATGAAAAAGGAAATACATCACTTGAATTAAGAGTTGTAAGCTGGAATAAGAAGCCTGCTAAACTTGAATTAAGAAAATGGGTAACCAACAGCGATGGTCAAAATCCAAATAAAGGATTCTCATTCTTAACTGATGAAGGTCCGCATCGTCTTGCTGAACTTTTAGTTGAAAATAATTTTGGAGATACAAAAACTCTAAAAGCTCTTTTAATTGATAGGGATGATTACGATGAATCTGAATCAGATTATGACTATTTGGATGAAGAAGAAGAATAACAATTAATGGTGGAACCTGTAATCGGGTTCCATCATTTTTTTTTGTATTATGACAATATTCGCATCAAGATAAGAATGTAAAAATTAACTTTTTTGAATATATATTATAGATATGAATAGTAAATAATAAATAGTAGTATATTCTTAGTTGAATATATAAACTCACATAACTATTCTTCTTTCATAAGAAGTGAGTAATAGAGGAGAATGAAATGAAAGTAGCAATATTTATTTTAGGAGTAATGATTTTAACAGCAATAATACCAGCACCATATAATGTAGTTGCAGCTGTTGCATTTGGATTTATATTATCTGGTATAGATTTAAAGAAGAAAAATGATAATTAAATATGAATAATAGAACGATAAAATAATATAGCGGGAAATAAGAATGCTATATTATTTTTTATCTAAAAGGAGATAAAGATGAATACAAAGAAGAGTAATACAATATTTTTATTAACAGTTGTATTGAGTTTGTGTTATAGTATGCTTATATTTGGGGCAATACAACTTGCTAAAATATACGGTAAATTACCATTATTTATAGTAGGAATGGTTATGTATTTAATTGGAAAATTTATATATTTTAAAAGGATGAAAAATGACTGAAATAATTTCATTGGCAATAATAATTATCTTTATCTTAAAATGCATAACGACCGATCCACATGCTGTAATATACAGAGTTATTGGATTGGTATTCATTGTATGTTTTTTGTTATTAACTAGTATATTTGGAGGTTATTAAATGAATAATTATCAAGTAGAAGTAAGCCAATTATTGGGAAAATTCTATGTTGCGTATAGCAAATTAGAAACTATTGTAAATGCTTTATTTGCTGCATCCACAGAAAATATTTCCCATATTAATATCTATCTAGATATTAATTCTATGACTAAGGTGCTATATGGAAATATTGACTTTAGAATGGATGAAAGACTTCTTATATCTGCAAGTATCGTAAACTTATGTGCTCATTATAGGTCTTTCTTTAGACGCTACTATAATACAGAGACTACATTTTATATTATAGATTCTCATAATTTACCCTTAATTAATCGACGTATAATAAAGGATTACAATATCTCTTATGCAAAGAATATTGATACTAAAAGAGATTTATTGAATAAAGTTAAGGTGAATATAGAATGTACAAAGATGCTATGCGAATATTTACCAGAAATATATGTTATCCCTACGACGTTTGAAACTGGTGTTATAGTACGTGAATTGATGGGGAGAGAACAGAATAAACCTACGGCACACATGGTTATTACTAAGGACCCATATAATTATCAATTGATAACTGATGTAAAGAATTCATTTATATTGAGACCAGTTGATAAGGAGAAAACTTATTTTGTTGAATCTTCAAATTTGTTTAAAGTAATTGAAATTGAACGAGGATTAAAAAGGGGACTCGAACCTCTTATTTCCTCACAACTATACTCTATATTATTATCACTTATTGGTATCAAAGAACGCAACATTAAAAGTATCTTCAGTATACACACGGCAATGAAGATGATCCAAGAGGGTATAGAGAGTAATTGTTTGGTTAATGGATATAATCATAATCCAAATTTATTCTTTAGTAGAATAAATGGGGTAAATCCAGAGGAACTAAAAAATAGATTTGAAGTGATAGATTTAATTTATCAACATAAAATATTTGTGACTCATCCAGAATTTCAATTATTAGACACCTTTATAATAGACAAACATAATCCACAGGAAGTGAGGGAAATATGTAGTAAATATTATCTTTTAGATCCTATAGATTTAGAGAGACTGTAAAGGAGTTAGAATATGAGATATAGATATAAAGTAGGATTATCATGGACAGATCCAGTTGGAGTTGTAACAGAGTTTGATCCAGCTCTTGTGAAAAGTTTTATGATATATTCGGATTATGAGGGTAGTTTTTTACCAATGATTGTTCTTAATATGAAGATTCGGGTTGATATATATGATAAAATAATACTTAATAAGGATAAAGGATTCTTTCTATTCACACTGAAGAAATACAAAGATTCTGATCCAAATTATGTAATGGAGGAGTCATATGTCGGTGTACAGTGTTCCTATTATACACTGGATGATATTAATTATCGTGAAAAGATAGTCGAAAACGCATCTGATAAAGAGGATTACCATAGGGTTGTAAATATCGGTTTAATCAGGGAGGATTTATTAACACAAAATAGATGCTCTGCTAATACTGTAATAAATACAAGTCTCATGGGAATAATATCATCACAAACTAAAGTTAAACGATTATTAACTGAATATATTGGAAAGAGTTATTCCGGTATTATTCCTCCTATTAGTAAGGTTTCAGAATTATTAAATTTCTTGGAGGATCAAATAGGACCATTCTATCCAACACCATATAGGTTTTTTATTGATAATGATAGAACGTATTTAATATCATCTAGTGGGCAACCTATATATGCTAAGGGAGACAAACAGTTCGCAGTCTCTATAGAAATATTAGATCCTACAGATGATAGAGTGCGTAATGATGGTGCAACCATGGACATATCAGGAAATATTTGTAACGTTCTTGTTAGTGCCGAAAGAACTAGATTTCAAATTGATAGTATTGAAGGTTCAAAAACTAATAAATACACCCATATAGGTTATGATACGAGTGTTGGTAACGTCGATGTCAATTTAATGACAAGAAAAGAATTAATTGGGCTTAACAAGTTTAGTTATAGTCCAGCTAAATTCCTGAATCACGATAAATTTACAGCTGAATTAAATAATAAGTCCCTAACAATCATGTTGGATGAATGTGACAATTCTATATTCACAATTAATCGTAAATTCATTATTAAAAATATTGAAAAATATAAACAGTATGACGGTGAATATTTATTGGTTAAGAAGATAGAAGGATTTATACAAGAAGGGGAAGTTTACAAAAGTATTGCGACAGTAGTTTTTAAAAAAATACCGAGGTAGGAAGAAATTCCTACCTCTAGTTTATTTTTTTTTATCGTTTCATTAGTTTTTGGAGGAATGATTTATCCTTCTCTTGTGTAGGTTCTGGAACATTAATGTTTCCATTCTTAGCATAATATTTGGTAATAGCCTTTAGTTGATCATCTGAATACACATCTTTACTATTGATAGCTTTTCCGTTAGCGTAATGTGTGATTCGTGTTTTTACAATCTTCTTCCCATTTTCCTCAACAGTAACTTCTTGTTGAGTGATGCCATCTTTAGGCATATCAGGTTCTTGTCTCTTGCCGCCATTATTTCCAACCCCATCTTTATCAATTTTATCATTACCTATATAAGAACGAACGTGTTTTTCAAGTATAGCTAAATACGTCTTCACACCTTCATCTAATGCTGTCATCTTAGCAGTCAATACAGCTGAACAAATTTCTTGATAACGAGTTACTAATTTAACGTCTTCAGAACTATCAACGACTTCTATTACCTTTTCTTTAGTATTGATAGATTTTATCTGGTCTACAGTATTTTTATTATCCTTAGTGTCAATTGGAACTTCTTTAGGTTGTTCATTACCCTTAGGTTCATCATTTGGTTTGTCCTGAGGATCTGCTTCTAATAATACCCTAGCTATAGATAACTCTGAATAAGATTCTTTGAATGATTTTCTCTTAGGAGATAATTTAGTGATGATATTATCAATCATTTGTGATTCTCTCACATTTTTAGCTTTTGGTTTTAATTTATTTATAGCAGCTACAGAATTATTTATGAGTATAACGTTTACAGCTATACCAACATCTGTTACAGCTAATAATAACCCAGCTAGCAATCCGAGTATAGTTATACCTCCAATAAATGATAAAGTAAGAGTAACTCCTAGTATAACTGTAGGGGCTCCTACTAAAACAGCTTGAGCTACTTTTCCGATAAGTTCAGCTATTTCTCCAGCAGTCTTTTCATCTTTAACTCGTTTACTATACTGATGCTCTATAGTTCTAAGAAGTTTAGCCTCTTCTTTTGATAATTTATCAAAGTTGTTGGTAACTTCTTTCTTAGATTCACTCAGAATGTTGTTCAGAATGTAACTAGTATCAGTATCCCCGTATACCATCCTGTTATAGTCATCAGTAAGTCTATTGATTAAGTTTGAAACTATATCATTACCAATCATGTGTCTAAATACATTTTTATGTGAAATGGATATCATGTTCTTGACATAATTATCGTTAGGATATTTACCCACTTGTTGGATTATGAAATTTAGTATACAATAAACTGTGTTGAATGATACCATATAGAATGTTTCACGCTCGAATTCAAATGATGGAATATTATCTATAATACATGCAGCCACAATTCTTTCGTATAGATTACCAAGTTGATTAACGGCTGATTCATGATCCTGCATTAAATCAGTAACTACCATTTTAAATCTGTCAACAATATTCGCTTCAACCGTATCTAAATAATCATAACCAAATTTTTCGTTATTGATATAGATAGTATTTTCGAACAATACGGAACCAACTTCTGTTACAGATTCACCCTGAGCTTTCTTCTCTAATTTTTCCTTATCCTTTTCATAACCAGCATTACTAGCGATTTCAGCAATCTTCTTAAGAGCTGTTTCTAATCTATCTTTCTCTTTCTTGATAGATTCTACCTGAGTGATAGCTTTCTTACAATATTGATAATATTCCCACATCGATTTATCTTTAAAATCGATACGTTCTACATCCATATTTTTTCCACCTTTGAATAACAATGATGCCATTTGTGAATAATGACGATTTTTATCCATTAAGGCACTCCACTTAGCGTGGGTTAAGAAACTACTATCATCTTTTAATGCACCATTATTTTTCATTTGCTCAAAATCAAATACTGGTATATCAGGGAAAGTTTCCATTTCCTTAAATCCATCTGGATAATAAGGGTACATGTCATATACTAAATCTATTTTAACCGGTTTACGGATGGCATCTTCGTGTTTAGCTAACCAATCGATTTTCTTCATAAATACAGACTGCATTCTATCAAGGAATTTAGCCCATAACTCCTTAAGTTTATCAATTAGTTTTTTCCACTTATCTTTAACCCCGTCCGCAAAATTAGCTTCTTGGAGAATAGCTAACTCTTGTAAATTATATTTTCCAAGTAAAGCATTAGTCTCATTAACAGCCATCTTTAATAGAGCTTCTTGTTCTTCGTGTTTTACTATAACTGAATATTCCATATATTCATTTAAATAATTCATTAACTATTCACCTCCTTTATTGGTTTGAATCATTGTATAATATGCTTCATTACATATGGATACTAAATGAAGATGTTCTTCGATTAATGCTGATATACGATAAGCTAAAGCAGTAGTATATACCTGAGCAATAAACTCAAGTTCATTATATTTGACATCAAGTAATGTCTTTATAGCCTTTACATTATCTGTATATAGGGATTCCCTATTGTAAACAGATATATCTAATCCTATTTCTGGAACTCGTATCCTACCAGTATTATTATCCATTTTATAACATTCTTCAATTGATTTTTGTATCAATGTAATTTGCTTTGTTATTTCATTTTTAAGATTAACTAATTCGGTCATTGTTTCATTGATATTGGATAATCTGTCAAGTGAATATTCTAATTCACTCTTATTAACCATTAATTCAACTTTATCCGAATTATTTCTAAATGATTTAAAAAGCATTGTTGTGTAATCTCTATTAGAAACACCAGAACCAATACCTAATATTTCGGCTCTTACTGCATTCTTATAATTTTCAGTTTTAACTGTATTTATATACTCTTCCAGAATTTTTTCAGCAGATATATTTGTAGATGTCAGAGTAGCAAATTGTGTATTGAGTCTTTCATATATCTGTACCCTAGGCACATCATTTTCGAGTGTGTAGGAATACCCATTTACCTTAAATGCTAATAAATCATCAAAGTCATGTAGTAAGTCAGCCTTACCATTTAGAATGCGTTTTACTTCTTCTTTTATGGCTGACAACTTATTTATACCAAGTTTAGTATATGCATCCATTTGAGCTTTATATTTATTAACAACATCTGCTGATTTCTTATGAAGAGAATTTATGTCTGTTGATGGATTAAATCCATTAAATGCTAATACTCGAGTCATCATTGCTTTTGCTGAATATGAATCTTCATTCATTGAATTGAGGAAGAGACAATGTTCCAATATAATATCAGTCTCTTTTTCTTTAACTGATTCGTATACAGGAGTAGTAGGATTTAAAGCTGAAGTCAATTTTAGCTTCATAACAATTCTCCTTTCAAAAATTTAAAATTTAGAAGCTACCCTTCAATGGGTAGCTTCATAAATATCTTTTATGATTATATTAATTTAGGCATTGATAAAGTAGCCGTTACCTGAGGTTCAGCTTCTTCTTTGAATGCTTCTTTACCCTGAGTTAATACTTTAACACAGATTGCTTTTGCTTGTCTGTTTTCTGCTTTAAGAGCTGATAACATAGTAGCGTTAGCTGTTTGAGAAAGAGTTAACAGTTTCTTACCATAAGAGCAAGCTATATGAGCAACTTTAACTTTTAATTGGTAAGTTTGACCGAAACGTTCTTCAGAACCAGCAGCAGAAGTATTTCTGTCTTTTTCAGCTGAAGCCAATGATGTTTGAAGTTTATCACACATTTTAGTGAATTCATCGCACATTTTCTTAATTGCCTTCATGTTGTTTTCAGCAGTTTTCTTCTGATCTTTGTAATTTGATATGATAGATAATTGAGCTGCAACAGAAATATCGGAATCTTCAAGAGTCACTTTATTCTTTTCGCCGTCTCTTAATACTTCATACAAATTGTCTCTGAATTCTTTAGTAGTCATAGATGCTTCTGCTGAACCAGCAACGACTGTTTTGTATATTTTAGCTGTGAATTTCTCCATAGCTCCTTCACTGTCGTCACTATAACCAGCAACTGATTTCTTAGCTTTTTCAAGGTTAGCAGCGTCAACCTGAACTCCACTATCTGATAATGTAACACCAAGATCTGTTGATATTCCATCTTTAATAGCTGTCATAGCACTCAAATTCAAGTCAGCTTTGCTGATTGTGTATTTGAATCCTTTAAATTTAAAGCTGTCTTTAATAGTAGTCTTAGCTAATTCACCTGAATACTTCTTAACAAATTCTTTGTCAGAAAGCATGAATGAATCCATCATAGAGATGAATTTCTTGAATAAAGCTACAGCCTTTCTATAAAGAGCAACTATCCAGTCTTTTACCTGATTGAAGAAATCACCAACGAATCCTTCAGTAAGTAAGTAATCCTGTCCATTAGCAGCTTCTTGGAGCTGTCTTTGTTCTATATATGTTTCAATAGCATTCCAATTAGCTTCATTTTCATAAAGAGCCTGCTCATTTATTTCCATGACACTCTCGCCAATTGCCGCTTCTATTGTATCGAATTCCGGTAAGATGCTCGCATCTTCTGATAGTACTTTTTTGCTATCTAAATTTATCATAACGATCCTCCTAATATCATTTTGTGATTATTAATATGCATATTCTTCGCTTAATTCTTCAGCAGCTTCACTGAATGCAACATCTTCCATAGCGTCAAGCAATGTTTCTTCATTTTTCTTACTGAAGTTAACACCTTTAACGAATATTGAATATGATTGCTGAACTAGGAACTTATTAGCTGCAATAGCTGTTCCTGCTGCTAATGAGTAAAGATTACCGCAAATGTGAGCATGTTTAGATGCATTGCTTAAGCCTTTTGCATTTCTCATTCCATTTTCATCTTTTGCAGCTTTTAATGCTTCATCTCTTGCATCATCGATAACTTTAATGATATCTTTGATTATTTTTTCATTGTTCTTTTTATCTTTTTCCATGTTAGACACAAGTTTGTCATTCAATAATACTGACATGATTTGAGTCTTTTCAGTGCCGGAAATAACATCTGTTTCTTTTGATTTAGAATCGAAAAGGATATCAAATGCTTCTTTCTTAAAGTTGTCTTCTGGAGTGATTTTCTTGAATTCGCCAACTAAGCATAATTTGTATACGCCGTCTTTAGCTTTTTCATCATCAAATTCCTTGTCAGCCTGATAAGCATGAACATTCTCTTTGTCTCTCATTGCTCCACCAGCATTTTTTGCAAAGTGTTTGTCAATGTTTTTAACAACCTCAGCCTTGCTAACGATTGTTTCAATTTCGATACTCCAGTTAGATGGTTTTCTCCAATTAACTTTCATCTCAGCAAGATCATTAGTGATGAATTTGTCTTTGTATTTCTTAACAAATTCTTTCTTAGATGTGAAGAATGATTGAACCTTCGCAATTACTTTTTCAAACATACCTTTGATTTTCTGTCCAAGTTTTACAAAAAACTCTTTCAATCCATCAAAGAATCCACCAACTCCAGCTTCTTGTATAGCCTGAATTTCAGCTTCTTCTGAAACAGCCAATTCCCTTACATCGTTTTCGATTGATGCTCTAACTATAGCTGCATAATTGTAGCTATTTTCAGCTAATATTTGCATCACGTTGTTATCTGAATATCCTTCAGCCGCTTCCAATATAGCATTATTCATATCTCCCAGTAAATGAGTATTTATTGCCATAATATATTTCCTCCTTAAAATGTGATTAAAATAATTTTATAAATTAATTGATGACCACATCTATTAATTCATATCATTCTAATAATATGTCATTATAGATTTGCATCAATCTGCTTTATAATGGTGTTAAAAGAGAGAATCAGGTTTTTTATTATTATCAATAATATCATTAGCCTGTATTTTCTCTGCCTTTTCGATTTCTTTTTTAGTTTTAGATTCCGCTGTGTTGTGCTTAACTCTTATCTTGTCGGAAAGTTTTTCAATATTACCAATGATGGCTTTCTGTTTTTTAGAAATTTCTTTTCTATCTTTTCTATCAGATGATTCGAGTTCCAGAACATTCATCTTTAATATTTCAGATTGAATATCAAGGTAATCTGATACACTCACCCTTGCATTATAGAAAAAATAAATAAGATTTCTCAAAATTGGTATTATTATCATTATAATACCAATAGCGAGCATACCATTTAAAGCTACAAATCCAGCAAATCCTCTAGCTCCATTAGCCTCTCTATTTAAATCTTGTAATACTTTTTTCATCTTACCGTTACTACAAGAATTATTGAATGATTTAAGCGTTTGGAATAGGATATTACTCTTAGTATCCCTTAAAGCAGCCTTATCTAAATTAATAGAAAAGTCTTTATTAGTGCTCACCATATAATCGGTGATAGCAGCTAATAAATGAGATACACTTGCTATAATTCCTAATACTATATTATTATATAATATTTTGATTATATCGACACCTGTTGTGTATCCCAATGTGAATTGAGGTTTTAGAGCTACCATATTATTCATAGCATCTTTAACCACTTGTACGGATGATGTATCTTCTCTATATTCAATTAAGACTTTTTCTATGTTGCTGATAGCTTCATTAAGTGTCTTGTAATTGGATAATTTAGTTATATCACCAGCAGAATTTGGAATTTCGCCGTAGTCGATATCATTAGCATTAGCTATTATCGAGCCATATAGATTTTTAGCTATAAGGTCGAGACTTCCATCTCTTTCGGCTTCATTCAGTTTAGTTAATAAACCAGCATTCTTTGAATGAATATCAACATGCTCGTTTACCACTTCCATAAAATCTGAATAGTTCATTACTTTACCTCCTCTCTTATTTAGCCATTTTTCCAATTATATTTAATAATTGTTTTTCTTTATTTTGTCCTTCTTTTTCTAAACCTTTATATGAAATAGTCTCATATAATGGTGAAGTTTCATCGAATAAGAAAGAGGCAGTCTGGGTAGAATCATCCATGATAACAAAACTCATTAAATTATAAGCTCTCATTATAGGAGTTATAACATTCTCATTCATTAAATTGAGTTTGAAATTAGCCATGATATAATCAGCCATTTCCTGAGAAATAACGAGTGTGGTAATAGCCATAGCAGTATTCTTAATACCCATTATACGTCTAAGTTTATTAGATGTAGCTAGATTTTCAAGAACACGCCAAGCTCTTGATGCTGGACCCTTTCTAGAATTGGATAATGCATCCTCTTTAGCTTTATCAACAGCAAACAACAAATCTTTTATAAATGATATTTCTCTAGTAGTAGCTTTGATAAGTTTAGTGAAATTATTCATATCCTTATTCTTAGCAACCAAATGAGTGATTATATCATCTGAATCAAGTGGATACAGTTTAGCCTTAACCCCTATGATAAATGATAATGGTATAACAACACCATCTTTGCCTTTATACATTAAATTTACTTGGAATGTACTTGGGATTAATTCGTTAGATTTTTTAACATCATTATCCAACAGCTTGTTATCAGATGACCATTTGCTGTAATCATTGAGACCTTTTATGAGGTCATTAGCAGCTCGATTGTTGTTTACTGCTAGATTACTATCTCCGGGTGCCTCTGTTAATGATGTGCCATAAAGCTTTCCATCTAATGTGAACCTAATATTTTCTATAGATTGTTCATTACAATTATCATGAGTGTAAAAAACATTAATGTTTCCCATATCCTCATTTAATTGTTTTTGAATATCCCCTATAGGAATATTTGTATCAATTCCAGCATCTTCACTGAAATCGTCTAGGGCATCACTTATATCTAGGATGTCATTAACTGACGGAGTAGATGAAAGCTTTAAATTGTTATGATATTGTGATAAAATATCTTTTAGATTAGCACTTCCTTGTACCTGATTAGCTGCTAATACTAATCGTATGATTGTAGTTCCTTCACGTTCAATAGCTTTAGCTGCCATCATAGCAGATTCTATAGGGAGTGATTTAGGCACGAATACTGGATAGACTAAAATTGACTCATTAGCCATTTGATATAAAGATCTTCTTCCTGCACCTTTTTTGATACGTTCCAAAGCCTCTATACCATCATAATCTTTTGCAGCATTAGTGAAATCTAAAATTTCTCTTAGTATAGTCATTTATGTGAATTCCTCCTTATCTTTTTAATTATTTTGATGTTTAAGCCAAAAAATAAAGCTCTATCATTAATAAATACGTATATATGTTAACCTATTCGAAAAATAGGAATACAATCTATATTATTACAATATATATTAACATTAACCGTTATATTTATTGGTTGGTATTTACTAACTATCTGATCTTTTAATTGCTGCACAATACCCATATCTCGCTGTGGCTGTTCATTCCTCCTCTCTTTATTTTTATCTCCACAAAAATTAAACCCAATTAAATGTGCAACTTGTCTATAATCAAATGTAGAATTACCATCTTCGTGTCCCATATAAAAGTCCTCCTTAAATTAGAAAGTTCCATCCTTATTAAAATGTAATATTGAATCTTTATTTAGATTGCAACGACAGTGTTGGGTCAGATGAAATTTCCATTTAAACGGATTATTATATGATAAAGCTTTCAGATATATGATATATATCTGTAATAAATATTACTGTGGAATTATATTTCGAAACATCCTTATAATATATAAAGTAGATAGGAGGTGGAATTCAGTGAATTATCGTGATATTGCTATATCTAAAGGATGGAATTGGGACGATTCAGATTTAGGTGTTAGAGATGCTATGCGACAAGCAATAGATAGAGAGCAAGGGATTATCACAGTGCCCAAAGCTAAATCACCTAAGACTGATGTAATAACTACAGTTTCGCCAAAAATAAACTCAGATTCATCGAGTCCTAGAAAGGCTAATACTTCTAGCAATTTGAGTGGAACAAAAGAATATCAGGAAGCTTATAAGAATATGGATAATACAGGTATCATAATGGATAGGGATACCTTAATTAGAAATAAATTCAATAATTTTATCATAAGTCCATATTTAGATATATTTGATAAAATACGTCAAACTAGGGAAGTTGTATTTTTCACTAAACCTGATTTAAATTTAATGTCCCCTAATGGTGAATTATTACCAACCGTAGCTGGGCAACCTGAATTTATTGATGCTTTTCAAAAAAATAGGGAGATTTTTTATTATTTAAGTCATCAACCAAGTATCACTAGTCCATTTATTCCATTATTGACAAATACATTAAAAAACACAATTGACTTACCTGATATAACAATGGAAACTAAAGATACTGTTAAAAATGCCTTTGGTACGAATTTATTATATAGAACAAATTCAGAAAAATCTGATGAGGATCATAGGTTTACGCTAGAATTTGAGGATAGTAAATATGGTGAATTATATTCGTTCTTTGATGTATGGGATAAATATTCATCGTTGACTAGTTTGGGAATTATCGATCCAAGAGAAACCCACGTATTGAATGGTACTATAGATGATAATATCAGCATGTTTAAGATTATTCTGGATCAAGATCTCAGGACAATCATAAAGATAGTTGAATTAGTTGGATGCTTTCCAGAGAACGTACCAAGATCTAGTTATTCTGAAACAAAAATGGGAAGTATGTTATATAATATATCATGGTATTGCCATTTTATTGTAAGGTCAGAAGCTGAAGCTGTAAATGATTTTAATTCATTATATAAAAAGACAATGGGCACACTCCGTAAAAGTCCAAAAGGTGGTGTTTATGATGGAGGGCGACTAGTTTTCGGTGGGATTCCATTTATAGTAGCAAAAACTATTTATGGTAAAAAAACCGTTTATTCATTAGAATGGGAAAATAAAATTTAAAGAGGGTGAACCGTATGAGTGAAAACACAAATCTTGTTGGTGGTGATATTTACGAGATTGAGAAATATATTGACAATATAAAGAAAAACCATATAGATGAAGATGAAAATACATTAAAAATTGGTATATTCGGATTTATGAGTGACTTATTTACTAGAGAAATAAATCAATCAATAATGATGTCATCTGAAGGTCTCAATCAGATATTCCCAACAAGAGCAACACAAGAAAAATATATCTTAACCCATGCTACTGAAGCAAATGTCCAAGATATAGAAAGCGTACCTAGTATCATGAAAATAATGTTGGGTATGACTAAAGAAGATATGGAACGTAATATGGTGCAGAATGTTTTATTACTTGATTGTGATATTCCTATTTACGTTGATAAATATGAATTCCATTTTGATTACGATATAAGAATAGAGAAGACTGCTGTCAATAATAAGGATATATATACAGCTAGATATATAATCAATGAAACAAACCCTGTATCAGATATAAAAAATCCTTATATATTACCTCCAATACAGTTCACACTATCAGGAGATACATTCTTGTTTTTCGAGATTAGTGTAAGACAGATATTTAAAACAAAGGACTATAATAAGATAATAACAAGTGATAAGATTGAAAATAAATCTTATCGATTTGAATTTACTAACCAATTATCGAAATTCCATTTAAAGATAACAAATCTTAATGGAACTCAAAAAATACTTTATCCATTGTATAGGGGAACTCCGATAATTGATAATACTAAACTGTATTGTTATTACGACTATTATGATGAAACTACAGTAAGGGTTTACTTCATTGATGACCAGTATATTCCAGAAATTAATGATGAAATATGTACAATAATCCAGACATCTCTTGGTGCAGATGGTAACTTTGAATACAGTCAAGATTTCCAAGTTATGGCAAAATCTCCAAATAGAGAATATAACGATTTAAGATTCCTAATACAAATCAGAGAACATGCTGTATTTGGGGCTGATAAAAAGAGTATTGAAGAACTCAAAACTATTACTCCAAAAGAGAGACTCGGAAGAAACGTAATAACTTGTGCACAAGATTTAGAGAATTTCTTTAACGGTTTATATGATAATACTAATAGGATAAAGTTCTATAAGAAAATTCATAATCATATAGATACTCGTTATTTCGCTTATATACTTATGAAAGATAATAGCGAAAATATAATTCCAACTAATACAATCGATTTTGAAGTTACTGATGCTGATTTTGACCTCATTAGCGATAATTCATACATCATTAAACCCGGAAAGAAATTTAGATTAAATAAAAATCAATCAGTGGCTAAGATGATAGATCCATTAGAACCTAATCCGGTTGACCTGTTTTTCGATTACACTAATATATTTATGATATATATGAGTAAAAGACCGACAGTGATACTATATTATCTAAACACTTTTAACTTTAATAAACTATTAAATTTCGATTTCATCAACACAGATGCAGATCTTCAATTTATTGGTAATAAAGCTAACTGGGTTAGAAATATGGGTGATGATGAATATCGTTTAAAAATCGATTTTGCTCAGAATATCAAGGAAAATATGGGAGTTGTAACGAAGGATGAAACCGGAGCAATAACCAGTTCAACAGTTAGCATATATGCTGTTCTAAAAGATGAAACAGGTGCAGTAGTTAGATATAAGAAATTTGAAATAAATGGATTCAATGAACAGAAGTTCGAACTTAATACTTTACTCACTCTTCAAACGTCTAATAAGATTGATGACAGTGGTAAGTTAGAAATTCTAGATATGTGTTCTATGAGGAGTATTGATGTAACCCCTATCAATATTTCACCAATTGCTGCTTCAGTGACATTCTATATCTATAGGAAGGAAGATACTAAGTATTATACAAATCCTATGGACAGTCAATTACCATTAGACCCAACTGACGTTCTATGTAATATCTATAGTATAAGTGGAGGACTTGATTTTCTGCTTGACTATACGGGTATAATGAATTCTACTCTAAGTATTATAAGAGAGGAAGGATTACCTGATAGATATGTATTTAAATCATCTCCTATGATTAAATATAATTATGGTACAAGTAAGGAAAATATAGATTATATTATTAATCGTATCAGAGAAAAACGTATATATCTATTGTCGGCTTTAAGTCAGTTAGAACATTCCATAGGGATAGACTTTAAATTCTTTAATACTTATGGACCAAGTAAATCATTCAATATTGGTAGAGGATATGAAAAAATCGATAGAGTTAATATTACTCTTAAATTTGCTGTCAAATGCTATGTTGGAGCTGACAATAATATCAGAGAATTGGTAATAGGTGAAATCAAGTCTTATATAGAAAATATTAATAATATTAGCGACCTATCTATATCAAGACTAACAAAGATAATATTAGAGAAGTTTACAGATATTCAGGATTTTGAATTTAAGGGAATAAATAACTATACTACAGATTATCAAAACATCACGAATGTTGACATAAATAACTATCGTTTAACCCATACCCCAGAATTCCTTAATATCAATAATAGCTCTGATATAGGATATTCCCCAGACATCATTGTGGATATCGTTTAAACAATTAAATAATACAATTAATGGAGGTATATCAAATGTTTGATAATGTATTAGAAAGAAGAAATCTTGATGCAAAGTTCAGATTTAATTCTACTATTAAAGAGAAAACTTTATTAGAAGCAATGAGTTATATTTGCAAGAAGATTAATTTAATAAATGAAATACAAGAAGCTACAGGAGCACAAAAGAGTCTATTATCATCTATCATCCAAGAAAATGGTGCTGATAGGATGCTAAAAGAGTTTAAATCAAAGAGTGAATTGCTACACGGTGTTGCTGAGGCTGTTGAACAATGCGTGAAAGAAAGTAAAGAAAAGACTGAAAAAGAAGTGAAAGAAAAGAAAGACAATATCAACAATGAACCAGCTGCTGATAACAAGAATTCGGATCAACATCCATTGAATGAGAAGAAATCTGTAACTCAAATAAATGAGGCTGAAGTTTATGATAACTTTAACATAAATCTCAAACCAATGTTTGCACAGATAGATTCATTAGGAATAGACCAAATAACTGAAATTATTGCTGATAGAATTGCTGATGCCGAAGGAGATTTTCTATTTGAAGCTAAGAATAACAAACGTCTTCTTCAAAAAGCAATTGAGAAATATGGTGAAAAGATATCAGAATCAGCTGATCCAGTTGACAGAGCTAGTTATAATAACTTTGTGCAGGATATTATAGATGATAGAAAACGTAATATTTATGGATTCGTGTTGGAGTCTGTATGCAATGAGATTTATAAGAGCGAAGAACTCAAGTCTGCTTATCTTACAGAAGATTCTAAGATTGATATGAATGAAGCTAAGAGAGTTAGTAAAGAATTATTCACTGTTCTTGAAATGGTTCATGGTCTTAATATCATAAATTTCAATCAACAAAATCTTCCTACATTCTTGAAAAATTTATAGGAATTATGAGCAATCCTTAAATGGATTGCTCCTTTTTATTTTTATGCAAAATTCAAATATTTTAGATATATATTATAGATATGAATAAGAAAAAAATATATAAGACCTCTACAATCTTATTCTATATCAGAGGCAAAGAAAGGCAACAAAATGAATAAAAATATAGTAGACATTCTGAAAGCAAATGTTAGTCATTGTGATAATCCTAAGAATAGAATTATCAGAGAATGCGAAATCATTGAAAAGGAACACGAAAATGAAGTTTGGATAACATCATCTATTGACGGTGATTTTGCAGAAGAAAAAAAGATGTTATTTTCGTACTATCCAGATGAACTTGAATTCTCTGAAATTGAATTTTTAGGGAAGACAGAATATGAAGGGGTAGAGTTATTTCACAAAAAAGATGTAGAATATTTGAGAAGCTAGGTAAAATACCTAGCTTCATTTTCACTATATCACATTAAGGGGAATAATAATGAAAATAAATAAGGTTTTAGAATTTATGATTGCTATAGTAATCATGTTAGCAATTGTTACAGTTATAACAGTCGTGATAGAGATATTACCAGTTTCAGTCACAATAACAATAGTTTTTATGGTTTTATTGTATTATCATTATATATTGTACATAAAATTTAAAAGATAAAAATTTTGGAGGATATTATGGGTGTAGTAGAAGTTATAAATAATGGATTGGAATTATTATCAAACATGAAGCAAAATCAGGTATGTGTACTTCAAATTAAAACTGATGAAGATACCGAACCAAAACCAATTTTAATATTCACTCGTGAATTTGAAACACCATCAGTATGGATAGTTGATAATACTGGTGAAGTATTTACAACTAATAAAGATATGCTGAAATGTATTGCATCGGCTTTTATAGAACAATATATACCCGGGTGTGAATTTACATATGTTTTAACAGAACCAATTTCATAAAAAGAAAAGAAGATAAGGATAGGCATGAAACCTATCCTTTATTTTTTTATTTCCAGTAATCTACATTTCCATTTGATTCTATAAATTCTTTTCTACGAATGACCTGATTATACTGATATCTATTATAGAGCATATTCAGATAATAAATATCAATTTCTATTCGTGGTAATATAGAACAATATTTATCAACTATGCCCCTAATAACAAATGCATCGTCTAACCATATATTCGCATTAGTCATATCGGAATATTTCTTCCCTATGTTATCCCAGTCTGGAGCTGTAATAGGTCGGTCTAATCCGATTTCAGATAAAAAGGTAGTTTCAGTGTTCCAAGAGGATGGAGTCTTCAAAAACGTATTATAGTGAACCATTATTGGAGTATTTATAAGTTGATTAAGTTGAATTATTTCGTCATCCATTAATCTTCTCATATAAAGATTATCTTCCTTAGCATTTGGGGAATATATATGTATCATACTGGGATTGGCTATAGCCATACTAGGAAAATTTGTTCTAGTAACTCTAGCTCTAGGACGTTTAGCCCCTTCAGGAACTTCATATAATACTAATTTGATATGATGAAATATAAGGTCATTTAACTTACGATTTCTAGCCTCAATAATAGCCTGAGCCTTCTTCTCGTTTAGTTTATATTCATCATACATATATGATAACCTTTCATCAAAATCTTTTGGTATGTGACCAAACTGTTGTTCATATAGGTCCATTTTTTGTTTTCTTGTCGCCATTGTTAGACTCCTTTATTATCTACCTAAGTATTGTCTCATTAAGTTTGAAACTTTCTCCTCAAATAATCTACCAGTATTTCTCCATATATCTTGTGATACTAAATTATATTTATCGTCAAGCCATAATTTAAGTTTACGGTCGAGTTCTATTTTAGCAATATCTATTCCACATAAATTGGCTATGAAATCCATCATCAAAGTATTATTCAAAAATTGAGTCATGGTGTTTGGTAAATATAATCCAGAATATAAATCTTTGATACTCAAATCCACATCAATCTGAGTAGGTAAGTGATCTATATTCCAACTACCTTCTTGACCTTTATTAAATGATAATCCAGTGATTAATCCGACGTCTACGCTAAATACACTTCGTAAAAATCCCCTCACCAAGAAAGGTTTTCCATATGAATTAGGAGAAATTTGTTTAGGTATAGTCATCGCTAATAATTTTATTAATGGTATTAAGCAATATAAATATATTGCTAATGTGTTTCCATATGGAGATGTAAATTTCATTTTAACAGAATAATCTTTAGAGAAAGATGAATCACCAAATATTTCTGGATAATCTAATTTTCCTCCAGAAACTATTGTTGTTGAGGCATCGCTAATTCTATCTATAAATCCTTGCGGCATGAATCCAAATGCAGCACTAGCAGCTTTTTCAATAACTTCTCTGTCACGCATAATATCAGTTTCGGGTCTGTTAGCCACATTAAGTCCGGCATTACCGAGAAAAAATTCCATTTCTTTAACTGTCTCTGACATTTGATTGATTTGACTACCGAGTGACGATTCCCTAGATTGGTTTCCTATACTATCTGAGACAGATACTTCACCTTCAACATAAAATGGTACAACTTCATTGGCTGAAAAGAATTTCTTAAATGACGTACCTTCTCCGGTATCTTTACCCCAATCATAACTTTTTAATGGAATTCCATTATATAATTTATAACCAATACCTAAGTATTCAGCTGTTGCTCTTGCCAACATATTAACCTTCTCATAATATTGTTGGTATTGAAATTCAAAAGTATATAACCTACCTTCAACTCCATCTAGTAAATCAGTTAGTTGAGTTTTAGTTAGGCTTCCTTGATTAACCATACCCATTAAAACGTCTGTTCTATCTTTCTTTGTTTTACCTTCAAGAAACTTTGGACCACCCGGGGACAACATTAGAAGAGGCATTCTTTCCAATATACGTTTATGATACATTTTACCATATGGAGATTGTGTTGATGAACTGATTTCAGATAATCTTATATCAGCAGTATCAAGAAACTGGAATGGTAATCCGTTTATTCCTCTCAATGGTTCTTTTATCTCCAACCACGGTGAGTTACCAGTACCTATAGTTGGTACGTTTCCGAATCCCCCACTTGGTGGTGGAGGTGCTTGTGGTGTTGGGGCTGGTGTTGGTTGTTGTTCATCTGATTTAACTGTCATATATGCATAACCAGTACCACTACTAGTCCATCCAGTAGAATCATGATACCAGTGACGTGGACCTTCTATTACTCTTTCAGTCGATGTCCATACAGTACCTTTCTTACGAACTTTACCTGTAGCACTAGATGATAAACTGGGACCAGTTCTTATATGACAATCTCCAGTTTGTGTTATTGTATAAGTAGTTGCCATGTTATACAACCTCCCTGTATTATTAAAAATAAAGGTGCTAGGTTAAATCCTAGCACCTAATTTGTTATTGTGTTAGTGGTAACATTGCAGCGATTAATGCCGTTAAACTATTGTCTCCTGTTCCACCCTTACCACCCTTTTCATTGATGATATTGAGTAATGCATTTGGGTTTATAGAGTTTCCAGAAGAAGACTTCTTAGTAAGTTCTTTAATATCGTTCTCAGTGATATTTATATTTAATTTTTTGGTAATTAAATTCAATATGTCTTGGAGAAGCTCATTCGTTCTACCAATATTAGATACTGACATTACAATCCTTGTAAGAAGTTCAATTAAGTTGGCATCAATTGTACCAGCGTTGATTGTTGTGTTAATATTTTGACCACCGAAATTACTTTTCATTATATTCTCACGGTCACGCATTGACAATTCGGCAACTGATGACATATCAGCATCCATAAACTCAAAACTATTAGGATTATCCATAGCATCTAATTTACGGCTCTCATCAGCAAGTTCAAATGCACTCTTAATAACAGGAGATGTTTTACCGAACCCACCAAATCTACCAGATTTCTTAGCGTTACCAAATCCACCTATCTGAGCGTTAGGATCAAAGTTCTTAACCCTAGATGCCATTATATCCGATATAGTACCAGACCATTTTGGATCAGATGCGTAGTATTTATTCACACCACCCAAACTTCCATCGATATAATATTTTCCACCCGGTGTTAAATAGTTATTCTTTAACAATCTTGCTGTCTCATCGAAATTTTGAGCCGGGCTATCGAATGTTCTGGCTGATTTATATGGACTGCTATCATAAGCTGCATAACCAGAGAAATTATTTTTATTTTTGGCTAAGGCACTTGTACCCCATCCACTTTCAAGAGCGACTAATGAAGATAAGAATAATGGATTTACACCAAATTTATTGGCTGCATTAGCTAAATCATTGGCATGTTTCTTCAATGGTTTATTTGCATAGGCACCAGTAAAGAATTTGTTTTGTAAATCTGCCCCACTTAATGAACCAAATCCACCACCACGTCTTCTAACAAATCCCATACCAGCAGGCATTTGAGCTAGATTAGATGTATTGACAGCAGTTGAATTGATATTAGTGTAACCACCTATAGCATTAGCGAATGAAGCTGCTAAACCAGTAGGCATTTGAGTTCCACCATTCTCACGTGTCCAGTTAGCGATTTTTGATAAGATATTCTCATGGGTTTCGAATCCGTATTTAGTTCCAACAACTCCCATAATAGCATCACCGAATAAACCAATACCAGACGCCATTTTACCCATCCAATCAAATAATCCACTTTCTTTATTACCACCTTCAGCAATAGTTGGAACATTTGCGAACCCTGCACGATCGGTTAAACGTAAGTTCTTACCATTAATGTCAGTATAAGCCCACATGCTCTTAGTTGTTCCATTTTTGAATAATGCATCCTTTGAAAACTCTGTACTTTCTCCTTCACCCATAGGGTCATTTACCCATACACTATTATCACTAGCCATACCAGTTACAACTGAATAATGACCACCCGGAGTATATGGAGTAGTACTAATATTTCCTTGACCATTTATAACAACTGGTCTACCCGCTTCAATATTTGCTTTTAATGAATCCCAAGTATTACTAATATTCTGTCCCTTTACGTTGTAATCACTTAATTGTGGATTACTACTGCTAGAGAACATGTCATGAGCAGTTCCTGCATTATCAATCCAATAACGTAATCCCATATCTGTTAAATCTAGCGGTGATATAGGTTTATTGTTAAATGCAGATGTAATCATTGACATTGCTGTTGGTCCACATGCAGCATCACCATATGTGTAATTTTGAGCATAATACAAATCTTTCCATTGAGGATCATTTTGGGACCAATATGGGAAACCATTAAGCAATCTTAATTGGTTATTAAATGATACGTTTTCACCAACCGTAGTTGCTTTTCCATCTAGGTATTCTTCATAACCTCTCCACCTGTTGTATATTGCATCTACTCCCGTTTGTTGTTCTAATGCCTTCCTTAATTCTTCATTATGAGCATTAGTTTTTTGATAATAATCTGGTGCTAAAGATTGTTGATATTCAGTATATTTCTTCCAATAATCAGTATTCTGAGATATTGGAGTACCCTTTGGCGTCGTTGATATCCGTCTAGAATTTGATGTCCTATTCGCTGGTTTACCTTTATTATTACCGAATCCTCCACCAGTTAAATATTGTTTCGAATTTGATGAAGTTCTCGGATTTATGAATTTAAACTTACTATTACCGAATCCTCCACCAGTTAAATATTGTTTCGATGAATTTGATTTACCACCCATCCCAACTACTGTTGAATCACCATCTTCGATTATATAACTATCAGCGAGTTCTCTCTTGGTTTGAGATTTAGGCACTGATGGAACTTTATCTAGATACTTATTCTGTAATTGAGCCATTGTTCTGCTATCTTCAGTTATATCTAATTCGCCATTCCATGCATCATATAACCATACCGCAAGTTTTTGAAGGAAGTTATATCCTAAGAATGATGTTGTTACTAAGTTGACAATTTCGAGAATCCATACAGCAGGAGCTTGTAATAAAAATTGCATCACTCCTGATATTGCTTGCATTTTTGCATCAACATCTTCTTTTGGTACTCCAAACCATTTAGCTGCACCTGTCTTTGATGCACCCCATGCTCCAAATCCAACCATGAATACTAGATTCACAATTCCACCGGTAGCAATACCAGCAACATCTCTACCAGATTTCTCAGCTATTTTAGCTGCAATTTTGGTATTACTGAAGTATTTATGACAGCTAGAAAATGTATTTTTGATAAATGCACTAAGTCCTTTTTGACCAAAGTTAGGCATGAATTTTTTAACCACTTTGAGGATACTTTCGATAACTGGATCTAATAATCCAACAAACCAAGTAACTAGTTTACCTCTAGAACCTTCAACAGCAGTTCTTATACCTTTCTTGCTTATATTTTTAGCTGTGACTTCTGCACCCTCTTCTAATACTTCTTTAGCACCAACTTTAGCAGCACCTTTTGTTGCTTCTTGCATACTTTCATTTAAGACCTTATCTGCTGCTTTTTTGGTAACTTGTTCAGCACCTTTACCAGTTGCTTCTTCAACGCCTTCGATTATTATTTTTTCGCCGGTCTTCTTCAATGCACCCTCTGCGACTGTTTCAGTGGCTTCTTCGGCAACTTTCTTACCAAATAATCCTTTGATGCCCTTCCATGCACCTTTGACACCGTCTTTAGCTTTTCCTACTAAAAATCCACCAGCAGCACCTGCTCCAGTTGAAATCAGACTAGTACCATAACCAGTAGCTGCTCCGACTCCCCATTTAGCTACTTTCCAACCAGTGTATATTTTTAGGAAATCTAACAAATGTTCTTTATTTGCCACCATAATATCCCACATGTTCTGTAGTATGATAGGCATATTTTCTATTATCTTTTGACCTATTCCTAGAATACCTTCTTTAATCTTATCTAAGAATGTAGGTAATTTTTCAGTTAGAAATGGTTTAATATGACTAGTCCAGATTTCTCCGAATTTATCTCCAGCTTTACCAGCAGCTTCAGCTGGATTATTCCATATCCATTCCATATTTTTACCAAATCCAGTATTACCCAACCATTTTGACCAGATAGTTTTAGCAGCCTTCACACCTAAGGTACCGAGTAGCATTTTACCCAAGAATGGACCAACGCCTTTTAATAAATTTCCAACAAATCCTAGACCATGAGTAACCTTGTCTTTTATATTTGTTGTAGCTTTACCAAAAGCACTTTCACTAATACCAGTTATCATGGATTTTAATTTACCCCATTGCTTGAAGTTCTTATCCTGAATTGGTCTCCATTCACCACTTGAATCCTTATCGTATTTAATAGGAATTCCTTCATCTGTGAATATTGTTATAGTTTTACTTTCAGCATCATAAGAACCCTTAGAGTATTTTGTTAATTCCTCTTCAGTCATCTTATTAGGGTCATAGTAACTACCACCATTTAATATTTCTTGATGGCGTTTAGTCTGTAAGTCTAAAGTTTCTTGACCTATTGTTGTTCCAGTATCAGGTACACCATTTTTGGATTGAAGATTAACAACATTTGATTTAGCTGTCTTCTCCTCTAATGCCTTAAATTTAGCTCCATCTTTTCCATGTACCATGAAATCACGTTGAGCTTCGAGTGACTCTAATATCTGGTTTTGAATGCTAGTTTGTTCTTTAGCTATCTCATTACCTTCTTCAGCAACAAGTGTAGCTCCATCCTTCGGTAATTTCTTTGCATCCATTTCTTTTTTATACTCAGCATAAGTCTTAAATCCTCTTTGTTTAGCAAAGGTATTACTTTCGGATAATAGATACTCCATACCTTTTAAAGCCTGAGAATTACCGAATGAATTTTTAATACCCTTTGTGTATCTTAATTCAGATTCACGGAACTTTTCTTCTTCTGTGTCGAGTACGTTAAATTGTTTTCTATATCTCTTAATAAAATTAGCTTCGCCTTTTTCAATGGCTTTATCCATCTTATTTTTAGTCTTTAGATATAATTTTTCAACTTGGTCAAACGTGTTAAACCATTCAGCTCTGTCCATAGGACTCTTTAAATCAACTAAACCACGTTCATACTCGTTTTTCATTGCGTGATAACGTGCTTCGATTTCATCAAATCCACGTTTATCTCTATTTTGCCAGAACTTAGTCAGAGAGTTTTGTTTCAGTTTTTCTCTTTCTGTTTCCATCTCTTTAGTTATTCTAGTTCGTTTATCTTCTACATTAACTTTGAATTGGTCTCGTATTCCTTGTCTGGTTCTCTGAGCTTTACCCGCAATACTACGTTGAGCATCAGATTGCATAAAGTTTGGACCTAAAAGTTTACGTAGCCATGGGTATTTATTAGCAGAGTATCTTGGGTCAATACCTTGAGCAGCTTCAGCCTTAGCTTGTTCTATCTCACTTTGTAATTCATAGTATTCATCCTCAGACATCTTCTCAGTAAACTCCATCATGTTTTTATCATAACGATGGAATTTATCTCTACCATGTAATACACCTTGGGTACTACCCATCACACCTAATCCTAGTCCTAAAGCTGGATTTATAGCTCCACCGCCAATAACCCCAAATAGAGTTTTTAATATTCCACCCTTAGAAGTTAATCCCGGTCTGAAATATTTATTATTTCGTACTCTAAATGTCTCACGTTCTTCTGCTGTCATGTAATCAGCATCACCTTGACGTATATGCTTAGCCCTAAGTGATTTGCTACTTAATCCTAATGCACCTAAAACTCCATTTGTAACAGCACCGAATAGATTAATTGGAGTACTCACAACACCCTTAATTAAAGCTCCAAGTGGTTTGAATAGGAATTTAGTCATAAATCTTTTAATTGGTCCACCAATGGTTTCATCAAATAAACCTTTGACATAATTACCTAATTTCTTTCCAACTAATTTCAGTTCTTTTCCAAATGGCTGTAAAGCATACAAGAATGGATTCTTTATTTTCTTATCGAAGAATTCTTTAAATCCATCTTTCATACCAGATATCATTTTCTTAAATGGACTAGTTATAGCTTCTCCGACAATAGGTATTAAACCATTTTCACGTTTCTTAGTAACTGGGTCCCATTTACCAAATATCATTTCTCGTACTGTATCATTTGTTGAGAGTGCTCCAAGAGTTCCTCCGAGTAAAGTACCACCAACTAAACCAAATGGTCCAATAAAGCTTCCGATAGCTCCTATAGCCGCACCACCCAATGTCTTTGGTAATGCCTTTTTAAAGGTTTCCTGACTTTTCTTACTAAATAAACCGTTATCATCAATACCATCACCGAATAAGAACTTTTGAGCTCCTTCATTATTCTTGGCAAATGCAATAGCAGAACCAGCTAATAAACCAGTGATAGGTCCACCCGGTACAAATGGTAATATGGACATTAAAGCTCCACCAACACCAAGTTTGAGTGTATCTGGTGCATATTTGTTAAAGGTTCTAACAAGTTCAGCCGGAATCATACCATCATCAGCTCTATTACCCTTAGCATCTTTAGTACCGAATAATTTATTTTGTAAAGTTTCACTATTTTTAATGATATTAACACTAGCACCCACAGCAGCACCAAGTAACGGTCCACCAATGACACCCGGAATCAATCCAATAGCTCCACCGATTAAAGCTCCTGAAACTCCTTCAGGTAAATGATCTAAAACTTCATCATAAACCTTTCTAGAATTAAGCTTAAGGTTTTTCTTAAACTCTTCTTCCTTACCTTGTTCAATACCAGTAAAAGCTGATACAGCTGTAGATATTTCATCAGCCATTTCTCTTTTTATAGCTCCGAATAAACCTCTTTCGCCATAATTTTCTTTATCCCATTCATGGGCTTTATCGAGACCTTTACCGAATTTATTACTAGCTTTATTTTTAAGATCATCAAGGTTATCAAAATCCATAGTCTTATAAAATGCATCAAATACCTTGGTCTTGATATTATATAAATTCTTATTATCACTTTCGTAAGCATAAGGTTCTTGAATAACACCCATTTGCTCCCTAAGTGTTTTTCTAATAATATTATTATCAAAACTAAAGTTTTTAAGATTAGGATCTTTTGCAGTAGGAATTGCCTTTTTAGCTTTTCTTCTAGCTGTATCGATATCTTTGATAGCTTTATTAAACTGCTCTCTAGTGAGTTGTCCTCGTTTATACATCTCACCAAAAGCCATAGATAGAGTATCATACATACGATTTGTGCCTTCGATGTATCTTAAACGCTTAAGTGATAGAACTACTTCCGTTCCGTCTTCACCAAGTGTTGCCACTGTTGGTTCACTAACAACGCCTTGAGCAGCAAAAGCAGGAATCTTCTCTGCACCCAATAATTGATTAGTTATCCTGTCCTGTGCATCCTTACTATGATTATTGATGTACGGTACATTTTTTGTAATCCTCTTAGCTTGTTCTTTATCAAGCAGATTCATTGGTAAAAAGTCATAATCATCATCTGTTAACTTACCAAAAACTCCACCACTAAAAGCATTTGCTTGTATAGGACCCTGTTTATTCTTAATTTTACCATCATGAATTAATTTTCTGATAGCTGGAATATTACGAGGATCTTGATAATTATCTTGTGTTATTATACTATCAAGGTTTGGAGCTGATATACCTCGTTTTTGTAAAATTGTTCTCCACTTATCCCTAGTGTATTGAAGTGGATTAATTGAACCTAAATTGCTTTTAGCAATTCCAAGGGCATTTAACTTTTCAGCTTCTCTATCATCTGCATCATCGAATAACTTCATTAATGACTGATAATCGCCATAATTTGTTCTTTCCCTTAGATTACCACTTCTATCCTTAGCCCAAGTATTAAAGTTTGTTGCATTAGATAGAACTTTTTGTGTATTTAAACCACCCTCTGATGATAAATCTAATCTATCAGGAGATGTTGGTGTAAACTTAGATACGAATTTTGCCATAGCTGGGTGATGAGATAATCTCGTATCAATTATCTGTAATAAATTCACCATATCGGATACTTTAGCCATCATGCCTTTCATGAATATAGCTGGATTAGCCTGCATATTTCCGAATACAGATTGGTTATTTTCATTATCTTTAAACTTAGAACGAATATCGTTTTGTTCTTGTACGTAGTGAAGTTGTTGTAATAACGCCGAGCTGGATTGTTTATCAAGTTCATCGAACGAGGTCATAGCACCAGATGTACCAAACAGATCATTGTACATTTTTTCTTTTTCTTTTCTTATACTAAATGTACCACTTGTACGTCTATATGAACCTATTTGTTTACGACGTTGCTCTATAGCTAATAATCTATCTTTAAGTCTAGTAATTTCTATGTCGATAGCTTTATTACGGTTCTTATAATAATCAACTCGTTTCTTATATCCAGATGATGCTTGAGCAGTTTTTCTTTTATCACCTGATTGTTTAGATTTATTAACTTCACTTAACCAAGCACTTAGTGATTTATTATTGGACTCTTTTTCAGACTCCAACTTTTTAATCCTTTGGGAGATTTCTCTTGATTCCTTAGTCAATGTATCAAGTTCTTTGAGATAATCATCATAATTCTGGCTATTATCAACAAATTTACTCTTTAATTCTTGAGTTCTACTAGGAGTTAATCCAAATCCAGCTGTTTCTAATCCCTGATTTACAATATCAGAATAATCAATTTCTTTCTCTTTCTTATCTCCAACGAACCAGCTAAACATTCCTCGTGTATCTTCACCGATTTGTTTAGTAAAGTCACCCATAACCCCGCCGTGTCTCCATCCTTTAGCATCTTTCTCGCCAAATAGATGTGTCATAAACTCGTCGGCTTTATCTTTAGCTTTACCTTTCCATTCGTCAACCTTTTCAAAAACACCCCAATCTTCTAATCTTTCACGGAGAGGAGTTAGAAAATAATCATTAATTTTATCATTAAGTTTTTCGAATGTGTTACGAATACTAACAACCATCATATCCATATATCCACGGACTTTTTCGCCTTGATAGTTAACTTCTTCACCACCATAGAAGAATTCATAAATTCTTTTATCAACCTTACTAAGCATTTTAGTGATGGTTTCGGTAGGTTTACTAAGAACTTCGGACATTTTATCTGATGTGTATGTAAATTTATCAACAATGCCATCGGCAGCAATAAGACCATCTAAGAAACCAATCTTTTTACCAGCTTCATCATTAGATAAATCATATTGACCATCTTCTTTTTTCTTCATCCATGGATAAATTTTTCGGTCTTTCTCCCTAGCATTTTCTAGAGCTTTTTGTTCGATTTCAGCAACCTTTCTTTTACGTTCTAATTTACTTTCTGTATTATCACTAAAGGTTCCATCTTCATTTTCATCATCAAGTAAGCCAGAAAATAATGGTCTACCGTGTTCATCGTCCCATTCTCTATCTTCTTGAAGTTTTCGTTTAGCATTGATATTTAGATTTTGATAATAAGTAGCTTTATAGAAGTTCTCTGAATTATCAGATACAACTCCACCATAATCAACTAAATCCATATCTTGCCAATTTTTACTATTTCTTTCTTTAGCACGTTTCTTAGCTCTCTCATATTGATCAATTCTACGCTTATTTTCCTTATCAACAGAGCTACGTTGTTTACTGATATCCTTTCTACGCTGGTCGTCAAATGATAACACTTTCCTAGTTTCGGATAACATAGATCTTCTATCCAAACCACCAATGTTAAGAACTGAACCACCACCACGGATTGGAGACATTCCCATATCACCCATAGGCATACCAAATGCTGGATAAGTAACTATACCTTCTAACATAACATTTCTTATATCTCTTAGATAATCGAAAATCGTTTTGTTATAAGCATCTTTAGTTTCACCTAAACTCATTTTATTCATAACGCCAGTGATAACGTCATCCCCAAAGCCATCTTTTTGAATTTTTAAATGCTCATTTAATTTAGTATTATTAAGCAAAGCATCATAGATATCTTCCTGTCTAGCTTTGTCTTTAGCGTATTGACCCTTATTACTGAACATTTCTTGATTAGCTTTCATCAATTTATGTGGATCAACATATTTAATCATTGATGTGATAAGATCATAATTATCATCGCTTATTTCAAGATCTGGTAATCTGTTTTTCTTAAACTTTCTAGGACTGATAAGTTCACCTCTATCAAAGAAATAAGAGAAATAATTCTTCATATCTTCTCTAAATGATTGCTGTTCATCGAAATTCATAACAATCAATTGGTCAACTCTATCTTTAATTTCTGACTGTATATCACTAAAGGTCCTATTAATAACATTTTCCTTCATACTAGATAATTCTTTGGATAAATTAACAGTGTTAATCCACTGACCTCTATCAAAATCAAATCTCATCTCAGCTGAACCAGTCATTGCTGATAACTGTTTAGCTAGTAATGTAGGTATAACTTCAGTTAATGCTTTTTGTGCTTTACCATTCCAAGCCATATCACCTTTATGATAATCTGCAACACTCTTTTCTTTAGCTTTATTTATTCTTGGTACTAATAATCCAGCCAATGTTTTTACAAGAGGATTATTTTCCTCGTCATTAGCAATGGAATTTAGCATAGCCATAGATGTAGCAAATGAACCACCCACTGAAGTATCAAGTTTCCCCATTGCCTTTCTTAAATCTTTCCCAATCATTTTATTAGCAACTGCCCTAGGAATAAATTTAAGCGGTGAAGAAACCATGTGTAAATATGGGTTAGCATTTGGATCATCATTATCGCTGAACATTGTAGCCAATTGAGTAACATCTTCAAGTTTGGCATTTATGTTGTCACCAATTGATTTTACATATTTCTTTAAATCAGTAACTCCGGATGCCTGTATTACATCATCATAGTATGTTCTACGGTCTTCTTTATCTTTCTTTTGTTCAGGTTGTCTAGCTTTATACATATCACGCTGCATTTCAACAACTTCTTTCATGTAACCCAGCATATCAGTTTGAAATGCAACGGTTTTTTCATAAAAAGATTTGCTATTCTGGGCATGAGTTTGCATTATATCAATGCTGTTTTTAGCAACGAAATCTAATTGTTTATTTATATTTCCGAGAGCACCCTGAAGCATGAAATTGGCTTTTTGATTTCTGATTATTTGGTCTCTGTATTGAACTTTTGAATTCTCGACAGCATATTCTGATGTAGCTACTAATGTCTTAGCAATAGAATTGGCATTAGTGATACTACTATGAATAATACTATCAGATACCATATGATCACCTTGAGTCGGTCGTCTATCTACCTTTGGTTCATCGATATCATCATCAAAATTACCATCAAGATCAAATTCTTTATCAAAATCAAAGTCATCATCACTATTATACCCTCCGTCATTTTCCATGCCGAATGATCTATTAGCGAACAATTCATCACGCTGTCTATTATAAAACTTACCAGATTTGATATCTTCAAATATAGCTTTTTTACCCTCTGCGGCAGTTTTATAAATATTATGTGATTTCATACGTTCATTAACACGATTGAATAATTGACGATGATCTTTAATATCATAAATAATATCCCTAAAAACTTCGCTATTTTTAGCGACAGCATCGAACATCGCTGGTGCGTCATCTCTTATTATATCAGATGTCGAAAAAGCAACAGACGAAGCAATGTTTTTAGTATATTCAAGGATTTTTTTCATAACTCGATTTCTCCTTTCTATATTACTGTATTGCCTTATGAGTATGTTGAAAAGAAACAAAAAGTGGGAGTACAACTTAATGTACTCCCAATTGATCTAATTATTATTTATTCCAACTTGGGTTTTTACCATACACTCTAAGAGTTCTATGTGCAGGGCATTTAACCATTTGATTGTTGCTAGGGCTGCGATTTTCTTTTTCTTTAACATTTTTGAATGCTATTGAGATATTATAATCATCTCCTGCACCTATCTGCAACTTTCTTCCTGTTTCCAAATAGCCGAGTGTGAAGTCTTTTGTAATATTAAGTAATTTATCAGCATTAGCGTTACTAAACTCATGATTTTCAACAAGTTTATTAGCTTCTTCTAAGCTGATTTTAGCAGCTTTAGAAATTATATCAGCAGATAAATCTCTCATATCCTGTGCTGGTGTTGCACAATAAGCAACTCCCTTAGAATCTCTTCTCTCTGGTAAATATTCAGAGTCATTTATCATACTTCTCATAAACGCTCTTTCATTTTTACCTGATATTGAAGTAACCTTTTCACCATTTGCTTTAACTGGTAAGCTATCATTGATTTCTTTTACCAGTGCTTTAGTATCATATTTGTTCATATCTGATTCTCCTTATTCTTTCTTATTATTTTTTGTATTATTGTATCTAAATTGTCAAAGTCTTCTTTTGACAAGAAATACCAATCGGTTAATTTTTTTGGAAGTACTATAGCTTGCAATTTAAGATTTTTTAATGTCCTTAAAAAATTCGTTATTGTACTACCTCTATTTAAACTAACATATGCATCTCTATCAATTTCTACCAATACATATTCATTGACTTTTTGCATCTTGAGTAAGTCAGCTGGTATTGATGAAGCTGATATCAATGTCTCAATAAATGAATCTAACTCCTCTGAATCATTAAATGTGCGTTCTATTTCACCTGATTTAAACGTGTATGGAAACATAGTTATTCACCTATCCCCTTTCACATCCAATATGGTAACCAATTTTCATTATATTAAATATATCCAGTAGTGTTTGGAATACCATTCGTTCTATCTCTGACAATTCATCAACAGGTACTGGAAGTGATATTAATACATTCTTATCGCCGATGATGGTTACTGTTAAATTAATATGATAGATTTTTTGACATCTATACATAAACGCCATTAATTGAGTTAATTTAATCGGGTCAGTACCTTGAGGTAATAATTCTTTTGGTACTTCTATTTTGATTGATTTGTCATCATCATTGTTTGAAAGTGATATCTCTTCATATGATATATCTTTCGAACTTACATTGAATGATGGGATTTTTTTGTGTAATACTTGTTGAATTTCATCCACATCAGTAGATTCAACCATCATTCCACAGATAGATCTCATTTCTGGACCCAATTTCATACCATTACCAATTTTTGGGGTAAACAGGATATAACTTGTAATATTAAATGGAAAATCTGGGGCATTATGATGGCATATTTCATACACAGCTGAATCTGCACTATCAATTTGTGATGGACGCACTAATATTTCACCAGAAAAATTTCCATTGATTTCCTTTGCCAATTCTAGATTAGTTCCAATGATGTCATCCAACTTTGTTAATTTACCTTCTTGAGTTTTTGTTAAACCTACGATTTTTCCATTCATTCTTGTTTCTCCTTATTTTTTATTATGAAATCATATGAATTACAACAAAGACGAAAATTACGTTTTTCAATATCACTCATTTTGTTATATGGTTTTTGTGATACTTTATCTTTATCTGGAATATTGATGCTTCTAAGTGAAAATGCCGGTTTACAATCAGGCTCTTTTATAGCTTCAACTAGTAATTCAGGATTTAATATCGTTTTATTATCCATAAATATATTCTCCAATTATGATTCTTTTACATTAGTGTTGCTATGGATTAAAATATTATTTTCCCTACGATCCATTCTATGGATAGGACAAGCCATTTTAGGTCCTTTTCCATTTGATAAAATATAATTAGTTATATCTTCGTGTTTCCATTTACTCATTTCTATTATAAATTCCATTTTTGCCATATAATCATCCTCCCAAAATCATATAATACTATGTTTGAGAACGTGTATATTTATAATAGGGAACAATATAATAATAAAAATTAGGAGGAATAATATGTATTTTACTAATGAAATGAAACCAATGGTTTTGTATAAAAATAAAGTAAGATTACCTCGTGGGGAAAAAAGACTAGATAAGGGTAGTATTGTATTCTTATTAACACCGAATCTGGATAGTGTAATAAGAACTATAAATAATCCCTTGTTTGATACCCGTTATTATGAGCATTTATTTATAGAAAGAGATGTGAGCTATTTCATTGGTAATAGAGAAGTTGTCAATGAAGACGGTGATATAACTGAGATATCTATGAGTGATAAATTCTTGTTAGAAGATCATGCTATACTTGAAACTGATAATCAAATCTTTTTAAGTCCATTAACTGAAGTTGATGGAGAGTACATGACTGTTCTTAAGAGAATGCTTTATAACGATAGGATGAAAACCCCAAAGACAATAGTAGCTAAGTATAATGAATACAATGAAAAAGCTGAAAAGAAGTTAAAGTGGAATCTCACACTTAACTTGTATCGTAAAGCTAACCTATTTTATGATATAAGCTACTATACCGAAACATTCTTTAAGAACCTTAAATTCGAAAAGGATAAAGCACTTGGTATCTATTTAGAATTTCTACAGAATTATTTAAATAGCTTTGATATGAAAAAATATGGCTATACAAAAAAGACCCTGATAATCCCATTAGAGGATTGGTATAATGTGGATAAGACATTCAATTATATAAATGCTATCAATCCAATTACATTATTCTTTAGGTACTTTAGGAAAGACTTGGCTCTATTACAAAAAGTATTCACCGGATTTGATATGATATTTACTATTGGGGATAAATATTCGTTTAGAATCAATATTGACGAGTTCGATTATAATAAAAATTATCCTACATTCGTTAGATATCTAAATGTGACAGCAAAGCAGGATGAAGTGAATAATTCTGAATTTGACATCGATGAAAATAATAAAGATTCTAGGGAAATCGTTAAAACCGATGTAAAAGAAGAAATAAGTAAAAATACAAAAATTAAAATGAAATCAGTCACTGGCGATGATGCTACTCCAAGTGCAGAAGAACTTGATAATGTTATAGATATCATCGTTGACGAAAAGATGAAAGAAACAGAAGAAGAGAATAATACTGAAGAAGTCTACGAAGAAATTGATAAAAATCCTGAAATAGCAAAACTGATTGCATATTCTAAAGACGAAGAGAAATTGTCTAAGTCGACAGCTAAACGAGAAATCAGAATAAATAAACTTAGGGATAGCTATCAAGACGTCAGTATTAATAATAAAAAGATATCCAATCTTAAACCGTCAGTAGAAGCAGCGATACTAAAACCAGCTAAAGAAGTTAAGGTTGATGCTCTTGACGATACATGGGATAATCTTACATATATGAACTTCGAAAAGACCTATAATAAGGAATTGAAGGATTATCATTTTGGTAAAATTTTGGAACATTTTGGAACCAATGTAAAATATCCTATAATGGTAACTGATATTAAGGTAGAAAATAAGTCTACAACTGAGGATAAATATGATGAATATTCGATTGAAACAGAAGATAGTTTTGGTAAACGTGCTACATTAAAGATACACTTACCTAGATTTATTAATGATAGATCAATATTCATAAAAGGTAATGAAAAGAAATTACAAAAACAATTAGTATTATTCCCAGTAGCTAAAACAGAGACTAACTGTGTACAGATAGTATCTAACTACAACAAATTATTTATCGAGTTATTTGGAAGTACATCGAATGTAATTGAAGATAGAATATTAAAGACTTTAACTAAACTTCAGGAAAAAGGCTCAAAAACTGTCAAAATTACAACTGGTAATGCTACAGAACTCAATAAATATTATGTACTACCAAATGATTACGTAGAAATGAGTGGTAAGATATATCGTATAGAAGCAGATGACGTTACTTACTATTTTGACCAGTCTGAAATACGTGATATCATTCTAAAGAAAAAACCTAATGAGAAGTTTGATACAGGAATACCTTTTGCTATCAATAATAAGACTAATATGGTATATGTATATGATGGAAATATTCCAGATATTACATTTTCATATATGCTTAATGAGCACTTAAAACAAAATAAGGAATATAGTGAGGCATACGATGGTACTTCTATAGCTAAACGTTATTCATATAGTAGGGTTAGAATACTTAGTGCCAGAATTCCACTAATTGTCTTTTTAGCATTTAATGAGGGATTATTAACAGTATTGGATAAATCAAATGTCCAATATGAAATACTCGACAAAAATGATAGAGATGACAGGGATTTATTTGACTACATTAAATTTAGCGATCGAGTTATAAAGTATAAAATAACTAATAACTCTAGCATTTTGATGAATGGATTAAAAGTTTGTAATACTCAAGAATATACATTAGCTGAAATGAATCAGAGCCAAAGTTATATAGATATCATTGGACAGTTTGGTTCTAAGACATTAGCTGACCCTATTGAATCATTCCATGAGTTAGAGTTAGACCCAATGACTCTCGATGTTATTCATGATCTCAAACTACCTGATAAATTTACTGAGTTATTATTATATGCTAATGATATGCTATCAGATAATAGCTATGAAGATCATAATATCATATATAATAACAGATTAAGAAGCAATGAGATTATCAACGGTTTACTATATAAATCTCTGTGTGAATCATACCAAGAATACAAGATGGGCATAAGAAATGGAAGAAGGGATAATAAAATATCCATAAAACCAACATGTGTTATTGATAAATTACTAACTCAAAATACTATGCTTGATGCATCAAAATCTACGGCATTATTGGAGATGGAAGAATCTGAAACTGCTAGTAAAAAGGGTTTTGGCGGAATGAACTTAGAAAAAGGATATAAGCTTAACAAAAGACAATATGATGAATCAATGTTAAACGTTCTATCTATATCATCCGTAGCAGGACCTACTATCGGGATTAACCGTAGTTTAACCATGAATGCTCAGATAACTGATGCTCATGGATATATCAGACCAACTGGTGTTAATGAAATGACTGCTGCTAATACATTTTGTATAACAGAAGCATTAAATCCATTTGTTGCGACATCAGATGCTGGTGAAAGAATTGCTATGACGTATTCTCAAGGTAAGCATACCGTTAGAACACAGCGTTCATCACCATTGCTTGTTACATATGGAGCCGATGAAGCTATGCCATATATGATATCAGATACATTTGCATATAAGGCACCTTTCGATGGTAAGATAAAGGAAATAACTGATGATTACATTGCATTAGAATCCAATGATAATGAAACTCACTATGTTGCTACAGAAACAATAAGTAAAAACGTCAATACCGGTACATTCAATGCAATTAAGTTAAAGAGTGATTTAAAAGTAGGACAGAAATTTAAAGAGGGTTCTATAATTGCACACGACCCATTATCATTTAGTGGAGAAGTCGGTCAAACAGATAACTTAGCATATAATGTCGGATGTATGGCTAAAGTAGGTGTAGTTGCATATCCTTTTGGATTCGAAGACTCATGTAAAATTACTAAGCAATTAGCTAGAAATATGATGTCTCAAGTTACTACTAAAAAAGAAATTAATCTGGGTAAAAATGCTAACGTGTTCAATTTGATTAACAAGGGTGATGATGTTCAACAAGGTCAATCTTTAATGGTAATACAAAACTCATTCGATGATGAGGATTTAAATATTGTCTTAAAGAATATGATTACAGATGAAGACGGAGACTCAGAAGTTATTGATGATTTAGGAAGAATTCCAGTTAAATCTAAATATACAGGTCGTATCGAAGATATTAAAATCTTTAGAACTGTTGAATTGAGCGAATTATCTCCCACACTAAGAAAGTTATGCGAGAAATATGAAGCTCCTACGAAAAAATTAAGGAATCAAATGAAAAAAGAAAAGAATAATCAGGTTTATTCAGATGTGGTTGAACAACCTGACTATAAACTTGAACCAACTGGACAGTTAAAAGGTATCCCAAATGGTGAAGGTGTTCAGATAAGAATATCTATAACCTATAACGATATCATGGCATGGGGTGACAAATTAACATTTACTGTTGCTCTTAAAGGTACAGTAGGCGATACTTATGATGAAGACAAAGTTCCGTATTCATCATATAGGAAGGATGAGCACATAGATACCCTGCTTAACTCAACTTCTGTAAATAAACGTATGACTCCATCAGTATTTAAAATCGGTGGTAGTAATAAATTTGCCATCGAATTAGGTAGACAAGTTAAAGACATGCTTGGAATACCATACGATGTAAATTTCAGATAAATTAAACAAAGCTTATATAGAGTAGGATTCAAATCCTACTCTAATTTTTATTTAAATTTCCTATAACAATATAATAGATATTGTTTGATTATAAATGCTTAAACCGGTTAGCTTTTAATCGATAAGACAGTATCCATATAGTATTTAGATATGCCGGCAGCCCCTTATAATGGACCATTAGTAAACTAAAATGATCATTGATGGTATTGTGGGCTTATGCTGGCAAAATCTTACTTCCAATTATGCACTTCGAGTTAAAGTAGCATGGTAATATAGTGTCCCCCGGGTAAGTCGTCCCCTACCCTTCTTGATACCGTGCTACTAAGTGTATAATGTAACATTTGGATAATATTTAGGATTTGGTTACCGTTTAACCCATTCTAAATTTTATTATATATTTTTTCTTCTTTTACTACACCTCATTTTGTTAGGTGCATTGGTTTTCTCCTTTCTCTATTTGTATGACAAGCACTTAAAATAGCGTAATAAGAATAGCTACTTATTACGCTATATTGGGTGTGAGTATTAATAATTTGAAAAAAAAATAATGAGGTAGGATTAATTTCCTACCTCTTCTTTTTATTCTTTAATTTCGTACGTCACCATAATCTGCGTAAACGTTAATTTTCCTGATGATGGTATAAGTCTATTTGAATCAGATTTAATCCCAATCATTTCATCTATATCACGTAAAAATTCAAATATATTTTGAATGTCTTTAATAATATCAATGTAAATGATTACTGATTTACCACGAATTACAGCCATAGATATTCTATAAGACGGTAATATAAATGGTTTAATGCGTATATCTTCATTGTCGAATTTGAATACTATATCATCTCGATGTGGAAATACTTCTCCATATGAAATAATCTTTTTAACATCTTTTGTCTCAACTAAATGGAGTTGTTTAAATTTTTCTAGATAGTAGTTCTTATTCATTGTCATCTTCATCCCATTTTAATTGATATTTGATGGTTATGTACATTCCATCATCCTTACCACCCATTTCAATATCAGGTTCACTTAATGGTAACACACCACGTATCAAATTTATCATTCCATTAATACTATCCATTGGGCACATGAAATCACCCCATACTCTAAGTGATATATTTAAGGACTCTTCTTGAGTACAATCTACATGTATATCAACTGAATTTTGTTCATTAAGCATTTTTTCGATTTCGAGAAATGCTTCGAATTCATTTATTTGATGGAATTTATATTTCATTTTATGGTGTGTAAATATAGTTTCTATTTTTGGAATTACATTCTTTCTAATAACACTGATTTTTGTATCCAAATCATAGTAATATTTGAATATAATCTTGATTGCTGCAAACGCATATTCATCTTCATCCTTTGGATACACAGAGATTTCACCACATGGTGGTAAACCTAACTTTTTCCTGATTTGCTCATTAAATAATGCAAAATTGTCAAATCCATCTACGGTATCAATGATGATGTGAAGTATATTATTATCAAATATCATCACCTGAAGATTTTTCAGGTCAGGTTCATGAATCCTGTCAACCAAGTTATCGGTACGATAATATTCATAATCACTTTTAATTTCACCTATAAATCTTTGAGTACTTTCTTTTATTAAATCAAACTTACCTAACTTGGTTTGTAATATTTTTAAATATTCGTCTTTATTCATTTTCGTTCTCCTTCAATTCATCATATATTTGTTGAGAAGCTATAGTTCCTCGTGATTGTTGTTTATTTATTGGTAATGATTTAGCCCACTCTAATAACTCGATGTGAAGTTTAAATAAAATATCAGAATCAATTGGAATCCTGTTACGTGTCTTACTATCTTTGACACGTAATACTTTTTGAATTTTATTTGTATCTTCTATTACTCGACCTTTATGAATGGTTGTATAATATTTATCCTCCACCTCGAAATTATCTGGAATGTGTGGTAATACAATACCTACATCAAACAGAATATACATACGATTGGCTTCATCACGAGTCCCATAGTGACCAGCACAACAGAATACTGTGCGATAGTTCTTTTTATTTAATTCAATGATTGTTGGTATAATCATCTCATCAATCTCTCCAAAGTATGTACCACTATGGCATTCAGTTCTAGGACAACTTCTAACCCCTTCTCTTAAAGTAGAACCATCGTAAATATTGAAACATCTTAGACATACATATTTACTCATTTTTATTTACCTCTTTTATATAATTTGACAACGATTTAACAAATTCAATTTCCATATTTGAACTCGTAAATCCAGCGGCATTTTTATGCCCTCCACCACCATGCTTCATACATATTTCAACTACACTAACTTCCTTAGAATATAGTGTATATTTATATTTCTCGCCATTAAACGTAAAAAGTATACAAAAATCGAATTTATCGATAAGTTCTTCGAAAGCAAATGAATTACCTAATCCTTCATTTAGACATAAGCAAGTGTGTCCATCTAATTTACCGATGAATCCGTATTCATTTAATTTTGATATATATTCTTTCTCTTTTGGAAGTGAATCTATTCTACCGTCATCAATTACATCATTAATATCTATACAGGTATGCTCTGGATTTAATATATTTAAATTCAATGCATTAGATAAAATATCATCATTTAACCATTCATTCCATAATTTATATCCACTCTCTTCAGTTAATAATTCTCTATTTAAACCAAAAGTCCCTCTATTAAAATATCTAGCCACTTTATTAGGAAGTAGATGTTTCCATGTGTCGTAATCATCGACTAACTTTAAAATGTATGGTATATGATAATCATCATATTGCTCGATGATATTAGTCGTTCCATCAACCTGCAATTTAGATTGTACTTTGTTACAAGGACTTATGAATAATCCTATATATGCTAAATAAGCACCACATGCAGATTTATTTATCATACCAAATAATCGATTTTCATTTTCATCAATAAATGTTGGATTTCCTTTTATAAAATCGAATGATGAGTCATGATGGTCAAACCATATTACTTCAACTGAATGGTCAAATAAGAATTTAAATATCCCTAATGCTTCCTCTAAATTGAAAGAATAATCCACGATGTAAATTCTATCATATTTACAATTTCGTGTACATACAACTCTTTTTATTTCCTCTAAATCATTCTTTACGTGATTTAGTGTGATTGTATCAATCTCAGCTGGTTTATTAAGATTAGCATGTAAATCACATAAAGCACCTCCTAACATTCCGTCATTATCATGATGCCTTATTACTAAAAATTTCTTAGTTTCCATAATCATTTCCTTTCTTCTCCACGACTATAATAAGTCAATAAGTATTTTGTGGTTATCATTTCTTAATTGAAATAATTATTTAGATTTATTTTACCTATCAAATATATAATATATATCTGAAATTATTAACAATTACATCTAATTAAGGAGGTGATTCGTGATGATTGAAATAACTAGCTTGAATGAGGCTAAAAGAAAGAAACCAGAAGAAGACGATGATGATTCTCGTTATGAATTAGAAGATGAACCTAACGAAGAAGAAACAGATGAAGATGACGTGGGCGAACCTGATGACGAAGAAGATGTTGACTATAATATCGGTGATGATGAAGGTGAACCTGATGAAGAAGAACCTGATGAAGAAGAACTTGATGATGATGGTAATATTGAGGATACCCAATACGAATTAGGTGACGAGGATGAACCTGATGCGGAAAATGTTGATGACGAAGATACGGGTGAAGAATCAGATTTAGAAAACGATGATGGTGGTAATTACGATATGGATGATGAAGATCCTGAAGGAGAAGGCGATGAAGGAACACCAGATGGAGAAACTGATGATATTGATGATTCTGCTAGCCAACATCCTGATTATATAGATATAAATAACATCGAATCCGAAGTAGCCAGCCAAATATTAAACAATCAGGAACTTCTAGTTAGGAAGAATAACCTGAAGAAGTTATTTAAAAATCTTTATGACAGTATTGAGCAATATATTAATAAATTATCCAATATGTCAATTGCTGATTCTGAAGAAGAAAAACAGGTAAATGAGATAATTAATCAGTTAAAGGAAGCCAAAGTATTATTGATTGATTATGTTTCTGATGTGTATGATATTAAGTCGTATACAGAGAATTTAACCCAATACTACCAGTATATTGCACTTCTGGAAAATATATTTGCAGTAATAAAGATGCTAAATGATAAACACAAGTAAATACTGCTATTTTATAGCACTATAGGTATTATTTTTACATAACAATATAATAATTAAATTGAAATTATGAAGGAGGTACAATATTATGCAATATGGTACTAGACAAAGAGTGAATAATGATATAGCTGGTATGAGCTATAAAAAAGATAAGCTTTATAAATATGCTGAGCAAACTAATGAGTTGAGAACAGCAATTAAGGAAGAAACTGGGTTAGATATATTTACTACTCCGGGAGGTATATCAAATGATAGATATGCCGTTGCGAGAAACCAGTTAAAGGATTTCTTCGTACAAGAATCATACGATCCTGATTTGGTAACTACATTGGACGAACAATCAGCAGTTATGGATGACATGGGTGCTTTGTTCGAAAACATGATGGATGCTATGGAAACAACTGTAGGTTCTCCTATTCAGACTAACCTTAACGAGTCTGTTGCGTTGAACACTTTGAATCCAATCATCGCTATGTCTCCAATGATATACAAAGATATATTGATTAACAATATATTCCAAAGTGCTATCGATACTGCTGTTGCTGTAAGTCCTATCGTACCAATAAGACATGAGCACAGATATTTAGTTTCGGTTGACGGAACTAAGAAGATTGATATTTCTAAGCAGCAACACATGATAAAATCATTTATGGATGAAACTGCTCCATTTAAAGAAATAGTAATCACTCTTCCAGAAAACGGTTCAGTTGACATAATTGCTGCATTAAACGGCAATAATTCTGATTCATTATCAACAGCTTCTTATATTTCTAAGATTGTTATTGATAAAACTGCTGCACCTGTTGAACCTGCAACTGAAATTGAAACAGTAGAAAGACTCTGTGATTTCAGATTATTACCACAAGGTTTCAATACTACATCTGCTCAAAGATATTTGATCCAAGATGTATTGTTACCTTACTTAGATGCTCAAGGTAATCCAGTGGCAGACACAATGACTGTTACTATGAACAATAACAAATTAACAGCTATGTCTTCAATGGGTAAAATAAGATCTATAACTTTCAAAGCAAGACTTGATACTTCAACAGCAATGTTAAAGACTTGTACAACTGCTTGGGAGCATGAAAATACACAAATCGGAATCGATGATGGTATGCCTCTTGCTACTACTGTTAACCCAAGTGAATTGAAAGATATTGCAGCTTTATTCAATATTGATCAGTTGACTAAAGTTATGAGTATATTCAGAGACACAATGGCTAACTACAAAGACAGCCACATTTATGAATACCTAGTTGATTCTTATAATAGAATGCCTGATGATTTCGGTGGAAAATTCTCTGGTAAATTCGACTTTGCTGATATAGCAGGATATCATGTACAGAATCCAGAATCTTGGAGACATGAAGCATTTATGCCTATATTGGACTCTTATATTTCAGATGCTTTACAACATTTAAGAGACCCTAATATATCAGTAACAATATTAGGTAGACCTGACCTTATCAGAAAGATCGAGCCTTCTAAATACGAATATCAGTCTCCAAAGAATATCGGTGCTATTCCTCTTGAATTCAACAGAACTGTTACTACTAACCACGGCAGACAGTACAACTTCAACAGCTCAATGAAGATTAACTATGATACAGCAAACAGAAACAAATTCAGAGTTGTATTTAATCCTACATCATCTGAACGTTTCATCTACAGACTGTACAACTACCAGTTAGTAATTTCTAATGAAATCAAAGCTCAGGAGAACTTAGCATTGCCATCAGTATATGCATTCGAAAGATTCAAAGTTACTGAATGGCAACCAGTTCAAGGTGAAATTCTTGCAGTTAATCCTTCAGGATTCACTAAACCTGAATACGCTAACCTGTAATCCTTATTCCTTTCATATAATATATATTAAAAGAGCCTACGGCATGTCCCGTAGGCTTCTTTTTATTTAAAGAAAAATTTAAACAGGAGGTATTTATGAGTAATAAAACTGATTATAACTTTGGTCCTTTAGTTACATATTGTGATAACTTACTCAGAGATTATTCTAACACACCGAGAAGAAATTCGGCACTGAAAGATATCAAAGACGAATTGAATAAATTCTTCAAGGATAATAAATGCGTGGATATCATCTATACAGAAAACGATAGAATATTCTTTGGTATGTACATGTTCCCCATAAATGAACGTAATAAAACATACATGATCGAAATCGATTCAAAGTTATTAAATCCTATGATGCAATTGAATGGCAGGGAATTAGCTGCTGTATTTTTACATGAAGTTGGTCATTGTGTGGCAAATGAAGTTGCTTACACTAAACTCGATTCAGCAGCTAATGTGTATATTGCTAAAGAAGGTATTATAATCGATAAAGACATAGAAGAAAATTCTAAAAAAGTTAAATATATCACTATGGTTAAATCAATCAGAAATATTGCCTCCATATTTGTTCGTAATGATATGGAAGAAATGTTTGCTGATGATTTTGTTAGAAGTACTGGATTTGGTTTAGACCTAGAGAGGGCATTTACTAAATTTAAACGCTATTGTTATGAAATACCTGAGAAAAGAAGATTATCTACCACCTTCTGGTATCTAAAGATGGTTGGAAGTTTTAATAATCGTTCAGGTTACGCTAAATCACAACTTAAAGATGGTAAAGCTGTTGAGCCATCCAAATATCTAAGAGATATATATGGAGAGGCTATAAAAGAAATAGTATCAATGGAATTGAAGAAGGGTAAATTATCTAGATACAACGAAGCTGTGGCTTATAAATTCGATAAGAGCATTGAAGCCTTAGAGGAAGGTACAAGAGACGTTGTTAAATCTATCAGATATAATATGACCAGAGATATACAAGATAAGATTTATGAGCTGGAGATTCGTTCTAAGCATTTAGATAATGAATATGAAGCTATCAATCTTATCAAAGAACTCAATGTCTATATAGATGCTATGGAACTCACGATGTTAAAAAATAAGGCAGATAAAAGAGAAAATGAAATGCTTTCCATGAATCTCAAGAAAGCCATGGCTTTACGTGATAAGGTAGCTAATATGCCTACATTTAAACGTAAGGTTTATGGATTGTATATCCAATATCCAGAAGATGAATCCTTTGACGTTGCCTATTAATTTCTAGTATAGGGGTTTACCCCTATACTATTTTATTTTGTCTAAAACACTTCATTAGTGATTAATTGGAGGTATTAGAATATGCAAGAATTTAAACCGTTATTTATCGTTTTTGATGGAATTGATGGATGTGGTAAGACCACACAATTAAAATTGTTTAGCAATTTTTTATCAGAATTAGGAGCTGACAATACTATTGTGCGATTTCCGGGTGGAACAGGATTTGGAAATACTATCCGTGATATGTTATTGAGGAAAGTATTTAATCAAGCTGGTGAAGCATTAGCATTTGCACTCGATAGACATCATACTCTCAATAAAATTGTCAGACCTGCATTATTAGAGAATAAATTTGTATTAGCAGATAGGTATGACAGTTCATCTTTAGCATATCAAGGGGTTGATATAACTAATGACCTAAATAAAGCTGGGGAGATATCAGAAGCTGATTTATACATAATATTTAGAATGGACCCAAAACTCGCATTAGATAGAGCACAACAACGAGAAGCATTGAATGAACTTGAGAAGGATGTATTCACCAATCGTGTTGAAAAGATTTCTAAGGTTTATAATAATCTACCAAGAAAAAATGTCATTTATATTGACGTAGATGAATTTAAAACTGCTGAAGATATTCAGTTTGAAGTAGCTATTAAATTTACCGATTTTTACTCTAAAATAAATAAATAATTCTCCTGTAACTATTATATAGTGAGTAAATAGAATAAAAAGGTAGAAAATAAATGGGAGGAATAGGTGAAGTATATGAAGTTTGAATTTAACGTCAAAAATATAGGACAGATATCTGATGGTTCTCATACGTTTGACGAATTGTATTACCACCGAATGATGTTATTTGCTGTAATTTGTAATACTTATAAAGATGCTGCGTGGAAATCATGGAAACATGAGGATGGAACGATGTATGATGACTATTTCATAGTAGGAATAACTACCCCTGATGGAGATTATTCGTATCATTATCATAAAGACCACTGGGACATGTTTAATGTACGAGAATTAGCTAAAGCTCCAAAATATGATGGTCATCAGCCTAAGGATGTAGATAGGTTATTAAGTCTAGTACCCGGAAGTGCAATGAAAATAAAGAAACCTAAGATGAAATAAAGGAGAAACAAATGAAATCTGTAAAACATGATTTATTAACAAGTAAATATACAGTTGTACAGCACGAAAATGATGAAGATATGAAATTCGGAGTTCCGTGTAATTTTACTGTAGTTCAGTCTATTCTTGTTGAACCAAAAACTTTAGCTGAAATACATTTTCAAGAAGGTCCAATAAAAGAATGCGGAATAAATGGGGTAAATAACGAAGATTTAATAGCAATGGTTATTTGTAGACTCGGACATTTTCAAAATTCTAATTTTTCTTGTCGTGAGAATGCAATGGCTATCACTAAACTTGAAGAAGCTTTATTATGGCTTAGAAAGAGAACCATGGGAAGGGAACAAAGGGGTGTTGAAGGAACACATGAATTATAATATATAAATAGGAGAAATAAATGGCTTCAGGACATGTTTGGAATTACGTGATGATGCGATTACCAAATCAAGAGGTTGTTGAAGGACATATAAGTGGTTACAGACTTTTGAATAACATTATTGATGTCAAAGTTAATGGTATTTGGTATAGCACACATATGAGTAATGTGGTTTTGATGGTTAAATAATAATGAGAGAGGAATTTAAAATGAGAAAATTTAATGCATGGGTTTTACTGGATTGTATATTCGTCCTATGTCTGTTATCAGCTGTTGTAACTGGGTGTACCCAAAGACAATCAGATAAGGTATCTTATAATCTATCTCTTGAAGCAGATAATTTTAACGTAATACGACAATTGACATTTATCAATATCCGTACAGATGATATATTATTCCAAATGACTGGAAATTTATCTATTAAAACCGATAATGGTGATGGTCAATTAGAAATTGTTGTCAAAGATGGTGAAACGTATCGTAAACATTTCATTCGATTAAATGAATGGGTTACATATGTTGTAGAGGATGTTACCGTGTATGGAACAGATGTTAATAATTATAAATACACTCTAAACTATAATCCGAAGATGTGGGTTCCATTGGAATTAAAAACAATTGAATAAACTAAAAAATATAAAATAAAAGGAGAAAACAAATGGCTTTAGGACAAAATACAAACAATAATAAGGATAAGGATATTGTAAATATCTGGTCAAGAATTTCGTTTATCAATCAGGAAGACACATATGATCCATCTAGATTGAGTTATTCATTCTGGGGTGGTAATATGAAATTGACTATTGCACCGAAAAAAGATGGCGATGCTATGGGTTATGATAATGATACTGCACTTAGCATATTCATATCACCAAGAATGGCTAAAAATTTAGCAGAGGAAATTCAATTATTCATAAAAGACCCAATGAAGTATAACAATGTCGGTATTGCAACTAAGAAAGGTATAATCCTTGTTTCTAACGGAATGGTTGAAACTGGTAAATTTACACCAATGGTAAAAATCTCAACACTGAATGATAAATTGATACCAGAGGTTACTTTTGCACATGCATTCCAAAGCACATTCAGTATCAGAAATTATGATGCTAAAACAGGTGATTTTGAAAAAATAGATAAAGATTTATTATCACTCGGTATGTTGTATGATGCATTAACTGAATTTACTAATGCTTCTTCTGCGGCATATGCATATGTGAACTTAGATAAGTTTATCAATGGTGGCTATGCTAATAAACTTGGTAAAGATTCATCTTCTTCATACGGTAGTGATAAGAATGTGTATTCACAGTTTGACAACAAACAACCGTCAGGTAATTCAACCACCTATACTTCTGGTGATTTAGAGAACTTATTATAGGATGTAGCAATACATCCTTTTTGTTTTTCTTATAGAGAGGAAGTGAAATAATGATTACTGATAAAAACAATCCTTCTAATATGCATAATCGAGTTGAGAGATTATTAATCCCATTTGATTTAATTTGTGACATAGATTTAGGATGTATCAGGTATTTAAAGACTGACGCATTTGTACATGCTTCAATTCAGAAAGATAAAGATGAAGATTTATATTACACTGAAGATAATATAAATCCAATTAAATTTATGATACCTGAATTTGACATAAAAGATGCAGTAGCTATGTTTAGCGAAATGTGTAACACTCGTAATGATTTAATTGCCATGATGACTTTTGGCGGTCCAATGCAATTATCTAAATTACTGCAAAGATATATATCAATGGACGATGTTAAGGTACAAGTTGATATTTTAGTTGATAATGTTATTGAAGAAGAATATATTGAAAAGAATTATAACTCACCAAAAATTCAATCTGTATATTTTGGAGAGATGGTTGTTTCTGATTATGATAATATCTTCATAAAATATCATGAGGAATTAACGACATTCTACGATGTTGATGATTTACGGGGAAAGAATATCACATTTCTAGGTTCAGCACATAATCTTACTATAGATGAATTAATTCATACTATATTTGAAAACAATTTGATTACATCAAGAATGATGGCATATGAAAAAATGGAGGCTCCAATAAATGAATGAATTTCAAACACAGATGTCTAATATAGTTGGAAGTGGTGCTTTAAGAAAAATTCAACACCACACACTTAAACAATGCAGCGATGCAATTGAAAAAAGCTATGGTCCTAAAGGCTCAAATAGTACAATAATAACTGAGGTTGGTAAAACATCAAATGGATTACCAATGGCTGTTACAAAATACACAAAAGATGGTCATACAATCCTTGAACACCTTAACTTTATAGGGGTTATGGAGAGATGTATAAAAGAGTCATTGTATGATATGACTCATTCAATAGCTCACAGTGTTGGAGACGGTACATCAACGACTGTTATAATGGCTTACATAGTATTTGAAGCTCTTACAAAATACATGGATGAACATCCGGAAATTAACCCTTCAGATTTATCTGAGCACTTCGATGATGCTGTTCAGGAGATATGTGAAGAAATTCTTAAACATAAGAAAGAATTCACATTAGAAGATGTAAGAGATATTTGCACAATCTCTTCCAACAACAATAAGAAAATTGTTGAGGAGATTTATAATATATATGAGAAGTATGGACTTGATACGAAAATATCATTAAATACTTCTCCTTCTCAAGAATCTTTTGTTAAAGGTAACAGAGGTATCACATTGCGATCTTCTTATGCAGATTCATCGTTTGTTAATACTCATGATGGTAAATGTGAAATTCAGAATCCGAGAATCTACGTATTCAAAGATCCTATCTATAATGATAGACTTGCTGATATATTCAGTGCAATTATTGAAACAAACGTAATACAATGGGTTGAAAAAGCTCAGGCTGAACGTAATCAGAAGTATTTTGCAAATATCATCCCTACTGTAATATTAACACCAGAAATCAGTGTTGATTTAAGTGGATATATGCAGAAGATTTGTACATTACAAGGTTCATTACCATTGGATGGTAAATTCCCTATATCTATTGTTTCTAACATTAGTAGAGATGACATTCTTGATGATGTATGTAAACTTACTGGAGCTAAAGGTATAAAAAGATATATATCTGAAGAAATGATGGAACTTGAATCAAAAGCTGGTGTTGCTGTTACTATGGAAAATCTTGGTGATGCTCATGGTACTGCAAGAATGGTTGTTTCAGATGCACTTAATACCGTTATTGTTGAACCAAGCAATCTATACGTTAACTATCACGCAGAAATAGATAAGCATATAGAAGAGTTAGGACGTATTAGTAAGTTTGGCGATTCTCTGGATATCAATAATTCAGAAGAACTTAAGGAATTCATGATTACACAACTCGGTATAGATCCAGAAACTGTAAAGAGTGTGAGTGATGACGTTATGAATCTGATTGGCATATATAAAGAGGTAAAAGCGATTGAAGCTAAGATTAAATCCGGCGAAAAAGAATTCTCTATGGAAGCTAAGGCACTGATTGCATTCTTAGAAAATAAGATGGAAGCTTATCGTAGAGAAAATCAAATTACTTCTTATCATAGGATTAAAGACAGACTCCATGGTATTCTTGGTAATTTAGTTGAATATTATGTTGGTGGTATGTCTATATCAGATAGGGAGCAGACTAAGTATACTGTAGAAGACTGTATCTTGTCATGTCGTTCAGCATTCGAAAACGGTGTAGGTAGAGCATCAAACGTTGAAGGGATGATGGCAGCATATAAATTGCAAGCTAAATCTGATATGCATAAGATTATACTTGAAGCATATAAGACATGTACGCTGAAACTTTATCAAACTGCGGTACCTGAAAAAACAGCTGAACTATGGTTAATTTCAGTTCTAGCAAGCGGATTTCCTGTTGATATAAGAACTGGTAAACCATCTGACAAGGTTAAGAGTAGCATTATGTCTGATGTAAGTATTCTAAATACTTTATCTAAGATATTGACTCTTATGGTTACCACAAATCAGCTTATAGTCCCTGATCCTATCATGAACCAATATAAAAATATTCAATAGTTAACTATATAATATGTGGGTAGGTTGTTAAATCCTACCCACAAATACTATTTATCGATGTAGGGGATAGATATATGAAATTAAAAGATTACATAGAAAACCCACTCGGGGGAAGAATTACCACACATAGGGATTTTTACGATAACTTATATCGTGGAAAATTCAAAAATTTACTCGTTAGGGTAAATAACAAAATCGATTACAAATTGTATTTCACTAATAAAACATATATTATACACATAAAAATGCCAAGTGAAAATGTCGACGGAATATTATACGATATTGTAATTGAATTATACCCTACTGAAAATCATGTGAGTATAACCGATGCTCTAGAAAACTATGATTTTAGATTTTTTTCAAATGACCCTTGGTTTAATTATGTATACGCACATGTCTTTAAAGAGAAAAATATGCTTGTAAAAGATTTGGAATCAAAATTTAGTAAAGAAGTATTCAGACAAGCTCCCGACACCACTAATCCAAATCATCAAACCGGTTACATAAAATACTTATATTTTGCTTATCTATTAATACAGCAAAAACATATTCTGTCAAAGCAAACTTTCACACTCTACGGAAAAGCTTATCTAAAAACGTTATTAATCAATGACGTAATACCTGTTGACGAAATGATTGACAAACGTAGAACTATGGGGGAAAAACAGAGACGAAACAATAAGAAACAAGAAATGAATGCCATAAATCCTCAGAATAAAAACTTTATGACTAAAACTATAGATAGCGTTAAATCTATAAATACCGTTAAATCAAATCATACAATTGGTAAAACAGGTGCAATTAAAAAATCAAAAAGAATATAATAAATATATATTATATTCATGATATAATGAGAAAGAGTGCAATAAAAGAGGGAGGATAAACAACAACATGGAACAACCGATAAGAAGATTTATTCCATTAATAACTGAACAGTGGGAAGAACCGGGAGACAGAATAGTAAGTTACAATGACAACGCAGTAATAATGCCGTTCACGACATTATTCCCAGATTTAACCGATGATACATTAAATAAATTTATCACAAAACCAAAACGACTATATCACACTAATAAAGAAGTTCGTGAGCATATGTGTGGGTGTATTAACTATTTCGAAAAGTATTTTGATAAAGATAAAGAATTAATAATGGTTTATTTCAATATCAAATTACTTATTGAT